TTCTGTACAAGTTAAAACAGCACCGGAATTGATCGTTATATTATCACCACTCAGTAAGCCGGTAGCAATCAAGCTTTCCATATCTGTTGATGTAGTTATTGTTTTATTAGCCATTTATCCACTCCATCCATGTTGAGGATTTAATTTATCTATATTTTCACTATATGCCATTATCTATTTTTTTCTTAACTATAACTATATGTTAAATGATTGTCCCAAATTTTATTAAATATAATCACGCCATCTGCCCATCGTGTATCTATATCATCAGTAGTTGGATTTATATATATTCTTGAAATTCTCCATACTGCATCTCCTTCTGCTGAACCTGGAGTTGCTTCTCCTTTATATATGTAATCACCATCAAAATCTACTATACTTGTATATTTCATTTCTTCTCCAAGGGTAACAGTAGCAACACTTCCTGCTACTGTTATTGCTCCATCTGTTAAAAAGTCTATTTTACTTATTCCAGTTCCTACATCAATTCCATCATCGGCTATAGTTATACCTTCACCAGCTGGAACTGAAGGCGTAATAGTATCTAAATCAATTAAAGAGTTCCAAGTTGAAGTTCCTACTGATCTCCACTCTAAAACATTTTCTGAAGTTATCTGCATTTCTACGCCAGCGCCATCTGCTCCTGCAGCGCCAGGTGCTCCGACTGACACTCCTGGCATCATAGGATAACTATTAAATCCTGTATAGTCTGGATTATCAGCTTTTACAGAGTCAAGCATTTTTTCTTTGTTTGACTTAATATTTAGATCTATTAAATCAATCCACTCAGAATCACCTATATATCTCCAATAAATATGTCGGTGAATATTCTTTAATTCTATTTCACGTCCATCACTGCCGTCTTTTCCATCAGCGCCTTTTTCTCCACGAAGCCCATCTTTTCCATCAACTCCATCAGCACCTTTTTCTCCAGTATCTCCCTTCTCGCCTTTTTCTCCGTCTTCTCCACCAAGACCATCACGACCAGGAGCGCCTTCGATTATTTGTATATCTTCTTTTAATATGACTTCACGACCAGCTGGGCCGACTGGGCCGATATTACCCTTGTCTCCCTTTTCGCCTTTAGCTCCATCTTTTCCATCAATTCCTTTTTTTCCGTCTAAGCCGTTCTTACCATCACTGCCGTTCTTACCATCACTGCCGTTCTTACCATCACTGCCGTTCTTACCATCAAGTCCTGATTTACCATCAAGCCCATCCTTCCCATTTTTGCCATCGATGCCATCTCGTCCATCAAGTCCGTCATGTCCTGATTTTCCATCTTTTCCTGACTTTCCAGTTTCGCCTTTTTCTCCACGGTTCCCATCTTTCCCATCTTTCCCATCAAGACCATTAGAACCATCAAGTCCATTTTTCCCGTCTTTTCCGTTTTTCCCGTCTTTTCCGTCTTTTCCGTTTTTCCCGTCTTTTCCTGTAGCCCCGTTTCTTCCATCAGCTCCATCAAGACCGTCTCTACCTATCTTCCCGTCCTTTCCATCTTTTCCAGGAAGTCCAGGAACTCCACTAATTTTTTCTTCGAGATGTATTTTAGCCCAGTTATTTTCTGTTTTTAATTCGAGATAATTCTCTTCAATTTTAAGGTTTACGTTGCTTACAGAAGCAATACGCCACTTAGATTCGTTAATAAAGCGCCAAGCTATTACATTATCTTCAACTATTTTTATTGAGATATTTCCACTCTTTTCAGTTCTCAGCTTAAATAATTCAACATATTCATTTAATTCATTCTTATACTTTGCGTATCCATCATGAACGATAAAGAAATCGTCAGCGGCATCAGTAAAAGATTCGCTTAGATCTCCCTTCTTATTCATGAAGTCTCTGAATGGTTGCTTCTTAATTGCTTGAGGTTTATCTTTGTCTTTTGAGTCTATATATTCTTTAAAACTTTTCATATAATTACCTTTCCATTTCTTATATAAGATATGAAAACAAATATATATTTTATAGAAAGCGGTGATGAAGTTAAGATCGGAAGGTCTGTGGATGTAGAGAGACGTATTGAGGAGTTACAAGTTGGTAATTCTAATAAGTTGAAATTATTATATACAATTAATAATGTTGATGAGAGCTTTGAAACGTTTCTTCATTCTGTTTGTGAAAGATTTAAAGTAAGAGGGGAGTGGTTCAAAAAAAAGGATGTATTAGAATTTCTTCTAAAACATCCTTACTATAACAATTCTATGATTTTAGCTGAATAACATTTGCTGATTTGGTTCTGCGAACAATGACTGTAGTCTTTCATCATTGTCATCTACTTCAAGAAATATTGTATATTCCCTTCCGCAACTCTCGCATTTCATTAACTTTCCTGCATCTTCTGTTCGAAAGTAAATACTTGTCTGTCCACATTCACAAATCCTTGAATCTGTCATTTTAAAAACTCCTAGAATGGTACTATCATTAATGATAGCCCTAATAAATATAATTTTGCTACAGCGTAATCTTTACTTTCATCAATGGAATTACTAATTCTATCCATTTGGAGAATTAATTCTCCAACACAATAAGTAATTATTCCTGCAGCAACTGTAACACTAATACTTGAAACGAATGCAAAACTACCCATTGAAAGTATTAATACTGTATATATGTATTCTTTAAGAGTTTCTAAAATATCTACTTTAGAAGCAAGAATAAAAGCTACAGAATATATAAACAAAACTCCAAGCACTGCCAATGGAAAGTCTGGGAACCCAAACTTAATAAACGCAGGTATTGAAAAAGCTACTGTAGATAAAGCAACAACTACCTTCCCTATTTCTAGACCATGTGGGACATAATCTGAAAGTCCTCCTGTCAGCATCGTTCCTACTGTCAATACAATCAAGAATGGAAGTAGAAATAAAGCTTCTGTATTTAGAGGAAAGACAGAAATCAAAATCACTAACAATATAGTGAAAGGAACTTTTGCTATGCATGTGCATAACTTATTCTCTTGTAAGTATCCCAATAATGGAAGCCCTACTATAGAAGCTAATAATGTTGGTAGTAAAATAATAAACACTTAATTCTCCTTAAAGATTTTCTCAAACTTGAAGTTTCCGCAATCCCATATTTTATCTATTTTGTTAAGTTTCATATTTTCACTTTCTGTTAGGCTTTTATCGTAAAAGTCTAACTTTTTTTCAAGCTCACTTTTTCTAAAACTAAACCTATGTTTCCGTTTATGATTTACTATATACCAGTATCCAGGATCACTTCTTCCTATATAAGTAAAGCCCATTTTCTCATATACTTTTCCAGAGTTCCACCTTAAATCTGAATATGTGTATATTTTCGACACTTTTTCATTTCTTTCAAAGTTTTTAAGCATTTTACTTGCTAGACCTACACAATAAAAATTTTTTTTAGTTGCAAACCTTGATAGTTCAAAAACGCCGTCTTCACTCTTTTTACCTAAAGCTATTCTTGGAGAACAGAACGTCATTACTCCAACTAAATCGTCCTCGAAAAAAGCGCCCAATTTTATAGAAGCTCTGTCTTTTCCTTGAATGTGATTTTCTTCAAGAAAAATGTTTTTTTCTGAAGCTTCAATTTCTCTAATAGAACATTTTCTAGCGTAAATGCTCTTATCTATCATAGACAGCTTTGCTTTTATCCTACTTTTCACTATTTCTTTTTTGAAAAACCATTCATCTTCAAAAATATGAATTAAAACTATTCCCTTTTCTTTACACTTCAACGTTTTGTTTAAGTGGTAGTTTTTACTTTTTCCTTTTTCTTCACTATGCCAATACAACCCATTAAACTCTATTGCTGTTTTTTTATCTGGAATGTAAATATCTAACTCTTTCCCTTCTAATATAGTTCTTTCATTCTCTATAAGAACAACTCCTATTTCTTTTAAAAAACCTACAACTTCTTTTTCCCCTTTAGAGTGACCGCTAAAACATTTACTGCAGCCTTTTCCAGCTATATGTGAATCTGGTCTCTGAAGAAATCTTCCGTGCTTAGGACAAATTATCTCAACAGGAGTTTTGTTGTTTTTATAATCTACTAATGAATAATTATAAAAACTTTTATGCAGTTCAGTTGCTTTTTTTATGAAATCTTCAGTTGTCTTCAAGTGATTCTTAGAAAGAGAGTCTTTCTTGCATTCAGGACAGCCATTACCTAAAAGATGCATGTGCGGAGTTTGTAAGAATATTCCGTGGTTAAGGCATTTAATTTTTATTTTATCTTCAGTTGTCTTATATTCAGCTAAAGAATAATCATAAACCCCATTATGAACCTTTGCCGCCTCAAGTATAAACTTCCTTTTAGATTTCCTAAAACTTCTCGAGTTTTTTTCATATCCACATTTTTTACAGCCATGTCCAAAAACGTGAAGTGCCGGCCTCTGAAGAAAAATTCCATGCTTAGGACAAATTATTTCAACAGGAGTTTTAGAGTTAATATATTCAACTAAAGAATAGTTATAAAAATCATTATGTTTTTCTTTAGCTTTTTTTATAAATTTTTCTTTGTATGACAGCCTCATGCTTCAACAAATCTCATATGCTCATAATCTATATTCATCTTGATCTTTGCACCCTTATCTCCATTTCTATTCTTATCGACATAGATCATAATTTTGCCAAGCTCTCTGTCTTTTGCGGTCTGGTTTATAGTTGCAAAAAAATCAGTTGTATCATAAATCCCTCTACTTTCTGATATATCTTTTGAAGTAGTGATGGCTTTTGATCCACCACGATCATCTTGCCCAGATCTGTTTATCTGAGTTGCTGTAATTCCTGGGACGTGAAGCAATTTACAAAGGTTTCTAAACTCTTCTGTAATAGTCTTATAGTATTTATAAGAATTATCAGAAGATAGCTGCCTGTCGTTTGTTGACATAATTAATAAATAATCAGTTATGATAATATCTGGCTTCCATTTCTTATATAGCCATAGATCATTTATATGACCAAGAAGATCATTTGATGATGTTGTATTAGCTGGATACTCTTTCAAAATAATATCACCAGTCGTAATGTTTAAAATATTACTAAGTTCGTTTTCTGTCTTTTGATTATCTAAAATAATCTCTTTCTTGGTCATTTCAATCAAGTTAGAATAGTATCTTGTTAACAGTCTTTTATTTGATGTTTCAAATGTATAGACTAAAACATTCTTACCTTCTAGGAAAGCATTAATTGCAATATTTCCAAGTAAGGCAGTTTTACCAAGCCCAGGGATAGCAGCAAATGTATAAATTTCATCATTTCTCCAACCACCATCAAGAACTAAATCACTGTCAAGTGTTGCAAATCCTGATGAAATAACCTCTTCATCATCTAATGAATTAATACTTGCTAAACCGGCTGCTACATCACGAATACTTGTTCCGAGATCTTTATCGAAATTAACAGATATGGCATTAGTTATTCTTTCTTGAATAGCTCCAAAATTCCCACTGTCAATATCGACCTGCGACATCAGCATCGCTTCATATAATTTATTTTCTTGTATAAATTTCTTTGTTTGTTCTTCTACATATCTTAAATCTACATCTTCATGAGGGTTTGTAGTATAAAGTTCTTTTATCTTAGCGTTTAATAAAACCTTAATAGCTTCGTCTTTTTCAGTTTTATCAACAATCATCAACATCTCTTTCATCTTAGGAAATGTTGTAAATTTATTATGCCAAATACAAATGCCATTAAAAACTCTTTGTAGTTTCTTGTCGTTAAAATAAGATTTAGCGTTTGAGTTTGTAAATAGATGTTCTTTTATTTTCAAAAAGAAAGAGATGTTATTCAAGCTGTGTGTGATTATTGCAGGTTCTAGTATATCACTATCTAGTTTTAGATTTTCTTTTCTTTCCAATTAATTCTCCATGATTAATTATAACATATTATTCTTTTTTTGTCAAATTACTGAAGTCTCTTTTTCCAGAATGGATGTTGTAGGTTAAATAGCTGACTTGATTGTAGCTCATTAATAAATTGAGCTTTTCCGTTGCTTGATATTCTATTCCACTTAATGGAATTATTCATCAAATAAGCCAACACTTCTTCGGAATTCATGAACTTTTTAGAAACTTTCTTTCCGGTTAAGAACACTGATGGTTCACTTGTTTCTTTTTCTACAATCTTCCATAGTTTTCTTGAGAGAATTTTTATTTTTTTGAAGTTTCTTAATACAAGAAAGCTTTTTGAATGATGTAATACATGCACGAACTCATGTAATAGAAATCTGATTTGCTTAGGTTTTGATAAACCATAAAATACTTGCTTGTTTATGAAGATTCTAGATCCTTTATTCCAAGCTACAACTGATTGATTGTTCATTGATTTTTCAACTATTCTTACAGTACTTGTTATTTTGCCCTCTATTTCATTTAAGAAGGTAGAAGAAAAAACTTGTTTCAAAGCCAAATTGAATAAAGCATCAACTTCTGGATTTTTTCCTATTTTAAGTTCTATTAAATAATTTTCTAATTTAGCCATTTATAACTCCTATAGAATTAACTTTCCAATTAACACACCTTCATCGAAAAGTTATTTACTTTATTAGGTTCTGCTATCTTAGACATATTTAATTCTAGCTGAGAGCTAATCATTTGAAGATGATGATTTCTTATTGCCAACTTGAAGCCAAGGATATCCTTGGCTTCAAGTTGGCTTGCTTCAACAACATTTCGATATTCAGAAGTATTAAATATTAAATGTAGAAAAGACAGCCTTTCTTTCATTTGAAAAACTCTAAGAGCCTATTTCTTTGATGAATAGAAGACCCAATAAGGTCTTTTATTGATTCTCTTTTGTTTTTAAAGATTAAATTAAGTAATCTCATCCGGTTCATTGTACCACCACTTATTTTCTTCTTCTAATATTACATCAAAGTAATTACAATTCCAAAGTCTTCCTGCAACATCTCTCCAAGAGAATATAAACGGAATTTTCAACTGTGTCATTATAATTCTTTGATGTCTACTGAACTTCATTATCAACAAAGGTTCTTTTCCAACAAACTGAGCGTCGCTCACAACTTGCTCAGTCCATTCATTGAAGTTTGAACTAGCGTTAAACAAATCCCAAAATGAAGCTGCTTCATAGTTTTTGTGTTCTAATACAAATCTAAAATTAGGAGGTGTCATTATATCAGCTACTAATGTAAGTTTCTGCTCTATTGACATATTCTCACGTTTGCTTCTATTCTGTCCGCCACCCCAAGCACCTGAAGATGGAACTCTTGCGAATCCCTCTCCAAATCTCTTAGTTAATATTTTAACGCATTCTAGTTCGCCTCTGTTGCCTTTTTTTTTTGAGTTTACAGCCACTGCAAACCCTCCATTATCTTATTTATTTCTTTATGTATGTCTTGTTTGTAGGTAATTCTATAAAGTTTTTTAATATAACTACCTTAACGATTTCTTTGTTTTATGTATTTAAGTGAGTTTCCTTTTTCTTTATATTTATTCTTCTACTGGGTCTTCTTCTTTTTTACTTAGTTTTAATCCTTTAGAAGCTATTGTTTCTCCCTGAAGGTGATCGAATTCATGCTGAAAAACAAAAGCTCTTTCTGCATGAAGATTCTTGCTATGGTTCTTAAGTTCACCATCTTTAAAGAAATAGAACTTTACTCTTACTTCTTTATATCTTCCTAAGTAATAATGCTCGCCAGGATACGATAAGCAAGATTCAATTACATTAGTTTTCTTCTTTCCTGGAAACATCATTGGGTTACAAATAATTTGATAGGAATCATCAGCGTTCATCCAGACAAACATATTTTTATTAACTCCAACCTGTGGTGCTGCTAAACCAAGTCCTCCATTTTCAATACAGTGATAAATCATTTTTTCACCAAGTTGTTTGATGCTTTCAAATTCTTCTACTACTACATCTTTACATTTAACTCCAATTAGTTTACTCGCTTCTATGAGTTCTAAATCTTTGTCTTCATAGACATACATAATTATTCCTCTCTATTTTTTTCATCTATTTCCCCAAGTTAATTTACTCATTGCGTTATCTAAAGTCTTCTCTTTCCATAAAGTGCAATCCTTAATATCTATAGTATTTACACCAGTCGCCATATAATATTCGTTAAAGTCTTTATATTCTTCTGGTGGTCTATAAGTATATATATCTAACTTTAAATAGTTTGATTTATAATCCTTTAAAAGATTAACACTTTTCTCTAAAGACTTCATTATAGTTTTTCTTGTTTTTATCTCTTTGTCATTATCAAGAACAAATATTATTCTATTAGGCATCTTGTCAAGGATTTTAATAGCTTGAGTTCTTTTCAAACTATTAGACAGCATACAAGTAGCTACGCTATTCTTTAATGACATTGCATCAAACACTCCCTCAAAAATAAATACTTCATCTTCAATCTTATCAATGTTAAAAACAACATCGCTTGCATCTACTCCATGTGGATTTGCGTAGCGATAAGGATTATCATCAAAAGCTCTTGCTATGAAATATACTATTCTTCCATCTTCAAAGAATGGAACAAAAACTCTTTTAGTGTAAATAGATTCATTCTTGTAAATGTAACCAAGGCCAGAAAGATCAATACCTCTTCTTGTAAGATAATTTGCTGCCCTCTTTCTCATGACACCATCTTTTTTTTCGCTAAAAAAGAATAATCCTTCTGGAAGCTCAAGCTCTTTCTTTACTTCTATTACTTCTCTATAATTAATTTTTTCTTTATCATTTCTACTACTATACTCTGTTATTAGAGTAGCGGCAACTTCTGAAAAAGAAACTCCAAGATATTCAGCAACAAATCCTGAGAAAGAACCACCAGTTTGATTCTTTTGATCAAAAAATCGTCCTTTCTCAGGATTTACATAAAATCTTAGTTTCTTATCTGCTTCAAAAGGATTGTTGAAGTGATATTCACCCGTAGACGTTTTTCTAACTTCTGGAAAATTTGCTTCTATGAATGATATGATTATATCTTCTGGTATCTTAAATTCCATTATGTTTTAAACAACCCATCTTTCTGCCTAAAGAATGCACAGTTCTTTAGTTTGTGTGTAAATGACTTCTTTTTAAAAGTACAATAAAAAGAACCTATGTTATCATTTTTATCATTTCTAAATTTACAGTCAAAACAACCGGAAGTTTCCGGAACAAATCCAGGAACTACGAAATAATAATTTTGTGGTTTATCAGTTTTGTTAGTTATATACTCTATAACTATTCTGTCTTTTTCGTCTCTCCTTTCTGTAAAGAGATAATCAGCAGAAATATTCGACAGAGCAAATTCTTTTATTTTTTCTTCCAATCTATCATAAACTAAAAAGCGTGGATCAAGTAAATACTTAGAAACTCCACGCTTTTTTTCAATTATAAAATGTTGAAAGATCTTACTGTTTTTCATAAAAAACTTTACTGATACTAAAGCTTCTATCGTTTTTACCATCCAACCCTTCGTTATTTTTAAGTGAAAACCCCATATAGACGAGCTTTTCCGTTTTTTTGTAAGTCCTGGAAACTCAATAGAGGAGGATATTTATCGCTCATATTCATCGCTCATATTTTTGGCCCATACCCTTTACTTAGTTCTTTCTGATAACTTCCGTCATCTTTAGTTTCAAGTTCTTCCATAGACCTAAAGAAATCATTCATGCCTTTAAGTAATACTGCAATAGCTTTATTAGTTTCTGCTATTGCAGCATTAGTTTTCTTGATTTCTTTGAGATCTTGAAACATAGCCTCTTTTTCTATAAGACTTAAATTCATAAGCTTCCTATATGTTCTCCAAGTTTTTCATAAAGTTTTTTCAATTTGTCGACCATCATTTGTCGTTCCTCAGAATCAGATTCGTAAGGTTCTTCAAGGCCGGCAACTCTAACTAATATGTCTTGAATTTTTTTAGCTATGACAAAAGCAACTAATGAATTGCCTTTGTCTTTCTGGACAACAGGATCTTTCGCCAACTGCGACTGATCGCCTTCTGGCGGTTCTTGTGTCTGCACAATTGATGGTTCTTGCTGCTCTTGATTTTGAAGAACTGGAACTGTAAAAGTTCCAAGCCCTTCCTCTTCGTTTAATATTTTATCATACCAAGCTAATAAATCGTTATTGTCGTTTTTCATAATAGACCTCTCTATTATTTATCTTTACTATGCTTCTATGTCTGTCATTAAACTATAAAGTTCTTCCAGTTCATCTTCGCCATTTTCCATTTTATTCTGTAAAACTTTAAATAGCTTATTAACCATTTTTGTCTTCTGTCCCAAGAGAGATGCTGTTAAATCTACAACGTCTTTATTCTCAACTGTAAGTTCTTTTCTTCTGTCCTGAATCTCTAACCATGTCTGGAAATTTTCCTGAACTGCTTTCTTTTCTGATGGATCTAACATTTATATTCCCGCCTCTGCCATTATTTTTTCTGCTTCTGCTAACCCTTTAGCTTCTGACATCTCATTGTATTTCTTTTCTCCGAGTGCAATTTTAGAAGCCAACCTCATTAATCCCTTTTTGAATTCTTCGTGCTTATACTCTTTTAGCATAAGAAAAGTTTTCATTGGATTAAAAGCAACTTCAACCCCATTTTTCATTACAAAGTTTTCAATGTAATTATGATTTCTCAATAATACTAAAGCTTTGTGTCTATTAGGATTGTTCTTTTTTAATGCTGTTTTTCTTTTTCCCAATTTTCTTTCTCCTATAGTAATTATAGCATATTATTCTTTTTTTGTCAAATTAAATATCTAACAATTTAGAATCTTTGCTGCTAACAACTTTTGCTCCAACTATTTTTGATGAAAAGATAGTTGCCTTTTCTATTGCTTCATCTCTAAGCTTCTCAATCTTAATCGAGTATTTCTCAACATTTAATCCTGAAGCAATTGTAACATAAGCTCTATCTTTAAAGTTTAAGTTTGACTTGGATCCAAGAACTCTACCTCTAACTATCCCAGTAACCATTCTAGCGTTTTTAACTCTTCCTGAATACTTCATTTGAACTGAAGTCAAAGTATTATGATACTCTTCCATTTTTCTGTCAGAAACGTATTGATCTACAAACATAGCAATTAACACGTTTTTTGTTTGAGCGTCCATCTTTCCATAATGAAACTTAGGAGTTGTTTCTTCTAAGAAATCATCTGACACATCTATAAAACCACCGCCGAATACAACTGATTCAAGCTCTGATTGATCTATAGTTAATGGAGAATATCCATCTACAGAATGTTTCTTAAGAAGATTCACTACATAATTCACTTTCATTATGATGCTTTCATTTACATCCTTCCAAGAATTTTCATATTCTTTAAGAAGAGTTTGATTATCAAAAAGCATAACAGTTACGTCATTGATAAATGGCATTAAGCTATTTATTGATTGAACTGCGTTTGCTAATGGAGGAACAACTTCTTTCTTGTATGGAAGAACTCCAACTATAAAAACTTTATTCTCTTTAGCTAAAAGGATCTTAGATAGAAACTGAAGTGATGAACTTCCAGAACCACCACCTAAACTTGAAAAAATAACAACTTTCTCATTCTCAATTCCATCGAGCAAATCTTCTAATTGATTTGTAATTCCTTTCCAAAGTTTGACTCCAGTCCCGAATTTCTTGCCGCATCCTTCCTCTGTAAAAGTATGGACTTCATAGTCCTTAAAGTTTTCAGAGTCTTGATGGGCAGTAGAAATAAGAATAGAATCTTCATCAAACATTCTAGCTAATTTCATTCCTGTATTTCCTACGCCCACTGTTATCATACAAAGTCCTGTAAAAAGTCATCTACTTCAGTATTTACTTCCGCTTCAACTGAAACGTCCGTGTTTTTAAATGGATCATAATTTGCTGTCTTATATCCTTGCGAAACAAGAGTATCAATTATATCTCCAGCTTCTCTTCCCCATCTTGATAAATGGTCTGCCATTTTGTTCTCATAATAGAATAGTTCTATTTGATTTGGATCAAATAAATTATATTTTTTATCATAAAACTGTTTGACTGCTTCTTCATGTTTCTCTTTAGGGAAAGCACTCAAATCAACAATCTGTGAAAATGTTTCATAAATCTCTTTATTTCCACCTGCCATTTTCTTTCTCCAAAGATCTTTATCTACAAGCATCTTTTCAAGAGTCTTTGGCCCAACTCTATACAACCCAGGAATATTATCTGATGAATCTCCGCAGATTGCTTTTTCCATTACAATATTTTCGCTCTTATTATAGAACGTTTTTTTTATTGAATTATATACATCAATATTATCATAATAATTTTTTAACTGAATCATGTCCTTATCAGTCGAAATTACTGTAACGTCTTCACCTTTACTGGCGAACTCACAAGCTAAAGCAAACATCACATCATCTGCTTCCATTCCATCCACTTTAATTTGTTTCGTAGGATAATAATCAAGTTGTTTTTCTATAACTGAGAATGTCTGCTTCAGGTCAAGATATGATTGCTCCTGTTTTGATTTATCTCGATTTCTTTTATAGTCATCATAGATATTTCTTCTCCAATCTAGAGATCCTTTTCCTTCATGGCAGATTATTAAGTTTCCATAATCTTTGAAGAGGTAGTTATAATTCTTGAAAAGCATGTGATAAAAAAATCCCATATCTTCCATTAGAATTTCATCTTTTCCTGTCTCTTCTTTAAAACTTCTTCTTGCTGAATGATATCCTATAAACAGATAGTTCATATGATCGATTAGTACCTTCAAATTTATTCTCCCTTTTGATAGAAGTCGTCTTTTAAGACTTCTATCATTTTATTCCATACTTTTTTATTAGTGAATACAATTACCCTTTTTATATCAAGCTCTTCTTCTGTATAGTAATGCTGCTCTTTATTCAAAATTCTATATTCTTTAGATAGACAAAGTAAATAGATTGATAAAGTTTTTCTTTTCATCAATAGAATATTACTTCTGTAATATGTAGGGTCATACTCTTGTTTGTTCCACTTTTTGATTTTTTTGTATGAATCTAGCATTTGAACTATATAATCATTCTTAATTTTATTCTTATATCTGTGATTATATTCTTCCCATGCTTCTATTGCAGTTTTTCCAAAAATTCTGAAAGGAAGTATCTTACCATGTTTTTCAAAACAGCTTTTGACGTGCTCTTCAGGACTCCATCCTACTATAGATCGGTATCCTGCTGCTCTCTCAAAGAATTTTATCCACTTTGTTCTATCTACATTTTTCATTGTAAATAAGTATCCACCTACTTGCCTATATTCTTTAATGTAGGCGGAAGCTAATCTATACGTAGCTTCTTCTTTTGTCATTTTTTTATAAAGAGTCCCATAGTCGCCATCGTACTCGCTTCATCAACTGTTAGCATTTTATGATCAAATAAGTAATTACAAAAGCTACTCCAATTTATTTTCGAGTTCTTTATTAAACACCCAGCTACATTTGGATCGTCTTGAGGGCAATTCAAAAAAGTGGGTTTATAATTTTCGTTAAATTTTTTCTTTAAACTATCGGGAACATTTCTGGTATTACAATTGCTGCAAAAATTATTCAATAACTCTCTCCTTGCTTTAATTATACCATATTATTCTTTTTTTGTCAATATTTTATTGAGCTGGTTTTACTGCTGGAGCTGCAGCAGGAGTTGCTGGAGCTGGTTTTGCAGCAGGCGTAGGTAAAGTAGGCTGTGCTTGGGTTTGTGAACCGACTCCAGCTTTCTTTTGCATTTTCTCTTTATTAACATATTCGGCAACGGCATATTTAAGACTTGTTATTTTCTTGTCTATTTCAGCTATAGGTGCCGCTATTTGTTTTCCAATTAATGGATTCTGTTGAACCACTGCATCTAACTGCTTCTTAGAAGCTTCTAATCCAGCAAGCTCTTTATTTACAAACTGTACGTTTAATTCTTCGTTTAATATTTCTCTAAAATCCATCATTTTCTCCTAAATGTACTCATCGTCTAACGTAGGTCTTAAGTACCTAGTATTATCTATAATAGGAGGGACTACAAACGTTTTATTTTCCATACTTGTATTAGAAGCGCCGAAAACTTTAATAGAACCTTCCGCAGTATAAGAGAGATCTATTTTTTTCTTAGTAGATTTCTTCTTTATTGTTTTATAATCAGCAGATCCTATTAATGAAATTATTCCACTTCCTGCGTAATTAAAGGAAGCTTTCTTTCTTCTAATTACTGCTCTTGGCATAATAGATCTTACAATATTTTTCTTGCTCTTCTTAAATTTTTCAACATCAAGAATAACAGTTTGTTTTTTCTCGTCAAAACAATAGACGTTAGCTCCCTGTACTAGAAATGGAGTTACTTGTCTATCATCTATTAAAGTTTTATGGTTAAGCCTCATTATTAATCAGTCACGCTCTTAAACAATTCATCCTCATCTCTACTATTAACTAATCTATTTCTAGCTGCGCTTTTCATCTTATCCGATTTTTTTCTATAATGTTCTGAAGGAAGTACTGCAGTGACTGTAGAAGCTACTACTGCTGCTAAAAATGCTGCAAGAGGAGGAAATATAGCTGACCCTAAACCTAAAATTAAAGGTGCTATCACTATAGCAGCATATGAAAACTTAATACTTTTCTTTGCAACTTTCTTAGCTTCATTCCTAGCTCTATCTAATTCCTTAGCTTCAGCATATAATAACTTATGGCTTTTTTTCAACCTTTCAATTTTAGCCTTAAAAAACTCTTTTCTATTTCTATTAAACTTAGTTTTTTTTAGATCCTTTTCAGTCTGGGCAAAGTCTTTTACAAATTTTTCAGTGGATTCAACTACTTTTTCCCACTTAGTTGCGTATGATCGAGCTTCTGAAGAGCCGTACTCTTCTGCATGTAAACGAGCTCTTCTTTCTTGTTTCTTTAGGATGTCTAAAACATCATTAATTTTTTCAGAAGCTCTTTTCTTAGCTTCTGTTAAAAACTCTTTTTCTGTTTCTGTCAAATATCGACCTTCATCTATTTCATACCCTGCATTCTTTCTAATCTCTTCTGTTAATAACATATTTTTCCTTTTATCGTTTGATATTATTACCTTTACATCAAAGATTATCTAATCGTTTCACAAGTCTTGATATTTCTGTTTCTTTCTTTATGAACCTTTTACTTCCAAACATTATCTGCTCTTGTTCTTTATTGTAATAAAGATTTATCATATGAACTTTTCCCTGAATAAATCTTGCTTTCAATACTTTCCAGAAACTTTGAAAGATAGGAATACTTATTGATTCACCTTCAATATCCTCAAGCTCAAGAAATGCCATCTCATTTCCGTTCCTGTCATTAAGTATTCTTATGCCGCTAACTATTGCTGGAACCTTCATAGATCCAGTTTTAATAACTTCAAAGTTTCTATAGATCATTCCCTTAGTTACCATTAAATCAACAGCATCAATAAATTTTTCGTTGAATGGACTCAAGAAAAAATTGAACCCAAAGTACTTCTTTTCTAAATCTCTAAGTTCTTCAATGGAAGCGGTCATGTCAGGAATTGCCCTGATTTCTTCCTGAGCGGCCTCCCAGACAGCTAAAAGCTTTTCTGGTACTTTCGTACTCTTTTTATTTTTCCAATAAATATCAAAAGTTTCGATCAGTCTTTTTCTATCAAGGTTATAAATCTCATCAAAAGCTCCAACTCCAATCAGTGCTTTTATTACCGTTACTGACACTTTCTGCCCAAGAATTCTTATTAAGAAATCTTCAAATGAACCGAATGGCTGTAGTGAAACTATTGTAGTTGCAGGAACTTCACCAACTCCTTTAATATCGAATAAGCCAAAAACAATATTGTCATCTCCAGTTGGAGAGATTGCTACTTTTGACTTATTGATGTTTGGAGGAAGAATGTTAAAGCCTTGTTTCTTAACCGCTTTCAATCTCTCTATTAAGTACTTATCTCTTCCAACTTCATAGTGAAGAACAGAAGCATAAAAATACTTACGGAAATAATATGAGAGGTAAAGTGTCTGTGCCGCTATATAAGCATATGCTGTACTGTGGCTATTGTGAGCAACTATTCCATTTACAGAAACTGTATGAAAAGGTGCGTTCATTTCGACATCATACGTATTTTTTTCACCGATCTTTTCAATGGAAACGATCTTAGATAAAGATGTAATTTTCCCCTTATCTCCTTTTCTATTTCTGCCAATTTTATAATCTTCTTTTTTATGGCAAGAAGGACAAAGGACTATAAGATTTTCAAGTTCGTTATTGTATCTATTGCCATCGATATGATGGCATTCTTTTCTATTTATATTATTTCCGCAAATAGGACAAATATTTTCAGCTTGTTCTAGAAGAATTTTTCTATTCTCTTTAAATTTAATAGACTCACCATTTATATAACCAGTATTTTTTTCTCCACTTCCATAGTAAACTGCAGTTTTAAATTTTCTTGTTTCATTATTTTTTTTTGTAAAATTATATTTTCCTTTAAAATCCGTTATCTCATATCCATCGTTAGATAAAAGAGAGTCATTGATAGATAATCCAGAATCAATACTTTTATATTCTACTTCGCCTTCAATTATTACCGGAAACCTATGATTATCAGTGACTTCTATCATCTTTCCGTTTTCAAGAGTTATTCTATAAACATCTTTTTTACCTTGAAAATAAATATTTTTTATTTTATTCTTATAGAGCTTTCCATCTTCCTGTAAAGAAAATCCAGAGACATACCCCTTTGTTTTATACTTATAATGAAGAAAATCATGCCCGTTATTTTTGGCCCACTCTCTATCGTTTCTTGTAAGATACATTTCTTCTATAGTAGGAACCCAGCCAGTAGAATTATCTTTATCTATAACCATGTCGCCAGAGAAACACTTGTTAAAATTATAAGAACTCATTTTCAAAAGGTCGGCTGCTATCATTTTAGCATCTTTGATTGACATGCCTTTTTCAACTGCGCCTTTATTAAACTGAGCTATGATAACATTCCATCTATCAAGATCTTCTTTTTTCTTATCTGCCTTTCCAAGCTTTTTCATAAGACCTCTGATTCCGTCGCACTCTTCGAGTGAGAACCCACCTATCTTGTTAAAAATAGACATGGCTTGTTCCTGATATAAACAAATACTGTTTGTTTCAGTAAGCAAGTCAGCTACTTGATTTGAATAAGGAGATTTTTTTGTTTCTCTGTTTTCTACGTATTGTTCTACGAAGCTTGAGGTTCCTGGTCTGGCGAATGCAGACACAGCATTTATTTCGTCGAAGCATGAAGGTCTAACTTTCTTTATAATCTCACTAGCAAGAGCGCCATTCAATTGGAAGATTCCAATTGAATTAGGGTTATTAGCTTCCTTATAAAGACTAAGATCATCTGTATTAAGTTCATACAGATGATCTTTCAATTCTCGTTTTGTTATTTTTCTTAGTATTCTCATATAAGAATTATAACATATTATTCTTTTTTTGTCAATTAATTATCTAGTTGATCTATATCTTAAACGTTTCGATGACCAGAAATAACTGCTTGCATTTTCTCCATATTTTTTAAGTACTGAGAATCAGAAGGAGTCGCAGGAATAGCTTCTAATGTTCTAATTTTATTAGCGCCTAAAATTTTTCTTCCCTGATAAGCTTTGTTGCCTACATCTTGGCCAAATCCAGTTCTAACACCTGGGGCTTCAGCGCCTTTTCCAAATACGTCTGCAGCCTTGCCTTTTAATGCACCTGCTCCTTCTGCAGCCTTGCCTTTTAATGCACCTACGCCTGAAGCAATTTTTGCTCCAGCTATACCAAATCCGCCCATTCCATAAACAGCAAATCCTACTGCTGTAAGAGCTAATCCTGCAACACCAGCAGTTATTAAAGCTTTTTTCATAGAATCTTTTCTCATCATTCGAACTATTCCTACGTTATCAGTTCTTAGCTTCTTGTATAGTTCTTTAGCTTTTTTTCTTTCGCCGTTTTTGTGCATAGCTTCAACTTTGACAAAATTAGCTCGTGTGTCTTTTAGCTTGTTTATCAAAATATCAATAGCTCCGTCTTTATTCTTTTTCTCAAGTTTTTTGATATATTTCTCTAATCTCTTAGAAGTTTTAAAAAACACAAGACCTTCTGTTATATAGAAGTTGTCTGGATTTTTTAAATCTTCTTCAAGGGAAATAGATTTTTCAAGATACTCTACACCAGCATTACTTGTAATTTCTTCCATTAAATTCATAGTTTTCTCCATTGTTATTATTTATATACTTAACTTTACAGATTAAATTATTTTCTACCTAATATCTTATCTAAGATGCTTAGTCCTTTTCCATTTGCTTTATTAAACTTTTTTAGTGCTTTTTCAAACTTCTCAAGAGCTGCAAGTTCTTTAGCTTTGTCTTTTATTGCATCTTTAGAAAAACCTACATCTTTCTTTAAGTTTTTTATTTCATTGTTTAGTACGAGTTGCGATGCGTCAAGGGATTCTAAAGAAGGAGCCCCTGATGAGCCAGGAAGATTATCGCTAAGAACTTCAGTTGAAACTAAAGCTCCTGATCTTCCAGCCATTCTTGCTGCTGTCGATGCTCCTCTCATAAATAATCTTTCATATAAACCAATTCCGGTAGTCATACTTAAAAGAACTTGTAATACAATTAATCCTATTCCTAGTCTTACTAATATTTTCTTAGTTGATTCTTTATTTAGAGCAGTCATTAATAAAATATTATCTTTTTTGTACTGTAAATATAATTGTTTTGCTTCAGTTTTTCTACCAGTTTGGTGCATTCTTTCGGCGACTTCAAAGTTTTTAGATACTCTTTCAAGTCGCTCTATTAGGCCATCAAGAGATCCGTTGGTATTCTTTTTTTCTATTTTTTTTATATATGAAGTGATTTTTTTTGAAGTTTTGAAGAATCGAATTCCTTCTACTAAATACTCATTTTCTTCATTGATAGAAGTCATTTCTATCTTCTTTCTTAAGGTCATAGCTTCTCCTTTATATTATCTTTACAGGGAGAAAATAATTATTCTCTCCTTTATATTATCTTTACAGGGAGAAAATAATTATTCTCTCCTTTATCTTTACAAGGAGAGAATAAGATCAAGCAAGCATTTCAAAGAATTCTTTATTATACTTCTCGCTGCCGATTCCCTTAAGAAACTCAAATTCTTCATTATCGTATGAAATAAAAGGAGCAATTCTGTTCCTGTTATTCTCTTTTCTGAATATCTCTTTTATCCTAAAATCTGAATTTTTCCAAATGAAAGCCATTAGGTTTTTAGATCCATCTATCTTTCCTTGGAGTTGTTTCTTCCAAAGATTTTCAAGGCACTCTTGAACCATATCGGCTCTTTTTTCGCTATCAAAAACTTTATAGTTTCTAGTTAGTAAGAAGTCAGCAATTTTTTCTGCTTTACTAAAAAAGTATTCCATGTCTCCATTATTATACTTCTCATTCAGCACTTCTTTATCTATGTCTAGCATTATATTCCCTTCTTATATTTTTATTACTTTAACTCTCTTTATAAATTTTACTACAGGATCATTTTTTGGATAGTCCCTCAAAATATTGTCCTTTAAGTTATCTCTGTAGAAAATCTCTTCTATTAAAAAAGCTGATAATACTCTTTTTGTTTTCTTGTCAGCTTTTTCCATCTTCTCTATTAAATAAACATACTCTTCATGAAAAGCACCTACTTCCATTGCAATATCGTGATAATCTTTGTCATTTATTCTCATCCAAAGACGTTTCCAAGTTCTTGGGGCGTATTTCTTTAAGAGCTCTGACTGTTTCTTATGCGTTAATTCATGAATAATAGTAGATTTTACTATTTCTCTATTCTTTGTTATATCTACAGAAAAAACTGTTTTTTTAGATTCTAACTGATGAACTCCTTGAGCATCAGAATCTCCACCTATAACACTTTCAATTTTTATTTTATTTTTTCTAAAGACCTTCTGTATTTCTTTGTAATCTTTCTCATCTTGTTTATCATATTCATTCTTAATAAGTAGACTCAAAAGTTTATCTACAGATTTTTCTATCTTATCTATATTCTTTATCTCTTTAAAGCTAATACGTAAAATATCTTTAGTCATTTTATTAACTGATTTAGTTTCTTCTGGGGAATTATGTCCCCAGAAAAGCATTTTAATATCAGCCTTAGTTATTAAAGCTTCATCTATTTTTTCTTCTTGCTGACCTTTCTTTTTCAATATTTTATACAAGCCAGCAAAAAACTTCTTTGAACGTTTTTTTCGTGATAGCTCAACTGCTATTCTTATTTTTCTAAAGATCCTTTTCTTTGAACTTTCAACCTTATCACTTACGCTTTCATCTAATTTACTGCTCTTTTTTTTATAGTCTCCCTTAGACTTTTTCTCAAGCTCTTCTGATACTAGCCTTACAAGGGCTTTATCCATTTCCTCGTTTTTTTGCATGTTTTTCAAATCCGACGATCCAAGAGCCCCCATTCCACCACCAACTAATAACATATTTATCCACGCATTAAAGCCACCAGGATTAGGAAGATCAACACCAATTCTGGTGGCTATATACATACTTATTCCTGAAGTTAGAACTAGAACCCCTAATATTTTCAACTTTCTTGATTTCTTCATATGTCTTGAAGCAGAAATTAAAGCAGAATATTTAGTTTCAAGAGATTTGAATTTCTCTTTATTCATTCTTCTCTCAAATCCTCTTGATGAATTAGTCTTCTTATCAAGGGTTTCAAGCTCTATCACTACTTCGCTAACTCTTCTTCTAAAAATTCCAAAATATTCAAGATCTTTTTTATCAGCTTTACTGGAACTAGAGTCTAAGGAAGCTGCTTCCTTAGAATACATTTTATCAACTTCTTTCTGAATCTTTTTTATAGCTCTTATTGTTAATCGTCCATGAATTGTCTCATTTAACTCAACCCCAGAGTTTCTTCTAATCTCTTCTATTAAAGTCATTATATAATCCTTACTTTTTTATATAATTATCTTTACACTACTCTCTCTTTTCCATGAATCGCTTTCAATACTGGAAACCTTAATGAATACATTCCTGATTTGGCATCCATTGACTCTTCAAAAAATTTAACTGTTATTGTCTTTCCTATTATTAATGAAGGGTCTTTAAAGAAATCTTTTCTCTGCTGTAAAGAAAATCCAGAACCAACACCGACATTGTTTCCTTTGTGGATTATGTTAATTCGCTTAAGCATTTCTTCTTCAGCTTCAACTCCAGTAGTCTCATCAATATATCTAACCATATCAGTTCCAATACTTTTAACAACATATTCTGCTTCATGAAATTGTTTTACTTTTAGCATGTTCTTAGAACGTTTTCCGGCATATTCACAATCTTTTCTTATTATTAACCCTTCCCATTCATTCGTAATAGCTTCGACATTACAAATGTTAAAATCTTCTTCGTCTTCAATGACTGTCTGTTTTACAGGATCAAGAATGCCAGAAGGTGATTTAATCTGCATATATTTATCATAGCGTTTACTAAAAAGAGTTTTTCCTGATTTCTTTATAAAGTCATCAAAAAGAATTATATCAAAGATTTTATATCTTGGATTTTCTATATAATAATCTTTCTTTCTGACAAGCTTTATAACTTCAGAAAAGCTTTCATCACCTTTCTCGTCAACAATACACATTTCGCCGTCTAAGATGAATTTTTCGTTGGTATAAATTTTTTTTAATTCTTTTTTTATTGCGACACCTACGACGCCAAGCGTGAAGAACTCTTTGCCAGTCCTGCTGTAAAAGTCCACTACTTCTTTCCCAAAAGTAAAATCCACTACTGCAATACATCTAACACCGTCCAGTTTTCTTGATGAGTACCACTTCTCTGTTTTGAATGGAGGAAGTCTGTCTTTATTATATTTGTCTGCGAGTTGCACTTTGAACTCTGGGATGAGATCTGGGAATACTTTGTTTATTGAGCTGTCACTCATTCTTATTTTTAAATTTTTATCTATGATTGAATAGATAAGATCTTCATACTGTTTAAAAGAATCTACGTATTCTCTTACTGCTGCAAGTGCTGCGTGACCAGTGAGTTTTCTGTCTTTTAACTGATCTAGCAAAGAGAATATGTCATCCTCTACCATAACTCTATTTTTATGAGAGCCTGTGTAAGCTTTTATAGTTTTCGACGTCACATTAAATTGTATCATCGGATCGTGAGCGTACTTAATCAATGCAAGAGTAAATTCATCATCGTATTTTTTAAGTCTCTCAAGTTTTTCATTCTTTGAGTTAGTAGATGAAAGATCATCTACCATTTCCTGTAGTTTTTTTAACATTTAGTTTATTTTCTCCATAAGAAACTCCTCTATATTCTTATATTCATAATAAGGAATTCGTATTAATTTTATTTTTTCTTTTTTACAAAAAAGATTTTTTATTTTATCTGCTTACTGGGTCTTGTTTAGTTTTTCGGAACCTCCAAAATAAGCTATTGGCTTATAATGCTGAACTCTGTCGTATTCTATACAAACGTTTAACTCTTCTAAAAAGAAATCGAAAGGCAGAGCTCTCTTTACTCCATTACAACCCTTAAAAAGTTTTTGTCTTGTAAAAGCAATTTTTCTTTCTGTAAGAATTTCCTCTATTTCCTTCTCTCCCTGCTCTCACAACAAACAGGACATCCAGCTCCGTTTAAGTGGTTATTTGGTCTTTGTAAAAATTCTCCGTGCTTTTTACAACATATTAACACTTTTTCTTTTGCTGTAACATATTTTGTTTTAGCGTAGTTGTATTTATTACCGTGTACTTTTACAGAACGATTAATGAAATCTTCTGTAGTTTTTCTTCTACTTAAGTCACTTTTTATTCTTCCGCAAGTAGGACATCCAGCTCCATTTAAATGAACATCAGGTCTTTGCAAAAAAACTCCATGAATAGGACATATTATTTTTACCTTTTTGTCTTTCCTTAAATAAAAGACCTTTGAATAGTCGTATTCGTCACCATGAACTTCTTTGGATTCAGTTATAAAAACAAGGCTTGTTTTTTTTGATTGACTTGCTCTTTTTTCATAACTACATAATCTACAGCCTTGACCAGCAAGGTGCATTTTTACACTCTGAAAGAACTCTCCATGGATAGGACATATTATTTTAATTTTTTGGCTTGTTCCTTCATATCTACAAAAATTAAAATATCTATATTTATCGCCGTGCTTTTCTTTAAATCTCTTTTTTGCTTCATTAATGGTTAATTTATTCATTACTTTATCTTTACGTCATAAAAAAATTTAGAGTTAGCACGATAAACTCTAGTTGCCTAGGTATTTTGGATTGTCATCATGAACGCCGAGAAAAAAAGCTATATCTTGATGAAGTTTCATAACTTTACCAACACTTAATGACACAGCTGCTTTACTAAATCGATCTTCATCTTTTTTTAATTCTTCTTCAATACTATTAAGATGCTTTTCCATCTCTTTTGTTTTTTGGTTAATTAGCCCCATTACTTCTTTGTTTTTTATAGCCAATTTTTTCTCCTTATATTACATTATACCATATTGTTCTTTTTTTGTCAAGTAAAAAAAGAGTTGGTTTTTAAACCAACTCTTTTTTTACTTCTTTACTCCAGTTCTAATTTCGTAATTAGACTTTGGCGTCTGCTTCACTTCTACTTCAGGAGCTTTCACTTTTACTTCTACTTCAGGAGCTTTCACTTTTACTTCTACTTCAGGAGCTTTCACTTCTACTTCTACTTCTACTTCAGGAGCTTTCACTTCTACTTCTACTTCATTTTTAGAGGCAATCTCTTCTTTGACAGTTTTCTTTTTCTTGCTCATGCTTACTTCCTTTAAAGTTTTTTTATTTCAAAAGAATTATTTCCACAGTCCCAAATTCTATCATAGTTATTAACTATCATATTTTCCTTCTCTGTTAATTCTTCATTGTACTCTTTTAACAAATTCTTTAATTTATGCTTTTGAAATTTCATTCTATTAAATCTCTTATTATAGTTTTCGTCTACATAGTAATAATTTGGTAAGGTCGTTTTTAAAAACGAGAAACCGCTCTTCTCATAAACATTTCCTGAAAACAGCCTTCTCTCTGAAAAGGTTATTAAGCTTCCTTTATTATCTTTTCTAAAAGATTTTAAAAGCTTAGAAAATCCACCAACCACAGAAGAATTTAATTTATTAGCAAATCTTATTAACTCAAAATCGTGATTACTAAATCGTGATTTTCCAAAAGTTAAAATTAAAACTAATTCTTCTTCATAGTATAAGCCTAGCTTAATAGAAGAAGGATAATATCCCTGAATATGATTTTCTTCTAAGAATCTTCTTTCCTCTTTATTTGTCACATTTTTTATAATACACTTTCTAGCATAAATTCTTTTACCTACTATCCCCAATCTTGTTGCAATAATGGATTTCACTATTTCTTTTTTATTATACCATTCATCTTCAAAGAAGTGAATTAACTGAATTTCTTTTTCTGCACATTTTAATGTTTTGTTTAAATGGTAGTTTTTATCTTTTCCTTTCTGCTCACTATGCCAATAAAGACCATTAAACTCTATTGCTATTTTTTTATCCGGAATATAAATATCTAACTCTAGGCCACTAAGAATCTTTCTGTCGTTTTCTATGACATCAAAACCTAAAGACTCTATAAAAACTTTTATTTCTTTTTCACCAATTGAAGAATATTTTGGATAGCAAGTAGGACATCTTGGAATATGAGAGTGAAGATGATCCTTAAAGGTATTATTGCAAATTAAGCACTTAAAATCATAAAGAACGTTTTCTTCTAACTCTCTCTGGTTAGAATAAGGTTTTAACAATTCAATATTGTTGCCTTTAAGCCTTTTTAATATCACAGGAAGAATTTTCTCTCTATTAGCCTTTTTTATCTTGCATTCTCTGCATAAATTACTAGTGTATTTTCTTTTCTGAACGGATGTTTTCTTTCCACATACTTCACAAGTAAAAACGATAAGATCACCTTGATTTAAAAAATAGAGAGGATCTCCACTTTCTATTCTTTTTTTTTCTCTCTTTTTCTTGATCTTTTTTATTGAAGCTGGATTTTGAAAATTATTCTTAACTCCATATTTCTTTTCAGTTATAGCTTCTTGAGAATGTTTTCGACACATAAAAATCGTATCGTTATTTTCTACGTCTATTTTTTTATAATCAATACCTCTTTTAATCAAAGCAGAGATTGTCTTACTTGTTTCTTTTCCACACACCAAGCACTTAAAGAGTGTTTTATCGTCCTGCTTTGCATTTAATAAAAAGCCATCAATGATTTTTTTCTTTTTTTCTCTTTTTTTATAGTTCAATAATGCAAAATCAGTCACGAATAAATTACCTCAAAGTTTTTTTATTATGTTATCTATGTAAGATGCAGGGACCGCTTTCTGAATTCCATCGTCATCTTCAATTAAATAAATGTCTTCGTCTATCATACCTATAGCTTCTGATATAACATCCAAGATTGATATACCTAAAATATCATATTTTATTATACCGATCTCATCAAGAACAGTGTTGCTTCCACTTTCTGGAAATGCTGTAACAACTTCTCCCTGAACTCTATCAACAGGAATATAGTTATAAATTGGTTTGTCACTAATTACGATTCCACCAGCATGCTTTCCAGAATTATGAACGAGAAAACCATCAGCAAAAAAATTTGGTTCTTTTAAAAAGCAATCATCTTGAAAGTTTTGAATATCATATGTTTCTTCTTCTTCTTTTTCAACTATTGAATAAATTCTGTCAGTTTTAATTTTGATATGTTTATCGAGCATTTTCCATTCTCCTTTATATTTTCATAATACTTTTTTTTATCAAATTTATCAACGCTTTCTAATTGACACATCATATCTTCTTTATTTTTTTTTATTTTAGATATTTCATATCTAACAAGTTCTAAATTATTAACAAAGTCATCATAAGATAATATAAAATCAAGTTCTTTAAGTCTGTGTTTGTGCCCAGATAATTTTGTATGACAGCTTGCACACAAAACGATTAAATTTTCTTCTGTATCATTTGAATTGTCTCTGTCTATATGATGGATATGTTGCAATCTTTTATCTAAATTTGTTAAACTGCTTTCGCAAATAGGACAGATATTATCTTGTTTTTCTATAAGCTTTTTTCTTAGTATGTTTCTAATTTTTTTATTCTGTTGAATATTAAACTTTAGTAATTCACTTATAGATAAACTTTCTAGTTTTTTTCTTACTTTTTTATAAAGCTCTTTTTTCTTTTTTGAATATAAAGCTACAGAAGCATTATCTTTTTTCGTACACCCTTTATTCCAAATTTCATTATTTTCAAAATACAATTTTCCAGCACCTGAAATAGTTCTTTTTTTTATATAAAATTCTTTAGCAAAATCAAGTACAGTACTTTTTAAATTTGAAATATTATATTTCTCTTCACATTCTTTTGTTATCTGTTTCAGTGATTTTTCATTTTTACAATATTCATTTTCTAAATAATCTTTTTTCGTAAAGTCAAAATTGAATTTTACATAATACTCTTTCATTTTCATATTATGTTTTTTTAAATGAAAATGAAAACTACTTCTCTCTACTTCTTCTCCACATATTAAGCACTTCATATAAATTCCACCTCCGTGTTTACATTACCTTTACACGGAGGCGGAATTACTATCAATGATGATTTCATCGTCATTCTTTAAATCTTTTAATCTTTTAATTTCACCACTTCTTAAAAAAAATTTATGATTAGCAGACGCTCTTATCTTTTTTCCTTTTGAGGTAGTTATTTCATATATCTTCTTCTTTCCAGAAGGGAATACCTCATAATTTTTAGTATATTGTTTATTTCCATCTTTATCCATATAAGAAATATAATCCTGGGCTGGATCTATAAACTTTATGAGCTTTTTTGTTTTAACTCCATATTCGTCAATGATATCTACATCTTGATTCCAAGGCAAACACTGTCTTATCTTTCCAATTAAGTGAGGAACATCTTCAAGAACTTCTTTATTCTCTTCATAGAATCTCCAGTTGGCTTGATCTGTTCCTTTAATTCTCTCAAGATTCTCTTCCCAACTTTCTTGCTTTTCAAGAACTTTAGTGAAGGCATTTGATTTACCAAAGTCAATTTTATTTGCTCTTAAAACATCTTTTGCTGCTGATGCCGGCCCAAGAGCTGAAAAAGTTCCTACATGAAGAACTCTTTCTATTCCATATTTTTCAACGAGATAATTATAGATTTTCTCTCTACCATCACCCTGCCAATCGGTGTCTATGTCTATCCCTCCTGAAGCTCCTGACTTTACCTGAATATAAGCAGGTCTTTTGTTGGCAATACAGTCAGTAAGCTTTAATAAAAAAGGAATTATGTATCTATTATCAATTCTATCCTTTTTTATTTGAAGTTCGTCAAAAAGATTTCTTTTATTGGAATAAAATCTTTTTGCTACAGCAATTTCCTTTTTATATCTTTTTTTTTCTTCTTCGCTTAAGTCTAAAAAACGTTCGCTTTTTTCACAAAAATCTTTAAGCTCAGTCCAAGTCTTCAATTTTTATCTCCTTCGGTAATAAGTCTATTATATTATATTATATTCAATTATTCTTTTTCTGTCAAAGAAAAGTCTCTTTTAAAACTCTATCAACTATTATATCTCTTTTTTCAATTTTATACTTAAGGCCAATTCCATTAAGAGTCTTGCATCTTGATAAAGCAACATAAGTCTGTCCGGCACTGAAAGCACCGCCACCTAAATCAATAAAAATCTTCTCATAAGTTTTACTTTGACTTTTATGAATGGTTATTGAATAAGCAAGTTTTAAAGGATACTGAGTATATGAACCAAGTTCTTTCAGTTGTATTTTTCCATCAACTAACGAGTATTCATTGTTCAACCAGATTTCTTTATTAATTACATAATCTGCTTTCCCAAATTTAACTTTGATAAAGTATTCACCTAAAGCAATTACTCTTCCAACCTGGCCGTTATAAAGATTGTGTGCTGCTATATTTCTAAGCATCATTACTTGAGAGCCCTTTTTTAACTCAATTATTTCCGGAGCTGGCATAGACCCTTTTGGGTAATCGCCCTTAGTAGATGAGTGAAAAAAGAACGATGGTTCATTTATTTTCTTTAACCTCTCGGAGTTTACGTTATCAGCTGTCTTATTAGTAGACGCTAAATAAATATAATCTTCTCCGTCTTTACCAAACTCCTCTTCTGTTACTACTCTTGTATTTATTAGTTTGAGATCATCCCATGACTGCTTTCCAACACGAATTCTATTTAAAGTATTAATGAACTGTTCTTCGCTTTGACGGAAGATCTTCTTTAATTCAACTACGTTAAATTCACCGACCTCCGGCGCACTAAAAAACCACTTTGAATAAAAGTTATCTCTAATATAAGCAAAGTCCGGAGTTCCGCTTTGAACTACTGGAGGCAATTGAAATAAATCTCCAACAGCAACTATCTTAATTCCACCAAAAGGCTTATCAGCGTTTCCTGTAAGGATTCTTAAATGTGAATCTACAGCATCCATAAGATCTGCTCTAACCATTGAGATTTCATCAATGATAATAACATCGACTTTATTAACTACTTCTTTAGCTTCTTTTGAAACTGAATATTTGTTTGCTATACCTATTGCCATTTTAAAAAACGAATGTATGGTTACTCCGTTTGCGTTAACAGCCGCAACCCCAGTGGGGGCTAGGGTTACGACTGACTTTTTTGAATTTTTCTTAAATAGTTCTATAAATGTTGATTTTCCAGTTCCCGCTGAACCAGAAATTATTAAATTCTTTTTTGAAAATTCTGCGAACAACAAAGCTTTCTTTATATCTTCCGTTATTTCATAACCAAGGTCTTGAAAGCCATCTAAGTAAGTGTTGATAATATCATTTATTTTTTCTTTTGTTTCTTCCATATACTCAATTATAGCATATTATTCTTTTTTTGTCAAGATTTTTTCTTTGCTTGAAAAGCTCCAGATAAAGTAACTTCTTTAACGTCATTACACTCTGTGCAATAAGCTAATGTTTCATACCCATCAAGCTTATCCGCTTCAAACCTTGCCTTAAATTTATTGCCACACTCAACGCATTTCACTGTGTATTCTTTTTCCATTATACCTTCCTTTATTTTATTTCACCAAACCAATCATAAACAACATCTACGGATCTCTGATCCGACAAGAAACGTTCAAAGATGAGTTCATATTTTATTGGATCTAATGTTGTTATATCAAGAGCATACAAAAGTAATGAACCACCACCGCTGCCCCGAGCGGGACCTCGCATTATATCTTCTTCTTTTGCAAAATTAAACACATCCCATAATATCATAATATATGAAGCAAACCCCTTCCTTAATATGATCTCAAGTTCTTTCGCTAATCTTTCTCTATATTCTTTTGGAGCATGTTTAAAGTCTTCAACTTTTAATTTCTCAGCTAATCCTTTCATACTTTCTTTTATTAATAAAGCATCATCATCTTCCGAAAACGTTGGAAGGAGAACTCTATTCCTCTCTCTGTATTGAAAGTCACATCTATCAGCAATAAGCTGAGTGTTCTCACACCATTCTTCGATCTGCTGATTTGTATATCCATAACCCCAATCTTCATTGAATTTTTTAAAGTCAGGAATGTCCATATAAAACAAACTCTTTCCTTCAAGTTCCCAATCAAGTTCATCAAGAGTTACTTTTCTACTGATTGCTATTGCTAGTGTTTGTATTTTTGCCATCCCCTTTTTTGAATAATGAACGTCACCAGTAAGCACAACTGGAACATCATACTCTTTAGCTAACCTCAAAATAAATGCGTTTACAGATTTCTGTCCTTCTTCAAAGTTATCAATGGAATGATCTATTTCATTTATTTGTAACTCAGCATAGAAGTCTTCACCGAATTGATTCTTAAATAGTTTAAATAACTTCTCTGCTTCTACTATTTTTTTGTCTCTATATAGTCTTGCGAACGGAGATCCCATACAAGCTGTTCCTACGATTATCCCTTCTTTGTTTTCAAAGAGTTCTTTTATGGTTATATGATTCTTGTAATAGAAATGTTTTTCATCAGACATAGATTTATAGTTCAGCTTAAGAAGATTTTTATAACCGACTTCGTTCTTTGCAAGGAGGACTAAGTGCATATTCTTATTTCTAACTCTTTTCTGTTTTCCATTCTTTTCTTCAAATCGTTCTAGCTCGAATTCAACGTATGCTTCAACTCCAAATATAGGATTAATCCCATGTTTTTTACAAGCTAGGAAGTGATCGTAATGACCGTTCATTTTTCCGTGATCTGTTATTGCTAGAGATGGATGTCCCATTTCTTTTGCTAATTTAGCGTATTGTTCCGATGTTCCGATTCCATCAAGCTGACTCCCAAGATGGGAATGGACGTGGAGATGTGAATATGCCATTTTTGCTCCTTTTAATTAATTATAACATATTATTCTTTTTTTGTCAAGTAAAGATAATAGTAAAGGTAATAGTAAAGGTAATATAAACAAAAATGGAGAAAACGAATGAGCTCTTTTAGAGAATTTTATAACAACAAGACATTAAATGAAAATGAAGATAACAATAGCTTCAAACAAATAATTAAAACTCAAGGGCTTGGGAAACAATGGAAAAGAATTCCTGAAGTTGTTGCTAAAGCAAAGGAAGTGATTAAAAAGATAGATCAAGATCTTGTTCTTCAACTTAAAACTCGAATCGAAAAGAATCCTACTTCAGCCATGGTAAAAATTTTTAACGACCCGTCTTCAGCATTCTATGATTTAGCTTTTGCAATATCAGTCCTTAGCAAAGATAAGGAACAGATGAAGAAGCTTAACTTCAATACAGAAGGAAATACTGGAGATGACGTTAAAGATAAAGCTAAAGAAATAGATGATAAAATCATTAGCGCAATTACTACTAGCTCAACGAAAACGGTAACTAAGTACAGAAGAGAAGCTAAAGCCGAAAATAATAAAAATAAAGCTGGAGCTGAAGGCACTAAAACTACAGATGATAAAACAGATGATAAAACAGATGATAAAACAGATGAAACTGATCCAGCAGTAATGGCAGCAAATGCTAAACAAGCCAGTGCAGAAAGTGAAGAAATTAGAAACTCAATTGGAAAGCCTGAAAACGAACAAGATACAACATATGACAGGTCAAGGGTTAATCAAGCAAAAGCAAAAGCAAAAGCAAAAGCAAAAGCTGAAGCAGAAGGATCTACTTATGAAGAGCCTGAAGAAATAGATCCAGATTCAAAAGTAAGAATGAGTAAAGATAGTCCTAACTCTATCGCCGATGAAATAGAAGCAATAAAACAAAAAAATCTAAGTAAGTTTGAAGAGCGCTTCAAAGTAATTCAAAACCCTCTTATACAAGCTAAAAATAGAAAACTTATTAATAAGTATAATAAAGAGATGAACAATCTTATAAACAAAGCAAGAGATCAGCAAGTAAATTTTAAATCAAAATCGAATTCTACTAAGAGAATAAAAGCTTCGTCAGAAGCTAGAAAACTTAAAAATGCTTCTAATAATGTATCAAATAAATACGATCTTGAAATTTCAATAAAAGCAACCCAGAAGTTTAAAAACGCACGAGAAAGTACTGCTCTTGGTGCTGCATCAAAAACACTTAAAAAGAGATTGAACCTTGATAAAATACCTAAACCTCAAAAAATAGTTCAAAGCATTGCTAATCAAAAGTATGTTAAAAAAGGAACAGAAGCAATAACAAATAAAGCTACTGCTGTTAAAGATGCTTTTACAGGCAAAGCTTTAGTTGCTAAGTACATTTCTCCCGAAGCAGCTGAAAAATATGCTAGCATGAATCCAATGGATCCAGAAGCTCTTAAGATATACAATAAAGCTGAAACTGCAAGAGATGAAAATAAGAAAAAAGAACGTAACAGTAGGGCTATGAGAAGTGCCGCTAGAAAAGCAAAGAATAATACCAACCAACCAAATAAAGTTAGAGCAGCTGAGGCAGAAAATAAAATTAAAAATAATATGAATTAAAAAAGGCAACCAATTGGTTGCCTTTTTTAATAGTCGTCGTAGTCGTCTTCATCTTCATCATTGTCGTCGAAAGCATTAGAACCAAATAAATAGAGTTCCATTTCTCCCATCCTAGCACTCATTTCTTCTCTAGCTTCTTGAGTGTCATTCCTGAAGCGATAAACAGGCACCATCGCACTAACATCTTTAATGTTAATCATTGTGTCACCGGTGTCAACAATACCTCCAGAAGTATTTTCTGTAAGTATTGTTGACACCATGCTTTTATCACCAATTGCTGTAGCTGTAGTATATAGACTCCACAATTCAGCAATCAATTCAAAATTATATAAAATTTTTATGATGACTCCGTCTTTCAAATAGGCAAGCCCAAAAGTTTTCTTTACTTTATCAACAATGTCATGTTTAAACTTAATCTCTGATAAAATAGCCTCGATTTCTTTACCTATTTCCATTAATCTTCTCCAACTATGTAGCTAAATTTATTATGGTCCATTCCAATTTTTATACTATGTTGAAATTTCTCTTTTAAGTAATCCTGATGTGAAACAACAAACACTGTATTGTTCTCACCTAAGTTGTCAATGATTTCTTTAACAGAGTTAAAACCTTTTTTATCAAGGTTCATGTCTAATATCTCATCAAATACTAGAAGATTAATTGTTGAAGGAAAGAATGTTTTAACCATCATAAACAAAGAGAACGATACAGCTAAGTCAAACCGTGTCTTCTGTCCTGAACTGAATGAAGTAAAACTAACCTCCTCTCCGTCAACAATTATTTTATCCAGAAGCTCTTTATCAAATTGTATGTCTATCTGCTCGTCAAAAAAGAATGGCAAGTAGAAATTAACTCTATCGTTAAACACACCTATCATTTTATTTATGAAGAACTTTTTAAAACCTGATTCTTTATTAGAAAAGATTGTAAGTAAAGCTTCATAATGGTTCTGATCATCAACTGCTTTATTATGCTTCTTTTTGATCTTAGTAAGTTCTTTCTTAAGTGCTTCTATATTAACTGCGATAGTATCTATATATTCTTTATTATATGAAGATCTTGCCTCTACATCAATCTTCTCAATTTCCATTCTTTTCTCTTCTGCTTCGTCTTTTATTATTTCAATTCTTTCTTTCAAATCTTTTAAGAATACCATGTGATAAGAAGGCTCTTCGATCCCTTCTGAATTATTCTTTATCTCGGCATCTATACCTTCAACTCTTTTATTTATTTCTCTATTGTTATTTTCTCCATTTATAATATCTTTGTTTAACATGAGGCTCTTATGCTTCTTAACCTTTATTGTATCATCTAACTCAATAAGATAATCTTCTTCATATTTTGGAGTAAACACCTGTACGATCTTCTTCTTTATTTTTAATATAGCAGCGTCAATGTCTTCATTTTTTTTATCTATCTTGACTGTTGCTTCAGCAAGCTCAGTAATTGTAGAGCTAAGACTATCTGAGCTTGCCTGCTTCACCTTTATAAACTCTTTTATTTTTTCTTCTTGCCCCACAGAACCACATACTGGACAAACATCAATATTTGCTGAAGTTAACTCAATCTCGTCATCTATTTTATTTTTTTGTCTTTTCTTTTCTGCTATTGATTTCTTAGTTTCGCTAGTTTCAACTTTAAGTAAGAGTAGTTTATTTACAGCTGCTTTTATCTTTTCGTTAGTTTTTGTTTCTTCTTCGTATTTTCTATTCTCTTCTAAGTTAGTTTGAATATCAATTTCTTCAAGCTTTTTAATCTCGTCAAGAATATCGTTATACTGATTCGTTAAGTCTGTAATGTTTTGTTTGCTTGCTCCTTCTTCTATTTTTCTTATTTTAAGTTTATTATTTTTCTCTGTTATTAATTCATAAGTTTTTCTTGCAGTTATTTCTTTATCAACATCAATCTTATCATACTCAGCAATTTTCTTTGTTAAATCAAAAACATCCTCTTGAAGCTTTTCTTTCTTTGCTTTTAATCCTAATAATAGTTCTTTAGTATTACTTTTATATTCTTCAACGCTTTCCTGTAGTGTTGATATTGAGACTTCTGCTTTTCTCTTTTCATTTTCAACGTCAGTTACTTTTTCGTCAATAGGCCCTTTCAACTTTCTTAACTTCGTATAGTAATCTGTTATAGATCTAAGTGATAGAATAGATTCAATCGTTTTTAGCCTATCTGATCTTGAAGATCTAAGAAAAGAAGTATACAACTCAGATGACAGTACTATTGAAGATATCATTGTGTTGTACGATATCTGAATTGTATTGTCTATTAACTCCTGCGTTGCTCCTGTTGTTCTCTGTGAGATGTTTTTATTATTCTTGAAAAATAATAGTTTATTTCCATTTGTGTCATGCTTTCTATATCTAATAATTGAGTAATTGCTATTTGATATTTTAAAGCATACCTCAACCTTACAATTCTTCTTAGTCTTTCTGTTGATGACTCCGTCAACACCATCTTTGTTTTTTCCATAGATGGCCCAGACTATAGCATCGAAGAATGTAGATTTACCTGCACCGTTTGGGCCAAGTAAAAGTTTTATTCCGTCGAAGCTTAAGTCTACTACAGTCTCAACATCAGGATAGCTTTTAAAATTTTTAAATTTTACTGCCTGTAAATTCATTTATTTTCTAGCTCCTTTTGTTTTTGAACTGATAGTTCTCTTTATTGATCCATCATGAAACACAGATATTTTTTCATTAGTCAAAGAAATAAAGATCATATCATCTAAGTAATATTTAAATAAAGTCGGTAATGCTTTAACTCTTCCTTTTACTGTTTTCACTACATCTCCCCTAGAAGCTTATCAAAAATCTTAATAAGCTTATCTGCTTTAATACCTTCAATTTCAATACTGTCATTTATGTACTCTTTAATCATGTCAGGAACAGAATTATTGACATCAATTTTTGAATCATTATTTATTTTTGCCGCTGCATCAGCATTTTCTATAAATACGGGAGATACTTCAATAGCTCCTTTTTCATAAAGTATGTGTTTGAGCTGAACGTAACTATCTAGCTTCTCTTCAATTTCAACCTGAACGAAACAATTATTTACATCAACTTTATTATAGTCTTTGCTTTTTATCCTTTTGTATGTTGGAGCACCAGTATACATATGTCTTTCATATTCATTTGTTTCCAGATCAAAAACAATAAATCCTTTCTGCTGATCTATTTCTCCAAAGTTCATTTGATATGGAGATCCCATATAAATAATATTGTCTTTGCTTTGCGGTCTGTGGAAATGTCCTGTAAATACCTTGTCATAATCCTCGAAGAGTTTTCTTGAGAATCCAGCTTTTTCACTTACATGATATTTATTATCAAATGCAAAATCTGCAATACTTAGATGTGTGATTAATACATCTCCCATTGGAGGAATATTGTTTGGATCTTTTGTATAAGGAAGTAAATCAATTTTTCTTCCACCTAATTCTATTTGTCCAACTTCTTTAAATACTTTTCCAAACACAGCGAACGTCTCTACCAAGCTATCGTTATCGACTGAATAGATGTCATGGTTTCCAAGTACTATGGTTATTTTGAAGCCTTTCTTTTTAAGCTCCATGAATTTAAAGAATAGTGGAATAAATGCATCATTACTGATCTTACTTGATTTCTCAAATATATCGCCAGCAATAAAAATATCCTCTATGCCATTTTCTGTACAAAACGTTGAGAGATAATCAATATAGTCCATCCCAATGCTTGTATAAATCCCAGATTGAATATGCCAATCTGAAGTGATTAATATTTTACTCATCTGTCACCTCTCGTAAAACAGTAGCCATTTTATTTTGAGCTTCTATTATTTTTTTTGTATTCATTTTAAGAGATCCCAGTTTTTCTTCTTCACTAATTATTTTTTTCAATTCACCTATTTTTTTTGCTGCAGTGATTACTTCTGCAAGGTCGTCTAGCTCTTTTTTCTTTTCAACGTATTCTTTATTTATCATATGTAATTATACCATATTGTTCTTTTTTTGTCAAGACTTTTAGCTCTCTTTGTTTGAACTTCTCGCAGAATGGAAGATAATTAAAATCAACCTTAGAATCTTTCACTTCTTCATACTCCACAAAAATACCAACTTGTTTAACCAAATCTTTTAAAACTTCTTCCTTATTCCACGCTGTAGATTCTTCCATTATCATAGAAGCATACTTCTCACTATATTCCCTTTTATTCTCAAGAAAATATACAAACTTTTTAACCATAGTATTAAACTTCATTTCTTTATATCACCTATTATGTCTTCAACAAGGACTATCTCCGGTAACAGTTCTGACAAGCCCATATCGTTAATTATTTCCCAATTTAATGTATTGTTAGCATACTTATTCCACATAGGAGATAAGTTCTCTAAACTCCAACATTTTTTTATGTCACTTTCATCATAAAAATTATATATATAAGTTGGAATATGATTATGAATATGCCATGATCCATCCTTTACTTGACTTACACTAAAGTTTTTCCAAGTCATATCTTCAGCGAACAGATCCTCTAAATACTTTTTTAAGTCTAAGAAAGAATAACCAAGAAACCTACTAAGCTTATCGCTAAATTCCTGATTTGCTATCCCTGTCATTATAGAAGTAGCTACATTAACTTTTGTTTTGTAATTAGAATCAAGGTTTTCTTTCAGCTTCTTTCGCTTTTTATTCTTCTCCTTTATTTTCTCTTTATTACTCTGGTAATATTCAGCACTTTTTTTTAGAATAGCAGCGGAATTTTCATTATACCAAACCTTCTTATACTCAGTAATTTCTTCTTTATTAAGCTCTCTATACTTTTTTTGATATTCTTTTCTGTTCATATATCCTCAATGAATTTTCTTTGATAACTTTTTATACAACTATCTTATTTACGTGGTAAGTTAAGATTACAATAACAACTACAATTAGGAGAAAATTAATGGCTATATCATTAACAACAAGTAGAAGCTCAGGATTAGAATCTATAAAGAAAAACAGATTCGTTATGCAACTCGCAGCCGTTCCAGGTGGTGGAGACGCAGCAGAACTTGGCTTTGCAATGCACACAGCAACAATTCCAAGTATTACATTTAATGCAACTGAACAGCAGAGATTGAACGAAAGATTCTGGACTGCCGGAAAACCAACGTACAACGACCTTGCATGTTCTTTTTATGATTACATCGCAGGTGGAAATTCTGCTGGACAGATCCTTTACGATTGGTCGCAGAGTATTTATAACCCAATTACTGGACAGATGTATTTCAAATCACAGTACAGCACTTCTGCAACAATGGGACAGTTAGACCCAGCAGGTGGAATCGTAAGACTTTGGAACATTTATTACTTATGGCCTACAGCTATAACTTGGGGTGAAGGACTTTCTTACGACGACGATGGAATATCTGAATGTACTGCTACATTTAAATACGATTACGCACTTAAAGGAAATGATGACGATACTACACCAGTATTCTAAATCACTCAACCAACAAAAAAGGCATCCAATTGGATGCCTTTTTTTATTTAACGGCTTTACCCGCAGCTTATTCTATCTTAATACTTTTTGGTTTAATTTCTTCAAGTGCAGGAATGAAAATTTCTAATATTCCATTCTCAACTTTTGCTGTAGTTGAATCTACTCTGTATTTCGTTACTGGAACTTCATACTTTGCTTTTACTGAAGATGTTTTAATTCCTTTCTTAAGGAACTTTAAACTTCTTTCACTTTCTTTTTTCTTTGGCTCAATAGATAGAGTCATGATGTTTTCAGTAAATGAAACATCAACTTCGTCTTTGCTGTATCCAGCTATGGCGAATCTAAAAAGAAGATCTTTTGTCTTCTCGTCTAAAATAACATCTAATGGCGGGAAACTTTGTGCTGGGTAGATGCATGTTGCACCTAGTGCTGGAGCTATGTCCATAAAAATATCATCGAACATGTCTTGTAAATCGTAACTTCTCTTTGTCATAATAAACCTCTTTTAAGCATTTATTGTTTTTTTTATTCCCTCATACGAGGCAAATATATTTTATTATACCAAATTATTCTTTTTTAGTCAAGTCAAAAATAACGCTTATTTTTAAAGCCGTTAAATCCGTTATTGTAGCTCGCTACCTTTCTTCTAACTTTACTGTCAAAATTAAATTTAATATAACTTTTTCCTCTTAGTTTATTCGCTGTATTTCCTACCGCAAATAATAAACCCATTATATATAAGGGTTTAAGTTTGGCAAGAAATTTATTTTCTTGCCAATTATATTCATAGTCAAACATAAGTGAGATTATTCTGCTTTTTTTGGAAAACATTTTATTAGACAGAAAATTCTTAAACCAAACTTTGCTCTTTCTGTTTTTATCCATATAGTTCATAAATTTATTAAGTATAAATTTATCAAAATGAATCTTAGATACTGAATAAGATATCATTTCTGGTGGAGATACTTTCAACTTGAATACCTGCTCAAACCTAGACACTCTATTGCTTGGTTTGACATTATATAAAGAATCTTTTAACCATTTATTAACATCGAACTCAAACGTAGCTTTTGTTGTTGTGTACTTAGTTAATTTCATGTATTTCTGATCTAGCCGCTTAGTACTCTTTATTAAGCAATCTTCATAAACTTTTTTATTCAAACCTCTTAACTGAATAGGTTCTGCTCCTATAGATTGAATTATAACTGAATGGCTTACAATATAAGTTCCCTTAGCTGGCCTTCCAGAGAGGAATTGTAAGTTTACCTGAGATGGTCTTAGTTTTATCTTCTCTTCAGTTTTCTTCTTTTCAAATATTGTCTCTTCTTGCCAGAAGCCATTTACAAAAGCCATATACTCTCCTAACTAAGCGCCTTAGTCTTAAAATTATTAAGTAAGAATGAAAGATCTTCAAGCTCTTCATCAGCTTTTTCATTCTGACTCTTAAACTTATCGATCATCAATCTCAGTCTATCATTATCTGTGTTATAATTATTGTCTTCGTTGCCATAATCTTTTTTATTTAACGTAACAAGCAACTTTTCTATATCATCAATATCTATCTTTTTGTCCGCATCGGCAACGTTAACATCGCCCTTGTCAACCTTATTAGGTTTAAGTTCCTTTCTCTTCTTTATTTTAGTAAGAACTTCCTCAAACTTATCAGCAATGTCTCCATCGTCCTGACTTCTCTTAATTTCAAACAGCTCAACAGCTTTTCTTCTAGCACTATTTAATTCTCTTATTGAATCATATTCAGCTCTAAGAATTTCCTTAATTCTTCTTTCGAAATTTTCATCTGAAAGAAATGCATCAGCTTTCTTTTCAATACTCATTTTTCTAATTTCGTCAGGCGACTTGAAAAGTTTATCTGGTGATTTTAAATCACTAACTACAATGAGATCATTTATTAATCTATATTTTTTAAGTTCTTTAAAGTCTTCATCACCTATCTTTCTCTTAAGAGATCTTTCAAATCTTTTAATTCCTGCTTCAATTGACTTTTCTGCTTTTAACAACGCAGGTGACTTATGAATATACTCAGGGTTAAAAAAATCTTCTTCTTTAAGTTTTTGAATATAATCGCCAATTTTTCCAGACTGATATTTAATTCCAGGTTTTAATTCCCAGATTTTTCTTTCTTTTTCATTAAATTCTATACTTGCTTTACTTTTAACTTGTTTTGTTGAAAGCTCTATTTTTTTTTCTTTAGTTGATTTTATTAGTTCGTCGATTATTTTAAAGTAAGTTTCTCTATATACAGAATCAGGTCTTTCAGGCTTAAGCTCAGCTATTATGCTCTTTCTAAGAAAATATAACCCAAGAGCACTATTGAAACCACCGCCAGCAAGGCTAAAATTTTTATTCTTAGTTAAGTCAATTTTATATTCAAGAATTAATGATTCATTTACTTCTCCATCGTCGTCTGCATTTAATTCCTTGCCTTGTCTTATAGCTTTGTTTTTTTCATATCTTTTCTTCGCATCACTTTTAGCAACTCTACCTTTCCTGTAATCTACTATTTCTTTTACTTTTTGATTTATAGCAGCAGCTTTCTCTAATGAGTTGTCATCATCACCACCTAGCTCTCCAAGTTCCTCTCCAGCGTTCTTGATATTGTTGTATGCCTTGCTTAAATCACTTAAAGAGAACTGTTCAAACTCTTTTCTTCCAACTCCATACTCTTTAAGTATTCTTGCTAAAATCCTTGGTGGAATTTCTTTTTTTTCTCTAATTCCGTCTCTTGTTGTTTCAAGATCTTGTATAATTCTATCTTGCTTGTCAATTCTTTCTTGAAAATCTTCAAAGTTAGAATCTCTGTCGTTTCTTGATTCAATCTTTCTTCTTCCTGACTCAAGAGATGAGATGAACTGTTCTTTTGTCATTCCAAAAGTGTCTTGAGAAGTAAGCATTTTATTGTTTTTAACTGTTCGTTTAATTACTTGATATGGAGCAAGAACTTCTTTTCTAAACTTCATTATGTCTTTTATTATTTCTGGCCCATGCTTTTCAAAAACTTTAGACAAAACTTCTATCTGTTCTTTAGTTAGTTTATATACTGTGTTTTCGCCTTTCGATCCACCAGCTGATCCCTGGCTTGCTCTTATTTTCTCTCTTGCAGTTAAAGCTTTTCCTTTAAGTTTTCTAGCTCTTTTCTTAGCTTCTCCGACAGTCTCTTTCTCTACTTTTCTTAGAGTTTTCATTGTATTTCTTTTGAGTGTGTAGAAAGCCAACATAGGAGTTAAAGACAATGCCCCTTCTACGAGCATAGCATCTTTTATATCGTCAGTTTCTAGTTCTTGAAAAATTATATTTTCTAAATTAGCCATTAATGTTTTCCTTTATGTTATCTTTACATTATATGGAAGACAAAAAAACGCTTCCGAGTTATATATGTATCTTTACATAACTTGGAAGCGTTCATAATTATAAATGCTCTATATCGGTAAATCCATTCTTCTTATAAAGATCTTCTCTTTGCAATGAATGCTTCTCTGTGAACTTATTCCCTAAGTCCATAAAATCATAAACTAAAGCAGTTGTTTTACCTTTGCTTAGTCTAAGCGATCTACCTATTTTCTGTAATACTTCTATTTTAGACTTGCCGCCTGAAACATTTATCAGCACTTCTATATTGCTGATTGAAATACCTTGTTTAAAAATGTTACTTGCAATTAAACATTTTATTTCACCAGAAATAAATTTTGCTATTGCTTCTTCTCTAACAGCATTGCTATCAGATCCACTCAACACAACTGAATTAGGAATCTTTTTTCCCAAGACCTTTCCGTGTTCGATAATCTTATATAAAATTAAAACAGGAACATTTTTATGCTCTTCAGCAATCTCTATAACCTTTTCATTTCTTCTTTTATTATTAACTATACATTTATCATACGCTGAATCCCACGAAGGAGTAGCTATACAATCCACTGTCAAGAATTTTATGACAGGCTTAGCCATTACATCATTCTCTATCAACTCTTTTGTATAGATCTCAAATAAGATATCGCCGATGTGCTGCCTAACAGTAGCAAATCTATACTTATCATTTCCGTCCGGAGTCGCTGAAAATCCATATCTATAAGGATAGTTTGTTAATTCAAAAAATTCTTGAAAGCTCTTGCTGCCAACTATATGACACTCATCAACAATAACAGTTTTATACCTAGTTAAATCTCCAAGTTTTTTATAAGAGCCTATTGTTGAAACAACATGATCTCCATCAATCTTTCCTTTTCCAGTGCAAATTCCACAACTAAGTCCAGCTTCAGTAAACCTTCTAACTGTCTGTGTCGCTAAAGAAACACTGTCAACTAAAACTAAACAAGGAAGCTTAGTTATCATTAAATATGCAATTATTATTTCAGTATTATGAGAAACTATAAAGTCGCCAAGCATAAATCTTCCATCTCCATCGACAGTAAATCCATAGTAATCACCTTCATCCAATTTTTTAACGCTAAATCCTATTTTCGTTGGATCTTTCAGCTCATGCTTTTTTTTAATCTTTGGGGAAGCCTGTTTTCTTTTTATCTTCGTCGGTATTTTCCAAATGTCTCCAGCTATATACAATGAATAATACAACCCTTCAATTCCATTTTGTGACTTCTTTTTTCCTTTGTTCATAGAAGCATAAAACCCAAGGCTTTTAGCTAAAAAAACAACCTCGCTTGACAATCTTTTATTTTTCTGAGAGAACTCAAACACTCCTCTCTTTTTATCTAAATAGCCATCTGTATCTAATAATCCTGCAAGTAACTTTAGTCTATTCTCAAAATTATCTATCAAGAAATCGTTTGGGATATGTTTATTATTAATGAGATTAAGCCTTCTTAACTCTTCTGTTATAGCATTCTTCTGTTTCTTTCGTCCTGTCAATACATAATTATTGCATCTATCTTCTTGCTCGTAAACAGAAACACTTAAGTCGCTAAAACATTCTGCATATTCATATAAATACTCGATAATTTCATTATCTATAGAAGTAATAGAAGGAGCGTTACTTCTACCATCGCCAAGCCACACTCCAAGAAAATATGGATCTAGCTTATGACTCGCTTCGGGCCAAGCAATAACTGGTTCTTGAAATAACTTAAATACTTTTTTAAAGTCTTTATTCTTTAAAAGATACTCTTTTAATGATATGTCTATAACATCATTCTTTTTTATCTCTTTTGATAAAGTTCTTGTAGCTTTTAAAGTAATAACGTGAGAGCTGTTAACTATATGAAAACCATTACCCTTTAAGTTTTTAATTTTATATAGAGTATCAACTCCAGAAGTTGTAGACAAAACTTTTCTTGGAGTTGAGTCCCAACCCATTATAGTATCTCCTACAACTACTTTTTGCACTTTCTTTATAGAACCATCAAACATCAGAATTTCAGTATTTTCGCCAAAACATTTTCCTGCAGATGTTGGTGCTTTTATTATGCCAATATTTGTCTTAAGCATTGCCTGAAGCGATCCTATTTGATGCTTTACATATTTAAAATCAGGATTGAAATACTTTCGTAATTCTCCATCTGTATATTTTTCTGTTATTAGTTTTGTTCTTTTATCTTGAATTTCTTCAAGTTTTACATTACTTGATTTTAAATAAAGCAGAAGCTCCTTTAAAAACCCAGCTCTAAAAACGAGGGCTTTGCCTTTTTGACCAGCAAAGCAAACATTTTTAACTTTCCTCTTATCAAACCCGCCTCTTGTCATAGTTTTAGACATGTCCTTAAATGTGAACTCGGCTTTTATGTCCTTAATCAACAAATCCGGAACTCCGCCTAAAGCTATGTGAGAGTCAGTAATAAGAAGCTTCAATTATGCGTAAACTCCCCAGATAGAGTCTGCTTTAATCAGCCCTTTCTGGATTTCCTTCAAAGGATTCTCTGGATCAGTTTCATTAAACGACATTACATCGTGCTGATTAAAGATTATTTTATCTCCAACTTTAAATCCACATGTCTCAAGATCAACTTTGTTTCCAATAGCGTCAACTACTGAATGATACTTGTCTTCGCCATTGTCCATTAGAATAAGCCCAGACTCTGTTTTGTTTTTCTTTTCAGCTTTATGAAAGCTGATTATTATCATTTCTCCTAGAGGTGAAATGCTTGTTCTTGCCTCTAAATCTTTAACTTTTTCTTTTGCCATTATTTATCCTTCTTCTAAATTTTCCATAGCATTTATCATTTCTGAAGCTGCGTATTCATCATCTTCTTCATCGTCTATGTTATTAACTTCTGTTAAGTCATTGACATTCAAGTTCTTTTTTTCTTCTTTCATGCTAACTTCTTTAGCATCCAATAGAGCTTGGAAGATATCAAGATTAGCTTCTTCATCTTCCATTAACAATTTAATGAAGTCTTTCTTATAAAAAGAATTATCTTTTCTCCATCCATTAACAGAGTATCTACTACCAGATTTAGAAACTAATCCAAAATCTTTAAGTAGTGTGAATAATCCAGAATGTTTAACTGGCCCAACTGCAAAGTCAAGCAAGAACCAACAATTTCTTCTTTCTGTTCCAAACCTAGATTTTATAATCTGTCCTCTAATACTTTTCAAAGAGGAACCAAGAGAAGTTTTTCTCCGGTCTTTTTCGGCTGACATCTCTTTATCTGAAACTTCAGCATGTGCTGCCATCTCAGTAAACCTACAAGAAACTGAAGGATTATATTCAGCATTTACTCCACCCGTCTCTTTATAAGGATCGTAGATATTTCCAAGGTTTACATAAATTTTATTCGTAAAAACAAAACCTATGTTAGACTTTTCAAATGCTGTGTCGAACGTTCTAAAAAATCTACCAACATCCTGCGCTCTTGCTCCCATATCAACAGTTCCAGAGAACTCTCTAACTGACTGCAAGTTTCCAAGTGAGTCAAGAATTAAAAGAATTTTAGCATCTTCTAACTTCTTATTAAACTGTAAGGCATTAACAATTTTCTTCGTTTGTCTTATTGCGCCTTCAACAAAGTGATTATCAGGAGATTCCAACTTAGCAGGAAACTTCGAATCGGCAACTTCATCAATTTTGTTTGTTTTTTTATTTATTTTATAATTACCAAAAGTATGAGCTTTTACAATTCTTACTTTTTTAGGATCAACTCCTGCGAACTCAATAAGTTCTTTTGCGTGACCACCACCTTCTGTTTCCAGAACAATAATCATATCTATCTGTGGATCTCTCATAGCAGTTGCTGCAATAAGTGATTTACCTGTATTGTGAACTACAAAATCATTAGCTACAAAATTACTATATGGCTTTTTCATTCGTATGTCATAAGTGTGTTTTTTTCCAACGCTATTGATAGAAACTATTTTTTCCCAATGAAAATCATTATGTCTAAAATCTCTAAAGTTTTGTTTAACAGAATGATTTTTATTATTTTCTTTTTTAGCTAAACCCTCTAAAACATCATTAGTCTCTTTTCTCCAAGTATTCGTAGGATATTGAATATCATTTATTCCTCTTCCGTTTTTCTTTCTACTTCCAAAGTCAACTTCTTGATCAGCAGAAGACTTTACCATTACTGTTTCCCCGACAACTAAATCTTTCAAAGCGACAAAGTCATCTTTTTCTGGATCTCCTCTTCCTTTTATGTTTTCATCAGGAACTTTGAACGGATGTTCTTCTGATACAATTATTGTTTTTCCACTCTCTGTTTTTAACATGAAAGTTTCTTTTTCACCAGAGTCAATAACTTCAACAATTTCATTATGCCCTATACAGCTTTTTTTAAAAGAAAATGTATTCGTAGGTAAAGACATATCAAATTTTCTTCCAGTATATTTTTCATCATATCCCATTTTTTGATATAATTCTTTTACTGTATACTCTCCACACTCAGTTCTTTTACCTCTATTAACTTTAATAATTGTATTATCAAAAATACAACCACTTAATCCTGAAAACGATGTAATTCTTCCACCAGGAATACCATATCTCAAATTTCTTGACATAGCATAATTTAACACTGTAACTCCAGTGTCATACCAAGTTTTTACTTTTCCATCCACTTTAGAAAGGTCAATTACGTTATTGAATTGCTTTTTAATCATGTCATCAAGACTATCAAAAACAGAAGATTCTTTTACTACTTCTTTTTCTTTTGCCATTTTACCTTCTTTTAAAAACACCCCGAAGGGTGTTTAATCTTAAGTGAATTCACTTAGGATGTCATCTACAGCATCAGTATCTGCTTCTTCAGCTTTTACGTCTGAGGATGTAATTTCTGTGGCCACTGTTCCGTTTCCAACTTCTACAGCTTGTCCTTTAACAGGTGCTGCCATTACTTCATCAGGGTTAAGGAACTCTTCAACAGCTTTCTTAATAGTGTCAGCTGTAGGAAATTCAATTAATTCACTGTATTTCATTTCCTTAACATAGGTAAGAGTTTCTTTCAGCATTTCTCTATCAGCAAATATTGGTGTAATATTTGGATCTGGAGCACTATTGTCATAGTTTGTTCGACGACCAGTTCCCTGTTTATCGACAATAAAATCTCTTCCTTCTAATGGATGAACGATATTTCCATATCTTCCACCTTTCATAATACCATAAAATTTCTTGTAGATGGTTGGCCCAACTTCGTAAAATTCAGGTTTTGCAACTGCATCATCACTCTTTGCTCTATCAACAATTCTAAAAACATATCTATCTTTTCCAGATAGCTCATAAGCAATTTCTCTTTCTTCGGAATCCTTCTCACCAATCTTGTAGAATTTTTTAGATTTCTGACAAGCTGGGCATATTTCTGCTTCATGTACATTTCCATTTTTATCTGTGAATGTTTGAGCAATACACTCATAAGGTGTTCCATCAATCCAGTGAACTTTGTGATGAAAGAAAGGCATTACTTCTCCAGCAGCTTTATTTGGGGGTAGAAAGCGAATTACGTTTTCGTCAGGTTGTGGTGACCAGAATGATCCTCCACCTTTCTTGTTGTCCGATTCCATTGCCGCTAGCATTGCTTTTGTTTCTTGTGCGTTCATTTTTTCTCCTTGCCGTTTTGTCATTTTCCCTTTGGGGTGTTGGACACTTGGGCATTTTTAATTTGTTTTCCCTTTCGGGTGTTTATACTTAATTATAACATATTATTCTTTTTTTGTCAAGTTTTCTTCAAGACCTTATTAAAATTCTATATTATAATTTCCAGCCTATTTTGTTAGTCGTCCGGAGCCTCTCCGCCGCTTCCTGTAATTAGTATAACATATTATTCTTTTTTTGTCAAGTAATACATGACGTTTAAAAGCACTCAATGAGTGCTTTTAAACTGGCCTTGTCGTGCCTCCTGGATTAGCTGCCTTTTGCTTTTCAGCATTGTATTCATTAAGCATTTTTACATACTTATTGTATTCAAATAAAGGCATATCTTTTAGTTCCGCATATCTGAAGCCCCATTTAACTAAATAAAAGACGCTCTCTTGTATGTGAACTAAATTTTCTTCACTAGAACCGAAAAAACTCGGCACCTATAGGGATCGAACCCGAGTAATCAGTCTCGCAGTATGGACATACTACCCCTTCGAGTTTATCTACTCCAGTCGTATAACTAGAAGCGTCACTTAATGTCGCTCTATCCATTGAAGGAATAGCTTCAAAAAAATCTTCCCAGTCTCCATGAGGAACTTCTGATCCGTCTGGAGCAATTATTTTAATGGTTGTTACTATTAAATTATCAACCATTCTTTGATCTGATGAAGAAGTTGTTTTCTCTCTGTTTTTACTTCTATTATGAATTTCTTCTGAATGCTCTAATCTAGGTAATACAAACATAACTTTATATTTAGTCTTAGGAAGAGTTACAACAAAAGGTTCTTTTATATCATCTGGTAACTCTTTAAATTCAAGTTCAGATATTTTAACTGTATGTCCAAACTCTTTTTCACAGCTACTATTACTACATTTTAGTTTGAATTTGTATTCATCTCCATAGGAAATACTTCTCAAGAAAAACAAAAGATAATTACTATCATAAAGTAGGATGTCTTTAGCATCAATGTCAGAAGAGATACAATTATCTATTACCATTCTTGTAGCAGCCCCAGATTTTAGGAACCTAGATGTTGAAAGAACTTCTTCATCTTTAACTGTCATGTTGAACATTTTTATCTGTCCATTAAGAATGTCTTTATCTTCAGTTATATTTCTATATAGAAGTCCCTTTGATGGAAGAGAAGCCGTTTCTTCTTGTGTAAAATTAAACTTATTGCCACCATTCTTTTTAGCTCTGTTAGGAACATTAGCTATTTTGCTCATGTCTATTTTTGGAGCAGCTGGTGCTTTTTCATTTGCCATTAATTATTTCTCCTTTATGTATATACGACATATCTTACCAAAAAAAACAGAAAAGAAAAAAAACGTACTTGTAAAGATAATATTATAATAAAGAGAATAGAGGTAAAAATATGAGCAATATAGATAATAGTATTATGTCGTTAATGGAAGAGATTAAGTTAAACTCAGGAGTTTATGAACTTAATGAAGGTTTAAGGTCATCAGAGTCTCAGCTAAAAGCAATGAGAAAAATGATAAGAAAGTTAGAGACTAGAAAAGACAAACTTGAAAGCAAAGGCAAGAAAGGCGACGCTAAACTCACAGAAGGTGCAATAAAAAATTGTAAAGTACTTCTTAGAAATTTCGAAGGCTTACAAAAAGATCTTATCACAGCAAAACAAAAAAAAGACAAGGCTTCAGTCTCAAGACTGAAAAAAGAATATAAAGTTTTAGAAAAACAATATTATGAATTTCTAAAACTAATTAAAAAAGATGATACGCTAAACCATTTAATTATAACTGGAGGTATATTTGCTGTAATTGGATTTATAGCATTTGCTGTTTTTTCCTCAATGGAAATCGAGGGATTCATTCATGATATAGGACCTAATCCTATAGATGGAGAAGCAAAAGTTTTGATTGGAGCTGCTGAAAAAGTTACAGGCGTTGAAATGCTTTTCGATAAAAGCAGAAAAGCTCTAGTACTTGATGCGCAGAAAGTAGCTAACCAAGGTGCGTTGTGGCAATTAGAAACAGAGCATAATAAATCACTAGGTCCTATAGTACAAGTAAAAAATATTGGTACTATAGCTGGTAAAGTAGTAGCTGCTATTGGAACTATTATAGTTGGACTAAGTGGTTTAGCAAAAAATAGTGTTGTTGCTAAAAACACTGTTAGATTTCTGAAAGACTTACAAGTTAAAGCAAGAAAATCTACTAAGTAGAAATCTCTGATTTCTACTATATTATTAATGAGAACTGTGGTTCTCTATGTCGGAAATTAATTTCCGACATATATCAAAATTCAGAAGGGAACCATGACATTAAATGAATTTATAACACAGCAAAGTGAGACACAAAGAGGACAGAAAGTAAAATTTTTAGAAAGTGAAATTAAATCAGGCCCTGTAGTAGTAATGAAACAAATTGACACAGGCAAAGCTTTTGTTCTTGAAAAATCCTTAAACGACTTCATGCTTTTCAAAAAGTGGATAGGGAAAGAAGCAGTAGCTGATTTCAAACAAACTGGTAAAAGCATAAGAATAGATAAACAAAAATATCCTTTAGTGCAAGTTAGAGTCAAGAAAAATGATGAAGACTTAAATAGTGAAGATAAGGACAAGGAAACTGAAGAAGAAGTTTTCTAGGAGAAAAAAATGAACCTAATGGAAGAAATGAAAAAAAACTCAGGAGTGATTATAAACGAATCTGATGTCAGTCAGTTTAAAACTATGGAAGCTGAAAGTAGACTTCTTGGAGCGTTCTCTAATCTGCTTAGAGAATTAAAATTCATCAAACGTGACATTTGCAATAGAGGAAATGGCATGCGTATGGGCGGGCCATTCTCTGGTCCTGGTCTTGGACGAGGTAGAGATGATGACGATGAAAAAGAAGCAGATGTTGAAAAACTTCATGAAGTTGCAATGGATAAGCTTGAACTTGTTAAAAAAGAAATAGAAGAAATCTTCAAAGGTAAAGTTAAAGAAAGAGACGATGAAGATGAGGATGAGGATTAAAAATGAAAAATTTTATGAGTATATTAAATGAGAGCAAAGCTGAAATGATCAACGAGGCAGGTATTAGATTACCTCCTACTGCTCAGTCATTTAAAATTTTACACCATGACGATGCGGACGGACTTGGTTCAGCGAAGATGATTAGAAAACAGTTACACAACCAGCTTTTCAAAAAATTCAAGAAGAAAAATCCAGGAAAGACAGACAAGCAGATCTATAAAATTATAGATAGTAGAATCGTATATAAAGATGTAACAGATGGTTCTACCCAACAGCATGTAGAGAAAGCTTTACAGAAATCAGCTAATCAAGTAATTATTGTTGTTGACTTTGACAGGTTTGAAAAATTTGGCCCTAAAGTAGCTGCATTAATTAAAAACGGTGCAATCAACTTTCATTCAGACCATCATGAGACTGAAACTCCACGTTCAACAGGTGGCGGAAAGACCGGCGCTACAGATTTCAGATCAGATACAGAACATTTAGCAACTAAAATAGTTTCTAAAGGTGTTGATGCAAAAGCAGTATTAGCATTTTCAGATACTGATAGTGCTACTTTTAAAGAAAAACTTTCTTCAGCACTTGGACTTAAACCATCCGCTAAGAAAGAATTTAAAATAATTAATGGATTGTTCATTTATCTTTCTCAGTTTGCTAGAGGCCCAATGAAGTCTCCTGTTGCTTCTAAACTGTTTATTAAAAACAGCGGTGATAGTTTAATGTCAATGTATACTTATTCTAAGAAATTAGCTGCAGCTATAAATTTAGCAAATAAAGGACAGAACGCTTTAAATAGAAAGAAAGAGCCTAGCCAGAAAGAAGCAGATGAAATTAGAAAACAGCTTATAAAAAGTGGCTTCAGGGAATTAGCAATGGAAGTTAAGAAAGGAAATAAATCAAAATTCCTTAACTCTCCAGAAAAATTAAAAGAAAAGAATGTAAAAGACTTTGAAGATAAAGAACTTTATTTTAAGAAAGCAGGAAAGTATATTGTGCTATCTGAACTTTCTGGTGCTAAACAGCCTTCTAGATATCTTGGATTTACAGTTCCTAATGATGATCCAGATGTTAAAAAATACTTTTCAATGATTAGAAGTTGGAATGGAATGGGATTCTTCCAGATGTCACTTAGTCCTGAAGCTCCTAAAGAAGTTAAAGATGCAATTAACCTTGTTGAAATAATGAAAGAGTCATTAACTAAAGTTAGAGCTAAGTTTGAAAATAAATATAATACTTGGGCTTTTAACATTATAGATGAAGAAATGGGCGGACATGCTGGTATTACAAATGCTGGTGGTATGGGACTTTTTGGATTGATGCCTAAGAAAATGAGAGAAGAATATAAAGCGATCGTTCCTATTAGTAAAAGAGTTAAAGCTTTAAGCGTCATGAAAAGAAAAGCGCCAAGAGAGGAATTCTTAAAGAAAGTTCCTGGACTTGCTGCTAAGCTTGGTAGACTTAAAGAACTTGAAGACGCTAAGAAAGAATATTCTAAAAACAAAGTAAAAGTTATGAATTATTTTAAAAAAATTATGGCTGAAGAAGTTGATAAAAAAATTGCTGAAGTTATGAAAAAGAAGCCTACGAACGAAGCTACTATAACCCTTAAACAGAAAATACTAGAAAATACTAGAAAATACTAGAAAGTAGAAGAAAATAAAAAAAAGACATCCAATTGGATGTCTTTTTTTTATAGTACCTCTTCTATGAGGCGCTTCTCTTTATTTATGAAAGACTGTAAAACTTGTTTACCTTCAGTTATCTGTCTTGCACCTAAAGATGTATGTTCGGCAATAAGTGAAATCCCGTGTTCAAGACATGCAATAGTTTTTACAACTGCATCTTTATTTGACTCTCTTAAGATTTTTGGTGATTTATCAAGTTCAGTTATTGAAGCATTGATATCCTCTACAATTGAATCCATTTTCATTTTTGCATAAATGGAAGAAACTTTAGTTCCTTCAAGAATCTTGTTCTCGAACTCTTGGTAGTTTCTTGATGCTCTATTTAATTTTTTAATAAAAGATTTTGTGTTGTCACAGCCTTCAAGTAAAGCAGAAGATCTTTTACCAACAAGAAGTATGTCATAGTCCTCGTCAATAAAGCTGCCTATATCTTTTATTGTATTTTTAGAGTCAACGAATTCTTTTCCATATTTTATTTCTTCTAAAAGTTGTTCTAGTATCATTTTACTAATCTCCTATTTGCTAACTACTGTTATTATTATCTTTACAGCAGTATTTCAAAAGTATTTACGTAAAGATAATACAGTAGAGAGGAAAGTAATTTGAAAAACTTAGAATATAATTTAATTGACTGGAAAAGAACTAAAGGAGTTTAAACGTGAAATTAAAAGAAATAACTGAAATGATGCAAAGAGAAAGAGTTGTTAGAAAAGGTCAGTGGAAAATTAGATATACTACTGACAGAGAAGGATATAAAATCCTAAACAACGAAGAAGGTAGAAGAGAAGTTAAAATGTCTCCATCTGAAATTCGCAAAAGAAAGAGAGCTGGAAAACGTGCAGCAAGAAAGATGAAGAGTAAGATGGCTTCTATCAACGCTAAAAGAAAAAGAAGTATGGCTAAAAGATAATGAAAGTATTAATTGAAATGGATAAAAGTAACTGGCAGTTTCTTTCAAAAGAGGAGTCTGGTAACTGTGAAGTTGTAAATACTAAAACAAAACTTCAGTTCAACGGTGTTATAGTCTCAATGACATCTTCAGGTAAATACTACGTAGAACTAAAAGAACAAATCCAAACTGGTGGTAGCTAATTATGATAGTTTCTTGGTTACTCTCGAAATTAAGAAGTAGGAGATATGCTCTACAGAGAACAAACGGAAAACAATTAATTTTTGGCTGTATCTACTCAATGAGATATTCGAACTGGAAGAGAGATCCGAATCCGTTAATTTTAGTTTTATACTCAGGCCCAAGAACTTTCGTTCATGTTTCAGGTCACTACACTGACGGAATCAATCTCCATTATTTAAACATGAGTGATAAGATGTGGCTAGCGAAAACTATCTATTTAATAAAGAAAGGTAGTCAGCAGATGCAACCGCATTTGTTTTATAGATTTTTAAAAATGAATAGACCTAATATAGCAAGGACTGCTTATAGAAGATATCATTCAAACATGATAATACAGCCAAGGATGGTAAGTGCTGGATGGACTCATTTTGATAGAATGGTTTATCCTTTTAATGATCCGTGGATAACACAATTAAATAAGACTTTACAGCCAGCTGAAATTAACTTTACTAAAGTGAAGGTTGCTTATTCACCAACCGAATTAACGGATAGAATAAACACAGCAATAAACGCAAGACCGATAACTACATTATCAGTTAATAATCCTGTGTCTACTACTAATGTAACTAACATCAATAGACCTTAGTTACTGAACGTTCATAAGATTTAACACAAAACCAACTACAATTGCTGTTAAACACACTCCTGAAACTACTATGTGAGCTAACACTTCAAGAATAAGCATTGGAATTCCAAAGTTTACAAAAGGTGTGATTATTACAGCTAACAGAGATGCAATTACTAATACGTTTAATGTTATGCTTTCTTTATGAGTCCTTTTCATTTTTTATTTTCCTTTTTATTATATCTAATATAGATCCTTTCCCTCTAATCTCTTTTTGAAACTCAGAAGGAGTTATTTTATTTATGATCTCTTTAAGTCTTTTACTTGAAACCTTCTTGCCTATCATCTTCTTTACTTCACTAAATTTCATATTACAAACCTTATATTCATTATAAGTATAACTTTACTTTTTTATTGAAAAGATAATACCAGAGGAAAATTAATGGCAAAAGAAATAGTAAGAGCAGAAGATTCATTTAAGCTAGATGCAAACAACACAAACCAAAGTGCGACTGGAATACTACCTTCAATCCCTTGGGTTGAAATTCAATTTAGAACAAATATAACAGAAGAATCAAATTTAAATAAAATAACTCCATCTTCTAAAAATGAGTGGACTACAGTAACTTCACGAGCGGCTAGTGACACTTATTCAGTTCCTCTCAAACAAGGAGATGAAAGTTCATTAAGATTTGATAATTACTTTGAGAACGTTACATTAGAAGATTCTGGTGGAGTTATAAACTGCCAGCTTCAATTGTTTGATAAAGATCTTGAGAGACTTGAGAACATCATAATAAAGTCTATGGTTGCAGTTAAAGGAGGGAATGAAATTGCTATGAATTCATTAGCAAAGGCAACTCCTAAAGCAGTGCTAGAATTTATGCCAAATCCTTCATCTAATATAAATTTTAGAATTAGATTTGGATACTCTGATCCTGGAGGCGGCACAGACGTTTATAGACCAGCTTTGAAATCATCTCCTGAATGGAAAGCTAGAACTACAAATTCAAAAAAAGGATCTCTTTATATTAAAAGCCCATGGACTTACTTCATGATGATGGGGCTAGAGTTTAATCTAACCCAAAAAGGAATGTCTGCTGATGTAAAAGGAGTTTCTATTTCAAATTCATTCTTAGATAAGACTAAAATAATTAAACGCTTTGCTTTAATGAAAGGAACTCCGAAGAAACTATTTAATGGTATAGCTCGGCAAATATACTCAGCTACTGGAGGAAGAGTTCAAGTAGTGCAAGGAGTATTAGCAGGAAGTACATCATCGGCACCATCAAAACCAATATTGCCTAATGACGTGACTAGTGCTTTGGGTTCAAATGTTGATTATGGAGTTCCGAGTGATCTTCCAATACAATGGGCAGTATCGTCGAAAGAAGGAGCTTCTAAAACCTATCCAAGATCTTTAACAAGAGCACAAAGAAAAGACTTAGAAGAAAGTGCAAAATGGCTTAATATAAGTTTGTCTCTTGGTGGTGAACCAAGATATGAAACAAGCGCAAACGGGGAAATGACAGGAAAAATTATAAATGAATTTATGTCATTGAAAAATCTTCTTAACGATTTTGTTAGTAAAGTTCCTTGTATTTTAAGAAATAAAAATACTAATAAGTACATAACAGATGCTGAAGTTGTAAAGAAGATAATGGATAACACTACTAAGAAATATGACTCTACAGCGTTTGAGCCAATTAAATATACATATTCTATAAATGAACAAACGACAGATCTTGGAGACGGAGCAATAACTGACACTATAGTTATTATCAGATTCTTCTATAGAAGACTTGATAATACAAAGCAAGGTTTTGTTAGAAGTTATGATTATATGCAGTCACCTACTTCATTAATAAAAAATTTTAACGTAAAAAATAGTTTGGATTTTGTCCAACTTAATCAGAGTATTGTAGTTAAAGGTGAAAATCTTGACGCTTTGATTTCAGCACCTAATAAGGAAACGGATAACAATCAAGGATCAGCACCTGCTGATATAACATCTGCATTGACTGATAAAATTAATAATGGAAGTTTCTCATTAGTAAATAAGATTGTTGAAGATAATGGAGAAGGGGGAGCTAATGTAATTGCTACGAAAGTAGTTCAAAATATGAATGATGGTATATTTACTGGAACTATTGAGATACTTGGAGATCCGTTCTTTATGTTTGATTCTTCACTACAGCCATTTCAATATTACATAAAGATAAACGTATACAGAAGCTATAATGAATATAGTAAAAGTTCAAATAAAAAGATATTGAGCCAGAGTTACCTAACTGGATATTATCTAATAAAGAAGATTACTCACAACATCAACGCTTCAGGATTTAAAACAATTCTTGAGGTTCAAAGATATCCAACAACAGGAATCGAAACTTGACGTTATGAAGAATAATTGAAAAGATAACATAAACAGGTATTTGGAGAAACAATGGCAAATTCAGCAGATTTATTTTTAAACATATCTAATGGCTTAGACGAGTCCATGAAGAAAGCAGAAGGCAGCATGAATAATATCAATGATGTCTCTGGAAAAATAAATAAAACAATGGAAAAAACAACCAAATCTTCAAATATGCTAAATGAAGATTATGATGACATAGCAGAAAACTCAGAAAAAACAAGCGCTCATACAGATAAGCTTCTTGACGGATTAAAGAAAGTAGCAGGTATGGCTAAAAGAATTGTCGGAACAATTCTTGGAGGTTTTGCTATTTTTAGTTTTGGAGATATAGTCCATTCGGTATTTAGTCTAAATCAGGAGATGACAGACCTGTCATATAGGATGGGAGAAGGTGGAAAGTCAGTAGGAGCATTAACAGAGGCTGTAACTGACACTACAATGGCTACTGGAATCTCTTTGGATAGATCAAAAGAATGGATTAAAGTATTAAGGGGAATGCGTGTTGCAACAAAAGATGTCGGAAACTTAGCTATAGCTGGAGCTCATTTTGGAGAAATTACTGGAGCAAGTGATGACGCAGTTCAAAATCTTACAGGTAGCTTATATAAAATGGGCGGCCTTGGAACTAAACAAATAAAAAATGTATTAAAAGGAATGGTTGGAGCGCAAAGAGCTTTTGGTTTAACTTCAGGTGAAGTCAATAGACTTAGTGAAACAATAGTTGGGTCAACTACAAACTTAAGACAGCTTGGAAAATCATCAGCAGATGTTGCGAAATTCTCAACAGGAGTTACAAAACTAGCTGGAGCATTCGCAAGCGTTGGTATAAAAGCAGAAGTAGCTGCAGGCTTCATAGAAAAATTAATGGATCCTGGTGCTATACAAGATAATATGTTATTGTTTAGTAAACTTGGTGTCACAATGGAAGATGCTATGTCTGGAAATATAGACCCTGCAGCTTTAGTTGGAGGATTTAAAGATCTTGGAGCAGAGCTTAAGAATATGAATCCAATTGCTGCTTCTCAAATGGCTAAGTCAATGGGAATGAGTTTAACAGACTTAAGAGCAATGGGAGAGATGGATACAGGAGAGTTAGAAAAGACGTTCGCTGGAATGACAGGAAGTGCAGGTAAGATGTCAGAAGAACAGGAAAAACAAGCTACAGCTCAAAAAGCACTCTCGACAAGTATGGAAAAATTTAAAGCACTTGCTGTTCAAATTGGTTCAAAAGCAATGCCTTTAATTAACATGGCGGCAACATTCATAGCTAAAAACTTTGATAAACTACTTGGATACGCTAAAAACTTCATGGGAATGTTCTCAGGAAAAGGCGGTAAAGGAATTGCAGTTGCTATAGTTGGTGGTATTGTTGCTGCAGTCGTTGCGTTTAAAATATTTAGAAAGAAGTTCTTCTCTGTAAATACAGAAATAGGAGAACAACTAAGAGAATCTCTTGATACTGGAATGGATGAGTCTATGGAGATGGGTGCTCAAAAATCTTCTAAGAAGTTCGTTAGAATAATGGCAGCAGCCGTCAAAAACTATACTACAAATTTACAAGACAGAATTATAGAAAGCAGCAACTATGCTGCAACAAAAGCTTCAGCAAACTATTTTAAAATTCTATCAAATACAAATATAAACGCTTCAGCAAAAAAATTAACAGAGGCAAATGCGGAATGGCTAGATAAGATTTCAGCTGGAGCAAAGCCAGTTAGTATGATCAGTAAATGGATTGAGAGAGCAAATGAAAATACGTTGGAAGCAATTAAGCTAACTAGACAAGATGCTAAGATGAAAATTAACTTTTTAGACAATGACAAGAAAGCAGTTGAGAATAGAATACAGGATTTAAGAACAAGAGCTGATCAACTTGACTTAATAAGTAGAACAGGTAAACTCACTTGGGCTCAAGGGAGAGAACAAAAATTAATAAGTAAAGAGCTTGCTCATCAAGGAAAAGTTCAGCAAAAAGCTTTTGATAAACTTGAGGATGTTAAGACAAGATCGCATGCAAGAGAAAAATCTTACTTAAAGAATCTATCAAAAGAACAAAGAAAAATGCAAGCTATTGAGCTCAAGTCTGAGTTAGCTGGAGCTAACTCAGACTTAATTAGAATAAAGGGACAGAAAGAACTGGCTGAATTGACACTATCAGAACTTGATAGTTCTAATAGAATAATTGAAGCACGACTAGAAGAGATAAAAGCAGCAAAAACTGAAGCTGGTATCAGCAGTGAAAAGCTAATGGAGTTAGATGAAGAAAGAAAGAAACTTAGAGGAATTAGATCAGAAAACACTGAATTACATAAAGCACAAACTGAGCATCTTGAAAATCAAAAGAAACAAGAACTTAAAGTTCTTGAATCACAAGAAGAATCTAAAGGAAAACTTAACGATATTTTAAGTACGACTTCTGCAATAACTCAAAGAGAATATGATCGTCTTGCTGCATCAGAAGAGATTTTATTAGCACAGAGACAAGGTTTTGAAGAAGGAACTGATGGATGGCAAGCCTTAACTGAAGAAATTAATGCAAACCAGAAAGCTCAGCTAGGAGCTTTAGCAGGAACTGACCTAGATGTTCTTATTGAACCTATGGGTGCAAAACTAGCAGCTGCAGCCATTCAGGTAAAAGATAACTTAGTTCTTGGACTTAAAGAAAGAATCGGGCAACTAGGAGATTCTTTTATCGCTGGGGCAGAAGTTGTTAAAGAGAGAATTAATCCTAAAAATTGGCTAAAAGCATTGAGAGCAGTCGGTGAAGGAAGTTTGACGAAAGGGCTTGCAAAAACTTTCGCAAAGGGAGCAAAAACTTTCGCCAAAGGAATAGGCGGAGCAACAAAATTAGCTAGCGCAGGACTATCAAAAATTGGTGGGCCAATTGCTTTAATTGGTGGCATGTTAATCGGCGCAATGATGAAGATGGATGGATTCAGAAAAATAATGGATAAACTTAAAGGAGTTTTTGATAAAGTAGTAGGACGTTTGATGCCAATAATAGAAAAGCAGTTAATGCCAGTATTCGATCAATTAATTAATGCTTTACTTCCACTTGTTGAAATAGTAGGAAGTTTACTTGGTCCTATCATGGGAGTCCTCGTAGAAGTAATGAAGGCAATACTTCCTATCTTTATAGAACTTGTGAAAGCAGCGCTTCCTCCAATCTTAAAAGTATTAGGTTACTTACTTAAAGTAATAAGTTTCTTGATTGAAAATATAGCTAAACTAGGACAGTTTATTGCTGATATGGGGAAGAAAGCAACTCCAAAAGAACAGGCGATGATAAATGGAATGAAGGCAATGGCAGGATCATTTAAGTCTTCTGGAGATGCAATGATTGAAGCCTCTGAAACAATAGGAAAATCATTTAAAGACTCAGAGTTTGGAGAGATTCCTAAAGTAGATTTAAATGGAATGGATGAATATACTTCAAATCAATTAGACTTATCAGAGCAAACAGCAGAAAATACGGATCCTGATACAGAAACTACAACAACCAAGTTAATGCCATTTATTATGCAAGCAACTGCTACAGAATTTGTTAAAACAGAAGATGCCAGAAAAGTTGTTACTAGTCCAGCTCAAAAGAAAGCGCTTAAAGAAGCAGAAAAGACAAACAAAAAGCTAGATACATTAATTGAAAAAGAAGAAATAAAACAAGTTGTCATTATTCAGCAGGCAGAAGAAGTTAAGAAACAGACAGAGATAGCAGAAGCAAGTCACTTTGTCAAAAAAATTAAGCGTAGTAGTTATGATGCTTATGGAAGCGGAACCTAAGATGAGCATAAAAATAGTAGTAAAAATGATTAGGAGAATTGAGTGAAGAAGAATTACATAAACTATAATCTATCTCTAGTAGATCCAGAGAACATAGAATTAAATCCTCCTACTCATGGAGAAACAGTAAAAGAAGATACTGCTATTGAAATAGAGGAATTAGTTGAGGAAAAAATTGAATTTGGACTGTTAGGAGAAATAGCCGGAAAAGACGCTAAACCTCAAGAGGATCCTACTGATGCACTTCAGGGTCTCTTTGAAGTAACGAATATTAATAACTTAGGAGCTTTTGGAGCAGCGAGGGAATACCCTATAGAACCGATTGATTCTGATTTAACTATAAGTACTTGGACGACAGAAGAAAAACAAATTCCTGGGTTGCCATCATCCGCTACATATGAATCTAAATCAAAAACAGACTTTAAGGTAACTCAAGACAACAAAGGTAAGCAAGAGTTGTCTCCTTCCATTGAGCCAGAAAATGAATTATTTATTATTCCAAAATTAATCGATGCATATGGAAAAGCAGACAAGTCGAACGTAAGTAATAGTTTAATAAGAGATGTTGAAAGCTCTAAGATAAATATAGCTGAAGATTCTGTTGAAATAGGAAACATCAGTAATGAGATAAAAACTAAAAAACTCACTGATGTATCAAAAGACACAACTAAAGATAACTATACTGAAGTAACTATAACAGAAGATAAAAAGATTAAAAGCGATAATGAAATAGATTTCTTTAACCTAAGTCCTTTCTTTAAATCGTCTAATTTAATTAATGTTCCATACTCAGCAGATACTATGAGCTATGACCAGATAACAAAAAGCCTTAACGTAAAAGGGCAGATTTCAAACCTTGGAGCTCTACATGTCTATCCAGTAAATCCAAATACTGAAGGCGGCATTTCTTCTAAGTATACAATACCTTTTGAGTTCAATCCTAAGATATCTGAATCTGGAAGAGCTGCTAAATATGAAGCAACGTCAATTTTAAGCAGAATTGGTGACATTCAATCATATATAAAAACAGAAGGTTCTTCAGTAAACTTAACAACTACTTATACTGTATTAACACCAGATGCTGATGATACAAGTGTTAAGACTGGAGATAATTCTGGTGTAGATAGTTGGATGAAAATATTTACACTTAGAAATATACAGAGCATAGAGATGGCATATAGAGGATTAGTATTTCCACAAACATCAAAAGAAGCCGGATCTTTCTATAGACCTCCTGTAGTAAAAATTGTTTTTGGTGATACTACGCAAGTTAATCATAGCGAAGAAGTAACACAAACAGTGCCTTTCAATAACTTATTAACATATCCATACAAAATGGCTAGTTCTACTAAAGTATATCATAGAAGCTTTGTAGTTTCTAAAGTAGATATAAAGAAAGACTGGGATAACTCACCAGTTATATTAAATAAGAATAATAATGGAATAGTAGACCTAATGACATTTGAAGTTACTGTAACTCTTAATGAAATAGATCCTATGTATATTGGTGTGTTGCCAAGCTTTGAAGATTATTATTCAATAGTGCCAACGCTTTAAGGAGATAAAACGTGTCATATTCAAGATTTCAATTTTTTCCAGATATTTGGAATGATGATATTCAGCATAACCAAAAAGGAATATTAGATACAGAAGCATTAAAGGAAAGATTAAACGACGACAGCATATCTCTTTATACAATTCCTTTAGCTTTTAATTTTAGACCAGACTTAATATCTAACCTGTTTTATGGTACAGGTGATCTACATTGGGTAATTACATATATAAATGATATAAACGACTCGCCAGAAGGATACTATACTGGAAGAGTTATTAAAGTTCCTACACCTAAAAAAGTATCAGAAATAGTTTAAGGAGATATAATGGCATATCCAAAGTTTGGTATCTACCAAGCAATAGTTACAGATAACTCAGAGTTTTTTCAAAGAGGATACTTAAGAGTTCGAGTCTCTGTTTTTTATAATGAAACAATTGAATGGGATTTATCTCAAGGGTACAACAAAGATGCTTTCACTAAAGAATTAGCTAATGACATTAAATGCTTTGTTGGTATGCCTATAGGTGGCGGAAGCGGACATGGAATGTTTTCATTACCGCAAGTTAACTCAGTTGGAATGGTAAGTTTCTTAGATGGAAATACAGATAGAGCTGTTTGGATGGGGTCATTCGCTAGACCAACATTTGATGCCGATGGTGAGTTCATAGGGGCTACTGTTCCAAACGACCAATTAGAATTCGAAGGTGTTGGCACTGATGGAGTTTCAGCTAATGGATCTCAAATGAAATCTGATGGTGGGTGTATAGTAATAAGACAAAAATCAACAGAGTCTGGAAATGCTAGTTCTATGAACTGGGACAATCACAGAACAGAAAACTTAACTGTTATGTCTGCAGATGAATATACTCTTACTCATGTTTCTTCTTGGAATGAAAGCAATGGAGCTTTTACTCCTTCTGATTACCAAGAGATAGCAATTAAAACAAACACTGATAAAACATCTTCTAATAAAGGCGTTACAGCTATAAATATTAAGTCTTACGTTGAAGGAAAAGGTGATACTACAGATTACTTTGGAATTGAAATTATAGAAAAAGATATAAAGATAATATCTAATAGTTCTAAAGCTAAAACAGAAAATTTAATTGAAATAGATGAATCCGAAGTAAAGCTTCAATCAACTAATAGCAATACAGGAAGAACAACATCAGTTACGTGTAATCCAAAAGAAGTCAATTTAAAGACTAAAGATGCAAGCGTTACAGTAAGTAAAGATGAAGTGAATATTTATGGTAAAAGTAAAATTACTTTATCAGGAGATGAAGTAATGCTTGGCGGTCTAGGTAATGAATATGTAGTAACTGCTTCAGTTCCATTCTCTTATAGAATGGAAGATGGAACTGTCTTAACTGCTACTCATAAAGTAAAAGCATAAGGAAATATAATGGGCTGTAATTCAATATGTAAAGCAAAAAAGAAGGCTAAGAAAGCAAAGAAACAAGCAGCGGAAGAAGAAAGAAAGGCTGATGCATCAATAGCTGCCGCTAAGAAACAAGCTGCTGCCGCAAAAGCAACTTCTGGAGCTTTAGCTGGAAAGTCAAAAACATACTCAGTTAAGAGCTATTCAGTAGAAACAATTACAGTCGCTAAATACTTAGGAATAGATAATCAAAAAAATGCTTTATCTATTCGTGAGATGGAAAGGCTGTTAAAAACAGCTAGAAGATCTCCTACTATTGTTGCTAACTCCGTAGCGAAGAGTCTTATTAAGCCAGTATCTAAAGCTATTGGTGTCTATAAATATCTTGATTATGGAAGAAAAGCTTTTCTGATAGCAAAACCTGCTGTAAAAGTGGCATCGCAGATAAATGATATTGCTGTATGTAACTTTATGGCTATTGGAGAACTTATTGCTGATATAGCTCAGCTGGTATTACAGGTATTGATTGGGTTTGCTCCTTATTTAATAGAACTATTAAAGAATATATTATTAAATATTCCTTTATACACAAAAGTTATTACAAACGAGCAAAGCATTGTTATTACAAATCTTATAGTAACAACAAAAGTAAATATTGAAAATGTAACAAAAGAAGTATTAGTTAATTTCGAAGTATCTAAACAAAGATGTCCTGATGTTCTTGATGCACTTGCTGCCATTAGAGCAGTAGAAGGATCAATAAATTCGTCTATTCAAAGTTATACTCAAGGGAACCCAATTCCTGTATTGGAAGATCTGGCTGACGTTGTAGCATTAAGAGATATCATTATAGAATATATAATTGCAGGACTTGGATGTGGAAAAAAGACTGTTGTTCAAGACATTATAGCAGAAGTAAACAAAGAAGAAATGGATGTATTGAGCATTCCTGATATGGCAAATGCTGACGTTGAAGATAAACAAGCGATGAAAGCTATGCTCGACGGTATGTTAGAGATGAACAAAAAAGTTGCTGTTGCTGAAACAGAAGAACTTCTTAGAAGACAATTTGCTGTTTCTCAATCTATTCCTACAGCTGATAATGAAAGATTCGCAGACTTTGGCTTAGCTGAAGCTGCTGCTGATAACGTCATACAAGCATTAAGAAACATGCTTGTATTTAATTTAACTGCTTATAATAAAACCGACGGATCAGTTTTCCCTAAGTTAGATATAGAAGCTGCCTCTGAGCTAGAGCTCAATAGAGAAATAAGCAAGAAAGTAAATAATGTAGCAGGTTCAATAGAAGATATTACTACAATAGCTGTAGTGGAAGAATTAATACAAAGTAATAAAATACAAATATTACAAAACGTAATTTACAGCATTGACAACGTTGGGTTTGATACAACAAAAGTTGTATTAGATGACTGTGTTAGTTTTAACATAAATAGTGATTTTGGACTATTAAGAGTTTCAACTAAAGAAGCAAATGCTATAGCAGTAGCTGCTGAAGTAATAGATAGTACTTCTGAAATGATAGCTTTTAAAGATCAAATTTATGCAGATACTAAACAGATGATAATTGATGAACTTATTGAAGTTAGAGACACTTGTGGATTTGCTGAACAATTATGCAATATGTTGCATTGGTTTAAAAGTGAGCTATCTCTAAATATCAAGAAGAATCTTGATGAGACATCTCTTAACATCGCAGCAGCAGACGTTCCTGATTATATTGATCCACTTAAGCTTACAGAAATGGTTAAATTATTTAATGGAGAAATCAATAAAGAAATAGCAGATGCAGCTAAAACAATTATACATGAATCAATAATTCCATGCAAGGCTTGTAAACCTTGTGAGCAGATTAAAGATGAACTTTACTTTATAGCTACAGGAAAGATAGAAAAAATTAAAGATGAGATGATTAGAAATGCTGGAGTTTTTATTGACAACGATGGACTTGATTGGACTATCACACAAGATGGAACAAAAGCTCAGTCAATAATTGATAAGAAAGCACAGCTTACAGAAGCTTACGTAACAGCAATTGACACAAAAGCAGGTTCAGTAAACTTAATAGATGAATTTATAATTAGATTAAAAGCAGAAGAAGCTGACTTAGTAGCTAGTATAAAAGTAATAATAAAGAATTTATAGGTAAAACAATGGCAACATTCACAACAGAAAAGAGAAGAGAACTTACTAAAACAAAAGCTATCGCTGATGAATATGTCTTGGAACAAATGGGTAAACAGATTGACCTTACATATGCTGATAAAGTTGAAGCTGATAGAGCTAATAACGGAATCTTTAGACGAGTTAATGCTGAACTTACTGGACTAGCGTATGAATATAGATACCTTACCGGAAAATACCACCCATCTCTCGATGAACTAGAAGTAATCTATACAGGGTTAGACGCAGATAATAATTATGAAGAGAAATCATATTGGGACAATATGAAACTTCACAGTGCAGGAAAGCTAGAAACTGGCAACGAGTTTCACTTAAACACAAGAGAAGGAACTACTGTAAGTTATCCTATTAGACCTACTAAATATTCGTTTTGGTGTGAAGACTCGAATGTGATATACGTAAAAGATTTTGAGACTACTGAAAACAATCTTATTGCAATGGTTAGAACTTTTAATACATGGTATACCTCTGGAGGAGGAACTGGTAATATTGAAACAACTATCGCCGGCCCTTATTCCGAGATAGATTATTCATTAAAGGATAATGAACAAGATTATATGGCTATTGGATATGCAGGATATCAGTCAGATCCTGAAAACGGATACATGGCTGAAGGTTGGGATCCAACAGGAGAGCTTGTTCTTGTTAATACTGGTGACATCACAAATTTTTCTTTTGGAAAAGTCTTTGCAGCTAAAGATACACCAAGTAGAATTCTGTTAGCGCCATACGGACAAAAAGGAACTGTTCCTGATGATGCAGTAATTACATCCACTTTCACTGCAGGAACTACAATAATTCTTCACATGGCAGCTCAAACAATAGCAAATCTTGAACTGTCTTATAGAATGAGTAGACACTACCTTGAGTTTAATCCTAAGAGCGAAGACGCTGATAATGCTATTATATTAACTGGATTAGATACAGTTATTGATCTAATTGAAGTATGGGAAAACGTTGCAGATAGATACACATTTACAAGAATGATTGAACTAATGGACAACATACAGACAGTTAGAAACTCTACTATGTTAAGTAATAGAATAGCGTATATAAATGCATATCTTATAACAGAAGCTGTAGAGGAACTTTACGAAGACAGATTTAATATATTAGATCTTCGCCTGTCAAAAGTAGGTGGAACTTTAAAAGATATAATGACTATCGAGAAAGGTAATGCTGTAATAAACAAAGTTCTTGACGAACAAAGTAATTCCTTAGAGTGGTATAAGAAATTCTTTATAGTTAAGAGAGCTCAGGTAGATGGAGATTATTATAGGAGATTGTTTATAGCAAACCCTGATGGTCTTGAGGTTGGAGATTGGTGCTATATTTTATCTGACAATGAAAACGTCAAAGAAATTTATGCTGAGATAACACACATAGTCTATGCAAGGGTAGAAGACCCTTATCGAACTACGTATGACGATGAAGGAAATATCTTCACAGCTTACAAAGAAAGTTATAAAATATTCTTTAATGGGGTCATTTTTAGCGCAGATTATATAACATCTGAAGACTTAAGAATAATTAAAGAAATTTCATAATAGTTGTAAAGATAATACCAAACAAATTAGGAATAGTGATGAAAGGTATTGGAATTTACGGAACGGACTTTTTAAAGATTAAAGAAGACCAAGAGCTAGTTAAAGAAAACATAAGAAGGATTCTAACCACTCTTCCTGGCGAAATGGTTGGTAATATAAAATTTGGCTCAAGAGTCAGAGAATATATTTTCAACTTTAGCAGTGTATTAGTTGAAGACTTAGAACAAGTTATTACTTCTTCTATATTAGCTTGGGAAAAACGAGTTAATATTTTAGACATTGAGATAGTTCTTGATGAGATTTATAAAGAGAGGCTTAAAGTAATAATTGATCTTCAGCTAAAAGAAAATTTGGACGAATTTAATTTATCTTTAGAGATAGTATTCTAGGGTTCGTATATAAACTATAAAAAATTAAGGGTTAATTAATGGCTACAAAACAATTATTAGAACTTCCGAAGACTCAATTCAGTGGACTTGAATACAGTAATATCCTCGAAGACGTTTATAACATGGTTAAGGAAAATCCTGAGTATAACGGAAACTGGGATGATTTCTTATCAAGTGATGCTGGTGTTATGATGACAACTATATTTTCTTGGATTACAGATCAGCTTGCTACAAGAATAGATTGGGTTGTAAATGAAAACTTTATCGGAACTGCTACTCAAAGAAACTCAATAATAAACTTGCTAAAACTTATCGGCTATAAGTTTGCGCTTCCTGCAGCAGCTTCAGTGCCTGTTGAAATAGAATTTGAAGATGCTTGTGGAGCATATACTCTTAAACCAGTTTATTCAGAAGCAGCAGGAACATTTGAGACAACAACACTTACAGCATTGGATAAAGCAGGAAACACAAAATTCTTTGAAGCTATTGGCTATGACTCAGCAACAACAGAATACCTATACAAACTTCCTATCGAATTAGACACAGCCAACTATTTAAATTTTACTGTTGATTTTTATGAAGGTCAAACTAAGATTGAAGATTTTGACTCAACTACTAATCAAGCTCAGGTATTTAATATATCTGAAAGTCCTGTCGTTAGAAACTCTATTAAAGTTTATCTTGTAGAAACAAATGGAGAGATAGTAACAGAGACAGAACTTCTTGCAGTAGATAGTTTTCTAAATTTAAAAGCTCAGCAGTTAGAGAATGCTGATGGAACAGAGAATGCTATTCCATACGTAGTTAATGTTCTTGAAGATGATGAAGTAGAAATTACATTTGGATCATCTTCACTTTTAGCTGACCAAGATAGACGACTAACAGAAGGTGCGTCGATTCGTATCTTTTATAGAGTTGGTGGTGGTATAGACGGAAATATATCAAGAAATGCAATTAATATAACTGAAGAAATATTAAACAATGAAATAAATACATCTGTATTCTACTTAAATAAAACAGAAGGTGTTGGATCAGAAGACAGTGAAACAATTGAACATGCTGCTTACTCTGGCCCACTTCAAATTAAAGCTGCCGGTAAGACTGTAACTGAAGAAGATTACGACATTATTCTTTCAAGTTTTATAAACGTTCTTCTTTCTAAGGCTTATGGGCATAACAACATTCCTCATGGATTCTATGAAAAGTATGGTCTTTATATAAGTCCATTAGAAGTTCTTAATTATGTTATTATAAAGAAATCAGGGTGGGAAGAAGTTCCTACATCTAAATATAAATATGCTAACTGGGGAACTTTTAACTTAGAGAATTACTTCAATGAGAAATTAACATTTAGTGACGGCTCTTTTGGTAATGCTTTGTCGTTAAACAATAACAAGTCAATCATATTAAGTGGTGACTATGATTATAACAATCAGGGTGGTAGAACTTTCTACAATTATATGGTGTTAACTACACCTAATGCATGGAAAGAAAGCGTCTGGATTGAAAATCCAGTAGCTCCAGTTCTTGATGAAAGCGAAGAAATTCCTGATGAGTATGAAAGTTATGTTGCCAACCCTTACTTGAAAGCAAGCTTAACAACAGCTAACTATGAAGATGGTGATTATCAACTACTTGAAGACATAACAAGTCATTACCTTGATGATAACGATGAAGATTCTTTTTTTTATGGTAACTATAATGATACAGGTCTTCCAAAAGAAGAGATAGTAGAAAATATTCACGCATACCTACAGTCAAATAAAGATGTAACAACTGGCGTCTATATTGGATCAAGTGAAGTGGATTACGGTCTTAACGCCAACCTTCTTAATCTTAATATAGATGGGCATGGAGAAGTAATAATAGATCTTTCATTTGGTGGAGTTAATAGTGAACTTGTTCCTCTTGGAAACAATACTGTCGACAATAGTGTTATTCAGTTAATAAATTATAATCTTAGGGATGCTTATAATGATGTATTCGCATACCATGATTTCGGCGTGTTAATAGAAGACACAACTGCTATAGTTGAAAACCTTGAAAGTTTTGATGAAGATGATTGGGCTCTAAAGGTCGGAAATCATACTTTCTCAATAAACCTTGGAACGACACAGACTTACGACCTTTTAATTGATTATATGAATGCTGCATTTGATGCTGCAGGCGCTTTTGGATATCAAGAGTTTAATCACACAACAACAATTCCATTCGCAGTAACAGATGGAACTCAATATGATTTTAGCATATCTGTCAATGGTGGAACTGTAAGGAACATTACTTTAGTTGCTGCGGAAGGAGCGTCTTCTAATCAATTAACAGCAGAAGAATTAGTTGATATGATTAACAATGCTTTCTTAGAAGATTATGATAATCTAGTTCATGCAACAGCTACAGTAGAAGGCGGTGAAGTTAGAATTTCATCTAATACAACTGGAACAGCAAGTACTATAGCTATAACAGCTGGAGATTCTCAGGACTTGTTGGTAATAACAGGGGCTATGGAAACAGCAGTTGTTGGAACTGGAATTGCAGATGCCGACTTTGTTGCTTCGTTCGCTCAGTCAAAGACAAATATTGCTTGTAGTGATGTTAGAATATCAAGAAAGACATTTACAGGAGAAGTTCTATTATCAGATAGTGGAACAACAACTGATATATTATCAGCTTATGAAGCTCTACCAATATCTACTGAACCAGTAGCTTGGGGAGATTATTCTCATGTTGCTTCAGTTGAAACAATAGGTGAAGAAAATTTCATTAGACTACAATCTCCAAATACTGGATCAACATCAAGCGTTGTAATAACTCAGAGCTCTCTTCCAGGAAGAGATGTTACTTATGAAGCTCTTGGGTTAAACTTTGGGATGGACAATGTTAGTGTTTATACTTGTTACGGACAAAGAAAACTAACAATCATTTTTAGAGATACAGAAGAAGCAGATTTTGCTAACTTCATTTATGAGCACGGAAGTATTCAATTTAATGAAGACGTAGACCCTACTTATTTATATTTGAATTATTTAAATAATGAACAAGATACAATAAAACTAGGAAGTTATTACACAGATAATTTTGACGTTACTGACCCTGAATATAAACTCCAAGCTCATAGAATTTACAATACAATATACAAACTGGATCCAGTTGTGAATGACGGAATTGCTGAACTTATAGATTATGATGTTTCAAGCTTCTATGTAGAGTTCACAAAGGATGAAGTTAATGACAACTCATTGTTTGTAATCAACGCTGATGGAAGCATTAATAGCGATCTTGAATTAGAATTGACTGGATTTCCTGTGGTTACTTCTATAGATCTAAGTTCAATTGGAAGCGGAGGAACTCCTGATACTGGAACTTTAATTACAGATCTAAAATATCTAAAGATTTCAGTAAATGAAAATGACTACATAAGAGTTGACATTACTGAAATTGACTCAATTTCAGGCCTAGTAACTATTTTAAATAGCACATGGGGAGTACAAGCAAATGAAATAGAAGATGCTACAGTTGTATTTGCTACTGTTAATTCTGAAGACAGTAATAAAATAACATTAACCGTTAACAACAAAAAGAAAACTGGAAGAATTGTTATTTATGATGATGAAACAAGTTTACTTGGAGCTACAATATTTGGAGGAGCAGCTGGAGAAAATACAACTATTTATCCTTCTGGAGATTATTACCTAGAACATTATGTTGATCCTGATGCTGAAACAGCAGAAGAGAAATTTGGATATTTTAACATGCATATTATCTCAGGTGCAACAAGTAGAATTCCTGACTTGTCTTTCTACGCTCACTTTATAAATGACAGAAGGCATAAATTCTTGGATGAAGAGACTTACAGATTAAAAACTGATGAGGACGATTTGATAGACTTACTTCAGCCTTATAAGATAGCTGGAGTTGATAATTCATTTAAAAAACCTGTATTCTCAACTTTTGATGTTAAAGCAAATATTTATATTGAAACTTCATCTTCACTAGAGCAGGTTAAGTCAGCAGTTGTTTTAGCTCTTAGAAATTTTTATTCTCTTGAGAATACAGTACTTGCAGAAAATGTAAATAAATCAGAATTTATTGGATTAGTATTAGATGTATCAGGAGTAAGATATTTAAACATTACTTATTTTGGTCATGATGTATCAACTTACTTCTCAGCCCCAAATACATACAACAACAATGAAGACTTAAATATAGAGTCAGATTTTGACGAATTACTTGTATTATCAGATGATGTATATAACACTTCAGGTGAACAGATTCACGGATTGTTATTCTCATATAGCACACTATAAAAGGTAAAGTATGGCACTAGAAAGAGCTTCTATAGTTTTCCAAACTAGAATGGACGACTTGTTGAACGTATACGAAAATGAAGTAGGTCTCAAAGATTGTTTAATATTAAACAATCTTTATATCTATGACGAAGATCCTGATACAACAAATCAGGATCGACTTGACTTCTATAAAGAAATACTAACTATACTAGAAAATAATAGTGAGTTAGTATCTTCATATGTAATAACTGATCTCTTAGTCAATACTGACTTAAGATCAGGGTTGGATGGTATTCTTGACTCTGGAAGTTTTAATGATGAAGTAGTTAGACAGCTAATCTATTCATATAAATATGGAACTGTAAAATCATTCTTTTTAAATAACTACACAGATTTCATACCAAGTTATGATGCCGAAGTGATAACTAACAATGCAAAGCTTAAAATCTGGCAAGATGCTTTCATGAGAGAGTTTGATAGATTCTCAATGATTATAGATAATATCAAGGGAATACAGGATATTGATACTGTAGCTGAGGAATATCTTGATTACATCGCTCAACTTGTAGGATTTGAAAGAGGTGACACAGCACTTGGAGATAGTCTATTTAGAGAGATAACTAAGAACATAATTGAAGTCTATAGAATCAAAGGCACTAATTATTCTTTTGAATTGTTCTTTAACTTTATTGGGTTTGAGATAAAAATTATAGAATACTGGTTTGATAAAAGATTCTATTTTAGTACGGAAACCGTAAACCCATATACAAAAGAATATAGCGAATATAAATTTGCTCATTACTTAACTCCTAATAAACCAACAGAATCTTACCCAGATAAAATGCCTATTCCTTTTGTTGCAATGGAAAACGAAATAACTGAGATAAGAAATGGACTAACGTTTGACAAAGTTCTTGAAGATAATAGCCCAACTAAACTAAAAAAAATGCTGAATGTAGATGGTGTTCCTGACTACGGAATGGACTATACTTATTTTAAAACAAATATTATCGAATATTCAATTAACAAATTAACCTCTGGAGTTTCAGAAGAAGGTCTTGGTCTCTCAGAAGATGATGAAAATACTATTCAGGCTTATACTGACTTCCTTACTCCTATTTTTATTTCCAAAAAGATTGTTGTAAACATAACTCCTTTCGAAGATGAAGCTACAAACTTAATACTTAAAGACAGCAATCAAATTATTGACGAAGTATCAACTTCAATGTTCGTTGCCAATATGGCAGGAACTATTCTTAGAAGGATAGCTGCTGAAGAATTAACTGACGGAGTTGGTGGAGAAGAACAAATAGCTACTGAATTAGAGCTTTGGGATTGGACTCAGGACAACATGGATAGATTAGTAAATAGAGTAACTTTTCCAATCCCTAAAGATAATATAAACTTGCTTGCAAACAATTCAATGTATGATGACATAGATGAGACACTTAACGCTCAAACTATAACCTATCCTTATATTGAAAATAAGCCTGATACAGAATTTGATTTTACATTAGAAAGTTCTACTAGTAATATAAATAGTGATAGCTTAATGAAAGATCATATCTACATGTCAGCAAGATCAAGAAACTATATCCCTTCTGGTGGAATAAACTTATCAGGAAGTTCAATTACAAGTAAGATAGATACATAAATAGTTTAGGAGAAGATAATGCCTTTAAAAGATAATATACAAGAGGAAGTAAATATGACAAAGAGTACAGAAAATAAAGATGGAATGAGCACTTTTAGAGGTGAGCTTGAGATATGGGCTTTAAAAAACGGCGAAGTATTTCATCATGAAAAACAGCACAACATTGTAACTAAATGGGCTAAGCACGCTACTATGCACCTCTTAACTAGTGAGTCTTTTTCTACTCACGGAGATAGAGAAGTAAATGGTGCGAACGTTTTCGCCTCTAGAAGCGAAAACGATCTTGATCATACTGATGACGTTAATAATGACGGCACTATGATCTCAAACGAACAATACTTAGGAGATAATGCAGCTTTTTATGATTCTGGAGATGCTAGATATAAATACTGGACAGTTCCTAATCCAGACATAACGCCAGTAGGTGATAGTGGAGATGATGTATCTGAACCATTTAAATATCCTTTCTTTCCAACAAAAATGTTATTTGGAACTGGTATTGAATATGCTAACTGGCAGGAAATAATTGATGCTGGTCGTGACGGTACTGGACAAGACGGCTACGGTCATGTAAGCAATGGAGGCTGGACAGAAACTACGTTTAACAACTCTCTAATTGAGGATGGAACAACAAGTCCAGTTGATACGACAAATTACTATTCTACTAGATGGGACGGAACGGCACATGAACTAGTAAAAACAAGAACTGTTAATGATATTTACGCATCTTCTCTCACAGAAGATGAAAACCCAATGACTGAAGATAATTACGGAGTTAAAGGAGCAGTTAAAAACTCTACTTATGACGGATTAAATGGTGATACAGGAAATAATGTATTAACTACTAATGACGGAAAAGAATTTGCTAGTGGTGAATACAGAGGAATTGGAAGACCAGCTTTTATTTACGCAACAAGATTATATAGATACATGCAGTCAGGCTCTGTCCTTCTTGAGTATGGCGAAACTAGTGAAACAAATACACTTGAGTCAAAAATTACATTTACCATAACAATGCCTACACAAGAATCTGGTGAATACTATCCTTATAATGGATATACAATTAAAGTAGCTGGACTTTTTGCTGACGCAGCAATGTGTCTTAGCAATGATATTCCTAATGGGCCTACTGTAAATGAAGATGTAATTGGTGAATATGATAACTACATGAAAATGCCTGCTGGTATAATGTGGGCAACTAGAAACATTGCCCCTATTTATAAATCACATGATACTGAAATTGTAGCACAGTGGTCTATCTATCTGTAATAAATAATTAAATTAGTTAAAGCTGTGATAAATTAATATCACAGCTTTTTTTATCTACTTAGTAAAATCTCCGATTTTACGTATATTATTAATGAGAACTGTAGTTCTCTTTAGTCAGAAAATAAGTAACATCATAGATAAGAACTTGACAAAAAAAGAATAATATGTTATAATTAAATATAAAACAAAAAGGAGAATTAATGACAGAAAGGAAAAAAGGATGCATTTATAAGGATGTAGATGACAATTTCTTCAGCAAAATCGACACAGAAGAAAAAGCATATTTACTAGGGTGGATAGCAGCAGATGGTAGTATAAATAAAAGTGGTTTTAATATCTATATACATAAAAAAGATATTAAAACATTAACTAAATTAAAAAACATAATATCAAAACAATCACCATTAAAAAAAATAAACCTAGTTGGGTTTACTATTAACTCTCGGAAAATATCAGAAGACTTAATGAAATTGTTTAAAATAACAGATTATAACAAATCAAAAGAAATAAGTGTTCCAGAAATAGACGACAAGCTTTTTTATCATATGATAAGGGGATGGTTTGATGGAGATGGAAGCATTAGAAAATGTTCTATCGATAGAACTATTGATTGTAAAATATCGTCAATTTCAGAAAAAGTTAAAGAAACTATAAAAGAAAAAATAAATATTCCTTGTTCTATAAATAAAGAACAAGTTTCTTGGAGCGGAAATAATGCATTAGATTTTTTAGGAAAAATCTATGAAGGAGCTAATGTTTTTCTTGACAGAAAAGAATTACAATATAGAGAGTGGGCAGAATTTAAAAAGGTTAACTTTTATGGCCATAAGATTAAAGAAAGTGGTTTTTCAATTTTTAAGTGGAAAAGAGAGAATAAAAACTCAGCTGCTCCTTTTAAAGAAAGAGTTAGTGATAGTGGTTATGATTTAACTGTTATAGAAAAAATTAAAACTATAGGAAGAGTAGAACTGTACGACACAGGAATAATAGTTCAGCCAGAATTTGGATACTATTTTGACTTAGTCCCGAGAAGTTCAATAATAAAATCTGGATATATGTTAGCTAATGGAGTTGGAATTATTGATAGAACTTATCAAGGAACAATAAAAGTTCCTTTAATAAAAATAGATGAAAACGCTAAGGACTTAACACTACCAAATAGAATAGTTCAGTTAATCCCTAGAGAAATAATTCACGCAAAATTTAAAGAAGTTGAAAGTTTTGATTTAACAAGTAGGGCAGAAGGTGGATTCGGCTCTAGCGGTAATAACACAGGAACTAAATAATGACAGAGTATAAATGGATGCAGAATATCAGCAAGGAAATCTTTGCTAAAAAATATATGATAAACGATGAAAAGAATGAGTTTGAGGTATTTGAAGGAATAGCAGAAACTATTGCAGCAGCAGAAGAAACTCCTGAGCTAAGAGAAACTTGGAAGAATAAATTCTATAAAGAAATAGCAGAACATAGACTTATCCCAGCAGGAAGAATACTTGCTAATGCAAGAACAAATGCAAGAATGCCTTATTACAATAACTGCTATACAATTGGAGTTGATGATAGTATAGAAGAAATTTACGCTTCTCTTAGAGAAGACGCACAGATTTCAAGGACTGGTGGCGGAGTTGGAATGAATTTCTCTAAGCTAAGACCAGTAGAAGCCAGCTTATCAACCGGAGGAAAATCTTCAGGCGTATTATCTTTCATGAAAGTATTTAATGAAAGCGCAAAGATTATACAGACAGGTGGAGCAAGGCGAGCAGCTCATATAGCTATTCTTAATGTAGATCATCCTGAGATCGAAGCTTTTATCACAGCGAAACAAGGTGATTCAAATAAGGAATTAACTCAGTTCAATATATCTGTAGGTATTACAGATAAGTTCATGGAAGCTGTAGAAAACGATAGCAATTGGGATCTTGTATTTGACAATAAAGTTTATAAGACAGTTAAAGCTAAGTATCTTTATAACCTTATGACAGAAAATGCTTATATGCATAATGAACCTGGCATCTTAAATCTCGATACTGTAAATAAATATAATAATGGTTACTATGCATTCGATATACAGGAAGTAAATCCTTGTTTTACTGGAGAAACATTAGTTGCAGTTGCTGATGGAAGAAACGCAGAAGAGATTGGAGTTCTAGCTGTAGAGAATGAAAAGTTTCCAGTATATTCTGGAAGGTGGGTTCAGGGTCATTGGAAAGCAGAGATAAAAGAAGCAATTGCGTTTAAAACAGGCGAAAGAGAAGTAGTAAGAGTTAATCTGTCTGATGGTACAAACTTTAAATGTACTCCAGAACATAGATTAGCTAAGAAAGACGGTGGATATATAGAAGCAAAAGATGCTATAGGAATAAACCTAGGAAAGTTTTATTCCTATTCAAACAAAAACTCAAATAAATCTTATAGAACTATTAATTCTAAAAGTAATGGTTATGCAAGACAGTATAGAATGCTGTGGGAATTTTCTAATGGAAAATACGATACTAGTGAGTATCAAATAGATCACATAAACAATAATTCTATTTTGGATAAGTTAGAAAACTTACAGTTAATTTCTATTGTAGAGCATAAGGTAAAAACAGATAGGACAGGTAAAAACAACCCTATAAATAAAATGTCTTTCGAAGACAGATCTATTTATAATAGACATAAGAATGTTTTAGCTAATGCAAAAAGATATAGTTGGAGCGAAGATAGAACTTTGGAAGCTTTAGAAAAGCTTCCACCTTTGCCTATAAAAGAAGATAAAAATGTTGATTTTTCTTATGATGTTTTTGTTGAAAGTATAGAAAATTTAGATACAGAAGAGGTTTTTGACTTAACAGTTGAAGATAATCATAATTTTTATATAATTACAAAAACTGATGATAATTATTTAAATTGTTCTGGTGTTTTAGTTCATAATTGTGGAGAAATTTGTGTTACTGGAGATACTAGAGTTAATACAGATCTTGGAATTCTCCAAATAAAAGACTTAATTCAGAAAGTTAATTCTGGAGAGACTGTAAGAGCTTATTCCGTTGATAAGAAAGGAAAACTGAACACAAATCTTGTTACATGGGGAGATAAGACAGGAGTTAAGAGTCAAACTATAGAGATTCACTTTAGAAATAAAGAAGTTTTAAAACTTACTCCAAATCACAAACTTTTTATAAGCCCAACTCAAACAATGACAGCGAAAGAATATCTGGACATGTGGAATGATTTAGGCAAGAGAGCTAAAAGAAGAGGAGAATACCCTCACTTAGTAAATTTAAATAGAAGCATGCAGAATGAGCATTATGTAAAAGTAAAGTCTTCTACTCAAGAAGATTATGTTTTAGAACATCATTTAAATCTTCTAGGAAAAAAAGCAGAAGAAGGTTTAAATGTTCATCATTTAGATGAAAATACTTTAAATAATTCTAGAAAAAATTTAGAAAAATTAAAACATGAAACACATTCTTCTATAACAAACATAGGACATCCTGATTATAACCAAGGCGTTAAAGTAAAAAAGAAGTCAGTTTTAAAGCATCGTGGAGATACAGTTTATACTAACGTTGTAGATGATGTAAGATGGGGAGAAAAAGAAGATGTTTATGATATAACAGTAGAAGAAGATCATAACTTTTTTGCAAATGGAATATTAGTGCATAATTGCATGCCCGCATACTCACTATGCTGTCTATCATCAGTTAACCTAACACAATTTGTAAAAAATTCTTTCACTAGAGATGCTTACTTTGATCTTCAGTCTTTTCAGGAGTCAGTTGCAATTGGAGTAAGGTTCTTAGATAACGTGTTATCTGTTACTAAATATCCTCTAGAAAAGATTGAAGAACTGTCAAAGAAATGGAGAAGAATTGGTCTTGGTTTTACAGGATTAGCTGATGCATTCGCTATGATGAGAATTACATATGGATCACAAGAATCTTTTAATCTTTCAAAGCTGATCGGGGAACATTTAAGAGATATTTCATACGCTTCATCTATAACATTAGCAAAAGAAAAAGGAAGCTTTCCTGGATTTGATAAAAAGATCTTAGAATCTAATTTCATAAAGAACTTACCAGAGTCAATGCAGAAAGAGATAGAGGAACACGGGCTAAGGAATATAGCATTAAATACTACAGCTCCTACTGGAACGACATCATTGTCGCTAGGACAGAACTGTTCTTCAGGTATAGAGCCAATCTTCTCACTGTCATACAATAGAAATATTAGAACAGGGTTTGGGGATGAAGTAAAACAAGAAAAAGTTCATGATTATGCTTGGTTAAAATACATTGAATGGAGAAAAGAGAATGATTGTCCTGTAGGATATGATGAACCAGCTCCAGACTTCTTTGCAACAACTTTTGACATTGATGTTTATAATGCGATGGAAGTACAGATCATCTTTCAAAAATATATAGATCATAGCATTAGCAAGACACTAAATCTTCCTAATGGAACTACATTTGAAGAATATAAAGATCTATTTAAGCATGCTTATAATAATGGCTTAAAAGGATTTACTACTTTTAATCCTGAAGGAAGTATGAAAGGAATTCTTGAAACAAACGAAGCTAAGAAAGCTGCTGACCTTGGAGATAGAATTGCACCGAAAAGACCTACTGAACTTAATTGCGACATTCATACAGTTAAATTCGAGAATGAAAAATATGTAATTCTGATAGGAATGTATGATGAGAATTATCCCTATGAGATCTTCGTGACGTCCACTGACGACGAAAAATTTAACTCTTTGAAGAATCTTAAAGGGAAAATAATTAAAAATGATGAGGACGGTTTATATTCATTAATGGTTAATGGAAAAATAATAACTAAGGATTTATCTGAAGATTTTGGTGGAAAGAATGGTGGTCTTGCTAGATTCATTTCTATGGATTTAAGACATAAGATACCACTTCAGTTCATAGTAGATCAGTTAAATAAGACTAAAGAATTCCTTGGGTTTGAAAGAACCGCAGCTAGAGTTCTTAAGAGATACATAAGAGATGGCGAAGTAGTTAAGAGTTCTTCTTCTTGTCCGGAATGTGGAAATAAAGAACTTGTTTTCAAAGAAGGATGCCAAGCATGCAACAATTGTGGTTGGAGCCGTTGTTCTTAATTCAGTAACCAGTCTTTAAACCACGATAAACACCCTCCTATTATTAACTTAATAGGAGGGTGTTTATGATAATAGGAATCTATAACAAACAAGAAAATGAAGAGATAATAGAATGCTTTGGAGATTATTGGCATTGCAACCCTAAAAGTTATACATCTGACTATTATCACAAAAGAGTTCATAAAACAGCTGTGGAAATATGGAAAGCAGACAAGCAAAGAATTGATGTTCTTGAAGAGCTTGGTTATTCAGTAAGAATCATTTGGGAAAACAAATAAAAAAGACGGTCACTATTAAGTGACCGTCTTTATACTGTATAGTTTTCCAAAAACTATATTTATATTAAGCTCGATATAATTCTTGATTATATTAATTCTATATTGTCAAAACTATATGTAGTTAAAGATGTAGATAGATTTTTTACATAAAAAATCTATCTACCATGGTTATTATAGTCACCACGGTCATCAACAACCATGTAATTCTTGATTGTAAATTTGTACTCTTTTTTAATACTGATAAAACAGATCCTGGGTTATTTTGATCTGTCATCATCTTATTCTGTGCTCCTATTAGATTAGATATAACTTCAATTAAAGATCCTGCGTTATTCTTATCAACTAGTTTATTTTCAAGATCTTCTATATTTTTACTTATTTCTCTAACTTTTTCAAAGACGTGATCTAAGTCAGCATCTGATTGCACACAATTATCTATATGAGTGTCTTGTCTTTCTTCTACTTCTGTTATAGTTCTAACAAGAACTTCTACTGATTTTCTTAAGCCGCTTAAAGATTTAATTACATCTGGATAAATTGAAGCTGATTTCATAACGACATCAAGTTTTTCATCCATCTTTTCTTTTTCTCTAAGCTCTTGCGCTTTTCTGTTTATTAAGTCTTGCTCTGTATCGTTAGCCATTTCATCTTCCTAAGTTATTGATAGTATTTTCTCGTATTTCTCCATAATTCTTTTTTCACTAAATTTAGATATAAAAGTTCTTACAAAAGCTGTTTCATTTAAAACATATCCAGCAAGAACAGTTCCACCTTCATTAAATTCAAAAATTTTACAAAGAAAAATTTTATGATCTAGTTCTATTGTATAAATTGATTCTTCAAGTTCTGTCTTTTCATTCCTTAACCAAGAAACTACCTTTTCTTTTAGCTCAGTATTTAGATCATGTGTAGATTCTATAACTTCTCCGTAAATTATTTCTATTGCCATAAACTCTCGATTATGTCTTTTAGATTTGTGTTCATCAAAGTAGTCTTGTATTAGTATTAAAATTTTATCAACTCTTTGATGATAAGTTTCAATACTGTTATAAAAAGCTTGAACACTCAATTTTTTAGAGTAGTTGTCTTCCACGTCTATATTGGCTAAAGTCATTTTTAATCTCCTAAAAGTTTTACTATAGTTATCTTTACGTAATAATTTCAATAGGTAAAGATAATATTAATAATGTAAAAGGAAATAAGTAATGAAGAATGTAAGCTGGAAAGAGAATGTTATGGTAAGAGCCGCAGTTATAAATGAAGAAAAGTTAAATGAATTTTTTAACAATCCAGGAGGATTATCTGATCTATTTAGGTCAGGAAATATCTATAATATAAAAAGTAGATTTGGAGTGCTTAAGCTCAATACTAAGAATGGACTTAAGTATTTGCTAAACAAAGATTTTAGAGAAAGCATCAAGAGAGAAAGAAAAGAAAAAAATAGAAGTGAAGCTAACTATGAAGCATTTAATGATTTCTTTGATAGTATTCCAGAAGAAAATAGGGATAAGGCTTTTGCAGAGCATAAAGATAAAGAGTTTAGATATTATTATTATCAACGGGAGGGATATAATAAACCTGCAGCTAAGAAAGATGAGTCTCCTGACATAAGATTTAGATACTATGAAGATACATTTGAAGTTGATAAAAGATTAGATAAAGACGCAAAGAGAGATAAATACCCTGCCATTAGAGCGTTATATTATTACTTATCTTCTTTTGACCCAAAGACAGGTAAACAAAGCATTAGCAGGTTCGACAAGAGTGCTAAGAACGATCCATCCCATGAAGTTAAAGCAATCTACAAGGAATACATAAAAGGAAATAAGTAATGAAAAATATAGATTTCTACACGCCAAATAAACTAATAGATGGAAAACTAGTTTGGTATTTAAAAAACAGAAAGCCTTACGGTTATTCTGGATATACAGAGAAAGATGCTAGTTACTGGTACGGTGAAATCTATAGTAACGTTAATGACGATAAAGAAGGACGAACTTTTAGAAAGAGAATATATAATAGGTTTGTAAGAGCAGATGAAGACAAAGATGCTTATGAAGCTTTAGATAAAGACAATGAAAAAAAAAGAGAGAAAAAAATGAATGAAATGACATCAGTACCTAATACTTCTACTGATGTAGGAGTTGCAGCAGATTTACATACAGAACCATATGACAAAAAAAAGAAACGCAAAAAAAAGAAAAAGATCATAAGTCATTTCAGCGTTACTAAAAAGGTAATGAAGAAAATAAACAATAGGAATAAATAATGGACTGAAAGAATAGAGTCAATTATCTACTTGAAATGTCTAAGAAAGAAGTTATGACAAAACATAACTTAGATAACTAAAAATAAGAAAAAAGGAAATAAATAATGAAGTTAAAGGACGTACTATTAAAAGAAGATCTTAATATGGTTAAGTTCAAATATTCAAACTTTAAGGAAGATCCTCATCCTGTAGTGAAAGTTCTAGACTTCTCATATCCAGGCCAAAAAGGTCAAAAGACCTATGGGCAAAGAGAAGATCTTCTTGGATTCAATCTTAATTATTTTAAGAACAAAAAGTACGCTGCATCAGCAATAGATGATATAGATGGATTCGCTAGACTTCTATCTGCTAATAAACAAGAAAAATGGAAGAGAATGAAATACTTCTATCCTGAAGTTGCTAAGTTTGTTAGAAGATATCAACGACAGCATATACATAATATAAAACATAAACAGAAAGTCTTTTGGCATAAAACAAACTATAATAAATTAATACAACAAGATAAAGATAATTTTTAAGGAGAATGGTAATGAATTGGAAAGACAAAGTACTGGGAAAAGCAGCTTATATCAATGAAGCAAATGAAGGCAGCAAAATTTCGCACATGGTTAAGGATTTAAGAGCTAGAATAGATGCGTTTGAAAATACGGAGAGGATAGTTTATCGAAAAAAGATAAGGAAGTTCTTAAAATAATTAAAAGCTTACCTTCTAGATTAAAAACTATAGAAGTAGCTTTTAATAAAGCTGAAACCAAAGCTAGAAAAGTGTTTTCTAAAGCTGAAGCTAAAGCTGCATATGCAGACCTACAAGAAAAATATGAAGACATACTGAAAGATGCAGAAAAAATCAAAAAGAATAAAACAAAAACAACTACTGCATTAGTAGCTAGTGCAGTTGCTGCAACTGCACTAAATCCTATACTTGGAGGTCCTGCAATTGCTGCAGCAATTGCAGGAAGGGAAGTTTCTAAGGAAAGGAAACTAGGCTTTGGATACAAGAAACATAAATATTCAAGACCTGCTAAGAGAGTTCTACTTGATTTAAGTAAGAAAAAGTTTGATGAAGTAGAACCAAGATAATAAAAGGATAAGTAATGATTAAAGTTTTTGGTAAAGGTGACACAGTTGCCAACTCAGAATACTGGGATAAAAGAGACACATACAATGGACTAACTCAGTATCTTGAATATGGAGATAATACACTCGCTATTAAAAACATATTCAATGACAATATAGAAATGCTCTCTCTGCTTGAAAGCATTAATGTTGATAAGTTCTGGGCCGGCGGTGTAATGCAAACATCTTTCAGTAATGAATTCGATATGACTACTGATGATTATGTCTCCCTTACCATAAATAATATAACAAGACATTATGCCAGATGTACTCCTGGTATAGCTTCATTCAATGGATATGCTAATTGTAATAAACCAGCAACCGAACTTTGCGTACAAGAACTAAATAAGATTCTTGACATACAAGCATCAGAAGTTGATAACGAGTTTATAGACATTAAGTTCTCTTATGTGACAGATACTTTCAAAGGAAAGATCCATAAAATTGTTAATGATCATATGGAAATCTATGAATATACTAATGGTACTGATTATGATGACGATACAGCTCTTGGTTATCCAACAGGCGTAGAATTGCTTCATGCGATGTATACAACTCCCTCACTGACAAAAATGTTTGAAGATGCAATTGGAGACGATTTAACAAAGATCGATCTAGAGCGCACTGTAGAGGTCACAGAAACTGGAGTTTATTATTGGGCATTAAATTCAGTAGGTATAATAAATCTAGTGACAGATCATGCAGGACATTTTAAAATAAATCAATTCGAAATAACTGATCTAGATCTTGATATATCTGGTATAGATAATACTCACGTTTATTCTGCAGAGACAGAACTATTTAACGGTGACTTAATTGTAGGTGGAAACCTAACAGTTAATGGTACACAAATAATAGCTAATACAGAAACTGTATTGATAGAAGATAACATCCTAATAATTAATAACCTTGGCGACAACCTCAGTGATGTCTCTGGAGTAACAGCCGGCTCGGCTGGTATCTCTGTTGACAGAGGACTGTTGCCTGATTATCAATTTATATTTGATGAAGCAACTGATTCATTTATGATAGGTGAAGAAGGTTCACTGCAGACAGTAGCTACTAGAGAAGCTACTCCCACTAATAAAGGGATTGCTTTTTGGGATGGAACTAATCTGTTAATGAAAACAGAGGCTGGATTTGAATATGATGATGTAACTGATACGATCACAGTTCCTTCAGCAACATTCTCTGTATTAGTTACAGTAGAAGACTTAACTGTAAATGGAACATTCACAATTGACTCGATTAATGTAGCTGACATTACTACAGACAACTTAACAGTTAATACTCAATCTACTTTTAAAGGAAAGACCATATATAGCAAAACAGCAGATGAAGATAACCACTTTGAAATAGAGTATAACTCAACAACAAAATCGCTTGACTTTATCTTCGTTTAAAGGATGAATGATGGCTTCACTAATAGATATAATAATTCCTAATGAAAATACTCAAATAAGAGATGCATCTCCTTCTTCCTCAAACTTAAGTTTATCTTCTTCAGCAGAAGGAATTACTTGTAATGCTTATGAAGTTAATGAAACTGGTGGAGCTTATAAAATAGTTCCTACTGGATTTGATTTAAACTTAAATAATAATAATTGGAGTTTTGTCTTCTGGATAAAACCTCCTTATGATAATATAGTATCTACATCAGCAAGACATCACTTCTTAGAACTTGGTAATTACTATATAGATAACCAAACAAGTATTACGTTCGGTCACCAAACTAACTCATCCACTCCAAGGTTTTGTTTGACTTTTTATCAAAACAAAGTATCTACTCCTTCTATGTATTTCAGTGAAGATTTGACAGTAACTGATTATCAGAACTGGCAATTAATTGAAGTATCATGCAATAATAATATAATTACACTTAGAGGATTCTTTAAAGAATCAGGATATCAAGAAATAAGTAAGGGTGTTGACTGGGATACTAACTTATATCCTTTTGCAAATAATATAACTATTGGTGGTTATGGATGGGATACCGATGCTTGGAGAACAGGTGAGTTTCAAAATGTAAGAGTTTATGATGGAACTCTTTCATATAAACAATTCATAGAACTAACAAAGAAAGAAGTATTCAATTACTCTATGCAAACTCCAACAGCTGAAGCTACAGTTAATTATTTAGTAAATGGTAACTTCGAAGATGGTATGGAAAATTGGGGTATTGGTGGTGCAGCTGTTACTTCTTCTTTAAGAGATACTAAGTATGGTAAAGGTGTATTATTAGAGAGAGGCGATGGAACTAATGGAGATTTTAATCTCTATTATAGTGGTCTTAAACCTCCTTTTATCGCAGGAGAAACTTGGACTTGGAGTTTTAAAGTAAAACTTGTAGCTGGAACATTATCTGATTTTTATATAGGTTGGTGGATAACTGACAACGGCTCTCTTAGACATAGTTTAACAAAGACTTCAGCAATAGATCTAGGTGATAGTTGGTATCAAGTACATTGTATATACACATGGGTAGAAACCCATTACGGCAGTTATACCTGTGGTGTAAATTCTCTTCGTGATTATGTTTCCTTTGTTTTTGCTGATATGAAATTAGAAAGAAGAAAGTTTGGAACTTCAACTATAGGTTACAATAACTTCAATGAAAACTATCATTTAGCAGATTCTACAGGAAATCATAATATATCTCTTGTTCCAGATAATGATCTACTTGAAATAGATCCAACCCGAACATATGGTATGACGTGGGACGTAGGTAAGTTCTATAAAACAAGAAGGACTAATTCGTGGGACTCAGGAATAGTTTCTAAGTATTCAATTACTGGAGATTGTGAGCTTGAGTTTACTGCAGTGTTTGATTCTGGATTTGGTCTTGATATGTTAGGTCTTGATACAACTAATGATGTAGGATATAGCTATGGAAATATCCTACATAAAATTTATATACATACAAATAATAATGTATATACTTACAATGCAGCTAATTCATCTACTGTTTCATCGACTTGGGTACATACTACACCAACAACATTTAAAGTGAAAGTAGCAGGAACTGATACTTTCTTTTATCAAAATGGATCATTAATACAGACTTATACTGGTGAGCATTCTGCAGGAGCTACTTGGTGGGTAACGACTTCAAATCATTCCCATGGAGGGAACGGAGCAGGAAAGTGTTGTTTATACGATGTTAAATTTAGAAGTCTAACTACAGACATAGATCCTCTTCCTAATTATGATAACATTAATCATATCCTTAATTTTGATGGTACTCAAGCATTAAAAATGAAAGAGTACTCTTTCATAGGTGGAAGAGATTACACTATGGCTGCTTGGGTTTATCTTGAAGAAGATTCTGCAGGAGTAGGTGCATCAGGGCAATATATACTTTCTAATATATCAACTAATGGCCTTAAGTTTAGTATAGAAACAACTGGAGCCGAATCAGTTAATTTAATTAGAGTAGGCGCCGCAGGAGCAGTAAGAAGTACAGCAGGGTTCGACTCATTGGAATGGCACCATGTAACTGTCACAGTTAGTGAATCTGCTTTAACTAAATTTTATATAGACGGTGAATTGAGTAGCTCGACAACTAATTCAAATGCTTTAATAAGTTCTATATCTTCAGATATGTATATGGGAAGTGATGGATCAAGTTCTGGATTTTTAAATGGATCTCTTAAAGATGTTAGGTTTTTTCAAAGTGAATTGTCCGCTACAAACGTTAAGGCTCTTTTTGCTACTAAATATTCATTAGACAATGGCGGTAACTTATGGTTGAATTAAAAGAAACAAAAGATATTTATAGACCTACTTCAAATATAATAAATTATCAAACATGGGTTGCTGGAACTACTGGATCTCAACCTGAATTTCCAATGAATGGAGCTACTGCTGAAAACGCTATAGTTCTAGGATTAGATCCATGGGATAAAGAAGTTCCTCTATGGGAATGTAGACCTGATGCTGTTTCAAATTCTGATGGCGGATGGAATGGAAGTAATTTCCCTATCGACAGAGAAAGTATGTATAGATTCTCTGTTTGGGTAAAAAAGAGCGTTATAGGTCTAGGTAATTTTTATGTCGGCACTCACGGATATGACCATATCAATACTAACATTAGTATTATAAGAAAGTTCGATGGTGCTAATTCTACTAACCCATACTTCTATGGTGGTGATCCAAAAATAGAACCCGAGGAATGGTATCTGTTCGTTGGCCATGTATGGCAAGAAGGAACAAGTACCGGAGGGGATGAGCATTTTGACACTGGTATCTACACAAGGCATGGAAGATATAGTACTAATTCTATAGTTCATGACTGGATATGGAATTCTACAATAGAATATTCACATCATAGATGTTATTTATATTATACAACCCATACCTCAGAACGTCAATGGATGGTTTATCCTAGATTCGATAAAATGGATGGTACTGAACCTTCTATACAAGAATTATTAGATGGATACGATTCAACAACATTCGATGATAGATCAACTTATTCAGGCGGTAACAAGTCTCATCTCGATGCAGAACTAGAAGAAGTATCTGATATAGAATATGTTACAACACCATCTTTTCAACAAAACAAAATTGAATGCACTCAGTTCTCTGAATTAGGCGATATGGAAAACATAATAGGTTATTGGCCTCTTGATAAAGACTCAAAGGATTATTCAGGTAATGGAGTTCATGGTACAGAAACAGCTCTTGGAGTTGCTACTAATTTAAATAGAGTTAAAAGTATTACAGGAAAATCTGCAGTTGAGTTTGGCGGAGATCCAGCAGAAGAAATAATTCGTTTATCAGGATTTAGAAACTTCCTGAAATATTCTTATACAGTATCTCTTTGGTTTTATTGCAGATCAATTACTTCTAGTGGACAGATGTTTGGAGGTAATTATAATAGTAGTGGATTCTCTATTGTTGTAGCAAATACAGGAAATGTTCTTATGAGAAATAATGATGTAATAGGTGATACTACTGCTCTGTATTCTAATAACGCTATTCAATTAAATTATTGGCATCATCTGTTATGTATATTTAACTCTCAAGATGGAGTAATGCAAATATATCTTAATGGAGAATTAGATAATGAGAACGATCAATGGGATGGAACTTATAAGACTGAGACAGGTTCTTTCAGTATAGGGTCTGATGACATAACAGATCCTGAAGTTGCTTTCGATGGTTATATCTCCGACGTAAGATTATATAAAGGTATTAAGACAGATCTTACAGCTAAACTAAACTACGGAAGAAAACCAATGGGGGTAACTTCAAGAGGTTTAATTTCTTATTGGCATTTCGATAACTCAAACTTAAATGATGAGATGGGTAGAGTATCTAATATAGATTCTACAGGTCAAGGTATGGGATTTACAACTGGAATATTTAACAAAGCACTTCAGTCATTCAGTGATACAGAATATCTTGCTGCTGATGATGTTGAACTGATACCTTCTTATGTAGATGGATTAACTATATCATTATGGGCAAAATTCAGTTCATTGTCATCTACAACTTCTTTTGCATTTGAAACTTCAACTAATGGTTTTGACAATACAGGTATAAAGTTTAGTGACTTCGGTAATGTAATATGGACTTGCGGAACAGATGGTATTTCATTATCTGATTCTGTTAGTGCTGTCCATCCTACAACTAATCAATTAAATACATGGCATCATTGGACTTTCACTAAACATGTTGGGAGTGGAGTTATGGCTATCTATCATGATGGAAATCTTCTAGTAGAAGCTGCTAGTAAAGAAGAAGATATAATGGAGCCTACATTAACCACACAATATTTCACAAGAATGATTGATGGATTTTTAGATGATGTAAGAATTTATGATAGGTATATCTCACTAGAAGATAATTTGGACATAATGCACAATAGTATTCCCAAGGCTATGGAGATATCAAAACACGGTATCTTCCTCGCTGGGGAATTAATGGAGGAATAATATGGCTGTCTTAGGTAATAGTTCAGTTTATGGTAATTTGATTGTAGGTGGTGCTCTAACCGCTAATAGAGTTTATGGTGCGATGTGGAATGATTATGCTGAATTCTTTCCAGTCAATCTCGATAATCGATTGATGATTCCAGGCGATGTCATCGTTCAAGGCGCAAATGGCGCTACACGTTGCACTAAGCGTGGAGATAGGAAAGTTATAGGTGTCTATAGTGACACCTATGGTATGGTACTAGGCAGTGACAATATGAGTCACAAGGTTCCTATAGGGCTAGCAGGTAGAGTAAATGTAAGGATAGCAGAACCTTGTAAAGTAGGAGATCTCCTTATCGCAGGCAAGAACGGTCTATGCACCGTTAAACGGTGGTATGACATAGGTTTTGGGCGAGTGGTGGGAAAAGCGCTTGTTAGTAAATTTGATAAAAGCGAGCAGCGGATTGCGATGTTCATTATGATGACATAAATAGGTTATGAGTAGATTTGATTTAAAAGTAGGATTCAAGTGTAATAACGATTGTATCCACTGTGTAGTAGCGGACAAGAGAGATACAAATGATTTAACTACAGATGAAGTTAAGAGAGTTATAGATAAGATCCCTTTGGATAATTCTGTAGGGTTTACAGGTGGAGAAGCAACTATAAGAAAAGATTTTATAGAGCTTCTTAAATACGCTAAAGATACAGGACACAAGACTTCCTTACAGACTAATGGTGCTATGTTCCATAACGAACAATTCACCAAAGAGTGTAGTGAATATCTCGATTCTGTATTGATAGCGATACATTCTCATAGAGAAGATGTCCATGATAAGATTGTAAGACAAGAAGGAATGTGGATAAAAACGATTAAGGGATTTATTAATCTGTTGAAGTATAATGTTGATTGCACTACACAGACTGTTATTAGTAGATTGAATGCTCCTTATTTAAAAGAGACTTATGATTACATACAGAAAATATCTCCTGGGATAAAAATGAATATGACTTACCCTCATCCTAATGGAGAAGCATGGAATAATAGAGATATGGTATTATGCTCGTTAACTGAGCTAGAACCGATTCTCAAAGACATCTTGAAGAACTATGCTCACTTAATCCAGACTGAAGCAATACCTATATGTTATTTATATCCTTATCAAGACATTGTACTAAACTCAGACATGAGTGTTTTATTGAATAGTTGTGATAGAAAAGGATTTGATCCTGCTAATAAAGGAAATGGTAATTTTGATGCTGATGGAATATGTGAGGATTATAATTCTAATGATTTAAATGAGAAAGTAAAGTCTAATAAGTGCATAGAATGTTTATTTAATGATAGATGTGCTGGAGTATGGAAAGAATACGCTGAATACTTTAAAAAGTTAGACTTATATCCTATAAAGAGTGCAAATAAAAAGACTTGTACTAAATGTCACAGTGAAATAGAAGACATACAAACTAATATTAATTTCTCTATGGAAGTGCATAGACTAAGAAATGAATGGGATTGGGAATACATTCCTAATTGGGACGTGAGTTCTAAAGAAAATTTATGTATAGAGTGCGCTAAAAACTTTTACAAGTCATTAGAAAAAGTGAAGGAAATATATGTTTAGATTTACTAACTTAATAATATTCAGGATGACAAAAGATTGTAATCTTAATTGTTCTTATTGTTTTATGAAGGACAAAGAAGAAGATAAAGGGAAACTTATATCCTTTGAATTATATAGAAAGATTACAGATAGAATAGCAGAGCAGAGAGTAGTAAGCGGCAAAGAGAATGAAGAATTATCTTTCATTCTCCACGGCGGTGAAGTTTTATTACTAGGAGAAAAAGAGTTATATAAAAGATTAGACTATGCGAAGAATGTATTTGACAAGAACAATCTTAATTATAATTTTGGTTGTCAATCAAATATAACATTATTAACAGATGATATAGCTAAAGTATTACAGAAATTTGATGTGAAGATAGGAGTATCATTTGATGGAATAGATGGAGCTAATAACGCTAGATGTAGTTTTTCTCAAGAATTCTTCGAAGAGAAGTTTACCTTATTAGAAGATAGCAAAGTAGACTTTGGATTTATAGGAATTGCTACTAAAGACAATGTCGATAAGATAGAAACAACGAAAAGATATATGGATAAAATATCAGGAAGCTACAAGATAAACTTTGTAGAAGAGATGATAGACGCAGAGAGTAAGATTGAGCTAACAGGAAAAGAGTTTTTTGAATTAGTAGCTAAGCCTGAAATAGATAATCTTATAGAAGGAATTAAGCCAAAAGATAGTTCTATACAAGCATTACTTATGTCAACTCTAATAGATATATTAACAGAACATGAAACAACTTCAAAGTCTGGATGTGATAGTAGATGGTGTGGCACAGGCATATCTATGATAGGAATTGAACCTAACGGAACAATTAATTACTGTGATAGACACAGCGAAAGCTTTCCTGAAATTTATATGATGAATGCATTAGATTATGATTTCCTTGGATTATATCAATTAAAGAAAGTTATAGAAAAAGGAAAGATTACTGATAAGACATATAAAGAAACAGGATGTGATACATGTTATGCGAGTTATATTTGTTCACATGGATGTGACGCATTTTATTATTCTAAACACAAAAAACATGGAATAGATCAAGTCTTAATATGTGGATATTACAAGAGCTTTTATTCTTATATACTAAAGAATTTAGACTCTATATTACAGTCATGCGTTGATAATAACTTTAAAGTTCTATCTAATGATAAGATAAAGAGTTTGAAGAAGTTTAACATTAAGAATAAAATAAGTGCGACGATGAATTCATTGGAGATAAGTAGTGATATGTGACATATGCAATAAAGAAATAAAAGATTTTAGTATAAAAATGGAGTTAGAAATAGAAACTGAAAAGATAATATTAGATAAATCTAAAGCGATATCTAAGAACACAGTATTAGACCATGAGAATGTTTGTTCTAGCTGCTTTGATAAGTTTCAAGAATGTTTTATCAATATGAATACAAAGGAAGAATAATGGGATATAGTGAATACTTTAATTATGCACAAGGAAGTGATAGTAGAACTCATACTAACTCTTTATACTGTTATAAATATTCATATACAGATTATACAGATTATGACAATAACTGCTGGAGAATAGGGTACAGCGATAACAGTCATTACAATCACGTTATTTACATAAATAATATCGATGACTGTGCTATACATTATAGCTACTCTAATCATAAAAGTTATTCTATAACAAGTGGAGCACTAGCACAAACAGATTTTAATTGGACATATTGGGATGACGACGATAATGGTTCTGTTAAAGTATTAGATAGTGAAAAGGTAGGATACAATTTAGGTGATATGCTAGAAGAAGTTCAAACTAATTTAAATACTTTAATTTCGCAGAAGGGAGATGGAGTTACTCTCGCTGCATCAGCTTTAACTTTTGATGACGATGAATTAGCTACTGCTTATAAAGTAAAAAATCTAGGAGCGCAGTTCAATGATCTATTAGGACAATTAGGTAACCCTACTTTAATTAATGAAGCGAAGGAAGAAAATGCTAATAAGATAGATAAGCAAGAATTAGAAGGATTAGCTTCAGCTGTTAGTGAATTAAGGACAAAAGATATTACTGCTTGGCATGCTTATACGAATACGTTTAGTGGGACTAATGCAACTCACGCTAGCCATTCTAATCATGTTAATTATTCAAACGGTTAAGACATGTTAATAATATTACCTAAGACGAACGATCAAGAAGTAAACTTCAGTGAAACATTAAAAGAGTTTCTCAAGAACAATCAAGAAGAACTTTTATTCTACGGAGAACACTTATTTGACTATGAAAAATTACTCTCTGCTTTCTCAATACATTCTGCAAACAACAGAATAGTCCTTAACCTAAACAGTAAATCATCTCTTTCATTCATCAATATGAGAGATTCTATTGTTAGAATAAAAGAAAAAGATTTTAATAATCAAGCAGTTGAATTAAACTACAGTAAATTAAAAGACTCTATAAGTAAAATAGTAATAGAATTATATATAGAGGAGTGGAGAACATTCCTTGACATTAAATCTTCTATAGATAATGTAGAGTATGTAGTTCATTACAAAAAAGATTTCATAGAAGAACTTCAATCATACAATATTGAAGACCTTGAATTATTCAAAGAATATTTAAATAAAGTGTTAGAATACAAAGAAGAAGAATTTCCAGAAGACTTTGAATTACTTACTCCTTATCTATTACAGGTAGTTCCAGAGATTATATTATTACCTGATATGATTCTTTATGATAACTTCCAAGGCATAAATAATAAAGAATGTGGAACTTGTTACAACTTCAATACTCTTCACGGAGCTGACTGTACTAATTGTTTCTCATATTCAATCGACAACACTTTCAGTGAAGAGGCAAAAGCTTTATACTTAAATGAAATAAAAGAGTTAAAGGACTTATTGTCTCTTTAAAAGGATAATAAATGTTTATACCAGAAGAAGTAAGCCTTAACTATTACGAATTGATAATAACAGAAGAATGTAATCTAAGGTGCAAGTATTGCTATGACGACCACTACTGTGACAGATCTAAAGTAACAGATAAAAAAGCTAATACTTCCATGCAAATAGAAATGATACCTGACCTTATAAAATTTATAGAAATAACTAAAGCAGATGAACAAATAGAGATCTCTCTATTCGGCGGAGAACCTTCAGTCAATTGGACTTTTGTTACTAGCCTTATAGAAGAGTTAAAGAAAACTAATATAGACTTTCGTCTTCATCTTAATACTAATCTCACTCTCTTTGATTCTAAAGATATAGATTTCTTAATAGAAAACAATATACAAGTAGGTGTATCTTTAGATGGTAAAAGAGAAGTTCATGACAGGAATAGATATAAAATAGATAAGAGTGGTTCTTGGAATGACACTATGAAAAGATTACCTGAGCTGATGTCTAAATCACATCAATACAATAAGCAAGTAGCAGGACTATTCGTAGTTCATGAGAATAACTATAAAGACTTTGCTGATAGTTATGACTTCTTAGTAAAAATAGGATTGCATCCAAATATACAATTCAATTTCTCTATGGAGATTACAGATGAAATGATAGAATCTTTATATAACCAAATGATCTATTTATTCAAAGTTAAGAAGCAGCCACTATTCAATGGTCTTCTAAGAACTTTAAATAAAGATAATGATTCCAATCACTTTTGTTTTACCCCACAAAGCAATGTGTCCATTTCCCCTAATGGTCAATTGATATTTTGTCATCAAATGTTTTCTTATCTTGAAGAAGCCCCTAAAGACTTTAATTATTTCTATGGAGATATCTTCAATGGATATACTAATAATTCTTTCTTTGATGTAATGAAAGCTAGAACAGATTTTAATAAATTTAAAGTAAATAAAGATTGTGAAAATTGTAAAGCTGCTTATTGGTGTAATGGTGGATGCGTTGCAGGGCATGAACAACATACAAACAGTCTGGAAGAGCTTAATCCTAATTTATGTAAAATCTCATTACTATTAACAGATATCGCTAAGGAGATAACAGAATGATAAATGAATGTACAAGATGCAACAAAAAAATCAAAGAATTAAAATTATTTATAGGCTTTAAAATAGAAGCTGAACGTGAAACAAGTATTGAAACTTGGGAATCTATAGGTAACATGTCAATGGAAACCAAAGAAGTAGTCTGCCAAGAATGTTTTAATAAATTTGTTAAAGCTATTGACTTCAATATGAATAAGAGTTAATCTATGTTTCAAAATGCTAATCAACTTATTCTAAAGACAACAAGAGATTGTAACTTAAGGTGTGAGTATTGTTATATAAAAAATAAAGACTCTTTTAAAGGTGAAAGAATTTCACTAGATATGTTCAAAAAAGCTGTTGATAAGATCGCTAAGGATCTAACAGTAATTGGAAAGCACAACAGTCGATTCTCTATCACACTACACGGCGGTGAACCATTGCTCTTAGAGCTTCCGTTATTAGCCAAGATGTTCAAATATATAGACTATACTAATAAGAGATATCACCTTAGTATAGTAACTGACATGCAGACCAACCTAACCTTACTCACAGAAGAGCTATGTGCCCTATTCGCACGTTACAGCGTAGGGGTAGGAGCATCCTTTGATGGAATAGAAGGTGGCAACGACGCTAGAGGAAAGTTTTTAGAGAATACAATGGAAGTTAAGTTTGATATGCTAAAAGCTTATAATATAAGCTTTGGATTGATAATGGTATTAGGAGAACACAACATAGACAATATCAATGAGAGCATAGAGTATATCAAAGAGAAATACAACATGCCCCTTAAGGTTAATTACGCCGAAGACGTCAATAACATTGGGGGTGAGGTAAGCGGGTATGATTTCTTCTTATATTCTTTAAAGCCAGCGATAGACAGTTATATACAAACTGGAGTGTTTAACGACACTAATGTTGATAGACTCATAAAGAAGTTTCTTATTACAAGGTTATCTTTATGTGATTTAGACTATCATTCTAACTGTGGGGAGAAGATATGTGGCGGTGGAGTTAGAGTAATAGAAATGAGCCCTGATGGTAAGTTTCATATTTGTGGAAGATGGAGTGAGGATTTCAAAGAAGCTTATGTTGGGCATATAGATGACAATGATTTTCTTGACTTGCAGCACATAAAGAGATATACAGACTTTGTATACGACAAACACAAACATGTCATAGAGAATGAATGTGATACATGTTATGCAGATAAAATATGTGATCATGGATGTATGGCATTTAAATTTAGCAAAACAGGTAAAACAGGGATAAGAACAGAATTAGTTTGTCCTATCTATAAGAATCTTTATAAGTATTTATTAAAGAGCGAGAGAAAAATAATAGATACGTATATAAAGAAATACAGAAAAATAGAATTTGGTGGAACTATCTATCATATAAACAAAAATTCATCACTTGCTAGATATATAGAGAATCAAGGGCGTGTTTTAAGTATTGTTGATAATCAAATTATAATGGAGAAAAAATGAATTTAGTATTAACGCCATCATGTAATAAAGGATGTTCATATTGTTTTGCATCTAAATTTAGAGCAGAGAGCAAAGATGTAATGACATTTGATACCTTGAAAGACATAGTCTCTAAAACTGATCAAGTAATTAAATTAATTGGTGGTGAGCCTACTATACATCCTGAGTTTTTAAAGTTCATTAATTATCTTGTAGATCAAAACAGAGAATTTGTTATAATATCTAACTTTCTATTTACTGAAGAAGTATTGAAAGGATTAATGGAAGTTTTGATACGAAGTAAAGTTCACATAGGATTCCTTATTAACAGCACAGAGTTAGATGAGAAGAACAGAATGGAGAAGTTCAAGAGGAACTATAATATGATTTATTCACTTCTTTATAAATTAGGAAAGGAAGACACTATGTCATGTGGTATAACATTTGACAACAATAGGTCTATAGAATACTACATGACTTATTATGATTACCTTATAGAGAATCTTGTAGCAATAGAAAGAATGAGACTAAGTATAAATTTTCCTGGTGCTCAAAAAGACAAAGGGGATTTCTATGTAATAAACAATAAAGAGTTAGGGAAGAAGTTTGTAGCTATGGCAATGAAGTCTATGTCTATAAAGGCTCCTATATCAGTAGATTGTATAATTTTTCCGTGTATGTTTTCAAGAGAAGACTATAAGTTCTTAAATAAGTTTTTTAATCCAAGATCTATATGTGATGGAGCACCTGCAGACTTATTTCCTAATATGACTTTATCACATGGATATCCTTTGAAAGAATCTATAAGTATAAACCTTAATAAGTATACTAATTATGAAACAGCAGCAAGTGAATTAAAACTGAGATATGACATACTGGAATCTACAGTAGAATTACCAGAAGAATGTAAAGTATGTAGATTTAATAAAGAAGGGCTATGTCACGGGCCGTGTTTGGCCTTTTACGATTTGAGCGAGGAAGCGATAGGGATCAATGATTAAGTATATCTATAGCAATAAGTCAGCAGAGTTAATAAATAACATAGAGTATTTCTATTGCTGTCGTGATAAGTATATCAAAGCAGTAAATGAGACAGAAGAAATATATATTTATCCTGCTAATTACTTTGATGTCAAAGTGAATGATAATATATTATCATTGAATTGTTGTAATATCTCAGGATTAAATAAGGTAGCGTGTAAAAGAGTAGGAGATAATGAGTCTTTTATTTTAGATGAAACATTCTTCTTGTTAAGAGAACTCTTTAATTTATATTACAATGAAGAGATGGTTGTAACAGAGAACTATAGTGAAAACATAGTTCTTTTTCTTTCAAAGTACAGTAACTATATAACTGTAGATAATGATCAATCTATTATCTCGTTGGCTGCTAAGAGAATAAAGGAATTACAAAGTAGAGAAGAATATATAACAAATGAAAGTATAATAAGCTCTATTTTATATATAGCTAAGAAAAAGATAGAAGAGCTTCTTGATCCAGGAATGAGTATATCAAACAACTCTAAGTTCACAGAGTTTCTTAAAGGCATTACAAACTTTACATTCATAGACTCTAGCTATAACAATGACGCATTGTATTATATAGAGAATGAAGAGATAAGGTTAGATCCTGTACAAGAAGACTTAATAGAAATAAAAACAGGTGAAAAGAACTTTATAGATTGGACTAAAGACATTAAGTATATTATAACAGGTGACAATTATTTTGAAGCTCAATACTTAATAGGAGAGTTTAATAAATACAATAAAGAATACACTAATGAGGTTAAAAAGAAGTCTTCTGTAGAAACGTTAAAAGATTATAAAGAGTTCTTTAAGTATCAGGAGTACGACGTTAAGAGCCGCTCACAAGACTTTGAGGAGTTAATTGAAGATTGTGTCCAGATCAATGAAACTGTTGTAGAGAGCTTCTATTCATTAGAAGATTATCTGGAATTATTTGATGCTGATAACAGAAAAATTTTTGAAACATGCTTTATATTCTCAGGGAGAAGCGATCTTAAGTTCTATAGTAGGTTACTTGTTCTAATAAAAGAAAATATACACAATAAAGATTTAGTTTCTAAGTTATTTGTTGTTGCTTTTAAAACAATGAAAGTTAATTCTTACAATGAAGGCATCTGGGAATTATTAGATGAAGTCTATGTACTAGCTTTTCAGTATTCACATCTTGATTTATTTATTAAGTTGTCATTGAAGTTATATGAGAAGTTCTTTATTTTTAGAGATATAAGTAAAGAAAAAAAGAAGCTCAATGAAACATTCAAAAAGTTTTGTATAGAGAATGCATCACTAGATGCAATAGAGAAAGATCTCAAGTTAGATAATATAGATTCTTTTAAAAAATACTTTGCTATAGAAAGTATTAATACTTTCTATGAGCCTTTTAATATAACTCTTAAAGCTGAGAATTATAATAAAGACACAATAGAAAAGAATAAGTTTTTAGGGATGGAATACGATAACATAAAGATTGTTACGAGATCCTATACTCTTACAAGATACTTAACAATAGAAACTCATTGGATTAAGAACAATTTATTTATAGAGCAGTTGATAGAGAACCTTGAAAAAAGAATAGAACACTTTCTTTTAAAAAAACAACCTACTAATATGTTATATGTTAGAGTACTTTCATTAATCTCTGTCAAGAATAATCTTAAAATACGATATAATATAGATAACAATAAATGGAACATGAAAGACTTAATAGATAGATATAGAGACGAGATCTTTTACTTATACAAGAAGAATGTATATAAATTAAATAATCAAATGTTCTCTAAAGTATCAGAAGACTTATCTAAGATACATAATTATTATATGTTCTTTAGTTATAATGAAGACGAAGAAGTAAAGGACTTGTTAACAATTATTATAAATGAATCTCTAAGCGCAACACGAGTGTATGTTGATTTAGACATAGGCTCAGGAGGCGTGATGGATATAATAGATGAAATGTTAGTCTTAGCTAACTCTGCAATGTTTTCTAGTATGGAAAATAAAATATCTTATGATTCTATAACAACAAGGAATGTCACAAGAGATTATATAAAAGGATATTGGAATATGCCACGCAATACATTTGATAGGCATATAAATAAGAAGAATAAATTTTATAATCCTTTACTGGAGAAACAGGTAGACTATGTTATAAAACCTACTTTCCTTTACTAGTGTTTAGTCAAGTAAAGCAACTTACAATTAGACTAACCAATCAATGCAATCTCAATTGCTCTTATTGTTACCAAAAACATAAGAGCAAAGAGACTATTACTTTCCCTATATTAAAAAACACAATAGATCATCTTCACGCTGACTATATAAAGAACAGTAGAACAGACAGAATCTTCATTACATTATTCGGCGGCGAGCCATTAATGATTGGAAGTAATCTGCTGTCTAGGATCCTACTCTATATAGAGAATACTTTAACTGACATAAACCACTCAGTTAATCTACAGACTAACACTGTATTGATTGATGAGGAAATGGCTGTTCTACTCTCTAGGTTTAATGTATCATTAGGTGTAAGCTATGATGGCCCAAGTAATGAGAGAAGTAGAGAAGTAAAGAACTCTGTTATCCTAGATAAAATTGAGCTATTAAAGAAATACAATATCAACTATACTATCTCTACTGTAATCAATGACGATAACATTAATGAGCTAAAGGGAATAACTCAACTTGGTGCGAACTGTGTAAATTTTATAGCCAATGATTATATAGATAATTTGTTTGAGAAGGCATATGAATTATTCTTAAATGAGTATATCAATACTGGCTATACATCTTTCGTTGAGATCTATGAATTATTTGATGATATAATAAATGGAAAAACAAATAATAAGAGTACATGTGATACAATGTTCTGTGGTGCTGGGATGTCAATGATATCTATTGAACCTGATGGCACTGAAACATTATGTCCTAACTATGATATACCAATACCAATCAAGACAGGAAAAGATTTTCTTGAACTGAAACAAATTCAGAAATATATTTCTCTTATAGAAAAGAAGAACGAGTATGTTAAAGCAATAGGATGTGATACCTGTTATGCTAAAGATATATGCAACTTTGGATGTTCTGCGTTCTATTATAATAAAAATGGTGAGTATGGAATAGACGATAAGATCACCTGTCATATATATAAAGAGATTTATAAATATCTTGAAAAGAGAAAAATATTTCTGACTAAAGAGAACTGTAGTTCTCATTAATAATATAGTAGAAATCGGAGATTTCTACTAAGTAGGAAATTCTGATGATAAATAGTTTTGAAAGTAGAAAAGAAATAATAGAAGTAGAAAGTAGTTTATTCAGGATGTTAGAGTTTTCTCTAACTAATTACTGCAACATGAAGTGTGAGTTCTGTCCAACAGGGAACAGAAATTTTATTCCGAGAAGAGCTTACTTAGACATGGAATTGTTTCATAAGATATTATATGAAGTTCATGACACAGATAGAAATTATAATGGGATGATAGTATTCTCAGGATTCTCAGAACCATTATTGCATCCTGACTTTAAAGGAATGATAATCACAGCAAGAATGCTTCTACCAAAGAGTTATATAATAGTTAATACAAATGGATTGTTATTAACAGAAAGATCAGCAACTAATGACTTTGTTGATTCAATTAGAGTATCAGCTTATTCTTTAGAAATGTATGATAAGTGGGATGGCTTCTCATCTCAAGTTCAGGTGATAGATAGGTTCAGTAATTTAGAGTTTTTAAATAACAGAGGTGGAGTTTATGAAACTAAAGAAGATCTCCCATTAAAGACAGAATGTATGTATCCTCATTATTCTATGACAGTTGATTATGACGGAAGGGTTATGCCGTGCTGCCAAGATTTCAACAAAGAAGGAATTATTGGCGATACAAATAAAGAAAGTATTATTGATATTTGGTATGGTGAAAACATGAGAAAGTTTAGAGAGAATGGAAGAGAAAATTCACATTGTTCTAAATGTGATGTTCGTGGAGATCTTGCTGGTTTTAAAAAACCTTGACAAAAAAAGAATAATGTGGTATAATTAAGAATGAATATAGAAAGACCTATCGTAAAAAAAGATAAATTAATTGAAGAAGAAATTGTTCGACTCGATAACAACCAAGCTCCGTATGGACCATATAAGGATTATCCTTATACTTATCCTATGTATAAAACGTTAACAGATAAGTACAATTGCAGAAAAGATAATCTCTTATTAACTAGAGGAGCTGAAGAAGCATTAAGAAATTGTTATAGAACCTTTACTTCAGCAAATAAAAGTAAAGTGTTAAGGATGTTTCCTTCATTTGGTATGCTTGAGGTATTTGAAGACGAGTTTAATATACTTCCTATTAAGATTAGATATGATGAAGACCTTAATAAGGAATCTTATGCAGAGCTTCTTGTAGATCACATTGAGAAATATAGTGACGAGCTAGCGTTTTGTTTATTAATATTGCCAGACAATCCAACAGGATTCATGCCAACGCTTAAAGAGTTTTATCCTGTTTATCAAGCAGCTAAAGAAAACAATGTGACATTAGTATTAGATTTAACTTACTATGACTATTATCTTTGGTCTGACCTAGGTGTTAATTTTCTTCACTACATGAATCAAACTCTTGAAGAGAATGTTGTATTAATAAATTCCTTCTCAAAGAGCCATGGCCTAGCCGGCATAAGGCTCGGTTGTATAAGATCAAGTAAAGAAAATATTGATTTATTAAGACAGTATAGACCGATGCAAGAAGTGAACTCAGTTGCTTGTAGTGAAGCTGTAATCAACGAAATACGTTTTGGTGGAGACTGTACTTATAATCTTCACCAAGTAAATGAATGGAGAAGAGAGTTTAAAAAACTTGATTATGCTAGAGTTACTTATGCCAATTTTGTATTACTTAAAGTTGGAGAAGAGAACAAAGAGATAATAAGAAAAGAGTTGCTTGAGAATTATCTGATAGCTATCAGGACAGAGTTTGATTGTGATATAATGAAAGATTGGATCCGTGTATCAATAGGGTTAGATTGTTATATGAGACAGGTAATACATGTAGTGACAGGAGTAATGAATTGACAACTTCAAAAGAAGCAAGGATAGAAATAAGTACTGTATGTAATCACAATTGTATTTTTTGTCCTTTAAACACATCAGGTTTTAAGAGAGGTCGAACTATGATGTCTAATGAAATATTTGAGGAGTTAGTGTTTAAACTTCCTCTTCAAATAGAAACAGTTACTCTATCAGGAATGGGAGAGCCGTTCCTAGATATTGACATCTTCGATAAGATTAAAATACTTCAAGAGAATGGCTACAAAGTAAATATTCTTACTAATGGTTCTTGCATAACAGAAGAGATGGTAGAACAATTAATTGAAGCTGATATAGAAAGTGTTAGAGTTTCCTTTCATTACATAGGTGTTGAGGAGTATGTAGAAATAACAGGATCAAGTCAAAAAAGTTACTTGAATGCATTTCAGTTCATTACTAACTTTGGATCTAAGAGAAAGAATACGAAGTTTATACTTACAGCAGATCAAATAGAACCTGATCTATACAAAGCAAAGCTCTTAGAAAAATACTTCAAGAGCTACGTTGATTTAATTGAAGTGTGGAAGGTTCATAACTGGAGTTCTTGGAAGACATATAGAAAAGGAGCCACAACCAAAACTACGTGCGGGCGCCCGAAAAATGGGCCATTGCAGATACAGGTTGATGGTACAATTAACATGTGTTGTTTTGATTTTAATGGTTTGTTGTTACTTGGCGACCTGAAAAGTCAAACTATAGAAGAGGTTTTTGAGAGTAAAATGATGAAAGAGATAGAGAGTTTTCATAGTGGAGCTTACATGAATTTACTTTGTGGTAAATGTGATCAGTTATATGATAATGATGAAAGTGTTATCATATATAATAGTAAGTATGAAAAGAAGAAAAGGCTTGGCCTTACTTCAACAAACTATGAAAGGATGTAGGAGATGAGTAATTCAGTATGTGTTATAATTCCGTTTAGATTAGATAGTACAAGATTTCCAGAGAAAGCATTAGCAATTTATAGAAGGAGAACTCTATTAGAAACCTCTATAAGAATAGCAAAGAAGTTTAGTTTCGCTAGTAAGATAGCAGTTACAAGTGATAAAGAAGATCAAAGAGTAATTGAAATTTGTGAAAGAGAAGAAGTTGAATTTGTATTAACATCAAGTGAGATGACATGTGGAACAGAGAGGGTTTATTATGCAAGTAAGGCAGAAAATCTAAAGGGATATAATACATATATTTCGCTGCCTATTGATGAGCCGTCAATAGATCCAGAAGAAGTTAATAAAGTTTGGAAGAAGGTGAAGAATCATCCAACTGATATGATCACTACGTTGTTTAGCAAATTTTATGACTATAAAGATATAGATAGTATAAATACTTGTAAGATTGTAGATAAGAACAAAAGAGTTCTTTATACGTCAAGGGCAGTAATACCTGCCAGTAAGAGTGGAATGAAACATCCACTCTCAAGTTATAAGAGACACATAGGTCTCTTTATATTTCCAAAGGAGATTTTTAATAAGTACGGTAAGAGATTGTGGGCAAAAGATATCAATGCAGATTTAGAAAGTTTAGAACAAAACAAATTTATTCCTTTTGGTTTAAATCTAGCAAAGATAAGACATATAGGGCTTAGCATTGATACGCCAGATGACATAGGTGTGACAGAAAGGAGAGTAGTTACTGATGATTTATACAGATAAACTAAATTTATTAGAGGCGTGGGATGACGCACATGACTTTCAATGGAATCATGTAAATACAGATACAGATACAGAAGTTAATTTTGTATATAATATAAGACAATTAAGTATGACAATTTCATTTCAGGGAAGTGGAAGCTTCATGGATTGGTGGCAGAATTTTAGGACTGGTAAAGAGCCATACAAAGAAATGAAAGAGAAATTCAAAGTTCACAGAGGGTTCATAAAGAAGTATCATTCTGTGAGAGATAAGGTTCACGAGAAGGCTGAGAAAGCTTTAAAAGACGGATACTCAATTAAAATAAGAGGATTCTCTCAAGGAGCAGCTCTTTCAGTTTTAGCACATGAGGATATATTTTTCAATTATGGCGTTGAAGCTGACACGATTGTATTTGGTTGTCCTAGAGTATTTACAACTGAAAACAGTAAGGTGCTTGAAGATAGACTTAAGAAAATTCTAATAGTAACAAGTACTAGAGATCTTGTTACAAAAGTTCCTTTCAGTTGGCTAGGATTTAGGCACTATGGAGAAATAAAAGAATTCAAAGGGATGTATGCATTCTTTAGAATTGTATCTAACCATTTCTCTTATCCAAAGTTAGTTAAATAAGCCTCCTCTGTTTTATACTAATATCATAAATAGGTAAAGATAAAGATATTAGTATAAACCTTGGAGATAAACATGTTAAAATTTTTCGGCAGAAACAATATAGTTAGAGATGAAGAATCTTTTGATGGAAGTACAACTTACAGACATCTTGAATTCTACACAAACAACGATACAAAAACAGGCCATGACATAGAAAGACCTATAGAAAATATCTATGAGAATCAGTTTCAAATCATAAGCTTCTTAGATCATTTTGCTAAGAGCATGACTGGTTTAGATGGAGTGCTTGAAAACTCATTAAATAACGAATTTCAAATCACAGCAAGTGATATAACTCAAGTTACAGTAGATGGTTCTGTTGAGAACTATATAAGAATACCTCCTGGGATCGCTGGAATTACTTGGGTTGATACAGTAAATCAAGAGCATGTAAATCCTTACATAGCAGTAAATGCACCTTCACTAAAAATAGCTGAAAGACAAATCTCTAAAATTCTTGGCATGAATCTACCTTCAGGAGTTGAAGATATAGAGATAAAATATATCAGTACTACTGACTCCTTCAAAGCAAGAATAAATAAGAAAAATTTAAATGCAAATACATATACAGAATATTTCTATGGTTGTGCTGACTTATCTGAGTTTGATGACGTTGGAGTTACAGGAAAACTTACAGGTGTTGAACTAATTACTGATATATATAACGAAGTAGATCTTATAGATTATTTTAGAGCTGCTATTTCTGGAGACTTGACAGTTATTCAACTTGAACCTATGTTTAAAATAGATTCAGTAGATCAGTATTACTTTGTTATAGACAAAGAAGATGGAATGATAAAAGTTATAACAACTGTTCCAGATGCTACAGAGTTTCAATTATCAGCAGTTAATGTAACTAACGTTGGAGCAGGAGCATTTACAGGAACTATAGATAACTCTCACGTATTACTTAATGAAAAGAAAGTATTCGAAACTACATCTACTGATGAAGATTCTATGACGTTAAATTCAGCTGGTGGTATTGATGTTAATGCGGCTGGAAAAATAGATCTTAATTCACAAACAACTCTTGAGCTTAATGCTACAAATAATATAAAAGTAAAATCTCAAATGGATATTGACGAATATAACAATATGTCATTTTTAAGCAGTGGTGGAGATATAAATGTATCAACACAAGATGTAGTAAATAATACATTAAGAATACAGAGATATGGAGAGTTTCATACTTTATTAAATGTTGCTTCTGAATTAGCAGCATCAGGATGGGCTGGCGATTATGTGCTTAGTGCTGATTGGGATGGAGATCCAGGAAAAGATGATCTTGAGAGAGAAGCAACTATAGGATTAAGTATTAGAAGTGTTGTATCTGGAACTGTAGCTGGAGTTGATATAGTTGAAGGAATTCAAACAATGGATCTTTTCAATCAAAACTATAAGAATGGAGATTCTGTATTTGGTATAAGATTATTGAAAGATGTTGCTGAAGATACTCATAAAGATTTCCAGATCGGATTTAGAGATCAAAATGATGCAGTAGATGCAGTAGATGTAGCAATGAATGTAACTCCTGGATTTGATATTGACTTTGGAAGAAACCTTAATCCAGATGAAGATTCAGTGTTTGATATAGGGACTGACACTGAAAGATGGAAAGAAGTTTTTGCAGATAAGATTAACTCACCTACTATCCAAGGTCCTGTTACTATAGACGGAAACCTAACAATTACTGGAACTCAGACTACAGTAAACACTACAGACTTATCAATTTCTGATAACGTTATTTTACTTAATGAAGGTGAAGCAGGAGCAGGAGTTACTGCAGGAACTTCAGGTGTTGAAGTAGAAAGAGGAAGCGAAACAAACGCTACATTAATATTTGATGAGAGTGATGATGAGTGGAAAGCAGGAATCTCCGGAGCAGAAAATGCAATTATGCTTCGTGAAGATACTCCTACTAACGCTAAAGGAATGATTTGGAACGAAACAAATAAAAGACTTGAAACAGATCCAAACTTTGACGATATAACACATCAAGCAACTCTTACAGATCAAGTTGGTGTTATTTGGGATAACGGAAGTAGTAAGATTATAAGTAGTTCATCTATTGTTCCACTAGGAACATTACCTACAGAGTTTGATTTTGATAGCCAAGGAGATTTTGATTGGACTACAAGAACTCTAGGTGAAACATTACCTGCGACTATTCCAGAAGCGATTAAAACAAATAGAGAAGATTTATCTGCGTATGTAGAATTAGTAGCAATTAAAGGATCTTCTTATGAGATTGCTGCAGGAGCATCACTCGTAGGAGTAGATGGAATGGCTGGAGTAACTCCAACCGCATTAACTTCTGGTGCTGATTCAAACTTACAGCAATTATTAGAAGGACTATTAAATCCAGATGCTGCAGAATTTACTTATCAAGAATTAACAACAGTTGACGGTCATTCATTGACAACAGCTACATGGAATAAAGTAGGAATAAATGAAACTAAGAAAAATGTTATAGCCGGCTGTAGTATTGCAACTAGTGTAATTACATTAGCAGCAGGAACATATGATATAGAAGCATCTGCAATAGGATATAAAACAGACGCTCACAAAATAAGATTAAGAGATACAACAAATACAGCTACATTACTAACAGGACTTAATGCTAATAGTGATAGCACAATAGACAGCACATCAGTTTCAGTTCTATCTGGACAAATAATTCTAGCAGCAGGAGCAAATGTTGAACTTCAGCATTATGTTGAAACAACAGCAGCTACAGGAAGTGGAGTTGCAATATCAGATGGAGATGAAGAAGTTTACGCATTAATTAAGATTACTAGAAGAGGCTAAGATGTCACAAAAGAAAATAGATTTCATTAAGAAAGTAACACTGCAGAAGAGTAAAAGAGATTTCTCTTCTACAGTGTTAGGTGAAGAGAAAGAGATATTAAACGCACAAAAAATATTAAATGCGCAGATAGATAGTGGAGACACAATTATTGATACTGAAATGCCTTTAGATATGCTTGGCGCAGATCTTGATTGGACTGAAGGTGTCTTGAATGATTTAATTGTAAAAATTGGATCCGGAACTAGAGTTTCCGTTATTCAGGATCTTGCAGGTAACAACCTTTCTATTGAATATAATAATAGAGCTAAGTTCAGAATAGTTACAACTGGATCAAATGAGGACTATACTTTTATTACAGATGCATCAGATACATTAGATTGTCTTATAGATTGGGGTGATAGCTCTGTTGATGAAATCTTATCATATGATGCTGCAGAACTTACACATACTTTTGCTGACCCTGGCACTTATGACATTGAAGTCAAAGGTGGATTTGAAAGATTAGATTTTTATAATGAAACAAGACTTACAAAAGTTATTGAAGTTAGAAAAGCTGATAACATAAAATACGTTAGATTTGACGGATGTACTGATCTTGAGTCAGTTCACCCTAGTATTAGCAATGTTGTATTTACAAATGTAGATTATCTATTTAGAAACTGTACTAACCTTAACGCTATCCCAGAAGGAATATTTAATAATAGTCCTTCTTTAACTTCTTTTACTAGTACGTTTTTTGGGTGTAGTGAAATAACTGAAATTCCTGTAGATCTTTTTATATACAATACAGCAGTAACTAGTTTCGAAGAGGTTTTTTATGGATGTTCTTCTATAGAAACATTACCAGTAAATCTTTTTAGATATAATACAGAAGTAACTAGCTTTGAAGGCTCGTTTCAAAACTGTTCCTCTATAGATGCATTACCAGTAGATCTTTTTAGATATAATACAGAAGTAACTAGTTTCGAAAGTTTATTTCAAAGCTGTTCTTCTATAGAAACATTACCAGTAGATCTTTTTAGATATAATACAGAAGTTTTAACGTTTCATTACACATTATTTTCTTCAGGCTTGACAGAGATACCAGAAGATTTATTTAAATATAATACAAAAACAACTATTATGTCTGGTGTTTTTGCAGCCATAGATGTAACTGAGATACCAGAAGACTTATTTAGATATAATACAGAAGTTGTTGATTTTAGAGCAGCATTTATAATGCTAAATATAAAAACAGTTCCAGGTGGTTTATTTGCCTATAATACAAAAGTAGTCACTTTTGAAAGTTTGTTTACTTCTAGTAAAATAGAAGTTATACCAGAAGGGCTATTTGATAACTGTACACTAGTAGAAAATTTCTCTTGGATGTGTCAAGGAGCAACAGAACTTAGAGTTGTTCCATCTAATCTATTTAATAGTTCTACTGAATTATGGAACGTAAATTATACTTTTTATTCGTGTAGCAAGCTATCAGGAAGATTTAATATGAAATCAACAGATATGATTCCATTATTAGAGGCACAAGCTACAGCTAATGGAAAAACACTATATCACCCCTCTACGTTTATTGGTTTAGCACCTGAGATTGTAGATGTTGACACAATTCCTACTGCTTGGGGTGGATTAGGATTATCTGAATTAACAAATGAATTAGTTATAAAAGTTACAACAGTTGGAGTGGATGAAGTCTTTACTCTTCCAATAAATAATAGTGGAGTAGATGATGATATTGATTGTGTAGTAAATTGGGGTGATGGAACAGCTGATACAACTCTTACAGCATATAATGATAATGCTTCTCACACATTTGCTGTAGCAGAAGAACAGACTATAACTATTACTGGTTATATGGAACATTTATTTTTCACATCTCCTGACAAGCACGTAACAGAACTTACAAGTCTTTCAAGAGATAATGGGTTAAAAATATTCTCATTAAGATCACAATCTGGAATAACTACTATTAACGATACAGTATTAAATAAAATGCATTCAGTGAAATCGCTTCTTCAGCTATATTATGATACAGGAGTTACTTCATTAGTAGCAGGTATGCTCGATGGATGTTACAACCTAGAAAATGTTCAAAGTGCATTTCAAAATATTGGGTCTGCAACTATTCCTTCTGGTTTTCTTGATAATAACACTAAACTTAAAGACTTAAATTCTACTTTTGGTGGATCAGCAATTACAGAGATCCCAGCAGGGCTATTTGATAATTGTCCTCTTATAGAAACCTTTAATGGAACATTTCTTGGCTGTACTTCATTAACAACTGTTCCGGTAGATCTATTTAGATATAACACATTAAATGAAAGCTTTAGATACCTTTTTTATAATTGTCCTAGTATAGAAACAATACCTGTAGATATTTTTAGATATAATGCTTTAGCTTCAAATTTTGAAAATGTATTTTATGGAACTGCGATGTCTTCATTACCTACTGATATATTTCGATATAATACTCTAGCTACAACTTTTAGAGGTGCATTATACGGAAGTGAAATTAGTAGAGTTGAAGATAATTTATTTACATACAACACGCTTGTAGAGTCATTTCAGGGAACATTTCAAAATTGTTCTTCTTTAGTTAGAGTATCTCCTTATTTATTTGATAATTGTATTGTTGCTACAAACTATACAGATACATTTAAAAGTTGTACTGAATTAAGTGGAACAGCAGATTATAAAGCTGGAGATATAATAAGAAATATTGAAGCGGTAGCAACAGCTGAAACTCTTACTCTAACAACAACTGATGCTTTTAATGGATGTACTTCTTTAGTGGATTATGAAATTCTTGATGCAGCGTGGGGTGGCGCAGGTGGCGCTACACTAACAAACAATATGAAATTCACTGTTACTACAACAAGTACAGATGAAGTATTTATTCTTCCAATAAATAATGGTGGAACAGATGATGATATTGATTGTGTAGTAAATTGGGACGATTTAACTAGCGATACAGTCTTAACTTCTTACAGTGATGACGCTACTCATATTTTTGCAGCAATAGGGACTTATCAAATTACAATTACTGGATATATAGAAATGTTGGCTTATCTTGCAAATATTGATTATCATATCGTATCTCTCGACTCAATGTCAAAAGATCTGGGAATAAAAAGATTCTCAATGAGAAAACAAGAAGGATTAACAACAATAGATTCTACATATGAAAATATGAGAAGTTTAGTTAATGGACACTCAATGTTTATATTCTGTACTGGACTAACGACAGTTCCAGACATATTTTCTAAAATGGTAAAACTTGATAATCTTTATTATGCTTTCGCTTATACAAGCCTTACTACAATACCGGCTAATGTTTTTGATTCATGCACTGAGCTAACAAATATCTCAAATTTATTTAGAAATGGAGGAATAACAGCTATACCAACGGACTTATTTAAGTATAACACAAAAATAAGTAACTGGGATGATGCGTTCTTAGGAACAGATGTTTCTACAATACCAACAGATTTATTTAGATATGCTCCTGATATAACTTCGTTAAGTGCAGTATTTGAAGGATGTACTTCTATTACTTCAATACCTACTGATTTATTTAAATATAATACAGAGCTTATTATACTAGATAGAATGTTTTATAGTTGTTCTGGAATAACATCTATAAATGAAAATCTTTTCCAGTATAACACAAAGCTTGAGACTTTAAGTGCCGTGTTTTTACAAACTGGACTAACAACAATACCAGCAAATTTATTTCAATATAATACAAGTATAACAAGCCTAGCTAGTTGTTTTTATGGAGTAGACATAACTGAACTTCCATCTGGACTTTTTGATAATCTAATTCTACTTGAAGATATTTATGGAGTATTTAGCGGTTGTGCTTCTTTAGCTACTTTACCTATAGATTTACTTTATAACAATACAGAACTAATGACAGCACAGAGCTCATTTGCTAGCTGTCCTATTACTTCTATACATGAAGACTTTTTTAGATATAATACTAAAATTGCTAGTTTTACTCAGACTTTTCTAGGTGGAAGTTTAACATCTGTTCCTGTAGGATTATTTCAGCACAATACTTTAGTTGAATACTTCAACTCAACTTTCCAGAGTAATAACTTCACTACAGTACCTGAAGATCTATTTAGATATAATACAGCAGTATTAGAATTTGATTCTACTTTCTCTAGCTGTCAATTATTAGATACAATCCCTGAAGGACTATTTCAATATAATACTTTAGTTACTGACTTTGCTAGTATATTTAACGACAATGCTTTTACTACAGTCCCCGAGAATCTTTTTAGATATAATGTCAACGTAGATACATTCTACAGGGTTTTCATAAATTGCGATAATCTAGTAGATGTTCCTGTAGGCATCTTTAGATATAACACAGCTGTAACAAACTTTAGCGGCTTATTCTGGCGATGCGAAGCTCTTAAAACAGTACCTCCTACTCTTTTTAATTATAACATAGTAGCTACAGATTATAGCTCATTATTTAGTGGATGTTTAGCGTTGACAGGAACAGCTGATGTTTATCCTGAAGATATTGTAGGACAAATTGAAGCAGTAGCTACAGCAAATACTCTTACTTTAAATACAGCTGGAGCTTTTACTGGATGTACTGTTCTTACAGATTATGACGTATTAGATGCAGCTTGGGGTGGTCTTGAAAGTTCATGGACTAATACATTAACATTATCAGTTGATGTTCCCATAGATGAAACTTTTTACATTCCTATAAATAATGCTGGGACTGACGATTATTGTGATTTAGTTATTGATTGGGGCGAAGGCGCAGATACTGTAATAGAAGGAACAAATCAAACAGCTTCTCATACTTATACAGCTGCATATACAGGAACAGTTACAGTAACTGGTTTTATGGAATACTTTAAATATAATAATGATAACTCACATATAACATCGGTTGATAGTCTTACAAAAAATATGGGAGTGAAAGCTCTATCCTTCTACGGACAAAGTAATATGACTTCTGTAAGTGCTGACTTAAGTAAGCTTGGTAGTGTAACAGAAATAACTGATATGTTTAGAGGATGTAGTTCACTAACATCAATCCCAGAAACTATATTTAGTAACATGACAGAAATAACAAGTGCTCTTAGAACTTTTTTTGAGGCTGGTATAGAATCTATACCAGAGGATCTATTTAAATATAATACAGAGATCATTGACTTTAATGGAACTTTTTATAATTGTGACTCAATAGAGTCTGTTCCTGCTGGTTTATTTCAATATAACGTAAAAACTGAAACATTTGCACAAACATTTTCTAACTGTTCGAATGTATTATTCACAACAATCCCAGCTACTTTATTTGCTAACAATATAGAGGTTACTTCGTTCTACAGTCTTTTTAATTCAACTAAGATACAAACTGTTGATGTAGATACTTTTAAATACAATGTTCTGCTTGAAAGTGTTTCAAGGATGTTTCAAAGTTGCAATGCAATAGTTTCTGTTCCAGATGATATTTTTAAATATAATCCATTAATAACTAACTTCAACAATATGTTTATGCAGAGTTCATTAGCTGTAATACCAGCTAATATTTTTAGATATTCTGGAGATAATATAACTTCTTTACCTAGTGTTTTTTATCAATGTAATAATGTAACTGAAGTCCCAGAAGATTTATATAGATATAATACTAAGCTTACTTCTATATATCAAACAACAGGATTGCTCTCTGGAGTAAAAGAAATCCCAGTAAATTTATATAAATACAATCCATTACTTACTTCTATATATATGAATTTTTATGGATGGACTTCGCTAGAAATGATCCCAGAAGGACTATTTGCAAACAATCCTTTAATTACAGATGGGAATAACTTATTTCAAGGATGCACTAACTTAAAATATATTCCTGATGACTTCTTTACAAGCCTAACAGAACTTAATAATGTCATGTGGTGGTTTAAAGGATGTACAAGTCTAACAGGAAGCGCAAGCGATTGGATTCAAACAATGTTAGCTAATGGAGTGTATAGCACGACTGACTGTTTTGACGGCTGCGTTAAGCTAGTAGATTATGACATATTAGATACAGATCTTGGTGGATTAGGATTATCTGATTTAACAAATAATATGAAATTCTCAATAACAACAACAGGTGGAACTTTTACTCTACCAATAAATAATTCGAATTATGACATTGACTGTGTGATAAACTGGGGAGATGGTTCTGAAGATACTACATTAACTTCTTATGATGATGATGCTTCTCACACTTATTCTTCTGGAACTCACCAAATAACTATTACAGGATATATTGAATACTTAGCATTTGGAGCTGAAGCAAATATAGTTACTCTTGATTCAATGTCGAAAGATATGGGATTAAAAGTATTGAAGTTTCAAGGACAGGCAGGATTAACTTCGGTTAATTCTACATATAATAATATTGGAAGTTTAATAATTGGAAGTTACATGTTCCAAGGATGCTCTTCGCTTAGTACAATTCCAGGATCAACAACAGCGCTATTTAAGAATGCTGTTAGATTAACTACGCTTAATAATGCATTTCAATCTTCTAACTTAAATTGGTTAGACGGAACGGCTTTTGAAAACTGTATAAATTTAACAGACGTTTCTTATATTTGCCACCTATCTCAATTAGGATCTATACAGACTGGGTTGTTAAGCAATAATCCAAAATTGACGAATATAAATGCTGCATTTCAAGGGTGTAACTCAATAACATCTATACCTGTCACACTATTTGAAAACTTGCCGTTGGTTACTAGTGTAGATAATGTTTTTGCAAGCACTGGAATTACAGCACTTCCAGCAACTCTGTTCGACAATATGAGTCAAATGACAAGCCTAGTCCAAACATTTTATAATTGCTCGTCACTTACCTCTATTCCTAGTGGGCTATTTGATGAGCTTACTAGCCTTGAAATTATGAGTTACACTTTTGCAAACAGTGGACTAACAGAAATACCAGATAACTTATTTGACGAAAACATTTTAGCTTATTTTATAGGAAGAGTTTTTTATGGATGTTCTGATTTAACAGCAATACCAACTGACTTGTTTAGATATAATGTTTTAAATACAACGTTTCAAGAAGAATTTTGTGGATGTTCTAGTTTAGAAGCAATCCCAGTTGATCTGTTTAGATATAGTCTTTTAGCTACTGATTTTTCTAAAGCATTTGAAAACTGTACTGGATTAACAGCGATTCCTGCAGACATTATATTATATAATACAGCTGCTACAACATACGATAATATGTTTAAAGGATGTACTAATATAACAACAAATGTTACAGGAGTAGATGAATTTATAGATGATGCTGTAGTAACAGCTACTCACTCTGGCTGTTTTGATGGATGTATGGATATTGGTGACTATGTAGATATACCAACAGGCGCAGGAAATTGGAGAACTGAATGATAAATATAGAGAAGAAGAACAACTTGTATTATATTAATACAAGTGATAAAAGTGATTATAGAAAACAAAGAGATAATAAGAAGGATCCAAATTCAACTTGCCAGATTACAGCAATGATGATGGGTCTTAAGATCAAGGGCTATAAGCCCAATGAATCCTTCGACCAAATGTTTGATGATATATATTCTATTATTGAAGAAGATAAAGAAATAGACAATATGTATAAGACAAGATATAAGAAGTATATGAAAACTTATACCAAACGGGAGCTACATAAACTGCTTTCGTTAGGTGTAAATAAGTATATGGGACAAGATGTAACAGAATTTACTTCTTCTTGTCCTTTGGAAAATATTGTATATGATTTAGTTAACGATACGCCATCTGTACTATCTGGATATTTTTATAAGTATAATCATGTAGTTACATTAGTTGGAGTTGTAGTTAAGAACTTAGATAATATTTTATATACAGATAAAATAAAAAACATAAAACTTAACAACATAGATAGCTATATAATTGATGATCCTTATGGGATTTACAAAATGAAGTATAACAATCACAATGGTGATGATGTTATAATGCCAGCAGCTGATATGAAGAAGATAGTTAAATCATTTCATAGTCAAAGTAAATGGCGACACAGTTTTATTTAGGAGATAAGAATGACAAAAGCAGAATTAGACATTAGCAGAGAAGAGAAATCAAAGAATAGATTTAAGAGTAGAACTTTTTGGTTGAATGTGACATGGATTGCAATGATTCCTTTAGCTATAATTTCTCAGTTGTTTATACCTACTGTGATATTACCTCTATCAACTATTATAACTTTTGCAGGATCTGTAACACTATTATATATTGGTGGAAATAAAGGTCTTAATATTGCAGAAACTTTAAAGATAGATCCAGAAGTTAAACTGGATCCATCTGCTTAAAATTTAAACCCTATTCCTAGTTTCATATTAACGCCTTTAAAGTGAATATACTCAGTTCCTGCATAAACAGAGAATGGGGTCTTTGGTATATCCACAGTAAGAGCCAATTCGGCTAATGGTGATTCCCCCATATAACCACCTATTACATAAGCTGAAAAGTATCTTGGATCAGTTACATAAATCAAGTCTTCAAGATTGTCTCTAAGACCACTAATCTCTAGCTGATCTATTTTTATTTGTTCTTTAGCTTTTTCGTGTTCGTCTATTTCTTTTTCATAAGTGTAATTCAATTCTTTGAGTTTAAGGATTATAGCCTTGTAGTCACCCAACAATTCTTCATAATCATCCAATAACAATTCATACTCAACTTCAAAATAAGTTTCTGATACTGTTTCTGTATCTGTATCTTGCGCATAAATACCTGTTGAAGCAAATATTAGAACTAACGCAAGGAATAATGTTTTACACACTTTCATTTCTAAGGTCCTCTCTTTTTCTTTTAAGCTCAGCTCGTCTTTTTTTAAGAGTATCTTTCTTTTTCTCGTGATTGGCATTGTTTTCAGCAACTATTCTTTTTGTTTTTTCAACCTCTACTTTAATATCTTCTTGGTGTTTAGTTATATCTTCGATAGTTGTTGTTCTATCTTCATCATTAGATTCAGATACAGCGACTGCAACTTCTGCCTTGTCAATCTTATTGTTATCTCTCCTTGTTTTTATGTCGAAGAAAACTGCTCCACCAATTAATATTAAAACTACTCCACTTACTACTATTACATCTACCATTTTAATCTCCTGTTATTTGTTGTGCTTTTGATGTTTGTGTTACTCTTCTAGCCATCTTGTTACTAGAGCCACTGTTTTTTCCGCCCCAGCCATTTCCTTTAAGGATGAAGCCGCTACCGCCTGTTACTATTTTCTTCATTACTATTTTACAGTTGTCACAGAGAATTTCAGGGGTTTCATTTATCCCATGCATCTCTTCTTTTATCTCGCCGCAATTATCACATACATAGTCATAAAACATACATCTTTCCTCCTCTTCTATTTAAGAGGTAAAGATAATAGTAATAAACACTTTAAAGGAAATTAAATATGAAATTAAGAGAAATATTGGAATCACAAGGGTTTGGCGGAAGCGATAGTTGCTTGAAATCCACTCCTGAAGAAAACAAAAAGAAGTTTAAAACATATGCTAATTATAGAACTGCAGCTACTAAAGCTTTAGGCAAAGAGCTTAAGAATATGAATAAAGATGATTGGAAGGCAATAGATAGAGGCTGGAAATCAAAGGATGAGAGCTAATGAACTTTTCAGAGATAATAACACAAGACCTCTTTTTAAATGAGGGAACAGGAAATAACTTATTGCTGTTGGATATAGACGATACTCTATTAACAGCACAAGGCATTAAAATATGGAGAAAAAGACCGACTGATAAAAGTCCAGTTGGATTAACTCCTGATGAATACGCAAAAGAAACAGTTACAAAAGAAGATAAAGAAAAAGGTTATTATGACTATAAAGAGTTTAGAAGTCCTGAAAAGGTTGGAAATTCTATTCTAACTGGAACTCCTATAATTTCCAACTTAGGTACTATGGATAAGTATATTAAGAATGGCTGGAAAATAGGTATACTTACAGCAAGAGGATTAGAGAATGTAATCTTTAAGTCTATTCACGCATTCTTAAAATTCAAAGAAGGCGGCGACTTAAAGCCAGTCGGTGATAAATTAGTTAGAGATCTTGTTTTTGCTATTAATGACGATAATAAAAAATATAAAGGCACAACAGACTTTTCAAAGAAAAAGAATGTAATGCTTAAACTTCTTAATAAATACGACAGAGTTTGGTTAATCGACGATGACCCAAAAAACATCAAAGCGATTAACGATCTCAAGAATGAATTATTGAGTAAAAAAGATCCAAGACATGCTAAACTTAGAGCTCTAGTAGCTAAGAAATAAGAGGAAGGAATATGAAACTAACAACTGTATTAAGCGAAATGGCAATACCCGTCGGCGAAAACGAAAGCGTTTGGGGAAAAATAAATGATTTACTTAAAGATGATAAATATAAAGAAGCTGCTGCATACTTCATTGCAAAAGGTGGTACTAACAGAGGAGTTACAAGATCTTGGAATGCTATGCAAAAAAGAGGAAATGAACTCTCAACTGGAACTGTATTAGACTCAAAGCATAGCTTAAAAAAGTTTAAGGAATCTATACCAGAAGAATATCGAAAGCCAGAAAAAAATAAGACTTACGGAAAAAAGACTCCAGCTAGTAAAAAGAAGGAAGCAGAAACAGGAATAGACGTTAACTATGGAAATAGAGGTGGCGAAGCTTACGACACAGTGAAAAACGTTAAAAGAAGACAGATTCGAAACTTAGAGAGGGAAAGAGTTTTTAAGACAAATCAGGATAAAGTACATGATAAAGTACTAAAAAAGAAGTATGACCCTAAGAAAGATACTGATAAATTAAAAAAATTAAAGGGAGAGCATGCAGAGTTTAGTAAAATGGCAGAAGTAAACATCTCTGCTCAAAACTTGGAAAAAAGAGAAATTGCTTACAACAAAGCAATAAAAGATGGAAAGACTAAAGCAGAAGCTAGAGAAGAAACTGGATGGACTACTAAACAAGCACTAAAGTTAGTGAAACTTAGAAGGGCTAATCCTAGTGTATCTACAAATAGAGAAATTTCAAAAAGAATCTCTACAGATCTTGGTAATTCAAAAACAGATTTTGATTTAAATAAAATGCTTGACAGATTAATCAAGCAAGGTGTTACTGTAAACAATGGTGAGTTAAAGAAAGAATTCATAGTTAAGGTCAGAGATTTATCTAGTGGAGAAGATTCTATAAGACTAGCTACAAAACTTAAGCGAGTTTTTAGAACTCATAATGCTAAAAATTCATCTATAGAAAAGTTATCAGGTCTTAATTTTAGAATTGGAAAAGCTCATACAAAAGCAGTAGATAAAGTTCTTGATCCGTACATTACTGGTGAAGGATCAGTTACGTTTGGTGGAGCAAGAAAACTTCTTAAAGAAATAGATAGGATGATGCCAGTAATGACTGAAAATAGATCTAATGACCCTAAAGGCTGGGGAGTTTATACAAGAGCAAAAAGAATGATTTCTGCCTTTTTAAATTCATCACAAAATAAAGATCGTAAAGATAATGAAGAAATAGATATAGATGAAGCTGAAAGATTACAGCTCTTTGATGATCTTGCAGAATATCATGATGCTTATAAGAGAGAAGCTATCCACGCAGAACAGAGAGCGAACAATATTCCTAAAGATAAAAGAGTTAAACTTTCTAGTAAATATAGCACAAGTCATAGACGTAAGCATAAAACAGTTGAAAAGACTTGGAAAAGGTAATATAATGAAACTTAAAAACTTTTTAGCTAAAGAGCTTAATGAAGGGATCTCTAGCGTTTTATATCATAAAACGAATCTTAGTACAGCTTACGACATATTAAAATCTAATAAGTTTACTTTAAGTCTTTCTAGTATGGCAAATAAACTTAACCATGATAAAAAAGAATCATATTTTTTATCAACAGCTAGAAACATGAGAGGCTCTTATTATGGAGATGCCTGTTTTGAGTTAGATGGTACAAAACTAAGTAATAACTATAAAGGTCAAGCAATAGATTACTGGGGAGACAAGAATAGTAAGTTTCCTTCAGGGAGATCTAAGAATCGGGGAGTAGAGGCAGAAGATAGAATTTTCTCGAATAAATCAAGTATAAATAATGCCTCAAAATATATTAAAACAATATACGTTTTAATAAAAGGTGACGATTTTAGCAAATATTATGGCAAAATTGAAAGGATAAAGAATGCAGCAGCGCAGAAAAATATACCTGCATTCTTTTTTACAGACAAAAAAGATTATTTAAATAAGAATAAAAGTAAGGCTATGGAAATTAGTGACCCAATGTACAAACAAGAACTCAGTCTTCTCTTGTCTTTTATGAATAAAACGATAACAAAAAAACAAGTAGAAGATTTAAACCATGCTCTTAGATACAGCGATAGAATTAGAAACATAGAATATGAACTATCAAATTCTGTAAAAGGAAGTTCTGGAACAAGACCTGAAGCAGTACAAGTCATTAAGGAATTAAAGAAAGCTGGTTATAGTAGCCTTGAAAAATACGTAGAAGAAAAAGTAATGCCTTCAATTGGAACAGCTGAAGGCCAGAAAAACATAGATAAAGGCATGAAGAAAAAGAATGATAGTAGCGAAAAAAAACGAATAGACAAAATTCTTAAAAAGCGAAAAGAAAGAATTAGCAGAAAGAGAACTTGACAGAAAAAGAATAATGTGCTATAATTAAGACATAGGAGCTTGAATGTCTGATCAAAAAGTAAAGAAGATTGTTGTTGTCCATAAGAGAACTAACAAGAGCAGAGAAAGAATTGGCGTAACTTACGAAGAATTAAAAACTATTAGAAAATGGATCTTAACTGGTTCTTTTTCTAATAGTATCTCTTCAGATGTTAATGTGGTTGAAGATAATGATATGTATCTATTAAAGAAGGCTGCAAGTCAAGAGCCAGAAAAGCTTAATAAGTTAATGCTTGAATGTTCTTTAGTTGCTACAAAAAAAGATGCATTAATTATTGCATTGATAATGTTATCGTCAGGAACCTTTCACTCGAAGAAATGTTTTAAAGAAAGTTTTAATAAAATAATAAAATCTCCAAATGACTTGTATCGATTCCTACATTTATGTAAGAAACATAGAGGGTTTGGTAGTGTTATCCATAACGCCATAAAGAAATGGATCATTAATAAAGACGTTAAAACTCTTGAGACGATGTTTGTAGAAGAAAAATCCAAATTCAACTGGTCGATGAAAGACGTTCTTAGATTAATTAAGCCTAAGCCAAGAAATAAGAATGAAAACCTATTATTCAAATGGATTATCAATGGGACAGTTAGTGATAATGAGAGGATTGATTATGCAAACAAACTTCCTTTAGTTTCTTTCTATGAAGAAATGAAAAGATATAATCCAGATAACTCTGTAGAAAAGTACGACACTATAGATAACTACCCATCTGTAAAAAGATTGACTTCAAGAATGATTCCTGGAAATTGCTTAAGTGACTTTGTCTTTAGTTCAGCTCTTGAAAATAAAAATAAAGAGGACTTGTTTAGGTATTTAGCTACTCATAGATCAAATGAAGAAGTAGTAACAGCAAACTTATACGCTTTCATTAAAGCAAGGGAAGACAATGTCAATTATAATATTGACGTTGTCGAAATGCTCGCTATTAAAAACTCTCTTTACCTTAGAACTACTCAGGATATAGAGTTAATTCAAGAGATTGAGAAAGTTATAGATTCGAAAATAATTGATAACTTAGCCTCTGATGGTAAATCTATTTCTATTATTGATATGTCACATAGAATGTTTGAAAAGAGTAATTATATTCTTGACTTAACAGCTGCTGAGATAGCTCATATGGCATCTATCAAATCCGGAAAAGTTTTTAATTTCAGTGGACATGAAATTAGAAGAACAATCCCAAGAAATGTAATAAACGCAGAAGGCGCTCAAGAAGATAGAGCTAAAATAAACATCAACAAAATAAAAGAAAATATTAATAATCCAAAAATGATTTACGTCTGGACAAACAGAAAAGGAATAGCTCTAACTGAAAAAGATGTAGAGCATATAAAAAAATGCTTTCCTAGTAGTAAAGTATGTTTAATAAATATGAATAAATCAGACGTTCATAAGAAAAATGGTAATTATTATGTAATTAACGGTTTTACTAAAATAACAAAGAAAATATTGAAATTAATAGAAAGGGATGTTTAATGGAAGAAAGTGGTTCAGTAAAAGTAAGAAAGGTATTTGAAGGCATGGCAGATTTGATTGATGAAAAAAATAAAAGGTATGGAGACTCTGTCACGCAACCAATAGGAGTATTCGCTTCTTTCGTAAAAGAAGGTAATAATGAAAGCCTAAATGGAATACTTGTAAGACTTGATGATAAACTGAAGAGAATTAAGAACAGTGACATAATTAGAAAAAATGATGTATCAGATCTATTAGGATACCTTGGTTTTTTATGCGCAAATCAGGGCTGGACGAATTTTAGCGACCTTATAGACTAAACAGCTGTTTCGCTTCATATATTATAGTAAGGAGCGAAAGCATATGTATAAACAAAGTAAAAACAATAAAAATTGTTATAAAATAAAAGTGGGAAATAAAACGATTGAAATATTTTTTTCTGAAGACGATGAACAAATAGAGATTTGTGACGTTGCTAATCCTGAAAAGACTGGCTTTATTTTCCACGATCAAGAGCAGCTTATTAGTTTCGTGAACGGTCTTACAGATGTCGTAGAGAATCGATTAGGAGACTAACAATGTCAACATTGAATGAACTAGTAAACGAACTTATATTGGAGCAGAAAGAAGCTTCACTACATTTATATTATAATATAGATGTATACATCCAAGAATTTAAAGATGGAACTCCAGAAGAGGGAGAAGTTACTGCAGAGCCAGAAATTGTAGCTGCGCCAGTTGAAGAGCCAGTTGCTCCTGTCGCCGCAGCTCCTGCTGAAGAGCCAATTCCAACACAAGAAAGTGAAAATTTTAAAGGCACTTTATTAACTGAAGCTATTCTCAAGAGAAAACTTGAAGGAGAACTTGTAGTTCCTAGAAAAGATGCCATGAACATTCAAACCATCCAAGACTTAATTGACTACCTAACAGATAAAAAACATACAAGCACAACTATCGTAGAAAAGGTTCTTGAGAAGAAAGGATCTGTTGCCGGTGAAAACATTCTTTCTCCTGAGATACAAGAAATTATTCTTTTATTGGCAGGAGCAGGTGGAACCGGAAATCTTGGTGATATCGTAAACAAAGGCGATAAAGTAATAATTGATTTAGATTATGGAAACAGTAAGCTGTCTAGCATTGGTTTTAAGATTAATAAGAACGCTGGAACAGATGTATTTTCTATAATGATAAAGAAAGACGGTAAAATCCTATCTGGAAAATTTGATCAGGCTATTATAAATAAGCAGATTTTATTTTTTAGAAATTCGCTAGAAACGGTATAACATGGCTGGAAATAATTATTTTGACGAAGAAAAAGTAACTAAACTATTAGTACAATATCAACAATCTGCAGTCAAAGAGTTGAATGAAGACGGTCTTGAAGTTGTAGTGTGGAAAGATGTTGTCGTAGAAGAACTGATAATGATTGAAGTTATTAAGATAGTAAAAGCTATCATTCAGGTCTACAAGTATTATATATTTGAAAACTACGATGACTGCCTGCAACACGGTAGTATGTCGTGTTATACTAACTTTATGAAATGGACGAAAGAGAAAGGAACTGCTTTTAATTTCTTTTCTATTATATCCAAGAGAAGTCTTTTAAATTATACAGATAGAAGAAAGAGGCATAGAAATCATAATGATATTGCTGACCAGATTGATCTATCTGATAATAAAAACTTGAACTTTGATCTGTACCTTGAAGAGATTAAAGATACATTGATTGACATAATTAATCGACATTATGTAGGAAAGAAACGAACTAGATTTATATCTATATCCCTGATTCTGGTTGATTATCTTGGTAAGACAAAGAAGTTTGTTAGCAAGACTGATTTTTATTCTTGGGCAAGATCATACGGAATGAGAAGTATTGACATAAGAGAATTTATGAAAGCAATACGAGATAATGGTGCTGAACTGTTTAATGAAGCTGAAGAGTTAATAGAGTAAAAATACTTGTAGGAGCTAATAATGACATTAACAGATGAAATGAAAAGATATTATGACAGGCATATTAAATGTCCTGTCTGCAATAGAAAAGCAGTAGAAACGTCTATGACACCACCAACTCCAGTCCCAGGAAAAGAATATAGAGATACAGTAAATGTAACTGTATGTTATGAATGTGGATGGCGTGGAAAAGTTGATGAGCTGAAGGGATAGGATCTATGGCTGATAAAAGAGAGAAAAAAAATGATTGAAGATATGGATATAGATGATATTCTTTCAGGGCTGGAAGAAGATACGAAGAAAATTGAGGCTGGTGATATTCAATCAATAGCCGTAGAGCTAGAAGCAGAAGCTATGGAAGAAGCAAATTCTGTTGTAGTAAAACCTCAAGAAGCCTTGATAGACTTAGACGACGAGAACGCCCTTTCTAATGAAATTGTTAAAACGTCTTTAGGTATCGTAGATAATGCCAGAAAAGTTTTTGAGAACTTTAGCGATGACGTATTCCATGGAAAAGACAGATCAACTTCTTCTAAAGAAGCAATGCTGAAAGCTTTAGACATACAGAACGGAGCTAATAAGAATATGATTGACCTTGCCAAAGTTTTAAAAGATAAAGGCAATGGCAATGGCACAAACATATTAATTCAAGGGATCAGCGAAAAACAAGCTGGCATATCTCTTAACAACATTAAGGATAGTCTATAACTAGAACTTGAAGTCCGTGCTCTCTACTGGATTCAATCATATGTTTTGATCCAGTAGAGACTCCATCCCAAAAAGAGATAACCCTATCCGCTTGAGCAACCATCTCAGCATTTCTAATCCTTCCTGCATTTTTACCATATCCTTTCCAGTTAGCTGGAAATTCCGTGAATTTAAAATCATGTTCTTTAGCAAATTGTTCTGCTAGTTTGTCGGCACCATTTGCGCCACCTGAAATTATTTCATCTTGACTTGGTCCGATTTCTTCAAATAAAACTTCACACATCTTATCGTAATCGTTGAAGTTCCTGCTTCCTACTATCGCTACTTTCATTTTTTCTCCTTAAGTAATTATACCACATTATTCTTTTTTTGTCAAGTAAAGTTAAAATAAAGGAATAAAAAATGAATGATAAAGTAGACGCTTATATAGAATTACTAATTGAAAGAGTTAATGAAAAAGATGTTTCATCAGCAGGAGACTTTAACAGTATGCATAAGGCTTTAGCGGATACTGGAATGACAGACGTTCAGGTTTATGCAAATAAACTTGTTCGTAATTGCTATGGAAGAAAGGAAGGAAAGTCTGGATCCAACCCACATACTATAGCAAGTCTTAAAAGTAAGCTGGCTATGACTATGTTTTCTTTAAAAGCTAAAAGAAAAACAAAAGAAGAAGCAGAGGAAATTTATAACAAAACAGTTAGAGAATTAAATAAACGACTGAGGTAAAAAGTGGGACTTTCAAGAGAAGAAAAAGTATTTATAGATTCAATTAAAAATAAAATAAAAAGATATTCAATAAGAACAAACATAAAAGAAGCAGTAGATAAAAGCATTGGACATTTAGCATATGCAATATACAGCACTGACAAAACCGAACTTGTAGATGTTGGTATAGAAATATTCCTAATTAAGAAATCGTTCTCATATTTCTTATGTGAGTATGGAAGAGTTGATATACCAGGACTTGGTACAATACAAATGGACCCTTATTATTTCCAGAGGGAGTTAGCAAAGGAAATAATGGATTATAGAAAGGTTGTGTTAGATAAAACTAGACAGTCTGGCCTTTCTACAATCTTCGCTCTATATAGTTTATGGAGAGCTCATTTCTTCCCTGCTGAGATGATTGACGTTGTTTCAGTCAAGCAGAAGAAAGCACAGCAGTTTGTAAAGAAAATCAATTCAACAATGAACAGCCTCCCAGTATGGATGAGAACACCTATAAAATATCAAAATCAGCAAGAAATTACATTCGATCACGGTACGTCAACATCAACAATATTATCAGAATCACAGTCAGATAATGCTGGTCGTGGTGACTCCTTGTCAGTGTTGATTTTGGATGAAGTTGCGTTCTATCAATCAGAAAGAATGGCAAGAAATATTATAGCTTCAGCTCAGCCTACATTGAACAAGACTGGTGGACAGCTTGTATTAATATCGACTCCGAATGGAGTAGCTGGTAAAGGTGGTTATTATTACGAGCAAGTAGTTGCAGCAAAATCAGGATCAGCTAAGAATACAAAATATCTTGAGATAGACTGGTGGGAAGTTCCCGATGACATCAGAATCCCAGGATCTAAGAAAAATTATAATGAGATATTAAAGAAGGCAATCGCTGAAGGCTATTACTATAAAAAAGACGTTAAAGATAAATATAAAGAGTTTTTCAAGCCTATTGAAAGAGATTTATTTATGGACAATGAATGGCTAAAAGATGCATATGATGATCTTGGTGCCGCTTCATACAAACAGGAAATACTTCATGACTTTATTGTTTCCGGAGATAAAGTATTCTCGGAAGGTGTCTTAGACGTTGTTGAAGCAGGCTTAAAAGACCCTGCTTTCAAAGATACTTTTGGAACATCAGAGTACGAAGGATGGTGGACTTGGAAGAAACCAATTCCAGGCCATAGATATATAATTGGTGCTGATATTTCAACCGGAACTGGAAGTGACTATTCATCAGCAGAAGTATTTGATGTAACTTCATCAGAACAAGTCGCTGAATATAAAGGATTTATGTCTACTCCAAACTTTGCAAGGTTTTTAAAAGCAATTGCTACATACTACAACGAAGGATATCTTGTAATAGAATGTAATAGTATTGGTGAAGCAGTATTTAATGCTGTATATTATGCGGAGAATGATCCATATAATAATGTTTATAAGCAGAAGAAGACAAAGAACGGTGTAACAAGAATGACTGGTTGGATAACAGACCAGAAGACAAGGAAGTTATTAACAAATGATTTTATAGAATGGATAACAGTTCCTGAATTATTCGATTCTATTAACATATATAGTAAAAGGTTGTGGTTAGAGTTGTGTACTTGGATATGGGCAGGCGGAAACAAGCCAGATCATAGTCCTGGGTGTGTGTCTTTTGATACTATAATAACTTGTGTTGATGGATTTAAAAAAATACAAGATGTTAAAACAGGAGATTATGTTTTAACTCATACTGGAAACTTTAAAAGGGTCTATGAAACATTTAAATTTAAAGATAAAAAAAAGAAGATGCTTGAAGTTAAGGCATGGGGTTGTGAGAAGTTAAATATAACAACCAATCAAGAGTTTTATCTAAACAATGGAGAGTTTATTAATTTTGATGATATCTATGACTACAAAAGCTTAAAAATCAATTCAAGTTTTAGTAGGAAAGTGAAAGAGTATAGTTGGATAAAGGATGACATTTTTCTTTTTTTTATAGGGCACATGCTATCAGATGGAACTATATCTAAAAAAAACAATATTACTATAACTAGCGAAAATGAAGAAAGTAAAGAAGTTTTCAATGCATATTATAACTATTTTAAAGAAAAGGTAGAGTATCTATATATTTCTGAATATCCTAATGAATCATATAGAAGATTTACCATTAAAGATAAAACAATATGGGAAAGGTTAAAAGGAATAGGAATCTCGAAAGAAAAAGATATAACAGAAGAATTTAGATATATTGATCCTAATCTCCAAACAAATATCCTTAATGGATATTTGTTTGGAGATGGTTGTTATACTCCACTTAGAGCAGGAAAAATAGTAGCTAATTCTATATCTTATAAACTGTCGTATTTCATTTCTTCAATTTTATTTAGGAATAATATTTCTTTTAATTTAAATAAACAATACCCTAAAAGATATGGAGAAGATACGAACCCTCAATGGAGTATCTCTATATTAGGGAAAGAATGTGTCAAAATTTTTAATAGTAACGAAAAAACAGAAAAACTCTTTATGAAAAAAAATAAATACTATGAAACTAAAAACTTTATCACAAATAAGAATCAAAATAAAACTAGTAAATTAAGAAATTTTAATAATAATTTATTACAAAGTTCATTCAGTAAAGTAGAGAGAATTAATTGGGAAGATTATTATTATGATATATCAGTAGAAGAGGATCATTCATATATAGCAAATGGATATATTGTTCATAATTCGCACGATGATAGTATTATAGCAATGGCGCTGGCGTTATTTAGTAGAGCTAAAGCAGTCATGTCTAGCGAGTCCTTCTTGATAACTCCTGATGGAGAAGTTATCAGCTCTGACGGTAAAGATAACAATAGTAACCAAACTAACTTAGATAAGATCAAGGATAATTTTGATGTTGTTGAAAGCAACAAAGAGTATGACGACGATGAATACATGGAAATGTATGGATGTTCTAAAGAAGATTATGATATGTTAATAGGAAGTTTATGAAAGGGTTATTAGAATATAAAGAGACAGAAGAAGATTTTGGTCGGCAATATAAGTTCGAAGACGGAAACGATAATTCAGTTATATTAGACTTAGTTGAATTTACATTAGATGAATTCTTATTATTAAGCGCAGAAGAAAAAAACTTTGAGACTTATAATATAATTAGTGATTATAATGTAGTTGATATTATAGGATTCGACTGGGACGTAGAAATACGTGGAGGCAACCCTAATGTTAGAAGCGTCTTTAGGACGATAGAACATATAGGGAAAACTTATGTAGGTATACATTATCCTAGTATTATATACTATGATTATGATAATATAAAAATGCATTTTCAATACAGAAACTGGATCGAATTTATGGGCTATGATATAATTCATGATGAAGATGGGACAGTAATTTATTTTAGAGAGAAGACAAAATGAGATATGAAAACAAAAACACTCAGAAACTAAAAGAAAGACTAGCTGGAAGAACAGATGCGAATGCAGTAATGGCAGCTAGTAAGATGCAAAAAGCAAAAAGCTCTATTAAGTCTGCTGCTTCTAATATAGGCAGAATAGTTAATAGAACTGGAGAGGCAGATAAAGCTGCGAATAAAATAGGCGATAAAGCTAATGGAGTTCAGGCAGAACAGAAGAAACTTCAGCCTATGACAGTTCAACAAAATAATAAACAAAAGCCTGTCGCCGCACCTCCTGTTAAGCAATCAAATGGGTTGACTGCACTTAAAAATTCTGCAGGAGTTACATTGTTAAAATATAATGGTAAAACCTTTCCTGTATCTAAATTTCAAGAGATGGCAATGAAAGATAAGAACCTTAGAATAGTAATGGATGATGTAAAACGTAAAAGAGCAGAAGAATTGACAGGTGAACCATTTTCTGAGTACTTATATAATAAATACAAAGCACAATAAGACAGGAGTTAATATATGCCACTTATAGATGGAATAGAGGTCTTCTCTGATGAGAGATCTTCAAGAAGTATACAGACTAATATAAATGCTATACCAGAACTCTCACAAGATCTAAAGACAGATATTGATCCAAAAAAAATAAATCTAACGGATGAAAATACATTTGATTCATCCGATATGAATATATTCTTTGACGAGAATGGTTATGGTGGTGATGGAACAGCAAACAGTAGAAAGGATAGATATTCTGTATATAGAGAAATGGATGGAATGGAATTCATTCATAGAGGAATTGAAATTATTGCTGACGACAGTTCACAGGAAAATGAAGATGGAGATGTTCTAAAGGTTTTCTCAGATGATGAAAAGATAAAAGGAACTATTCTTGATTTATTTACTAATAAGCTAAACATAAATAATGAGCTATGGTCTATATTCTATGAGACTGTGAAGATGGGAGATAACTTTTATGAAGTTATTCCAGATGATTATAAGAAACCAAAAGAGATAAAAAGAATAAGATATCTCGAACCAGATAAGATGGAGCGAATTGAGAAAGACGGAAAGCTTTCTCATTTTACATATAAAGTAGAAAAGAAAGAAGGAAATAAAATCAAGGAAACTCTTGAGTATAAACTATTTCCTTGGCAGATAATTCACTTTAAAGTAGATAATAAAGCGTTCTTGCCATATGGTGGAAGTTTATTAGAAGCTGGTGTTAGAACTTATAGACGGCTTGTTATGCTAGAAGATTTAATGCTTGTTTACAGAATCAGTAGAGCTCCGGAAAGAAGAGTATTCTATATTGATGTTGGTAATATGAATGCAGTAGAGTCAAGAAGATTCTTAACTAAGATGAAGAATGCTTATAGATCACAATCTTTTATAGATGAGAACGGAAACATTAATAAGAAAGCAAATGTAATGTCAATTACATCTGATATCTTTGTTCCTGTAAAAGAAGGATCAAGTAATACAAGAATTGAAACCCTTCAGGGTGGTCAGTCAATGGGAGCTAGTGGTTCAGAAGATCCATTACTTTCTTACTTCAAAAGTAAGATATTAAAGACGATGAATATTCCACCTTCTTACATGGGAGAACAAGCTGATCTTACAAGAAACCTTTCAACTATTGACCAGAAGTTTGGTAGGTTCATTGAAAGAATGCAGGCACAAATCAATCAAGGCCTTAATAAAATTGCGGCTATAGAACTTTTCTTTACTGGATACAAGAAGGAAGATCTAAATAATTTTAAAATTGAGCTTACTCCTCCTTCAAACGTGAAAGAGATAACAGAAATAGAGTTGATAAATCAAAGAATGACATTAGTTCAATCTATTCAAGCAACCAACATTTTTAATAATGAGTGGATATTAAAGAATATATTCAAGATGTCTGATAAAGAAGTTGCTGATTTAACATTACAGAAATCACTACAAGGAAATGAAGCTCAAGCTGGCGGAATGGCTGGCGGAATGGATGGCGGAATGGATATGGCCGGTGGAGTTCCTGATATGGGCGCTGGCGCCCCTGAAGCGCCTGTCGCCGCACCTCCTACTGAGGGCGAAACTCCAGCAGCGGAACCTCAAGAATTAACAGCTGGAACTATCGTTGATATGTTTGGAAAAGACTTCTTGCTTGAAAATAAAGAAGATTTCTTCACTGTGGTTAAAGCAGTGAAGAAATTTAATAAGCCACCTACTCCGATTCCATTAATGGAAGCTATATCAGATTTTGTAATTGAAGACTTTAGGGACAAGAAGCATATTATAAAAAACAACGTTACTGCTCTATTGACAATAAATGAATTTAAGGGCTTAGATCTTACTAGGCGAGAGGTTAGTTTTTGGGACAAGGACGAAACGGGAACCGTTAAGTCTCTTGAGGAAATTGTTGTAAGCTGTGGAGTTAAAGCTATAAATGAGTAAATTATATACACTAGGAGCTCTTTTAGAGGAACTGAAGGAGCAGACACCTAAACTCGAAACAGGAACATTCTTTGAAACTCTAAAGAGCATTTACCCTACTGATAAAATTATCAATGAAGATAAGCACTATATTTTTGAAGGCAGAAAGCTTACAATTCCTCTTTCTTGCTCACAGAAGTCTAAAAGGCAATTTGAGAAAGATAACAGTCCGTTTTTAGAGTTTTCGAAAGATAATACAAGAGGGGATTTCTTAGAAGTGATTGAAACGGACGGTTATACTGCTAAATGTATAAACAGATCCATTACTGAAGAGATTCAAAAAAAATACTATAATAAAGATGAAATAAGGTATATAAGTATTTCACTTCACGACATTTTTGATGGAACGATCAAACGTGTTTATAGAGGAATAAGTAAATATATTTAGATAAAAAAATGGAGGCAAATACATGGCTTTAGAAATGTCATTAAGGGAATTCGAGGATATGAATCTGTATTCAAACAGAAGTATGGAAAAAATTATATCTTCTATCATAAACGAATCTTCAAATGCAGTGTTAGTAAACATGTTTGAAGATAGTGTAATTTTATTAGATCATGATTCTGGAGATTTTTATACAGCAGATTATGATTTCAACCCAACAACTTTAACTCTTAAGGTTGAAAATTTTGAAGAGATCTTTCTTGAAAAAGAAGAGTCTGGATTCAAAAAAGTTGTAGAAAGTTTCTTTGAAGATGAAGACGCTTCATCAGAAGAACTAACAGAAGCCTATAGAGAAGATGTGCTAGGTCAGGAAAAGTTTATGAATGAACTTATTAATGAAGCACTTGCAACTAAAAACTTTGATGATCTTGTAGATTATTCAGAGGTTAGAGAACTTACAGAAGGATTAGCGATTAAAAACGAAAAATTCTTTGCTGATTATTCCGAAAGACTTGAAACACATCCAGTTAATGAAGTTAAGTTTATTAATTTCAAAGATGCTGTTATTGTTTCTCTTCTTGAGAGCGAAAAATTAAAACTTGTAAACTCTACTACAGCTTCAAAAGCTCATGATATATGGAAAAGAGAAGATTTCAAAGAAAGATTTGAAGAAGCTTCCTTAACTTTCGTAGAAGATTTTGAAGCTGGTAAAGATGAATTCATTTCATTGCTTGAAGATTACCCACAAGTATTCTTCTTAGATGCAGCTGATAGAAAAACTCTTTTTGGAAAATCTATCATAGCTAATAAACTTCTTAGAGAAGAAAGAGCTGACCTACAGAAAGGTCTTGAAATGCTTTTTGAAGATCAAGATATTGAAAACGTAAGAGAACTTTACTTGTCAGAAGCTGAAGACAGCATGGAAGACGAAGCTCCTGCTGAAGAAAAAGGCGAAGAAAAAGGCGAAGAGAAGGAAGAGAAAAAACCTGCTCCTGAGCTTTCACCTGAACAAATTTCAAAACTTTCTGACGAACTTAAAAAAGTTGCTGAGAAAGTTGAAGATGAAAAACTAAAAGAAAAACTTGACGGAATTATAGGAAAACTTGACGGAAGCGTTAATGAAGGCACAAGACCTGATCTTATAAAAGAAGCAATTTACATCTTAGGGCTTTAAGGAGATAGCAATGAATATGTCTTACCTAAAAGAAGATAACGAAAATATCACTGAAGATCTTATCACTTTTGAATGTGAATATGTTGATAGCTTAGTAGAAGAAATTTCATTAATTAATGAAATTATCTCATTAAATAAAGCTAATAAAAACATAAAGAAACAAATAAAAATTAGTAAGAGCGTAATAAAAGAACTTAACAACTTAAAAGATAGAGTCGATGCTAGATTTAGAAATTTAGAAAGAGGGCATCCTTACTATCAGAAGTTGAAAAAAATGAAGGGAAAAATCCTTTCAAAAATCGAGGAAGTAAAAAGAACTGGCGAACCTGAAGGGTTAGATTCTATTAGAGTTCAATTTAAGTCGTTCATAAAAGCTGCCGAAAAAGAAAGAAAAATTTCTACTGCAAAAATAAATAGAGAATATGCCGGCGAAAGAAAGTTCAAAGCAAGTGAAAAAAAAGCTGATATCCTTAGAGATACTAAAAGAAAAGAAATTGAAGTAGAAAAACTTAAAAAAGAAATTCACAGCTTAAAAGTTTCAGTTGCTGCATTGAAAAAAGGCATTAAAGAAAATAAAGAAAAAGAGATTTATCAAGCAGGAAGAGAAGGTATCGAGAAAAAAAGATTCAAAAAAGAAACAAGTAAAAGAAAAAGTCAAACAGGCTTTAGAAAAACTTATGTTAAAAAAAGAATTTTAGATACAAAAATAAGAGCTAAAAACTGGAAAGATTCAGTAAAGAAAAAAGCAGCTTCGATAAAATTCAAACAGATATAAGGAGAGTATTATGGGACAATTAATATATTTAGAAGACCATGATACTTTCGACTATCATCTAATGGAAGCTACGAAAGAAGCAAAAGATTATTTCATTAGAGGTATTGTATCACGGGCTGGGATTAAGAATAAGAATAGACGAATTTATCCAAAAGGTTTAATGGAAAGTGTAATTGAAGAATTACAAGAAGATGTTATAGCCGGTGGATTTGTTGGAGAACTTGATCACCCACCTACACCTAAAATTAATGTTAATAAAATATCCCATAAAATAACTAAGTTAAAAATGGCTCCTGACGGGGCTGTTTTAGCTGAGATGGTTGTTTTAGACACGGATGAAGGACGAACACTTAAAAAATTAATTGATGGTGGAGTTAGATTGGGAGTATCAACTAGAGGACTTGGTGAAGTTAGACCTTACCGTGGTCCTCTAGGAGAAGGACTTGTTGAAGTTCAGCAAGGCTTTAAAATGAAAGCTATAGATGTAGTTTTTGATCCTTCAGCTGGAGAATTTGGTAGACCAGACTTCATGGCTGAAGATATTTATAGTAATAAATATGTCGGCGGAACTTCAAGCTTTGAGCGAGTTTGGAGTGACGCATTTGGAGTTTAATATGAATAGAATGAATGAATCAGTATTATATACCATTACATCTCCAATTCTTTCAGGAAGATCTTTGCAGGTCTTCAGCGATAATATGAAAGAATGGAAAGACACTGGACTTATAACAAAATGGAAAAAGAATAGACTTGGATCGAAAATACATGTCTACTTTAATTTCGCTCCTGAACCTTATATAGTAAGCATAACAGGACTAGCTATTGATAGAGCAGATATACCTCGTGGTAGAAAAGCACAGAAGTTATCGCTAGCACAGAGCATGACTGGAAAAATAAAATCTCCTTTTAGATTTTTTAGATCATTTAATCAGGAAGGTTTTGCAGATATTTTTGAATCATTGCTTGATGTATTTGAAGATGATATAGACAGAGACAAGTCTAAACCTAAAGGCATGGAAGATGAAGAGTGGGAAGAGCTTAAAGAGAAAATTGAATCTAACATAGTTAAAGCAAAAAAAGCTCTTAAAAAAATGAAACTGGTTGAGCAGCTACAAAATAAAATGCTTTCTAGTAATATAGATATAAAACTAGATGGTAGTGATTTTGCTAATATGATTAAAGAAGATTTTGATCAAAACCCAGCTGAAGACTTAAAGAATTTAATAATTAAACGTTGTTTTTAATATTAATGAAAGATAATATTAGTTAAAGAAAAAATAATTTGGAGGAAAATAATGGCTAAAGAAATACTTCATATGGAACTTAATGAAGAAGATGAAGCATTGCTTAGAGAAAGTCTTTCTACTTGGAAAGAAGAAGTATATGCAAATCTTACAGAAGAAGTTGAAATTATAAAATCTGAAAAGATAGAAGAGCTTGAAGAAGCTAACCTAGAATATCAGGAAGTTTTAAAAGAAGAATATTCACAGAAAATGATCTTAGCTCTTGACGAGATGAGAAATGAAATAAGGTCAGAAGTTCTTACTGAAATGATTGATTCAAACCCTGAGATTCAGATTTTTGAAAAAGTTAAAGAACTTATCGCACCAGCATTGAATGAAGAATATTTTGGTAATGTATATGCAGAAGAAATCAAAACTCTTAAAGAAGAGAATGAACTTCTGATGGAAGCAATGGAATTAGAAGAAGGTGCTGAAACACTTGCTGAACTAATTGCTCCTTATGCACCAAAGACTCAGAACATTCTAATTGCAATGATTAAAGAAGGCGACTCAGAAGACGTTACTGAACAATTCTATTCACTTATCGAAAGCATCGAAGATTTAGATGAAGATGAAGATGAAGATGAAGACTATGATGAAGATGAAGACTATGATGAAGATGATGAAGATGATGAAGATGAAGAAGATGAAGAAGATGATCTAGACGAAGATTATGACTTTGATGACGATGATCTAGACGAAGATTATGACTTTGATGACGACGACGATTCTTATATAAACGAAGATGAAATTGGCGACGAAAACGAAGAAGAAAGAGCTAATATAGTAAACAGTCTACTTACAGAAATGATAGATCTTTCTGCAAAGTAAAATTAAAGTATAATTTTACGCATATTGTTAAGGTAAATATTAGATAATAAATTAAAATGGAGGACATATATGTATTTAAATAAAGATGCTCGTCTTCAGGAAGCAGCAACTGTACAGAATAACTGGAACTGGTTGACTGAAGGTCTTGAAGGTGAAGATGCAATTAATACTAGCTTAGTGCTACAGAATTCTTATGAATCAATGATTCAAGAGGGTCAGCTTGGAGAGGGTTGGTTAGAATCACTTCTTAATGAAGATGAGCTTAATGAAGCGCCAATGACACAATCAGCTGTTGGAACAAGTGTAATTCCAAAAGTTCTTTTCCCTGTAATTAGAAGAGTAATGCCTTCTCTTATCGCAAATCAGATAGTTTCAGTTCAGCCAATAGCTGCTAGAACTGGTGTTATTTATAACATCGCTTATAACTTCTCTGACTCAAAAGGTAATATCACTTCAGGTGATGAATATACTGGAAATGTAACTCAGGGATCACCTGGATTTGCAATGTTCTATTCAAGTGAAAGAGTAGGTCCATTTACAGTAACTACAAATGATACTGATGACACTAATGATACTGTTGATTCAAATGCTCAGGCATTCTTTGGAGCTGATGTTTCACAATTCACAATTAAAAGAATTGAAGTTTATTCTGCAGCTGGTATAAGATACGCAACTATACTTGATGATGTAGCAGAAGGCGTTCCTGATTTTGGCGTAACTGGTTCAAACGTTGGTTATAACTCTACAAATGGTCTTATTTATCTTAAGTCAGTAGAAACTGCAACTGATACATTAGATCCTGTTGTTCCTTGGGGCGTTGGTGATGTTCTTACTATATACTTAGTATATGATCAGGAAGGATCAAGTAAGATTCCTGAAATGGAATTCTCAATCAATAGTCAGACTGTTGATACAACTGAAAGAAAGCTTAAAATCAGATGGACTAAAGAATCCGAACAGGACATGAAAGCTTTTCATAAAATTGACGTAGAGGGCGAACTTGTAAAAGTTGCATCTATGGAAATGAACTACGAAGTAGATAGAGAACTACTTACTTATATTAGTGACATTGTTCCTACAGAACTTTCATTTACTCATGATTGGAGTGATGACGCTATTGGTACAGGTGCAGGAGCTGGTGGAAACAACACTTCTGGAAACTATCTTGATAGACATAGAGCTCTTTCACAGAAAATTTCAATGTGCTCTGCGAAAATCGCTCAGTACAACAGACAGGGCGCAGCTAACTGGGCAGTGGTTTCACCACAGATTGCTTCAGTTCTTGCAATGCTTCCTAACTTTAAGGGTGAAATTGCTTCTTCAAATAGCATGAATATTTCAACCGCTGGTGTTCTTGCTGGAAATATTAAGATCCTTGTTGATCCTAATAATTCAAGCAGCGAAATTCTTATGGGTTACAAATCAAATAGTTCAGCATACGGTGCTGGTGTAGTTTACTCACCATTCACTAATTGGATGAGTAATACTGTAACACATCCTGATAACTTTAACAGTATTAGAGGGTTCTTCTCTCGATACGCAGTTACAAAAGTTGTTAGAGGAGAATGGTACTACGCTAAAATTAATGTTGTTGGTTTACTTGCTTAATAGTAAAATAGTAATATAAAATAGTAAAGCCTGTCTTTAATTAGACAGGCTTTTTTTATTATAAAATGTCAAGGCTTTAATAATCTTCGTTCTCTATCCATAAATCACGAAAGCTCTTAGAGTACTTGTTAATATACCCTAAGAGCTTTTCGTTGTCTGTTTTACTTTTATCGTTACATTCATTTAGAATCCCTTCTAAAAAGAAGAGTTGTATTTTTTTAAAGAGCATTTCCTGTTTCACTGGCTGAATTTCCACTTGATCCTTCCTCAAGTATGTTTAATTTGTGTTTCGATATGATATCACATGAAACATTAATCACGTCTTCGAAAGACCCATCAAAAGATTTATAAATTTCATACTCTTTATCACTCTCATTGAATTCTTCAATGTTGTCGAGGGTAATAGTTCCAGAGTTATTCATTGCTTTCTTGAAGAATTCAATCTTCCACATATCTTCAAAAGAATCTTTCATGCTCTCATGAATCAATACAAAGGCAACATTATATCCTTCCGGAATATAAACATATTCAAAATACTTATGCTTTGATGTGAAAAGTTTTATTACTTCATTATTCTGATAGAAGTCTAAATCATCAGTTCCAATCTTTGATGTGTAAAATTTAGGTCTTTCGTTTTTAAACATTTCTTCTCCTTATCTTTACAGTATGTAACTGCTTGTAGTTCCAACTGAGCTTCTTTTGTTAGCTCCTGAAATTTTCTCATCTATGATATTATAAATGATTTCTATATTAATATAGGTTGAAGCTTCACGAGTAGAGAATTTAAAGATATTAATATCGTCACAAATTCCCTTTAGTGTTGCATACGAAACATCAACACTTAAATGCTCAAGCTTATCAGCCATTGATTCAAAATGTTTTTCTTCAGCTTTAATGTAAGCATTGAAGAAGTTCATATAATCTTCTCTTTTAGGTAGGTTATAATCAAAAACTTTATCGATCCTTCCTGGCCTTATGAAAGCTGAGTCGAATACGTCAATGTTATTTGTAGTAAATACAGAGACAACGTCATTAATTTCTTCTACTCCTTCAAGCAAGTTTAGAACAAGAGAAAGAATCTGATTTGGGGTTTTATTTCCATCGTTTCTTTCTGAGAGTGCAGCATCGAAGTCTTCGAATACAAAGATCTTCTTTCCCTCTCCGTAGTATTCATCTACTGACTCAGTAAGTTCTTTTACTGACTTGAATTGTCTGTATTGAATACCTGCTTTTTCAGCTTGTCTTCTTAGCCACTGAAGAGTAAGAGTCTTACCAGTTCCAGGCTTTCCTTGAAGCATTATTCCTCTTTTAAGCTTTATGTAATGTTCTGTGCAGTATGTTCGAAAATCTTCGTTCATCAAAAACTTAATAGTTTCGTTTTCAATCTCTTGAAAGTCGAACCCAATAACAGGAGCATCTTCTCTGTATTTGAAGTTCCTTCCTTCTCTTCTTTTGTTGATCTCAAAAAGAAGATCTTTCATATCAGTTCTTCTTGCTATAATAAAATCATATGACTTCTCAAGAGTAAATGGAGTAATTATCTTTATGAATTTACTTCCATCTACTTCGCAGAAATTAATGTCAGATAATACATCTCCAACTTCTTTAACTGTGTCTAGAGAATAATCCTGTATCACTCCATAATTAAAATTCTTATATCTCAAAGTGTTATTAATCTTTCTTTCTACTTTGTCAGCTACAAGTTCACAGTCTGTGGAAAATGCAATCATTATATCTAATGTTCCAAGATAATCTCTTATACTTTCTCCGTAGTTGTCTAGTACAAATTCTAGTGCGTCTTTCATTTTATCCCCTTAATGTAATTGTTTTTATTCCTAGCGTTGTTGTTCTGCTCATTTTTTTATAGTAGATCTATAAAAAAGATAATTATACTCCAATATTGATGATTCAACTATCTCTTTAGAACTCTTCTCCGTTTTACGGATAAAGCCAGGAGAATGAACTTGACTATTAATCACTGTAATCGAATTCGATCTATTTTCATCTGCTATCTCTTTCCATTCCATTGTTTTTTTATTATACAAGCTAAGCCTCTTTCGCAGAATCAAAAATGTCACAATATGAATTAATAGCTTTTTTATTTATACTCTTTTTTTCTTCTACTGAACTATTTAAAATTTCGTTTTCTTTTTTGTTTATAGTTATCCTATAGAAGATTAACTCCGGTGTTGCATAAGATGATTTAATAACTAATTCTTCTCCGTATGATTCATCGTTAAAACCACAACGTGTCCCAATGCTGCTGGCATTAATTTTCTTTTTCACTTATATATAACCCTACTTATTGATTCATCAATATATCTTTCTTCTCTTGTCATAAACATTAAGCTCTCCAAGTCCTTTTGATATATCCCAGTTGATTTTTTTTCCAATTTAAAGAAGAACCATCCGTCAGTTAAGAATAGTAAGAACGGAAGCTTTGTCAGGCTTTCAATATAAATGCTTTCCTTGTCATTTAGTTTAAGAACATTTCCGTCTAATCTTCTTTCTAGATAATCAAAAACAGAATGAGGGTTTGTTCCACCTCCTCCTGTCAACTTGAAATTTTTCCAGTCACCTACATTATATTCAACTATATCATTAGATGAAACATATCCATCCCACATTAAAATAAATACTTTACCAGTTCCACTAAATTTCATTTCTCTTGCTATTTCATCAATCTCTGTAAAGAACCTTTCTTTGTCGAAGTTGTCATAGAAGCAAGAGCCTGATGTATCAACAGCCATAATTAAATAATTCTGTTTCTTTATAGTTGTTTTTAAGTCATGTTTTCCTATTATGCCGTACCGACTTCTTGGATTTAACATATAGGTAATATAGCTTTTCTTAGTCCCTTTTACAGAACCTCTATCTGACATATAAAGATTTAGTTTTTGTTTAAACTCTTTCTTCCAGTTAATTTGAGATACAAGTATTTTCTTTACTGCATCTATCAAGCTGTTCTCAGAACCAATTCCAGCCGTTAGTTTTGCCTGCTTTAAAGCCTCGTTATTATCTTCCATTTCAACTGCTTGTTTAACGATGTTCTCTATGAATATCTGCTGAGGTATTATTTCTTCTTCTCCACCTTCTTCTTTAACGATTGAATCGAATGGATCATCAATCTCGACTTCAAAATCTGGCTCTGCTGCTTCACTAGCACCTTCTTCACCTCCTCTTGATATTACTGGCATTAAATCATCTATATGAGTTAATTCAGATCGTCTGTATCTCCATTGATGCCTTGAATCAAGCATTTCTTTTTTAGAATCAAAGACTCCAATCTCTAATTTGTCAGGATCTATTGAATCACTTAATACTAATCCGTATTCTCCTGTTACTGTGTTCTTACAAGATTTTACTTTTAACAGGAATTCTTTTTTAGACAGTTTACTCAGTTCTTCTTTTTTCTCTAAATACCAGTTATATAATCTGGCAGACGTATAAGCATCTTCTCCCATTGATGAGTAATCTCTTTTAAATTTATCTGGTATCACACTACCTCCAAGCGAAGGCATTTTTGGTTCGATACCAAGAAATTTGGTTGCTATTATTTCATTATTGATAATAGCATCTTGAGCTATGTTGAGAATTTTTTTATTCTTGTGTTCTTTATACATTTTTATATGATTCTTAAATATATGTTGAGCTTCATGTATTAATACAAAGTAAAGTTCTTCTATAGGAAGATTTATAAACATATCTCCGTAATAGAATTGAACTCTTCCATCTTTGTATGTCACTCCTGCCAGTCCACCAATCTCTTCATCTTTAGCATAGATGAAATCTGAGTTGATTATAAAAAGATAAATTAATGGTTCTTTATCCATAAGATAGAAAGACAGTTTTGATATTGTTTCTGGTCTTGACATTTTCTCCCCTTTCTATCTTAATTATACCATATTATTCTTTTTTTGTCAAATTTTTAAAGATCTTTAAAATTACCCAAGCAACTATAAAAGAAAAAATAATTGCAGTGATTGCTGAGCCAACACTTATCATCTACCACCACCTGTTCATCAAGTAAAAAGCTGTTCCGCCCATTATTAAAATAAACGCTAATTCCGTTGCTGACATAATTTTCTCCTATATTCCAAAAGCTTCTTCAAGAGCTTTTAGTATTGTTGCCGGTTCTTTCTTTGAGGAAAGAAGTTTTTGAATCTTCCACTGAAGCTCTGTGTCTTCTTTGAAGATTTCCATTGACCATTTTAATCCATCTATTTCATTTAATATAGACTCTATTGCTTCAGCAAAAACCCTTGTCTCAAATTGCGCATGTTCGTGAAGTCTTAATTCAAGAAAATGTAAAAGATTTCGATAATCTACAGTAAAATATAACTCTGTATATACTGAAGAAGGTAGAACCAATCTAGCCATTTCTTTTGCTACTTTTGTTTCTATCATTTCATTATAGTTTAAAAACGAATTTTCTATTTCGTTAACGTATTCATTCTGCAAACGAATGTTTTCATCGCTTTCGAATTTCTCTCCGCTTCCTTGGTGATTAGTTATTCCCTGAGCTCTCCACTCTTTAGGGATATAGTAATCATCTTTAATTTGACTATATCTCTGTGAAATCATATTAAATGAAAAAGTTCTATGACGTAAAAGATGAGTTGCCACAAAGTTTGGTATCTTACAATGAAACGTAAACACTACTTGTTCGAAAGGTGTTGAATTTCCAGAAAGAACTATTTTTCTATTTCTTCTAACCATAATTAAACCTGTAGAAACTGTAACTGAATATATATTTCCAGTATAGTTTATAATGTTTAAATTACTTCCTCCTCTACTATCATTCACATTTGCCTCAACTCTTCTTGTGGAAAAATTTAATATATATAAATAATCACTTGAACTATTTAGCGTTATAGTTCTTCCATTTATGGAACCTATAGCTTGTAACTGATTAGCTAATTTTTTTGAGGTTGTAGAATATATCCAAGTGCTTCTTTTGTTAGATCCATTTGAATTCCTTAATCCTTCAAAGAGAGCATCAATAACCATGCTGCTTTCATAGAAATAAAACTCTGGAATCTTTTTATTTCTATTTTCATCATAGCAGTTTTCATCAATCCATTCTTTTATATTAAGAAAATCAAATATATAAACATCATTCTTTAATTTTCTTAATTCAACATTAGAGTTTAGCGTTATATCTTTTAAAAATTTTATTTTTCTTTTTTTCTTTAGATGAAACCCAATAGTGTTTTTTGAATTAGAGTTCCCTTCTCCAATGAAAAACCCTATAATCTTTGAAAAGTTTATTATGTCCATTCCAAACATTTCTCTTTCTTTAAAGTTAACAATACTCCCAGAAGAAGATTTTTTCATTTTTATGTGTGCTTCAGCATTCTTTATCTTCTTAGGGTTATTGTAAGAATCCTCTCCTGCAGCAAAATCAAAATGATATGTTGATTTCTTATCTCTTGCTTTCCTAAAATAAATTTTATGGTTTGGAGATACGCATAAATCAACATCTCCGTCAAAATGATACATTTCTCCGCTGTAGTTATCAATTATTTTTTCTTTTGGTGTTTCATACCTTAAAAACTTTGAAGAGTCTGTTGAAAAAGTGGCCACTTTTTCATCTTTCAACTCTTTAAATAAAATAAATCCTTTTTCTGTCATAATCTCTGTTTTATCGTCATAGCAATGTTTATTTTTATACAAATATCGAATCAATCCTCTATCTGCTTTATCTCCCTTTGAAGCTTCTCCACCTGTAGAAACTCTTGCTGACTGTAAAATTCTATAGTCGTCTCCCATTTTATCAACTAAGCAAACCCAGCCTTTGTCTAAAAAATTTTTTTTCATTTCTCTCATTAACTCTCCCTTATAACATTGTTGATAAAGCCATTAACTACATGTTTTTGTTTTCTCTTTTGTATTTTTTTATAAAAGCATCAGCATATTCAAAAGAATGTTCGATAGTGCTGTAAACACTATCTTTGTCTTGCTTTGTTATTAATTCACTCAGTACCGACTTAGCTAAGTCATATCTCATATCAGTAGGTTGTGATATGGAATTCACTAAAGGAACTAAAAGTTTTTTAACGGATTCTAAGTAAGCCTCGTTTATCATTTGCTGGCTTACAACTTTATCCGCTAAAATTGTAGATAACTCTTCAATAGAAAATGGAATCCAATTTTCTCCATTTTTTCTGTAATTAAGTACGTTATTTATTATCTTAAACTCTTTCAACTTACCTTCTCCCTTGCTTTCCATTCTGGCTCTGTATATCTAAATTATTCCACTATCAACTTTCATCTCTTTCTAGCTCTTTTGTTATTACTCTTAATCTGTGCTTTGTAAATTCCATCATTGCATCATGTTGTATCTTTGACTTAAGAAATAAGCTGATGGATGGAATTAATTCTGAACCATCACTGTTATAAAACTGTCCATACTCCAGTCTATCTTCAAGATAAGATTTAAGAAATTTAAAACTGATGTCAATTTTCTCAATTCCATCTTCACCGTTTTCCTGAAGATACTGTGCTAAGTTTTTCCTGTCACCATTAGTTACTATGTAATTTTTATTGTTAATCCATCCTGACTGTATGTTTCTCTTTATATCAGGATCAATGTTCTCACAAGTATCTCTGTATGATTTCATGAAACTCTTAATTACTTTTTTAAAATCACTACTAGTAGTTTTATTATTACTATTTGTATTATTAATGAGAAGTTTCTTTCTCTGTGGAGAAGAACTTTTTTTCTCTTTATATGAAGAAGTTATTGGTTTATACTTTAGTAATGTATAAGTGTTGTGCTTCTTCTGTCCGTAAAATTTTGTTTCCCAAGATAATAAGCCATGTGCTTTTAATTTGTTCTTTAAAATATCAACATTTCTAACGCTACACCCCATATCTTTTGCTAATGTATCTCTTGATGGAAATGCTGTGATTTTATTTCTAGCATAACTCAATAAAATTAAATATAATCTTAATGAGCCATTGTCGATTTCTGTATTTGTTAATAAGGATTGTTCTATCGGAACTTTCCAATCTGTTTGTTCGTACGTAAATTTATCCGCCATTAAAACTCTCTTATGTATTCATTATTTCGTCATCATCATTTAACTCTGGATTTTCTGGCTCTAAATCATAATAGAACTTGAACTCCCCGATTGTATTGATTGGAGTAAAAGGGCCATCAGGCCCCAAGCTCTCGTTTGGGCAATATATTAAATAAATTCCATTCTTTTGTAAATCTTTAATTATTTTTTTTGTCATTAAAACTCCATCATTAAAATTATTTTCATTTTAGTTCTTTATCGCTTGTATAATAGAATCCTTGATAAGCATTCTTATATCTATCATTTATGCTATAAAGAAATTCTCCCAATTCTTTTGCTGCTTCTGTCTTGATTTTATCAAGTTCGTAGATAAAAACAGTAATATCTTCAGCTGGAATGTCAACATCCGTTAGAAATGTTGACAGATTTAAAGCTGGAACTCTAACTTCCATTTCCCACTCTTTAACGTCATTTACTGAATGAGCTATTGAAAGAAGTAAGAATAGCATAGCACCTTTCTTCTCAGAAAGATTTTTTATTTTCTGTCTTACATTAACATAGTCAAATAGAACGTCTTCTGGAAGAACTCTATTTTCAGCGAAGTAAACATATTTTCCAATTATATCTTTTGCTACATCAACACCATTTTCGATTCCAAGTTCAGCGACGTTCTCTATAAGAGCTTCAATTTGAACATTTGGATCAGAACAATAATCTGCAAAAGAATCAAAATCATTTTTTGGAGTGTGATCTGTAAATTCATTCCACCAGAAATACATTGTGTAAATCATGTTGTTTGAAAGAAGAGTCCAAGCTCTTGGTGACATTGTTGAATCACCTTCATCATCATCACTGTTCTTCTTTGGAATGAGAAAAGGAGCTTCAACACTTCCTTCTTCCATATATTTGTTAAAAATATAATAACAAATAATAGATGGAACTCTTGTATGAAGTTTCATTTCTTTCCAAATGAAAGGTTTAAAAGCAAATGCTGATAACCAAGAAGGAGCATTGTATCCAATGTAAATATTCCTATGCCATCTTTCTGCTGTTGCTGTATCAAAATTATTTACAGCATTAAATGATGAAACATTCTTTTGTATTTTTCTATTGCCAGAACCAATAACAACAGTTCTCTTAGGTAGAGAATACTTTTCAGATTTTCCTGTCTCTTCGTTATAATCAGCAGAACCTCCAATTTCTCCATTAAGAATAAGATTCATTACAGCAGCCATTGATTCTGTATCGGCTTTGTTGAACTCGTCAAAGTGAAGAACCCAAACTCTATCATCTTCACTTGGAGGAAGAATTGTTGATGGAGCAAGTCTTACAACCGTCTTTTCATCTTTGTTTTTATAAAGATACGGGAATCCCTGAAGTTCTTCAATCGGAATTTTCTGTATTTCAAGCTTGTGATAAACACAACTGTTTGCCTCACAGACCTGTTTTATTATTTCCGTCTTTCCTGTTCCTGTTTCTCCATAGATAAATAGAGAGTGTTTTGTGTTGTCTATGTAAAGTTCTTTTTCTGTTAATCTGATTGCTCTATTTAATTCATAAGTCATATCTTGATAAGAGTAGACTTTCTTCTCAGAAAGCTTATTGATAATTTTCTTGTTCATAGCAGCATTGTCAAAATTTGAGCCTACGTGTTTATGTAGCTCATAATAAAGCTTTGAGTATTCTTTCATTATTTTCCCCTTTTTTCTATTTATACTTAATTATACCATATTATTCTTTTTTTGTCAAGATTTCTTGCTTGTATCTTAGATACTCTGTTGGGTCTACAAATTTTCCATTTCTTTCTACTGAATAATGTAAATGTCTTCCTGTAGAAACTCCAGTATTTCCAATTCTTCCAATGGACGCACCTTTTTTGATTCTATCCCCTTCGTGAACCCAAACTTTTGACATGTGAGCATACCAAGTTCTTATTCCGTTAGCATGTTCTACAATCACAAGCTTTCCATATATTGGGTGCATGATCCAGTTTTGAACAACAACTCCTTCCGCAGTAGCTTTTATTTTTGTATAAGCTGGAGCTACAAGATCAATCCCATTGTGAAAAGTTTTCTTTCCAGAAAATGGAGAATATCTATCTCCAAACGGAGAAGATATTCTTATGTCATCTATATTCTCTATTGGCCAGACACTTGGAGTTTTTTCGATGTACTTAACTCTCTCGTCGAAAAAGTTTTCCGTGTTATGCAATAACTCTGAAAGACTTGTGTTTAAAGTTAGCATATCTTCATACTTTTTTAAGTTAAAATCGTCAGTATCTTCTTCGCTAAAACCACCTATAAAAAGGTACGAGTCTGTGATTTGAACTACTTCAACTATTTCTTTTATTGTGCTCGTATACTGAATTTTGTTTAAAGTGATCTCGCTGTTAAGATTATCGATGACTAATTCAAGAGAGCTGTTCTTTATGATTTCCATTTTTATTTCATCTAAAGTCTTTTCGTATTTATTTTCAACCTCATATTTTCTCTCAGTTGTTTGATACAGCATAAAACTTAGTAATACTGTAGATACAAGCAAGAGATATATTAATACATTTTTCATATTCCATCCTTTGAGTTAATTATAGTATATTATTCTTTTTTTGTCAAGTAATGCTTATATAAGATATAATATAAGTATCTTAACTGGAACAGTAAAGATAATTATAGAAACAAAAACAAGGAACTAATATGATAAAAGAAACTTTCAGAAAGATAGAATATAGTGATGAAAGTAAATTCATTAAAAATGATGGAAAGATAGAGCTTCGGGAATACTTCGAAGGACTGCTTTTCTTATCTAATTTTAATTCAACTTTTGATGCTCAGTTCGCATTAGGAAATAATACACCGACACTAACTGGCAATCCTGTAATTGCCGACTTTGATTCTTTTGGCCTTACTCAACATGCAGATATAAATGGAACAGTTACATATGACAAAGGCTCATTTGTAAGCCTTTTAAACGAAGGAAGTATTTCCTTTAGAATGGCTCCATATTTTGATAACGCAAGAGGCGAACAGCTATTCACTAACTTAGAGCCAGATGCAGTCTTAGCAGATGATACAGATTATGGATTAAAACTTTTTGTAGATGATGCTGAAATTGGCGACTTCTCAATATCGCTCAATATTGGCGCAGATAAAGTAGCTGTATATAATGCTTTGTCAATTGCACTAACAACTTATGCAAATGTTTTATATGATGACGATACAAATAAAATAAAATTAACCTCTATGATTATAGGTGATAAGATCCATATGGAAGATCCTGATTCTGGTGAATCACTTCTTGCATTAATGGGTGGAGTCGATGAATACATTATTCCAAATGCACCTTCGTTAAACTTAGATTTTTTTAGATTGATTCCGGATTCCGGACTAGCAAATGCTATAATATTGACTCATGATATTAGCAGCCATTTACTATTAAAAATGTATGACTCTACAGGAATTTTAAAGGTTGATTTAGACCTTGGTATCTATTCAAGTAGATCCTTTGAATACAAAGAACTTGAACTAAGTTGGAATAATAACATAGGGCAGATTTTCTTAGCAGGTAAACTTCTTTCTGTATTTATGACTGGATTTACTAGAGAGAATGTTGTAACAGATTTAATACTAACAGGAGCGGAAGTTGGTGATGACTATCATAAGATCGACGAATTAATAATTCAAGAAAACTATGGAAATTTAAAGGACTATACTCCAGCAACAACTCCATTAACTCAATATGATTCAAGTGATCCTTATGTAGATATTTACTTTGGAGATGGATATAAAGAAAATGAAGTGACTGGATTATTACTTAATGCTTCAGAGTCTGGAATGAACTTCTCTGTAAAGATTGGAACTACATGGCATTATTTCTTTGCTAATACTTGGAGAGCTTCAGATGGAACGTTCGACCAATCAACAGAAGCTACAGTTTTCACTACTAATTTTGAAGAGCTTTTCTTTAATGAAAACTATGATGTAGTAATTAGAGCATTCTTTCATACCGATGGAGATGAGACAGTTTGGATGGATGAAATTTCTATTCTTACGGAAGAAGGAGCTTCTGCTTCAGCTATAGTAACTGGATCAATAGCAATAAGTTCAACTGTAGATTTACAGACAAATTATATAATCGAAATATCTACAGATGCCGGAACAGCGCAGGTTGATGTTTCATCTGCTGCAATTGATGTGTCTGCTGTAACATTAGATGAAATAAAATTAGCTATTGATGATGCATCCGTGCCAGGACTTGCGGCAGCAGCCGACGACGGCAACTACCATTTAGTTTTAATGAGTTTAAATACTGGTAACGAAGCAATTGTTTCAGTTGACCATCCTGATGCAGAATCTGCTTTAGATCTTGTTTGGGATAATGAAGGATCAACTGATATTGGTGAGGACATTGAAGTAATAAGTGAGTTCTCAGATTACTCAGAAATTTATAGGTTCGTTAGAGCTAAACTTGGAGCTCCACAGGTTCCAGTTGAATTGACTGATGAGCAGTTAGATGATTGTATTTCGTCAGCTGTTTATCATTATAATAAATGGAGAAACTTCTCGGAAAATGTTGAGATGATTACTCTTAATGGATCCGCAGCTTCTGGATATGAAATTCCTGCTGTGACTGGCGGAGAAGAGAATGTTACAGATGTTATTCTTTCTCCTAGATATCCAACCTCATACTATAATGGTAGAGATGAGTTGATGTCAAATATTTACATTCAAGCAATCTATAATAACAACAGTGTAATGGCAAACGCTGCTGACTATCATATTTCATTGGTTGCTACAAAAGACCTTAATATGATATTAAACACAGAGATCACTTGGGAGTTTATCAACAAGAGATTATTCTTGTTCCCAGAACCGCCTGCGGCTGTTAAAGTTGGTATTAAATACAAATCAGCTTTATCATTAAGTGAAATAAGTAATAGTCAATCAATTAAAGACTTTACTTTAGCAGAAGCAAAGATAACACTAGGAACAATTAGAGGAACGTTTGGAAATCAAATTCCTGGTGGTGATGGAATGTTACAGTTAAATGGAGCTGAATTAAAGGCAGATGGTAAAGAAGAGAAAGCAGCGTTGAAGCAATCTTGGAAATCAAGTACTAACGTTTACGAATTTATTATCGGCTAATGGAGATATATAATGAAAAGATTTAAAGAGTTTTTAGATGAAAAAGAAGAGCAGGAATATATTAATGAGCAATTCACTGTTGGAGCACTAATTGATGTTTTTGGGTTAAGTTCAATGCTGCTGGTTGGTGGGTTTGGTGCTTATCTTTTATACATAGGATATACAAAAGCTGGTAAAGCAATTTATGTATCTATAAAAAATATGATTAATAAGTTGAAAGGCGGAAAGGGAGATGAACTTACTACTGGTGATGTTGCAGATGCTATTGGCGATATAAAAGACGATAGAGCAACAAAAATAGTGCTTCAGGACGTTAGAGAAGACGAAATTAAATATATTGAAGAATTTGCTGACGTATATAAAGCTATAAGAGAAAAAGATTCTGGTTTTACAAAAGAACTCCTCAAAAGAGTTCAAGTTGATGAAAAGACTAAGACTAGACTTGTTATTGTTGAAACAACTAGAGTATTTAAAGAGCCTCCATTACATCATGGAAACACTGGAAATCCTTCATATCTTTTTGTTAAAAAAGTATTGGGAATAAAGATTGCTCAGGCAGCATCAACAGCAGTAAAAAAAGCTCTTGAGAAGCAAGGAATATCTTTAGTTAAAGATATTAATATAAATAAAGAAACTGAAGTTTAACGGAGATAAAAATGGCATTAGTAGTACCGAATGAAGGCGAAGCAGAAATGCTCAAAAGAATAGTTGGACAAACAAATACTGATCTGGTTGTCAGGTTGTTTGGGAATGATATTACCCCTGATGAAAACTCAGTATTTGGAGATTTCGTTTATACTTCAGTAACCGCCTATGGCGCAAGCAATAGTTTATGGGTTATATCTGGAGATCCTACAGAAGCAAGCTACCCACAGATGAGCTTTGTGTTTGAGGCAGGAGAAACTGTCTATGGTTATTTTGTTCATAATGCAGAAGGCGATAAAGTCCTTTGGGCAGAAAGATTTGTCGATGGGCCTTATGTAGTTCCGCCAACTGGTGGAACAGTTTATGTAACCCCAAAGATACAATTAGCATAAAAAAGCAGAGGTTTTTACCTCTGCTTTTTTATTGTAAAGATAATATAGTAGGAGTAAATAGTGTCAAATGATTTAGATAAACTTACTGCCGAAGACAGAGAGTCGTTAGAAAAAAACAATAATTTAATTAACTACAGCGACCTTTTAAGTAAAAATGTTGAAGGACAGCCCTTCACGACCAGCACAGAAGAGATCTATAGTTATAATGATGAAATGAAAAAGTAGAGGTTTTATGCAAGAGTGGATTAACTACATGTCAAAATCTTATATAGATTTAGTAGGGCCAAAAGTAAAAATTTTTAAAATGGACAAAACAGCTACTCAGCTAGACGAATTTTATGGCGAAGCTAAAACCGGCAGGATTTACTTACCTCCTTTTGAAATAAGAAGTATTTACAATGCAAATAAATGGGTTGGCTTTTTAGATTCTGGTGGAATCGCCGAGAAAGAAGAAGAGCTTGAAATGCACATAAATTTTAACAATATGGTTTCTACTATTACTGAGTTAAAGAACAAAAATGCTTGCACTCTAACAATAAATTTTACTGGACGTGGAATTTCAAAACTTGAGAAGTTAAATAATGTAATGAATTTTTATGTTAATAATGTTGTTGTGCTATCGCTAGCTCTTTCATCAACAGATAACAGTTCAGTAAGAAAAGTAACTCAGAAGATTAATGCTATGGACGGATGGTCTTCTTCATTTACTGGAAAGAATGATTTAAGTATAAACTTAATAGAATTTAATAAGACATCGTTTGTAAATAGATCAATTGAGATATACTCAATTGATCACACATATGAAAACATTACTGATATTATAGAAGTCGGTGATGTTTTGCTAACTGAGAGAAATAGACTTTATGAGATAAATGAGTCTAAGCCAGCTGGAGATTTTGGTTGGAATTACACGTTGTGGTTCCTTCAGTTGGAATTAGCTTCTCCTGATCGATTTAACCTTCCTGGAAACTACATAGACCAGATCAAGAAAAGTAGTTATGGTCTAAATAAAATAGACATGGAGTAGGTAAGTGGAAACTAAAGAAAAAAGAGAGATCGCAAGTATTCTTTTTCACGGAACTAATAAAGAGAATAAATTTTCTTTATTAAAAGAAAAAGGTTATAAAGAAGCTGATATAAAAGATTTTGAATGGAAATATAAGAAAGTAATAAAGAAAGTGTTGTCAGCAAATAACAGTAAGGCTGAAGAGGATAAAGATTTTTTTGGAGGGGTTACTGTATCAAAAGATGATATGCACTTAAAATCGGAGATGATGATGAGATTTTTAAATGAAGAGTATAATGAGAAAGTAGATGATGTTTTAAGTTCTTTCGTTAAGCAATTGAAAGAAGCTAATGTTGAGATTGAAGATCCTAAAGCTGATGTAATTAAGCTTAATGGAAAGCTCTTTACTGTGAAGAGAGCTGATGGAAAAGTAACTAAAGGAACGTTAGGAGATCTTACATCATTACCAGAATATAAGAACTTATATCGGGACTTAAAAGCTGCAATGATAAAAAAGAATTTAAAATGGAAAGACTTTGGTGGTAATGATGGGTCTATAGACTTTCAAGGAAAAGCAGACGGAACTTATATTTTAACTCCTGACGCTAAGTAAAGATGAACGCAAGAGCAATATTAAAAGCCTATAAGAGTACGATTCTCGACAGGCTTAAAAGGCTTGCGAAAGCTATTGACAATGACCCAGCGGTAAAGAAAGCTTATTTAGATGGGTATGATTTAAAAATAGAGTTTGTGGAGCCAGTAGATACAGATGGACAAAATGTTGTGAATACATTTATTCGTGGTGGAGCTATAAAAAAAAGTAACAGTAAAGATAATATAGACGATCAATACTTTATGATAAAGGCAATTGGAGAAAATTATTAATGCCAAATTTAGTTGAACATTTTTTATTTAAACAACAATCTATAGAAGTTAAAAAGTTCTTAAAGGATAATATGTGGCTAAGTAAATATCCAGAAGAAACAAATGTAGATGTGTTTTATGCAACCCCAGAAAGGGCATTCGCTAAACTCATAGCACCATTAATAAATGGAAGTAATTTATTTCCAACTATAACTGTCGTATTACAAAGTATGGAACCAGCGGCTGGACAAACTCCTAGTGGTTATTTCAAGAAGTATGTTCAATCACAGACAAACGAAAATGTTTTTGAGGAGCAAATACACCCTTTAGTGTACACATTAACATATAGAGTTACAATGTGGACAGCGAAACAATCAGATGCTGATATATTATTATATCAGGCAATGTCATCAGCACCAAATAATAGAAAATACGCTGCTAACGTTGATGGACAATGGATGGAAATTGAAGTTAAAACACCTCAATCAGAAAGTACGCTAGACCCTGGAGATGCTAGAGATGTATCAATTCGATACGGATTTGACATAGTAGTGCCTAGAGCTTATTTGCCTCTAAATCACGAAGAATATTATGGAAGGATTCTTTCTATCGATACAGTTTTCGATATATAGGAGAAAGTAATGGCTGAATATAAGATTTTTAACAAAACATACCAACCTATTAGATTAATAGGTAAGACAATTCCACAGAGAAGTTATATATTGGTTGAGGAAAAAACTAACCAAATGATTAATTTAGAAAAGAAAGGATTGTTATTTATTAAAATAACAAAGAAGTAAAGGTAATAATAAGTAATTTTATTTTTATAATAAAAAAAACAATGGAGGAAAATAATGGCTAAATCACCTAGTATTACAATTTTAGAAAGTGATATGTCTGCTTATACAGTAACTTCTTCTGATACGGTACTTGCGATAGTTGGATATGCTACCAAAGGACCTATTGGAGAACCAACTCTAGTAACATCACGTTCAGAATTTAATGAGATTTTTGGCACAACTGTGACTGGATCACCTTATGCCGCATTAGCAGCTTATAGAGCATTCAATCAGGGAAATAAAATAATTTTCGATAGAGTGGCAACAGCAACCGGAGATAACGCAGCAATTGAAGCTGAAGTTATCGTTCATAATTTAGCTCCTGTAACAGCAGGAACTATGGGCCTTGATGTAGGCGGTACTACAATTACTGTAGCAGACGCAACAGATTATACATTAGATATTACAATTGATGATGGAACTACAGTTACTGCAACTGCAACTTCTACGTCAACTTCTATGACAGTCGCAGAGATTAAAACTGCAATCGACGCAGCTCTTTTAATTGAAGGAACTGGTGCAACATCTGTTTTAGAAACAGATGTAATTACAATTACATCTGGAACTATGGGAACTGAAAGTACTGTTTTAATTGAAGCAGGAACTGGCGGAACTAATCTTATTGGAACTGACGGAGTGGCAACAGTTCCTGCAATAGCTGGAACTTCAAGTGAAGCTCAGACAGATCATATTAAAATTAAATCTCTTGAAAAAGGCTCTTCTACTAACTTAATTTCAGTAGTTAAAACTTCAAGAACAAATCCTGTATCTGGAGCAGCAGTTCATAAGATTGAAGTGTATTACGATGGAGTATTAAAAGAAACTTTTGACGAAGTGTCTTTAGTAGTAGCTGATGCAGAGTATTTTGCAACAGTAGTTAATGCTGACCCAGATAATGGCGGATCAGATTATGTAAGTTTTACCGTTCTTGAAGGATTAACTGCAGATGCTTTAAATACAGATTTCCAGAATGGAACTTATACATTAGGATCTGGAGATACTGCTTTCACAACAACTGATACTCTTGATGCTTATGATTTTGTATTAGGTCTTGATGGATATGATGCATCTGCGTCAGAAGGCGCAAATGAAGCTCTATTTATAGCAGAACTTGAAACAACTGCAGAACTTGGAAATATGGAAGCATTTGATTTCCATATCCTTATCGCACCTGATATGCCTGAAGTAACAGTTCAAGATAAAGCTCTTGAATTGTGTGAATTTAGAAAAGACTTTATCTATGTAGTAGATCCACCATTTGCTCTTAAATATGATGAAGTAACTGATTGGCATAATGGAACTGGCGGTCACGGCAGAACAACTGCTCTCGACTCATCTTATGGAACTCTTTATTGGAGTTGGTTAAAAGAATATAACACTGATACAAAAGAATATGTTTGGTGTCCACCTTCTGTTTTCATGGCTGAAAAGTTCATGGAAGTAGATAGACTTTATGGCCCATGGGCAGCACCAGCAGGTGACCTTAGAGGAAAAATCACAGCAGCTGATTATGAGAAATCACCATCATTTGCACAGAGAGAAATTCTTTATGGTGACTACAATGCAGTTAACCCAATCGTTAATTTCGTATCGAAAGGTATTGAAGTTTATGGTCAAAAGACTCTTGTACGGACTAACACTTCTTTAAATAGACTTAATGTTCGAAGAATGATAATCTTTGCTAAAAAGTTAATCAAAGTTTCCCTTGAGGGAATGATTTTTGAACCACATAATCCTGATTCTTGGAGAAAAGCATCTAACTTAGTTACTGCAATTCTCGAACCTATTAGACAGGCTGGTGGTATTGATAAGTATAGCGTTATTATCGACGACACTGTAAATACAGCTGACGTAATAGCACAGAACATAATGAAAGGAACTATTAAAATAATTCCTATGAACACAATTGAAATTATAGAGATTACAATGCAGGTTCATAAGTCTGGTGCTTCACTAGACGAATAAACAAAAAGGCATCCAATTGGATGCCTTTTTTTATACCGCTTCTTCTGCTTCTGCTTCTGCTTCTGCTTCTGCCCTTTCTGCTTGAATTTCTTCAAAACAGTCATCGCATAAAGGATCGTCAGAATTATTTAGATAACACGAGAATCTTGACTCTATAGTTTTTCCACATTCAGAGCATGTAGTAAATATAGAATCGTAGCAATAGCCACAATAAAAACTTCCTTCATGCTCGTGCATATTCTCTAAAAAGTGATAGGTATCAGAACATTCAGAACATTTATAAACATCTTCACAATATTCTATAACACTGGAATTAGAGCAAATTAAGGCGCCAAGTCCAGTCAGGTTATAAAGTTCATTTTCATCACCTAAATAATTAAAAGTTGAATATTCTTCCAAGTCGTAATAATAGAACCCGCCTTCATCATTTCCAGTTACATATATTTCATTATATGGATAGTTCGAATCAAACATGCTTAAATCTTGAAATGGAAATAACGTTTGTTTTCTCTCATTAAAGATAGGTTCAATAGGATTCTTTGATCTCCACTCATGTTCTCTATACTTAGGGAAGTTAATATTCAATGCTTTTTTTACCATGTCGTTATTAAAGAGCTTTGAAGGATACCATCTTAAGTGGTGAAACATATCCTTTGCGTCGAGTTCTGCCCAAGTTCTAGATAGAACTTTATCTACTGTTATCCCATGAAACGTCTTTTTTTCTTTTGCAGTTATATATATCATAACTCTATTTGGATCACCAAGCAATCCAGGAAGTCCTGTCCAGTAAGAATATTCATTATTCATATTAAGACAAGAAGACCAATTTTCTCCAGTTGAACATAAGAACCAGTCTGCGAAGTTTATACTGAGAACAGCATATAGATCTACATCTCCACCTTTAGTTTTGTTAGCTGAAAACCTTTCTAAGGCATATGACATATTCTTATATAATGAGCCAATTCTATTTCTAACGTCCAAGTTTCTACTTGAACTCCAAGAACAATTCTCAGCGCCCTTAGATGCTTGATAAAAGACTGTATATTCTATTATAAACTTTTCTTCATCTTTATCTCTTAACTCATCAAAATATATTCTTAAAGCTTTAGCTATCTTAAGTTCATTTTTTTTATAGACAACTTTTCCTGAAATATAATTTGAGTATTTAAGGTTAAATTTCTTCTTGAAGTTTTCAGGGACAGCATCTCTAAATCTTTTCCAACTTATCCCATTCTTTTCTTCTTCTTCTTTACTAATTTTTATGTAAACTCTCCCGTCATCAGAGCCTTTAAAGAAGTCAAGAATAGTTTGATCCATATAGTTTTTGTTCTGAAGTCTTGAGTTGAATATTTCAAGACTGTTTGAATCAAGAGCGAAGTGATTCTCTACCAATGTTTTTATTTGAACGTAGTTATATTCATCTTTTAAAATCATGTTAATGCTATCCCCTTTTTTATAAAAGCCTCCTGGCGAGGAGGCTTACTTTTTAGTAAGCTTTAGGATTATCTAAATTACTTACAGAAACACTAAAGCCTGACTTTGGCTCTGTTCTCTCAAGAACTGAAATTTCTGTTTCAGTCTTACTTCCATCTTTGCCAGTTAATTTAACTGAAGTACCTTCTTTTATATCGCTAGGTTGTTCTAGTTCAATAGTCACTTGATTCGCCATGATTTATCTCCTCTTCTAGATATAGATCTTCTTCGTCTATAGTTATCTTTTCATTAAATAGAAAGTCGTAGATATCAACAGCAACTTCTTTATCTTCTTGTGCTGTATTTAACATTATGTTGAATAAGTCATCGACAAGTCCTGCTGTTCTAACCCCAAAGTTTTCTTCAGGAAAATACTCGTTGCATATCTCATAAATTGTTTCATCTTTAGCAATTGAAAGTTTGTCTTCAATTGCTCTAAGTGCTTTTTCTAATTTCATTTATTCTAACCAATTCCCCATTTTAAATATAAAAACTATTGCTATCGCTGTCAAGCCTACTGCTACGTGTGGAAATAGGCCAGCTGTATACACTATGCAAGCAATTATTGCCATTCCAAATAAGCTTTTAACCATACCACTCCTCATCTAACAAGCAACTATAGAATTCTTCTTCATCTATAGTTTTCAGTGTAGAATCAGTTTCATCTCTCAACGCTTCAAGGCAACTCACGCACGCTTTCATATCAAAGACAGAATTGACTTGATACACTTTATCAGTTTTCTTTCCGCAAAATTCACATTCTACATCGCCTTCAAAAAAGCTAACTTCATCTTTAGTATCAACATCTTCATAATATCCTTTCTTCCAAAGCATTGATGCAGTTTTTTCAGGTGCTATGTAATACTGTGTGACATTATCAAGCACAGCATCTACGAACTCAACTGCTCTTTTTAAATCTTCTATTATAACAAATTCTTCTTTTGTGTGGTGTTTGTAATAACCTACACTGATATTAGCACAGCTAATATCATCTGATATATAATCAGCATCGCAAAACACTCCAATTGCCGGAACATAATTAAAGTCCTTCCCTACTTTAGTAAGAGCATCTTCAAAAGATTGTGTTCCATATTCATTTCCGCTGCATAGAATATCTGAACTTCCCCATCTATCTAAAACCAGCCCATATGTCATATGAGTTAGATCAACAACGTCCATAAAAGATCTTATTCCAACTCCTCCAGTTTCTTCCTCGACTGAGAAAACGAAGTTGAAATCTTTTTTTCTTTTTCTCAAGAGTTCTAGCATGATATAAATTCCACATTTATCATCACCTCCAATAACTCCCTTTCCTACAATCATTTCTCTTGAAAATTGAATATCTTTTATTGCCAATACGTCAGCAGCACCTTGAACAGTATCCATGTGAGCTGACAGCAAAGGCTTTCCAACTTTATCTACATTGTAGATATTTCCTACACTGTCAATAGTATAGCTTATTTTCATTTTTTTTAACTTTTCTATTATGTAAAGAATTACTGCTTGTTCTTTTCCACTAATAGCAGGTATTCTAAACAAATCTTTTAACAGATTATAATTTACTTTGTGACTCATGTTGCCTCCCTTAAAGTTTGTACTGCGCAGTCTTCACATTCGTTGTTTTCGTTTAATTCACTGTGCTCAAAGGGATCGCTGCATTCTACGCATATGCTATATTTTGAATCAAAACAAGATTCGCAAACACTATGTCCGCTTGGGGTACAATAAGAAGCATCTATTTCTATAGTGTCTCCACATTCTTCACACTTTAAAAAGTTATCTTCAAAGCAAGAGTTACAATACTGTTCTCCATCAGCATAACTCGACTCCGTTTCCCAAATAGCACTACCGCATGAATGACAGATGGTAACTAAGTCGCCATAACAGAATTCGCATAAAAGACATTCATCTGGATCGGAAAGAGCATCATCACGATGGATGATACATCCGCAGTTCTCACACTTAATCTCATCTGTAGAAACTTCATGAATTTTCATTCCGCTACTGATAAGTCTTGATAAACCGTTTTCGTAGTTGTAAAATCCTTCGCTTTCTTGAAGTACACCTTCTGAATTTATAATCTCGTAAGAGTTATCCATTTTTCCACCAGCTATCTTCCATTCACAACTATCAGAATCAAGAAAAAGCCTACTAGAATCAAGATAAATAAATACAGAAAATCCATTCACGTTTGTCAAGAAATTTATTGAATGTTTTGATTCCCATCCGTCTCTAAAATCTTCTGTTCTGGAGTTAAAAGCCTTAGAGAATAAATCTTTTGCAAATATCTTGTTTGGATAAGATTTATTCAAAACAACTGTGTCGTTAAGAGTTAATGATGCCCATGATCTTATTATAAATCTGTCAGTCTCTATTCCATGATATTTTTTTCTTTTTTTGTCTGTTATATAAAACATTGCCCTGTTATCGTCAACAATCATTCCAGGAACGTTTGCCCAATAAGCACCTTCCCATGCACTTTCCATATTGAGACATGAAGACCAACTTTCAGCAGTTGCATTCATAAACCAGTCATTAAAGTTCATACTTAAAACTGCGTACATTTCACCTTTCGGAAATTTAAACTCACCAATTTTCTCTACTTCTCTATCAAAAACTCTGTCAAACTGATCTTTTACAAGCCTTTTTTTATCTTCTTCACTGTAACTGGCAAAAGGCGAAAGTAATCTACAATGGGAATGTACTAAATCCCATTGTAGATTAAAGTTTTCTCTATAGACTTTTTTAAGTGCTTTAAAGAGCTTGTTTGTAGACTTCTTTTTCTTGTTAGTTATCTTATTGTCTATAAACGCTGAATACTCATAAACATCATCAAATCCATCTTCAAACATAATATTGAGAGCCTCTTCAAAATCACTTTTGAATAAATCATAAGACTTGTCAAATTGTCTAAAAAAGTCACAGTTATCAATTTTTTTATAAACTCTTAAATTTTCATCAAGTCCAAGTTTTTCATAAATAGGATCAATAAATTTATTGTCATATTCCTTACAAAATCTTTTTAGACTTTTCTCATTAAGACTGAAGTGGTTTTTGACCAATCCCTTAATGATTTCTTTGTTTTTTTCTTCTACGTAATCCACGTGCGCTCCTTAGAAAAAAAGTGAAGCGAAAGTTAATTTTTCTCAAGCTTGAAGGGGGATAAAACAAGCTAAAATAATGAAAAATTACAGCTACACTGTATTGCTTATATTTAATTATACCATATTATTCTTTTTTTGTCAAGCAAAAATATCAAGAATTTTTTCGTAACTAATATTTCCTGTAGTTACGTCGAGATTGTCTCCTGCTTCATAGAAGAGGCATGTCGGAACAGACATGATATCGAACTGTTTTGCTAGTTCTTGGTCTTCCTCTATGTTTATCTTAACAACAGAAATATCTGTGCCCTCTTGAATCCTTTTCAATGTTGTATCCAGCACTTTACAAGGCCCACACCAATCTGCATAAAAATCAAGAATAACTTTGTTATTCTCCTTTATTACTCTTTGTACGTCTGTCATAACTTCTAGCTGCTCCTTTCATCGCTTCTCCAATTATTTTTATAAATAGGAAGAACGATACTGTAAACACATAAATTAAAATTAAAGCAAAGAATATAGTTACAGGTATTGTAATAGGTAATAGTAAGATAAAGATCCATCCTAAATTAATATAACCTGCAATCTCTAATGTCAACAAGAAAGCTGTTAATACTATCATTGCACTCTTTAAATTGTTAAAAAGAACTGTAAGTTTATTAACAGTTATCATATTCATTAGTCTTTGATTGTCCTTATGCTTGTTACTTCTGCCTGATCCATATAAACAACTTCTTTAAACTCTTTAGCTAGTTTGTCGTTCTGAATTTCAAGCACTTTCTTATTTCTTTCAAAACACTGTATTGTGTTATCCATCAGGTTTTCTATGTATGTTGCGTCAGCTCCCTTTCCGAAATTGACAGATTTAGGGTCTATTAATTGACGCCAAGCAATTTTTTCATTTGCAATGACTTCCATAATGTCATATTTTAAGTCTTCAATCTTCTTTAGTGTAAAGGCTTTAAACTCATCGTCATTATAATCAATTAGAGTAACTGCTAAGATGCTTGCTTTTTCTTTGAAGGTGAGGCTTTCACTAGCGTCTTTTTCTTTGCAGGTGCAGTCTTCACCGCAGTCTTCTTGGCAGTTACAGCTTTTTTCTTCATCATTTCCTGAAGCTTCAGTTGGATCATCTGTTCCTTTTTCTCCGCCGCTGTCAACGTTTTCTTTATCGAAGGTTTTGCTCTCGGCAATGTCTTCTTTATCACTGTTTTCGCTGTCTTGCATTCACTGTCTCCCTTTATTTTGTAACCAATTCTATCTACAGCTACAAGCATTTTTTTAGCTATCAACTTATTGATATCGCTTTTTGTCCAGACTTCTTTTAATATAGTTCCACCTTGAAAATAGTGAGTAGTGTTTAATTTTCCGTCTTCTCTATTTTCAACGGAGATGTAAGTATCTGGATTCTGCAATCTCTTGCATCTGTAAATTTTGTTTTTCTTCATTTTAATTTTATACCCCGAGTGGGCATCGAACCCACAAAATCTTTCGACTGCTGACTTTTGAGGCCAGTGCGTTTACCAATTTCGCCATCGAGGCAAATCTATCCAAAAATATAACTGAGAAAAGCTGCTATTGTAACATATAATCCAGCAAGAGCATATACAACAATATGTACTAAAATAGGAATCCAAAATATTGAACTCACAACAACAAACCATCCCCATGTAATTATATTAACTATCTTGAGAGTAAATATAATTACTATTAAAGCTCCTGATATACTCATTCATTTCCCCTTAAAATTTTATTACCTCCGGTGGGCATCGAACTCACACGCCTTTCCGAGCAACAGCTTCTAAGACTGTCATGTCTACCAGTTCCACCACGAAGGCAAAAATTATCTTATTCAGGCTGACTGGGGATCGGACCCAGCAAGAAAAATTTTGGAGACTTTTCATCGCCCAGCGACCAACCTATTTTAATCTTCATTTAGAATTGCTCTTGCTTTCTCGAGTTTTTTATTAATATACTCTTGAGCACTTTTCTCAGTAGGAAAATGCAATTCAAAATCTCTTCCTACAGCCTCTTTAAACTCAACTATACTAGAGGTCAAATTCCCTCTAGTATATCTATTATTACGCACTATAAAAAAATTTTGTTTTTTCTCTATAGTATATTTTTTGTCGAAGTATCCCATTGAAAACTCCTATGTTTAAAAACAGCTTCTAACAGAATCGAACTGTTACGAGTTCCCCGCAGCATGACTTTCAAGGCCACTTATCCCCATGGATGCTAAAAGCTAAATTTTATTTAATACACCGAGTGGGACTCGAACCCACAACCACGAAATTTTAAGTTTCGTTGCGACTACCAATTAGCATACCGGCGCAAACTTTTTTTCTTATACTTAATTATAACATATTATTCTTTTTTTGTCAAATAAAAAACGGACTGTGTGGGAATCGAACCCACGGAACCTTTCAGTTCTACAGTTTAGCAAACTGCTGCATTACCACTCTGCCAACAATCCAATAAATAAAAAACCTTCCAGCAAATTGCTAGAAGGTTTTCCTTATATAACAAAATGCGTATCTATCTCAGTTGATTTGACCATGAGGATAATAAACTGAGCGATAGTAAAGCATTAAAAACCATTATATATTTTCTCCTAGTATTAACTTAACAAGTTCTGCAAAAAACTTATTTTGTTTTCCTTATACTTAATTATACCATATTATTCTTTTTTTGTCAAGAATTTAATCAAGGCATCTTTTGTTATTTCCGTAAAAGGAAATATTAATGCGTCTGGAAGAACAGATTCCATATTTGCGGCACCAAGCGCATTTCTACTATGAATCAAGATTTTACTTGCATCATATTTTGTTTCCTTAGCTATGTATAATGCAAACTGAAAGCCTGTATTTTCTTCTTCGGATGGAACATAAACTCTTCCATCTAAATCATGATCTAGCATCATGAAGTCAATTAACGGCTTCTTTTCAAGCGATAATTTATCATAATTCTTTTTACAGTAATCTATCGCTTTCTTAACAGAGGAATAATGGATCATCTGGATGTTTGTTCCAATAAATATCTGCTGAAGTTTCTTAACTCTTTTTGGGTCATCTTCCAGAACTAACACTTTAATTATAGGCAAAGTATTCTCCAGTTTTTATAGTCATTTTACTACCTCTTTAGTAAGCTCTTGAATAACGTCATAAAGTAACGTGTGTTTATCATCAAACTTAATGTCATCATGATAATGTCCAAAGTACCATTTTTTATAATCAAGATCTTTTTCCAAGTTGTCAAAGAATTTCTGCTGTTGAGTTGTTTCTTCATGTCTTGGAAAATCAAAAAGAGCGTGTATTCTCGCAGAACAATCATGTGTAATTACCGCATCTACCTTATAATCAAATTTTTTTATGCTTTGAAGGCAGTTAAAATATTCACTTTCATTAGGTTCTTCCTGTCTCCACCAAGAGATAAACTCTTTTCTTCTTTCCTTATCTATAGATTTTCCACCACCAAAGGTTAATATATCCAATCCATTTATTGTATAAATCTCTCCTCTTTTAAGATGAAAAACACTGTCATTTACTTTTCCAACTTTTGACCCAAACATTTCAACAAGTTCAAGTTGTTCTAGTCGATCATGATTTTCATGATTTCCATCGACAAATAAAGTCGTCCAAGGTTTTTCATGAAGCCAGTTAAGCCAATAACTTTCTTTTTCATTAGATCTATTTAAAGACCAGACAAGTCCAAAATCACCAGCAATAATTACATAGTCTTCTTTTGTTAATTCATTCCCATCAGGGAAACTTTTAGAATTAAGCTTAAAGAGATCGTTAGCTTCTCCGCCGTGAGTATCGCCCGCAACAAAAATTTTATTCATTTTCCCTTCCTTATGTTTAATTATACCATATTATTCTTTTTTTGTCAAGAATTTCATATTGGAAAACAAGGTAATTTGGATCAGGATCGACTTTCCTCCTGCCGTTTAGATCTTCCTTTCAAGTCCGGGAAAAATAAGCTTACCAGAGTCATCTATAGTGACAGTCAATGGAGATGCGTCAGTACATGTTGTATAAGGTTCAAATGGAGGCTCAGCAGTATTTGTAGGATAGACATTTCCAGACGGAATATACGGAATATAAACGTATTCTTTTTCCATTAAAATTCCAAGAGCTTCTATGAGGCTCTCACAAAGAATCTCAGCTTGTTTTTTACTTAATGAAAGATCTAACTTTTTATTAGAAAAATTCATCTTAATTGTAAAATTTACGCCTATATTAACTTCTTCAATTTCTACGTCTTTATCTTTCATTATAAAACTCCATCTATGTAATCTTCTTGGTATAACTTTTGAATAGCTTCTGTAAAACTACTGAAGAGAAAGTTATCAACTCCATCAGTAGCCTCTTTTAATATGTCCATCTGTTCGTCACTTAAACACATAACGAAATAATTATCTAATAACTCTAACCCATTTGAGCTATTTCCATCAACCATAACCATGAATATATCATTAATTTCTTTCATCGAATATATATATGAGACGAAAAAAGCCCCGAAGGGCTAATTTTATTTAATCACTGAATAACGTTCATTATCCAGAACTTCCATCATAAGTTCAATAGGAGTTACAGCCTGTGTATTCATTGCATATTTAAGAATAGATGGAGAACATCCACTAACCAAATAAGTCCCGTATTCGTCCATAGTTACAGGAGTGTCACTTCCTGAGTTTACATTCCAGAAAACAAGTGTTGGTCTTTCATATCCTTCACTTCTATACTTTTCGTCGATAGCATCAAAATTAGTAACTTCTTTCTTTTCTCTTTCCCATCCGTTTTTTGAAGTTGCTGAATTAAACTGCATATCAGAAATTATATAGATCTTTTTTGGCATTTCTGCTTCTGGAACTTCATTCTCGACAGCTGTTTTAAGAAGTACGTTAAACACAGCCTGAAGGTCTGTACTATATCCCCATTTAGCATTGTAAACATTTATATACTTTTCATAAATGTTGCTTCCAATAATTTTCTGCATCTTTGGACTTTCACTGAATGTCATGAAATAGTCTTTGAAAGCACCTTTTGATTTTTCAGCAAAATATATGCCAAGAGAAACAGAAACATCTATTGGAGCAATGTTTGAACTTCCTGCATACATACTTCCAGAAGTATCTACTACGCAAAGAGAGTTCTCTGGAGTTTCCATGTAGTCTGGAAGGTTTTTCCAAAGTGCATCAAGAGTTTTTCTTTCTTTAATGTCTTTACTTGCAATTCCTTTAACAATCTGATAAGGATAAAGAGTAGAAGCGTTTATAGATTTTTTCCCTTCAGCAACATCAGCGATGAACTGTTCGTATCTCTTCTCGTCATGTTTCAAGAAAGCGTTTGAGTAAATTCTTGCAGCTTGTGAAGGCACATTGTTGTATTCAATACCTTTCCAGTCTTTCTTTGACATAGAAACTTCCAGAACGTTAATTTTTGCTCTTAAAGCAGAGACTGCTTTTCTATACTGTCTTTCAGTAAGACCAAAATGTTTTGCTGTAATCTTAGCAATTCTCACAGATTCTTTTGAAGAAGTATTTATAGACTTCATCCATTTTCCAAGTAAAGAAGGTTTCTCTGCTTTTCGATCAACCAAGAACTGAGTCTTGATTATATCCAGAGCTTCTTTCTGCAAAGGAGTATCTATGAATGTGAAAAGGTCATCCCATCTACCGAAATCAGGAATAAGTCTCATGTTTCTTTTTAATGCTTCCTGTTTATACTGAGTCATATAAAGCAGAACTGCTCTGAAGATATCTCTTTCTCCTTGTCCACCACGAACATCTCTCATATAAAATGCTGATCTCAAAGCAAGAACTTCATCTTCAGCAACAGCTCTTGAAAATAAGGATACAGCTTCTTCTGTCTGTCCTCTAAGTGCTCCAGATTTTGAAAAGAAATCGAGTGTATAACTTAAAGTATTTTCGTTTGAAAGTGCTCCGTTTTTTGTTCTTGCTTCGTTTGTATTAGCTCTAACTGATTCTGCAAATGCGTTCATGATATCCCTCTTTTAATTTATAATTAGTATTTATTATAAATACTAGACACCTTCTTTTCTCTCTTACAATAGATTATTTTGATTTGCTGTTCGTGTCTATATATATTATACCATATTATTCTTTTTTTGTCAACTTTTATCTAACGTATTCTAACTCTGCAAGGAACTCTTCTGGAAATAAGCTATTCCATTCTGTGTATCTAAAGTCAAAAAAATATGCAGCATATTTTTTAAACAAGAGATGTATTGTTGGTTTCTTTGGAGCGTAATGAAGTTTCATTCCTGCTTCTTTAGGTGTCCTGTCTCTCTTATGAGAGTTACATTTCACGCAAGAACAAGATAGATTCTCCCATGTATTTTTACCACCTTTAGATTTTGGCTCAATATGATCTACGTTGAGTTCTCCAATCTGTTTCTTTTTATTACAGTAAGTACAAATATAATTATCTCTAAGTAAAATATTTTTTCTATTTATTCTAAGTTTAACTGGGATTTTAGAATAGCTTTTTAGCCTTATTATCTTAGGGATTCCTAGGACTCCATGCTCCAGATTCCAGTACCTATATTTTTTTGTTTCATCCCATTCAAGCTTTTTACTTTTTGAGTATTTAATCCAATCTTCATAGGGATGATTCAAGAAATAGTTATCTATAATAGTGATAACTTCAGCCTTCTTTTTGATTAATTTCTTAATCGCTTTAGCTGGAGTGCTTAAATAAATAGGGATGTAAGAACTGTTTAAAACAAGCACTCTTTCAATATTAGCATCCAAGTTGTTACCTCCTTATTTTTCTAAAATTAATGTATAAGTTTGTTTTCCTTATACATTAATTATACCATATTATTCTTTTTCTGTCAAATGCTTTCTAAACTCTCTATATGAAGAAAATCTTTCACGAATTTCATTCTTAAAAGATTCTTTATTTCCTGTACTCTTAAGTAGTATATATGACAGCACATCGCTATCACCAATTTCCTTCATAGTACAGATTGGGCAAGCCTCTTTAGGAATACCATATCCTGACATCATTTCTTCTTCAAATTCTGTTTCAAAATATTCGTCATCATGCTCTTCTATGAATTTTAATATTCTTTCTTTCTGGTCTCCTCTGCGATCTAGCCATGGTAAATCATAATTTTGATGCACCTTGAATTTTGCTATCACAACCTTTTTTATCTCAAGAGGAGGTGAATCTATAGAGAAGTCTATATGATCTATGCAAAATACATGACCTTCTTCACACTCATAAAAACCTGCATCAGCTAGACTCATATCATAGCCAGATTCAGCCTCTCCGCAAACTTCGCAAATGAATGAACTTGAACTACTATTACTTACAAAACCCCTTCTTTTTTTCATGAGTAAATCACCTCACAAATATATCCTGCAGTTTTACCTTTAAAACTAAAAAATTCTTCTACGCAATCAAACGCTGCCCTTCTGAATTCAAGACCTGTTTCTTCATCTCTTAAGCTTCTGTAGTCTCTGCCGAGATAAACATAGTTAGATTCACCATCTATAACACTATCTATTCCGAGGGCGTATAAAGCTTCTGAAGCGCCTTCTTTCTCTTTTAATTCTTCAAATAGTTCTTTTGCACTTTTTGAAGAATTTTTTTCTCCAAGAGCTTCTGCTAAAAGCGTTTTTGCTTTATCGCTCTCTATGAGAGATTCAGCTAACGTATAGATACCTGAAATTTCATATCCATAAATACAGAAAGAAGAACTTGAACTGTTACTTACAAAACCTATTCTTTTTTTCATCTTATTCTCCTATAGAGTAAGGGGCGTTAAGTAGTTCGCAGATCTGCACTGCAGTTTTTTCAGCGTCATATTCCACTCCAATTTCTTGAACTATGAATTTTCCTTCTCTTCGATTTCTTATACTTTCACTGAGTTCTTTTCCGTATCTGATACAGTCATCTTCATCCATATCATCATCTCTTAGAAGCTCAGCAATAGCTTCATTCGCTGGAAGTCCTTTTTCGCTTTCTATAAAAATAAAGAAAGAGCTAGATGAGCTGTTACTTACAAATCCTATTCTTTTTTTCATTTATTCTCCTTTACATATTAGTTTTGCTTATGATATAAAAGCATTTATCTTCTTGTTTCAAGGCAGCAAAGAGCTCTTTTGAAAAAGTATTTTGTACTTCGCTAAGATATTCCCAGTCTTGAAAGTCTTCACGATCTGACTCAGTAATAGCTTTATCAAGATCTGCCTTGAATGTGATGTCGCCTTCAATGACATCTTTTACTTCACCGTCAAATAAGTCACCATATTCTCCATCTATCCAATCCACAGATGTGAATGAGTATTTCGTTTTCTTGATTCTATCAAAGATTGCTTTACTGAGAGGGGAGAGATTCTCTTCTACTTTTTCAACGATAGTTTCATCTATTACTATCACAAATGAGCTTGAAGAACTGTTACTTACAAATCCTATTCTTTTTTTCATTATTAATCTCCGTAAAACCTTTCTCTGTAAGAATATATTTTATATTCCCTTTTTGATAATCAAGTTGCCCATCCATATATCCACTTTTGTAATGAGCTGTTATTGGAACTGTAAGCATAAACCCAAGGCAGCAAAAAATAAAGAGGCCGAGAGAAAATCCAATTAAGAATCCTTTCTCTCCCTGTGTGTATTCTCTAGTTCTATACGTCATAAAGCGGGCACCGCCTTTCATTCTTTAAAAGCTTGTACCGAAAAGCTTTTGCTGCATCACTGTTCCAGATTTCCTCAGCAAAGTTTTCAGTACTTAAAACATCTAATCCGTCAGGGAACAGTTTATGCCCTTCAGTAAAAGAACAAGGAAAATATTCTCCGAGGCAGTTGATGTAAGAACTGAAACAAGAACTTTCACAAGGCTCTGCCATCTCTTCAAACTGCTTGTAGTTTGGATGATCCTTTATGGCATTCAAAAATTTATGAGCGCCGCAGCTATCAAAGCCGAATCTTACTCCTTTTTCAAGAGCATAGTCAACAAGAATTTTGTATTTCTCATCTGACAGTTTATGAAAGTCTTCACCTCCACCTTTTGTTTTAAGAGATAGGAAAACGATTGCATTCATCTTAGCAAGTCTCTTATCGGATTTCATATCATCGATAATCTGAAAAACTTTATCAAAGGTTTCTTCAGCGATCATATAATGAATATTAACCTGATCCATTCCTGCATCAGTGAATGATTTTATTGCGTTGTAGGAAGCTGTCTTTGAATAAATAGAAACAGCTACTGCGCCACAAAGTTCAGCAGTTCTCTTTGCTGTCTCTTCATCAACATCAAAACCGTGACATGTATAATTTGGAACTACACCGTTTTTTTTGGCGTATTCCATCATAGGGAAAAAATCTGGATTTGAATAAATATTCAAAATTCCGAATGCAATCTGCCCCATTGTTTTGGGCATTGCGTGAAAGATTTTTTTGAACTCTTCGAGAGTCATATTATAAGTTGGATGTTCTCCATTTGACTTATAACAAAACGCACATCGACCCAAGCATCCACCGTCATTAACTAAACGAGTTTCATCATAAAGATGTTTTTCTTCAGGTCTTACAGATGAACTGATTTCAAGGTCGAGAATTTCAGGGCCAAACTTAGAGTAGTCCGGATCATCTTCCTGAGTTTTTCCCCACCTTTCAAAATATCCTGTATTTTTATCAAAGTTAAAGTTATACCCTTCAGCTCTTAGGATTTTAACATCCTTTGTTTCAAAAATTTTCGCTTCCATCATTTCCCCCAAAAAACTTAATCATTATACGTATTCTATTGTAAGCTGTTTCTTTTTACATAACCTCTTCTGTATTTCAACTGAAAGCTCCTAAAGCATAGCTAGAAGCTATTACTAATGCAAATATTCTTGAAATAATTATTAAAAAAGATGAGGTAGATCCAAATACAAATGTAAACACATTTGCGAACATAAAGAACACTGTCAAACTAGATGTTAATATACCTAAGAAAACACCAACTAAAAACATTAAGCCGAGATAAACTAATGAAACTTTCATTAGCAAAATAATTATTTCTGCAATAAAGTCATAAGCCTGAGAGCCTACAAAATTTTCCCATATCTCTTTTGTTTTATTCATTTTTTCTTCCCTATACATAATTATACCATATTATTCTTTTTTTGTCAAAAAAAAAGAGCCGACAAGAATAAATTCTTGTCGGCTCAGGGTTTGTGTCATGAACCTCTACACCAACAAAAAACTAAATGGAGCTGGAGGGAATCGGACCCTCGTCCTGTATGACTATTTTGATCTGTTGAAAGATTGTTTTTTAAAAGGAAATCATCAATAATAAAACCTCTTGTTATTACTTGTTTATCGTCAGAGAATAACAAACAGACTATCCTTCCTTTCTCTCTTACTTCACGGAAGGAACAAATGAAGCAAGAGTCAGTTACGCAACCTGTGCGTAATAAGTTTCTGTTTCGTCAACTATAAAAATTTAAAACACCGATCAAACTTTACCATCCAGTCGAAACCTTTTACAGCCCCCTTATGAAAATTCAATATCTTCCTTTATCTCATTAATTTTACTTGTGAACTCTTCCCAAGCTTCCATCGACATATTTATACCATTTTTAGAAGGCTTAGATTCTCCGGAAGTTCTATCTTTATACCACTTCCTGATTGAAACATAAGTCTGCCCATTGTATTCTGTTTTTTCGATCTTAATGTCATCATCAATAAATACCATTATATACTCCTTAGAGTATATATGACACTATAACATTATACTATATTTTCTTAGTGTGCCATAAGTCTCTTCAAGTGCTTTCTTTGAATTTCTCGTTTTAAGTCTAGTTATATCACTAGATCTCAAGTAAGCTATTCCAATAGCAGGACTATCATCAGTAAGAGTTGTCTCGAAAAAATATTTTACTCCTTCAATGTTAATAAATTTTCTATCAGCCAGTTCTTTCTGTCCTTTCCTTTTATTTTATTTTAAACATCCGTGTGGGAATCGAACCCACACCTTCAGGGTTGCAAGCTGACGAATTAACCATTTTTCTAACGGACGAAACGTAAGGGGCTAGACATATTTTTTTGCTTCCACGCTTTTTGTGCTGTTAATGTCTAAAGAGGTGGCTGGAGTCGAACCAGCAATATTCCTTCACCTCTGAAAATTAAGCTCTTGACAAACTCTCTTTCAGTTCAATAAAAATTCTTGTTCCGATCATCTTCTTGACTGCTTGCTTATCTGCCTTAGAAAGCTCTTCCCATTCAGTCAAAAATTCTTTTTCGTAATCAACTGCAACGTCTTCGAAATAAGCTTTGGCGAATTTTGAAATCTCTTTCATTTCAGTAAATTCTCCAACTTTAGAAAACAAATCGTTTGTACGTACCTCACAGACAAATGAGGAGTAATTAGCAAACACATTCTGAATATTTTCAGGAATGGACTTAATTACTTTTGGCTTACGCTGCTTGTCTATGAACTCATTATTCTTCTTCTTGATTAAAAGAAGTGAATTCTGATTGTAAAAATTCCTTTCATAAGGAACAATTACAACACCTTCACAAAGATTCTCATCAGCATAGCCAACAGGAGTAAGCTTAGAATTAAATTTTGTGTCGATTCTTTCAATCAATTCAAGTAAATCTTTTTTAATTGTAAAAATACCAATTACAGGAGCTTCATGTTCTCCGATTTCCTGAAGTTTAAGAGTTGATTCCATTGGAGCAATTACAGTTCCATTAACTCTTAAAGAGTACCAACGAAACTGTTTTTCTTTTCCGTAAAATACGCCTTTCTGGATTGATCCACCAAAGACCTCTCCGTATAGCTGAAGTTCCTCTCCCATTGTTTTTGACTCTTTAAGTAAGAAGTCAATAATATCCTGATACTTAGACATGATCTCTTTGTATCCATAAAACTTATCTGTCTCTTCAAGAATGTTGTTTCGTGAAGCAAATTTTAAAGTTCCATCAGGAGAAGTCAAAATGGAAAAATTAGCACCATGAATTTTTTCTGTAACTTTGTAGGAGGCACCATTTACCTCTGGATGCTTTGTAATCCAGCGATTGAAAGTAGCCGTCTGGTAATGATTCTCTATTGAACACCATCTTTTAAAATCCATTTTTTCCTCCTTATGCTTAATTATAGCATATTATTCTTTTTTTGTCAAATTATAACTCTTCGCAAGCATCACCAACGCTTTCATCATTATGAATTTTCTCTATTACATTAGAAAGTGTTGGCCCAAGACTTTTGATTTTGAATTTGCTTGGAAGACTGTTTTTTATGATAGAGTTACTGCCATAAATTGTTTTAATAACTGAGTTATTCAGCTTTTCAGCAGCATCACCTGAAAGCACCATATGTGTAGCAAGACAATAAACATTCTCTGCTCCACCTGCTTTCAAGGCATTTGCTACACCAATAATTGTTCCACCGCCATCGATCATATCATCAACAATAAAAACATTTCTACCTTTAACGTCACCTACAAGATTCATGATTTCAGATTTTCTGTCAGCTCCTCGTCTCTTATCAGCAAATGCTATGTCAGTATCTAATACTTTAGCATAGTATCTTGCCCTAGAAAGCCCACCGGCGTCAGGAGATACGACGACAAAATTCTCTGTCTTCATAAGCTCTTTCATATCTGAAAGAAAAATTCCACTTCCAGAGATATTATCAAAGCGTAAACCAGCCGCAAAAAATGCTGCTGCTGATTGTGGTGCATGTAACGAAACCGTTACGATGCGATCTATACCAACTGACTTGAAGATTTTAGCCATCATTGATATAGTGACAGGAGTTCTAAGCGAACTTTTTCTATCTTGCCTAGAACCGTAAATGATTGGAAGAACAACCGTTATCCTTCTAGCTGATGACGTAAATGCTGTATCAGCTAAAATTAAAGTTTCTACTAGATCCTTATTAGGATCACCATTAAATGTATTTATTATGAATACGTCTTTTCCTCTTATACTTTCTTTGTACTTAACAAATATTTCTTTGTTGGGAAAATCCATTATAATAGTGGGAATTTCTTTTCCCTTTAATCCTAAGTTGAATAGAATATCTTTTGATAAAGGTCTATTACTTCTACCTGAAACAATTACAGCTTGTGGCATCTTAATTCCTTTTTGTTTATGTAAGACTTAATGGATTACAGTAAACCCCTAGAGGATTCGGACCTCTACTAAAACATTCAGAGTGTTTTGTGCAGCCATTACACTAAGGGGCAAACTTTATTCTTTTATTTTTTTTCCTATCTTCTACAAAATCAACTATAGCTGTTCCTGCATAATATGCAGCTATTCCAAACCATCCAACCGGCCAAAACGCAGATACAAAACAGTCAAAGTCGTCTATATCAAAAATGAATAAATGCTCATTTAATATTTTGAAAGTAATAAACCCAATCATAGCATAGACAAAAACAGCCATTGAAATAATTAAAAAAACTGATATATTATCACAGCACAGACAAAAACAGCCATTGAAATAATTAAAAAAACTGACATACTATCCCCTTAAAGTATTATGAGGATAACCACTGTTTCCTCTTTTTACTTTGATCTTTCCAACTTCTACTTATAGCTATAGTTCCCCAATCGTCACCCCAAGAGGTAACAACTTCTAAAGTATTTAACCTTCCTTTATTTGGGAACATTTTTCTCGCCTCATCCATTTCTATTCTGAAGCGTTTTCCTCTTCTTTTTGGATTAGCATAACGATATCCTCGTTTGCTTCTCATCCAATTAAAATATTTTTGTTTTCTTCCTCTTACCTGTCTTCCGTAGGAAGGGTTAAATTTCTTCAGCCCATCTTGTAGTTCTACTTTGTTGATAATTCTCATCAATCCATCAAAGACAGTATAAACATCATAGTCATGATAAACATGCTCATATTCTTTCAACCCTATTCTTTTAGAAACGTAAGAACCTCCGTAAGAATCATTAGGGTTGTGAACAAAGCACTTAATACATCTATAGTCTAAAAAGGCGATCAGCTCCCACCAATCGCCAAATTTTCTTAAATCCTGATTGTCATTGTTTTTCATTAAGTAATATTTCATTATAATATATTTCCTCCTATCGCTAGGAACCGTATAAATATTTTTTCACTCGTGAAACCTCTTGACTTGATAATGCGCCCACCTGGACTCGAACCAAGAACCGTCTCCTTATGAGGGAGCTGCTCTAACCATTAGAGCTATAGGCGCATATTTTTAACTCAATAGAGCTTTCACTTCTTTCGAAGCAATCGCCATATCAATCTTATTACCATATCTTTTCTTCAATTCACTGATAACCTTTCCCATAATCTTCATAGAAGGCTCAGGATATTCCTTTAAGACTTCTTCGATCATTTCTGTAGTAAGCTCTCTATTTACTGTTTCTGGAATAAAATCTTTCAGCTCAGCAATCTCGAGTTTATAGCCTTCAACTACTTCTCCAACTTTAACTTCATCAACAGTTTTCTGTAACTGTTTTGTAAGCATTGCTGCTGCTTTTTCAACATCTTCCTGAAGAGCTTCTCTCTTAGCTACTTTAGCTGTTTTTTCAGTCTCTGCTATAAGAGACGCTAAAACACCAGATCTAACTGGGTTTGTTTTCTTAAGTATTATTTTCTGTTTCTTTAACTCTTTCAAGATCATTTTTAAACCCCTTGTTTTATTGACACCCCTACTAGGAATTGAACCTAAGATTACAAGTTTGAGAAACTTGCGTCCTAACCATTAGACGACAGGGACAAGTAAAAGCACCGTCTGGGAATCGAACCCAGTTTTAACAGGTTAGAAGCCTGTTGCGTCATCCAATACGCTAACGGTACATGTTTTATTAATATTCCAAAGCCTTTAAGAGATCTTCTTTTGGAACTTGCTTTCCTGTATATAAATTAAGCACTTCCCAAAAAACTCCATTATCCTCAATAGTTATTTTACACCCCTCAACGACACTTTTTAACTTTTCGACCCAAGCCATTTGATAAATTTCAGCACCTTCTTTTTTAACTCTTACTTGCACATAATCCATCATTTCCCTTCCTTGTACTTAATTATACCATATTATTCTTTTTTTGTCAAGGATTTATTTAGCTAGATACCTTTTCATAAGTTCAAAGAAAGTCATTGATTTTATCTCTTTTTCTTTATAGACAATGGCTTCCTTAAGCTTAGTCTTTAAATTCTCTTTAAATATTAAAGTCTTTTCAATTATATTGACTAATTTGTTATACTCATCAATATTCATAGTTACTCATAGTTACTTTTGTGTCTTTCATAAATACCTCTTAAAAAACTGAGAGAATTTTGGTCTGTCGAACAGCCAAGCTACACTGTTAATTCTCTCGTTACTTGATTTTCTCATTATAGCTGAGGACGGAATCGAACCGACGAAGAAACAGGTTATGAACCTGATCTGGGACTCCAACGCCCTCCCAGCAAAAGCACAGGTGGGAATCGAACCCACGGAAACTAAGATATGAGCCTAGCTTGAAAACCAATTTCACTGTGCCAAGAAATAATATTATAGGGTGAACAACATTGCCCTATCGTGTCTGCAGGGATTCGAACCCTGATCTGGTGCTTTTAGAAGGCATCGTAATAGCCATTATACGACAGACACATAAAAGGCCCCGAAGGGCCAAAAATTTAAAACAAGAATAGTTTGCCTGTTATAGCATCTATATCCTCAACAAGAGCAGGCCCGATTGCGAGCGCAGTTTTCTCAACTCTACCCATTACATCGTCTTCAATCATTGCGCTCGGGAGTTTTAATCCCTTAGCTAACTCTTGAAGTTTAACCAACTCTTCTTCACTATGGACTTTTAAAACTACCTTAGTGAATGATTTTTTCATCCAATACTGAATATCCTTATCGACATTTTTCAACGTAAAATTATCTCCATCCCATTTTCCCATATCGAGAAAAACTGCAATGGATGCGTGAGCGACCTGTGAAGGCATCCTCCCAGAAGACATATCTAAATCTGTCCTCGCTATAATAACTTGTTTTACCATCTTTATCTCAACCCCTCTAGTTGCTTGACAGTGCAACTATCAAGATCAAGTCCATTATATTGTAAGCATTTGCATTTCAAAGCTGAAAGAGAACCCTTATTCCCATAAGCTACCTTGTTTTCAACTTCCAGATATTTTCTACCTCTTATTAAACAGTAAAGAATGTGACATAGTCTATAAGATTCTCTTATATTTACAAGCTCTGACATACAGCTGGCTACTTCATCAATGTTCTTAGAGGTATCCCTAATTCTTTTAAATTCTCTAATCTTAACAGATAAAAGCTTTAAATCCTTTTTTAACTCTCTTATCGAATCTCTTACTACATAATTAATTTCAGTATTTTTCATTATCACTTCATTCATCTTTTCATTCTCCTATATATAAATTATTCATTTATATATAGCAGTTAAGGCGGTTTTACCTATGTGAATTTCATAGCTTCTCCTTTTTGTTTTTGTTTTAGAGTTGTTCTTCGTAGCGACCTTACTCAAAATTCAGCTTTCTCCCCTGCTTGGACTCGAACCAAGAAGACTCCAAATTAACGATTTGGCGCTTTACCAGATAAGCTTCAAGGAAATGTTACTGTTCTTTTAAGACTACAGAAAAAGTCTGGGAGAAGGCTTGGAAGTATTTTCATACTACTGTGCTCTCTCGTCCCGACACTAACTTTCAGTAAAACTAGACATTTTTTATTTTCAAATTAACAGTTTGGTTTTTTTTGATTGCTGTTAATGTCTAAAAGGCGGAGGCAAGACTCGAACTTGCATGATAGGGTTATGAGCCTTATGAGGTTCCAATTCCTCAACCCCGCTACGTTTATGGAGCTACGGGGAGTTGAACCCCGATATGAAGATTGCAGGTCTTCCATAATTCCGTTATATTATAACCCCATTTGCCGCCTCCCGGAATTGAACCGGAGACGCTCTGCTCTTCAAACAGACGCTCTACCTACTGAGCTAAAACGGCATAAAAACTAGACACTTTGCTTTTTACATTCTTTCTAATTATAGTTTTGATTGCTGTAAGTGCCTAAAAGCATCCACTGGGAATCGAACCCAGATCAGAAGTTTACAAGACTCCTGCACTAATCCGTTGTGCTATGGATGCGAATATTAATTTTCTTCTAAAGGGTTCCAACCACCAGCTATTTCAATATGATGTCCTTCTCCAAATTGAAGCCTATTGATCACAAGGCAAGGGAAGATTTTTCCCTCTCCAAAAAGAACGACTTCTTCATCCATCGGCAACTCTTGTAATTTCTCAATCATTTCCTTAACGGTTAAAGATTTCATCTTTTCTCCTTATACTTAATTATACCATATTATTCTTTTTTTGTCAAGTTTTTTTTAACGTTCTTTTATAAAATCCCAATTGTTTTCTTTTGCCATCATTATTCTTATAATGTCTTTTTCACTATACATCTGGTAATCATTGAACTCAAGATTAACATTAAACATTTTTCCAGTAAGTCTACTTTCAAGACCTTCTTTATCATGTCCGTTTTTATGATGATGTCCAAATAAATGCCATGAATTATAATGACTCTTATCCCATGTAAGCATTGGATAATGACATAGAATTATAGGTTTTTTTTCCACATAAATCTCTTTAATATATGAAATGCTACTTACTCTTTTCTTTGGTGCTGCTGTCAATAACTTTTTATCGTGATTTCCAATAATCCAATGAAAACCAATTCCACTCTTTAAATTGTCAAAAAAGAGCTTCACTTCTTTGTGAGAGTGCCCTATGTCACCTAAAAAGTATATCTCATCTCCAGGTTCAACTGAATTATTGATATTTTCTAGGAGCTTCACGTTCATCTCAGAAATGTCCTTAAATGGTCTTTCAGAATACTTTAAAACATTTCTGTGTTTCATTATTATTCCTTTACAGTCTCACGGAGAATCGAACTCCGATTTTATGGATGAAAACCATATGTACTAACCATTATACTATGAGACCAAAAATCATTTTACTTTAAAACACTCTTTCCAAACAGTAAAACTACTGTAAAATGCTCTTATGCTTTTTTCATATAAATTTTCGCTAGAAACTTATATATCCATTTTGTAGAATATTTCTTTATGACTCTTTGACAAGCTATAGCATAGCAGAAGATATCATCTTTATCTGTCATACTATAATATTCTTTTGAGACTAAGTCAAACAATTCCTTGTTCGACTGATGAATTACTGCTCTTCTTATTCCCGTCGCTCTCATTGCTGAGGTCTGATACAAGAATACATTTTCATACCAAGAGTGAAAAGCCTGATTTACTGTAACAGTAAAAGGAATCTTCTCTTGTAGAAGCCATTTATGATTTTCAATATATTCAAAAATCAAGCCTTCGATGCTCTCCATCTCGTCATTATAATCCATAAAATAATCTTTAACATCCTGATATTCATGAATCAAATTACTTACAACTCTTGCTGCCTCTTTTTTATTCTGTTCTGTTAATGTTATCAACTAACACTCCATAAAATTTTGTTTACGCCCTAACCGAGGATTGAACTCGGACTCTCTGATTTGACAGACCAGTGCTTTAGCCAATTAAACTATTAAGGCATTTATATTTCTTTATACTTAATTATACCATATTATTCTTTTTTTGTCAAATTAAAATATTGGCAACGCAGGATTCGAACCTGCAGTCTCCCTATACTCGGGTATGATCCTTTACGATTTCTTCATCGCTTCTTATCCTAATTCTTTTTCCGGAATTGAATTAAGACTTACGTCCAGATTACTTTCTCCAGTGCCAAGAGATATTTCTCTATTATCACTATTTACCAAAGTCAGTGAGGTGGGACTCGAACCCACATTTTCCTCCTTCCAGGGGAGCACGGATAAGCCTTTCCCGTCACACACTGATATTATTTATTAGCCCTTCGGGCTAATTTTCTTAATCTTCACTGAACCCGAGCGACTTAAGATCAACTGATTCGATCACATCTGTTATGATTTTATTAAGATCAATCATATCAGTAATTTCAAGCATTGAACTTAAAAGCATTGCGTCAGCGACTGCTTCTACTTTTGCTCCATCACTTCTTTCGGAAGCATATTCTTTCATTGCAACTGCTGAAACATTAGCTATAGCCAGACCGAAAAAAGGACTCTCTACAATTTTCTTGTATTTCTTTGGAATGACTTTCTTCTGTAGAACTTCAATCACTGCATGGTTTGCAGTCTTTCCAATTTTTACAAGAGCTGCCTGCTTACCAGCTGATTTATTCATCTCTACAACATTCTTTACAGTGTTAGTCATTTTCCCCATTTTCTTATCTCCATAATCTTTTTCTTTGGCCTCTATCACTGCTTCCATATCGGCGGCAATACCTGATTCTACTGCATTATACTCAAACATATCAAAATAGTAATTATTTAATGAATTTCCATTTTTATCAAAATAGTAAAAAGCCCCATTTATTCTGCGTATATAAGGAAAGAGTTCTTCAAATTTTTCTGCAGAAATTCCTGCAGCTAGATGAGACATAAACACTTCATCAAACCTTTGATTGTTTATGGTAATTTTATTTCCATTTTTAGAAGAAGTATTTGAACTTTCAACCTTCGCTTTATTAAGAAATAAAATAATTCTCTTTTCAGTTTTTGAATAGATGTGATCAAAAACATCACGAGTTTTTGTTTCGCCTAGTAGGCTGAAATCTATTTCGTCAAAAAAATTGACTAAAGTAGTTTCATTAAGACTAGGAAGAGATTTTATAAGACTCCTTTTCTTTTGTTCGTTTACATAAAACAATTTTCTCCCCTTTCTTTTTAGTCTCGACACGTTAATGATTAATGCTACCATTACACCATACGATGACCAATCGTAGTGGGAATCGAACCCACACCTTAAAATTTGCAGTTTTTTCTTCATTTGATTGCTGTTAGTGTCAAACGGTCTATACCGGATGTGGGAATCGAACCCACGACTTTCAGTTCAATTCTGACACTCTTCCTTGAGTTAATCCGGCAAATTATTATCTACCGCCATTTTCAAAAGAGTCTTTCTTTATCAAAGGCTTTACTTCTTCTTTCTTAGAAAAGATCTCATGATTTACTTTCCATTTTCCATATTCATTTACAAATAATTTGTTTTTCACATCATTTCCCCTTTCTTATACTTAATTATAACATATTATTCTTTTTTTGTCAAATAATATTTGATGTAATTAAAAGCATCATGAGAGAACTCTCGTTTTCAGCTTGGAAGGCTGTAATAATACCACTATACTATACCCGCATTATTTTCTAAAAACGTAATTCTCTATGGCAGTTAGAGCATAGAACATCGCACTTTTCAATTTCTTTAAGAATCATTTCTATTGAACTACCTTGTCCTGCCATAGCAGAAACATCATCGCTTAGAACAAATTAAAGTTTTTTTGAAGTTAAGATATTCTTCTTGAATCATCTTCTTTCTATTACTATTTTGAGTATAATATCTTTCCTTATTCTTTAAGTAATGTTCTCTATGATATTTTTTTCTGCAATCCTTACACATACTCTGTAAGCCATCTTTTTTGCAGGATTCTTATGAAATTCATCATAATTTTTTTCAACTTTGCAGCTTCCACATATTTTCTTTTTCATATAGTTATCCTTACGACTTCCAAATGAAACAATGTGTGAAAACTGTTTAATCCCTTCCCTAATATCTAATAATAGATCAAAAAAAACCCTTCCGTTTCGGGAAGGGTGGATTCTAGTTCAAACATTCCGTATTTGAATTACAATTCACCCTTCCTCATCGCTCTATAATCAAAGTTCTGTTCCGGAGTCATATTAATCGCTGTTTGTTTCGTAAAATTCTTTATCATACTATTACCTTACCATCTACCAAAAAAACTCTTTATAGAAATTTCTTAATGTAACTTTCAGCTACTCCTAATTTTCTTAGATCTCCAATGAACTCATAGAACTCATCCATATTATATATGCTCTCAACTTCTTCACCATCTGTCAAATAAAGAACCAAATAAAAAACATCATCTTCTTGTTCGCAGGTATAGTTATTTATGTCTCCAATATTGATTTCTTCACCTTCACGTGTGATAAATATTTTCATTTATTTTCCTTATTCTTAATTATAGCATATTATTCTTTTTTTGTCAAATTAAAAATATCATGTAAAAAACTATAGCAAAAATAAACATCTTTTCATATAGTCATTCGCCTTTAAATAAACATCTTTTCATATAGTCATTCGCCTTTAAATTATAAACTGGTTTCAAATGAGCTGTGATTGATACAGTAGGCTCAATATACTTTTTTATTTCATCAGCATTTTTATAAGCCATAGGAGCTTCATCAATAGTTGAAAGATTTACGCAAGAAGACCAGACATCTTTCATTCTTTCTTGATAGTCTGTTATGTCAATGTTCCTTCTTGCTTTCTTTCTACTCATCAATCGTCCTGCTCCGTGAGGTGCAGAGAAATTCCAGTCAGGATTTCCTTTACCAGTTCCAAGCAAAGTTCCATCAGCCATATTCAAAGGTATTAAAACTTCTTCTCCTCTAAATGCTGAAATAGCTCCTTTTCTAATAATACTGCCAGTAAAATCATGTCCTCTGTCTATATAGTTATGAACTGATTCAATCTTCTCACAGGCAAATAAATCTGAATATTTCAAAATAATTCTGGCAATATATTCTCTATTTAGTTCTGCGTATCGCTGAGCGACCATCATTGAACGTAAATAATCTTTTCGTACTTTCCCTTGAATAAATTCCATGCCTTCAGGGACCGTTCTCGTAGAAGGAAAAAGCCTACTATCTATTTCAGCTAATGCTGCCTGTATTTCTTTTTCTTTTCCAGCTTCTCTATAAGAAGTTATTAAGTCATTTTTGATTTTTCCTACATCAACTTTATTAGTACAGTTTTCTACAGCAAGATTCTGAAAGTGATTAGCTACATTGAAACCAAATTTTCTTGACCCAGTATGGATCATTAAATACAATTCGCCTGTTTCAATATTCTTATCAATTTCAATATAGTGATTTCCGTCACCAAGAGTTCCAAGTGATCTCATAGCATAATCATAATCTTGTTTTGTTTCTTTACAAACATTTAAGACATTTTTGTAAAAAACTTCCATCTCAGAACCTAAAGAGCCAACAAAGTCCAAATTTATTTCTGAATGAATATTAAATCCAGTAGGAACTCTGTCTTTAATAGTTCTATCTAACTTTTTGAAGTCAATAACTTTATTAGTCAATTTGTATGCAAGAACTCCGCAACCGATGTCCACGCCAATTAAATTTACACAGACTCGATCTGTCATAGTTGCTGTATAACCTATAACACATCCTGCTCCTGCATGAACATCACTCATAATTCTAACTTTTGCGCCATCGACCATTTTTTGGTTCATAACGACTTTAATTTGTTCTAACGCAGTTTCTTCTACTACGTCATTAAAAACTTTAGCTGTTCCGTATCTTCCTTTAACCTCAATCATTATTCCCTCTTAATAGTCAGTATTATGTAGCTTTCTATGACAATTGCTACATATAACAACACACTTCTCTACTTCTAGTAATATTATATCCCAAGCCTTGTCTGTCACAAACAAACTGCAACTAAAACTTTCATTTACTTAACTCTCTGTTAAAATCTTCGTCTGCGCCATATTCCTTAATGTAATCAACAATCAATTCATTAAGATAAGTTACTTGATTATAATAATCTAAAATCTTTTTAGTAAGATCTTCTTCTATAATTCTTGCACATTCTTTTATTTCTTTAAGCTTATCTGCTTCTTCTAACTTTAGAACTTCAATTAGTTCATTATATGCAATTCTTGCATAAGAAGTACTAACTCTTTGCCTGTAAAGGCTATTAAATAGCTTTGTCTTTTCACTGTCAAGACAAGAACAAACAGTTTTATTTTGACCGCAAACAGAACAGTTTTCCTCTCTACACTCATCATAATGTGACATAATTCCCTTCCTTATACTTAATTATAGCATATTATTCTTTTTATGTCAATAGTTTATATGAACATAAAAAGAACCCCACCGAAGTGGGATTCGTTAAATCATTTAGTAGCTTTAGTTTCTTTCATCTTTGTTACAAGATCAAACATTTGATTATAGCCGATTGCTTCCATTGGACTAGAAACTCCTGAATCAACGCCAAAGTTCATTATCTGTGGGAACTGAGTTCCTGACAATGCTTTAGCTACTCCAATTGCAGTATCTTTTTCAAACTGCGCTCTTTGTGTTGGTGTAAGTCCAGCCTTTACAAGTAAAGTTGCTGCTTTAGCATCTGCCATTTTCTTGGCAAGTAAAGCGTTTGCTTCTGCATTTGCTCTCTGCTCGTCAAGTTTAGCAACTTCTAATTTCTGTGTAGCCATCAATTCAGCAACTTCTTTAAGCTGTCGAGCTTGTGTTACAGCTGTTGCTTTTTTAACTTCAGCGTCAGCTGTGGCTGTAGCAATTCTTGCCTTGCCAGTTTCTTCAGCAGTTATAGCGTCCTGTTTTGCTTTTTCAGCATTTGCCTGACCTACAACTTTTAACTGCTCTGCTTCTTTCTTCTTCGCTATGAGATTGTCAATAGTTGAATCAAAGTCAATATCTTTAATTACAAACTGTAGAACTTCAATTTCATATCTTTTAAAAGGTGAAATTTTTCTTATGATTGGATTACCTTCTTCGTCAAGTTTAACCTTAACTTCCTGAACGATAAACTCTTTTCCTTCAGCAGTCTTCTGTATTGACTCTTCTGAAACTGTTTCATAAATTCCGTTTTTAATCTGCATTTCGGCAAGTGTTGTAAATTCACTTCTTCGTGTAGAATAACTCTCCTCAGCCTTCATTAACGTTGCAGACTGCATAAGTGATTCTGTTAAAACCTGTCTTACAAGATCTGATTGAACCGCATCAAAACCTTTGAAATCTTCGTGTAGCGCTATCTGGTTTTCTGTCTTTCGTGACAGCTTAAACTTTATAGAACCAGAAATGTCCGCAGTACCACCATCATTAAATCTTACTTTAATTGGAGCTGCCGCTTCACCATCACCACCATCAAGATCAGATGTGCTAAAGTAATTCATATCAGAAATTTTATATTCTGTTATATTGCCAAACATCTGGCCATACGTTCCAGGATCATTTCTTACTGACATATTACCAGAAACTACTGCCTGTTTAACTTGTTAAAAACCAGCGTTATTTGTCTCAAAGATACTTCCAGCCATACCTGCACCCAAACCAAGAATCACTTATTTTAAAAGCCTAAAAACTTTTTTTACTTTATTTAAGAAAACTTTGTTTTCTACGCCCTTCTCTAAATCCACTTTCTTCGCCATCTTTGCCATTTTCTCTTCTTCTTTTAATTGCCAAGCTGGATCTTTTATGCTCAGCCTCATGAAAGCAGAGTAAGCTTTAAAAATAACAAACTTGGCAAAAAATAAGAATACAATAAAAACAATAAGATTTATTATCATTTCAAAACATTCTCCTTTTTACTTTTCTTATACTTAATTATAACATATTCTTCTTTTTTTGTCAAATAAATTTTTTTACGATGAAATCGATTCCTTCTTCTTTACTGTTGATTTTATTTTCCAATTGCAAATCCATAACTTTATCCAACATAACTTTAAATTTTGGACTAGGCTTGAAGCCCATAGCAATCAAATCATGACCATCAACAAAAGGATCTGGCATAACAGGTTCATTCAAATCGTCAAAATTTTTCAACTGATTTTTTGCAAAGTCAATGAATGACATATCGTGCTCAAAATCAGTACCAAGACTATCAGCTTTGGAAAGTTCGATTAGTTCAACAATATGAGGTTTAGAAAGAAAACGTCTAAGAGTTGATCTTTTCATATTCTTAACTTCTTTAAAGTTCATATGATCCTTAACTAGATTTGAAATTAAGGCAATGTTTTCATTTGACATAGACAATCTTTTACCAATTTCAAAAACCATCTTTGCGCCTTCTTTATCATGACCTTTGTTTGAAATTCGACCTTCACCTTTATCAACAGCAGTTGCAGGTTTGCCAATGTCGTGAAATAAAGCAGCAAGTCTAACACGCCAATCTTTTGATTCGATGTTATCCAAAACCTTCATTGTATGAACAAAAACGTCACCTGGAGTTATTTTATATTTTGTTTTATCGTAATGATCTTTATTTTTTGGATCTAAAGGAATTTTTTCTCCTAGTTTCACTCAGTCCTCCGTTAAAAAAGTTAAGCATTTTTCCAACGCCAACTTTTTGTTTTGCAGATATTTAGTCACAAATAATCTTTTGAGCTGTTGCACCTTCTGGGTGCCATTTTATATGTTGTTCGCAACCTGAAAGATCAGTTATTTCAGGAAGAATATGTCTCAAAATACCAAGTGAAAACAAGAGAGAAATAAACTTAGAAGGTTTATCTAAGACAATACCCTTCTTTAGTTCTTCAAGAATTCTATCACCTGACAGACTCTTTACTTTTTCAGCATTATTAACAATCGCAAGAGTAGTACTCTTGCTAAGAGTAAAGTTCAACTTATGAGCAAATCTGATAGCTCTCATTATTCTCAAGTTATCTTCTTCTATTCTTTTAATTGGATCACCAACAAATCTTATTATTTTTTCTTCGATGTCTTTCATTCCACCAACAAAGTCAAAGAATTCTTCACTAATCGGATCCCAGAACAGAGCATTGATTGTCAGGTCTCTGCGTTTTGAATCCTCTTCCATTGAAGCAAATTCAATACTGTTTGGTTTTCTACCATCAACCTGACTTTTATCAATTCTAAATGATGCGACTTCAATGCCTTCAACAAGTGATACACCAAAACTTTCGCCTACAAAACTAGAGTTGATAAAAATTCTTTTAACATCTTCAGGTCTTGCTGAAGTTGCCACATCGAAATCATGTGGCTCGACGCCAAGAACCATATCCCGAACAGCACCGCCAGCAAAGACAGCTTTGAATCCGTTATCTTGTAGAATCTGTGCGATTCTTTTTGCTTTTTCAAAACTCATCTTTTGCCTCCTTATACTTAATTATACCACATTATTCTTTTTTCGTCAAACAAAAAACGTCATCCAGAGCATTGATAATTCAATTGCAAAACTGAAGTAAATTGAGCTTTTATAAAAGTCCTGTGCTAAAATACCAAAGTAAGGATTCATTGCCAGTGAAATCTTCTCTCTAATTTGCTTACTATTTACCATTTTGTAACCCTGACGCTTTACAGAATTATAAGCAATATATAATCTCCACATTAAAAATATCATTCTATCTCCTTATACTATAATTATAGCATATTATTCTTTTTATGTCAACTTTCTTAACATTCTTCAAATATTTCCCATAATAATAAGACCCAGCTTCTCTGTTATTCCAAACAGTTGTTGGCCCTACGTTATAAGCACGAATAGCCAATTCCCATGATTCAAACCTCTTTCTCAAGTCTGATAAATACATTATTCCCATTTCAATATTATGTTCTGGATTGTACGGATTAAAGCTTTCAAGCTCTTTCCAATACTTCTCTTCAAACCAGCCGATGTAATAACTATTTAATTGAAATATCCCTATGTCATATGTTCCATTGTGATTTAGTTCTTCTTCTATGTCCATTCTAATATCTGATTCAGTCATGGCCACAGTGAACCCTACAACGTAAGGTACTTCATGTTTTATACAATTTTCGATTATTATCAAACGAAAGTCTTTTGCTGCAATCACTGAAATACTAAAAAACAGAAAAAAAATAAATGTCTTTACTCTCATCCATCCTCTCTTGCAGAAAATTAAAGCCCTGCTGATTTGCAGGGCTTGTTATTAAATACTGTCTCGAACTGGTACGGCTTTCAACTTGTTACCTTAAGCATATTATATACGTTAAAGGGATTTTCAATATATGCACCTCGTCAAGACCACTTTTTTAAATATGTTTTTATACTGCTTCTGCTTCTGCTTCTGCTTCTGCTTCTGCTTCTGCTTCTACTTCTGCTTCTACTTCTACTTCTGCAGTTTCTACTATCTCAATAAAGCGATCAAAACGAACATATCCAGAACCTTTTGAGAAGGCATCTGACCCGACAGTAACTGTCTTATCAGAAACTCTTACAATTGTTCCTTCTTTGGTTTCATTTTTTGAACCATAGAGAAACGTTACTTTATCGCCTACCTGAAGTGAAGCTTTAAAAAGATCATGTCGATCTTTCTTCTCTTCTGCTTTTAAGAGTTTTACTTCTGCTTTTGCGTCAACGAGTGCTGACTTTGCACCTGAAATAACATCTTCAATCTCTTCTACTGACATTTTTGTAAAATCCATGTTTTACCCCTTTTGTTTTTCTTTATACTTAATTATAGCATATTATTCTTTTTTTGTCAAGTTTTCAAAAAGTTCAAAGCTAATTGCTTCTCGGAGTCTGTTATATTAAAATTTCCATATATATCATCAACATCATCAGGATAAGGAAACTTCTGCAATATTCTCACATTATTAAAATTTCCGTATCTATGAATATTATTCAAGAAAACATACAAAGGATGATCTAAAATCTTTTTTATTTCCTTTGCTTCATTTTCACTATTACACAAAACAAAACCTATACTTTGAGTCATTCCAGAATTTTCCTCAATAAATGTTGAGTAGTAGGAAGTTAATGATATAAAAACTTTCCATCCATTCTGGAACTTATGCTCTCTTTTACTCCATACTACCTGATTCTGGGTATGCCATATTTTATATTTAAAATCGGAACTTCGTTCTCCAAACATATCCTTTTTAGTGTATTTATGTAAGTCTGATGTTGTCTCGACTTCGATTCTTTTACAATCAGCATTAAGAGTTTTATTTACAATAGATCTGACCTCTCTTGTATAAAACAAAGGAATGTTTTCAGATCCTTTATCAATAGGACAAAAGTCCACTAGCTTCCATTTATAACCATTGTTAATAATTACAGGAGTTTTGTTTTCAGATTTTCTTAAACAAAACCATGTAAAGCTACTTCCAACATTAGGAAAGTATTTTTTTGCGTTATGAATGTCAAGGTATAAAAATTGATACTCGCTTAATAACTTTACAATGTCATTTCTGTCAGAAAGTGACATCCAATTATCAGGAATAATATACACAAGATAACCATTATCATTAAGCAAAGTTAATGATTTTCTTACAAAACTCCTTGACATATTATGATTTTTTGCTGCCCTTCCCCCACTCTCTGTAAATTGAGCGTAAGGTGGATTTGCAATAATTAAATCATATTTCTCATCATCCGGAAAACTTAAAAAACCCCGTTCTGATACTGTTATATCTGGAAGTATCTTTTTTAAGTTTTCAATCCGAAAAGGATTGATCTCATTAGCTACAATTTCATAGCTGTCATTTTTGTTTTGTCTGAATCTTTCTTCTATATAGGCCGGAAAATTTCCATTACCGGCACACGGGTCTAATACACGAACATCCTTTTTTTTCCAGAAACCTTTTGGAATTTTAGATACCATTATTTCCACTAATGACATCGGAGTACAAACATCGTTTGATATTTGATAGTGATTCCTGTTGCTGTTTAAGTTTTCAAGCTTCTCTCTTATTTTTTCATATTTCATATTTAATATACGCTCTTTATGCTATACGGTCAACTTCAATATCTTCAGGAGAATAAAGAACTACCCCACTCTCAAAAACACGAAACTCATAAAAAACAGAGCTTCCAAGAAGTGTGTAATTCCATTCAATACAGATTTGTATTAAATCTGCGTCTTCCGTATAGCTCCCGCAAAGCTCTGGATGGCTTTTCATATATTTAAGAATTATTTCTTTTTGGTCGTCACGAAATACCATCTTATTTCCGATTCCACCATCTCCATTATTACATGAAACAAAAATATCCTTACACATCTGTAAGACAGCTATTGCTTCATCTTTTTTATCAAGATCAAAAGTATAACTTTTGGTGTTATAATTATCTCCGTCATTTTCCCATGAAACAACTTCCAGAGTATATCCTTTCTTTAAAATTATCATATTTTCAAACCTCGCTTTTCTTATACTTAATTATAGAATATTATTCTTTTTCTGTCAAGATTGTCTTTTCTTCTTTCTCTCTTTAAGCTCTGCCCTTATATTTTCTTTAAGGTTTGCATACTCATTTTTTCCGGACAAAACATCGTTTAAATATACTAACTTCGATGTAGGAGCATATTTTATTTCACTTTCTTTTATTATTACTTTCATAGTTCCTCCTCAGTTACATTATCAGTGAACCTTTATCATCCCACCTTGTATACAGTTTTGCATTAGTTTGAAGAATCAAAAACTTTACAGCTTCGGCATTTTTTTTACTCATACAGTCATCATCAACAACAGTTGATATTCCATCAACTGAATATTTCAATGCTCCGAATGGAAGCCTTTCAAGAGCATTGCCATTTTCATATATATAGTTTTTTAAAACTTCCCATAGTTCGTGTGAAACATCATTTTCTTCAATCCATTTATTTACAGGATTGTCATCAGAAGATTTATACAGCTTTCTAAAAGTTAGCTGATCTGCTCCGAGTCTTCTTGCTTCATTAAAGATCTTATTTACACCATATTTCATAGAAAAACTTGAAGATTTATAACCTTTTGTATATACGATTGACATATTCAGCGAAAGTCTAAGGTTAAATAATGCCTTGATTTTTTCGCATAATAGTTCAATGTCTACAAAATATTTAACTGGTGTCTGATTAATTTCACCATTTATTCCAGAACTGAAAATATTAGAAAGTGAAAGGGATATAGTTTTCACCCCATTTTCTTTCAAATACTTTAACATATTATCATCAAGCATTATGCCGCTTGTCTGAATTTCAATGTTAATAAAAGGGTTTTTCATTTCTGAGTTTCGGTCAAAGAAATACTGTAAATTCTTTTGATTCATTACCGGCTCCCCGTTTCCTGTAATGATAACAGTATTAGCTCCGAGAACTTGAGCATATTCAAGTCTGTCTATATAGTCTTGTTTATTTTCTGGCTTCATCAGGTTCTCAAAATTAACTTTATCTTTTGTGACTTTTGAGACACAAAATTTACAACTGTTTGCGCATCCACCAGCAATTACTATACTCAGACTTTGTATTTTCATTTAGTTTCCTTCCTTTAAAAACCCTTTTTTGCAACTTTACAATTTCGGAATAAAAATCTAGCCTGTTATATTTTCATATACTTCTGATTAATTTTCTCACCTTCTGTAAATCTGCAATATAGATAAAAAGCTTTCTTTCAATGTCACTTATATAACTGAATATAGATTCAACTATATAGTTGAATTTCATTTAAGCTTCTTGTATCCTTAATTTTGATAAGTATATATACAGTTTCTTTTAACATACTTTACTACCTTATTTAAAAATCTTCTATAACGTTTGATCCTTCAAATGGATCAGAACATGCTTTTCTTACTAGGAACGGTTCCTGTAAATTTAAAGTAGTTCTACCTGCTTCTGTCTTGCTATTTGTAAACACTCTAACTAAAGTATAATTTTCCTTTGTTCCAAAAAAAACTTCATACTTAGTTGCAACAATTATTTTTCTCATTTATTCCCCTTGAAAAAGCTCTTCCACTTCAAACTTTTCAACTACTTCAATTTTATCAAAGTCAGTTTCTTCAATTTTATTCAAATCAATAGGATCCTCTTCACCTCCGACATGATCCATCACAATACCATCAAATACTTTAGCGGCAAACAATTCAGTCCTTTTCTGGTTAAAAGAATCAGTCCAGAAATATCTTAATACGTAGAAACCATTTTCAATTTTCATTTTTTTCCCTTAGAATGTTATTGTAATAAGATTGTCCTGATTTTTATAATTCCATGTTTTTTTCATGGTTTAAGATTGAAAAGTCATCAATAGTATAAACAGAATTGTTATCAATAAAGCTCTTAATATCATTGAGTTTTTCACTCATAACGTAAACAAGTCCTAATTTGCTTTTGACCCATAGGTCATAAACACCCTTAGCTTTATCAAGATCGACAAGCTTATTGTCATGAAGAATTAAAATGCTTTCTTGTGAAAGCTCAATTGTTTTATTAAGTTCTATCATTTTATCTTCCATCATATCAAGAACATAAAAATCTTCTTTTTGTCTGCAATAATCTTCACCAAAATTGTCATAAAAAGAATCAAGAGCGTCATCATAAGTTTCAAATAATGAATAATCCTCTATACAATATTCAAAGTTACCTGTTTTTTTCAAGAGCAAAAAGGTAGCGTCATTTTCAACAGCTTCCATGAGTGTATAACAGTTATCTAAAAGATAGTCAAACCACTTGCTTTTTTTAGTGCTTAAAACTTCAATAGCTTCAGCCAATTCATTAAAGGCATAGAGTTTCTTAGACTCTTCAGTCATGAATCCTTCATTTATGATGTAAGGAATGTCAAAATCGCAAAACGTATCATCAAAATTAAACCTAAGTTTCATATAAATTCCTTCAGCCATTTTAGGCCATTTTTTCTTAGACAACATATAGCTTTAAATGCTATATAAGAGAATACTATTATAGTAAATCCGATCATTTATTCACCTCGCTTAAGTATTGGATACATTTAAAGTACCCCAGTTTCAATAAACTCATTTTCTTCCTTAAAATTTTTCAATCAAGAGGTTTAAGCCTCTTGATTGAAATCATTATGTCTGAGTGCAGAACATAGACATATTACCTGAGTCCTTTAAGCTCTTTAGAATAGCTTTCTCAAAGAGCTTAGAACAGGAAACTTCCTGTTCTTCACCAAAAACATCAATTTTCATTTTCGGAGGATAATATGTATAAACCGCAATCGGTTCATTTATATTTAACAAACTTTGCAAAACAAAAAAGTTTGTAGTGGAACATGTTCCACTATCAGCGTATTTTTTCTTGCCAGTATTGTAACTGGCAAGTCTTTGTCTGAGGTTAGTTCCTGTTGAACCAACCTTCAGAATTTTGTTATTAAGAGCAAAGATATATACAATATCTTTTTGCTCTTTCGTCTCCGTGTGATCCATATTCATATAGATCACTTTTTCCTTTTCTCTATCAGTCGTTAAGATTCCTGATAGAGAAAACATTTCCATTTTGTCGAAGCATTTCAGCTCAAGACTATCGAACCGCAATGCGGTCATTAAGTCTTGAACTGGCTTGGCATTTTTTCCAGCCATTTTTCACCCCTTTGTATCATTTTGACACAATGCAGATGTTTCACGTGAAACATTTCCATTTTGTCAAAATCAATAGCCCTAAACGGGCTATTGATTTTTGATCAGCTTACAGCTTCAGAAGCTTCAACCTCAACCTCAGCTTTAGCGGATGGAGCTGAATACTTTTCCAGCTCCATCCCATTTATTTCTATCACGGAGTCATAGCTCCGTGATAGTCTGGATGGCTGCCCTTTTAGGTTCAGCACATCCGGTGTTAGAATAGACAAAGATTTGTCACGTTTTGCGACAACCACTCCCTCAACCACTCCGTCCTTAAATCTGCAGGTGACTTCGTCACCATCAGAAATCTTTGTTGATATCATTGCGATTGCAATGACTTTTTCTGAAGCTTTTCTTTCCTTCAGATACTCTTTCATCTCTACCTGAAGAGCTACCACTTCGGCTACCTTACGGTTTCATTATTTAAGTCGGTCATACGACCAACTTTTCTTGTCAATAGGATCTTATGTAAAATCCCACTGACAAGAAAAGTCAATACTTTTCTTTAAAGCTGGCTTGCACTCTGGCAAGCCCTTTAGGCTCAAACGATCTTTGCGCTCAGTTGACTGAGCGCAAATCCACTCCGTCTCTGAGGGCTATTTTGGCCCTCAGAGACGCAAGACGATCCTGAAACTGGATCCCGTTAGGATCCAGTCTCTCAATGGAAACCTCAGCTATTTCAAGCTGAGGTTTCTTATTTCGGCATTTTTTTGCCTTTTTCGTGGGGCTCACATGAACCCCATAAATCTCATTCCTTGAGGCGGCCATAGAAATGGCCGCCTCTTCAGCAGTGATATTCCGAGCGATCTCTCGCTCGGCAGTAAAATGATTTATCATTTTACCTCCTTTGTATCATTTTGACACAATGCAGATGTTTCACGTGAAACATTTCCATTTTGTCAAAATCCGAACAGCAAAACCCCATAAGGTAATCTTATGGGGTTTTTACTATCCTTTATATCTTTATAATCAGCCCACCTGTATCGTAACTTTGAATTGCCATCCATTTTGGGAACGTTAGACCCTCCACCGGCAATTCCTCAGCTATTTCCAGCCATCCGGACTAATCCGAACTGTGGCCACTTACTCTTAACTGACTACTCGACCGTATAAATCATGGCTATCGCCCTACCTTTCGAATAGAGGTTAAACCCGAATATACCATTGTCGATATATAGAGAATCCTTGATCTTTACCAGATAGATTGTCACAAACCTATCTCGTTTGACCAGTCTTCTCGCCCTTCCCTAAATTATTAAAGATCTAATTCGGACTCCTGCTGACGGAGTTTAGTCCTGCTTTATGTCATCGGATTCCTGAGCGGTTTTACTTTCTTTGTCAATCCCTTTTTTTTTCAAGGTACTGACTCGGAGTTCACTTGTAGCAATTACAAGCAATTCCATAAAAAATGTTAAAATCCTAAAACTCTAAATCCAGTGAATTATTTTTTTTACCTCCTACCCCGATCATACCATTTTTTACTTTCTTTGTCAATCCCTTCTGAGAATTTCACAAGGAATTAAAAAAAACCTCTATTTTCTCAAAAAACTCCATTTTTTTATTTAAATAGATAAATTTTTATCTATTTAAATAAAAAATAATAAAATTAGAATAAAAAAAAAAGAGGTAGAGAGACTTATACATGGTATATGCTAGGGGTTTTTATCCGATACTAGGGTAGGACGTTCGGCGACAAGAATTTTAAGATATTGTTTTTTTTAAATAGTACTTTTTTAAATTTATTATTTTTTTTATTTTATACTGTTAATGCCAGGTTTTCAACCTGAATGCGATCTGGCCAAATTATATTTTTACCGTCTTTATCCTTTAAGGAATCAAACCGATCATACAATTCAGTCTTTTCATCATAGAAGAAATAAGTTTGATCTATTCTCAAGAGAACCTGACCGTTTTTATCAGGATGAATTGCAAGTAATACAAGGGTATGAGTTCCAAATTCATTTGGAAAGATTAAAGAGTTCTTTCCTTTTTTGTCTCTTTTAAGAAGCATTGAAACAATCTCTCTTCCTTTCTTTCCGAGCCAATCACGTCCAGACTCTCTGGCTTCTTTTATTGCCATAAATCCAGTTCTTTTTGCAGCTTCCTCTGAAGAAATCTTTAGTCCAGCAAATGACAGTTTCTTTCCGCCATTTCTTTCCATGTATTTTACCCAAGTTACTGCTTTGCTTTTTATTTCATTCCATTTTTTGCTGATTTTTTCTTCAGGAGTAGAACCAACATATAAGGATTTCTTATTTACTTTGTAGACATAAAGTTTTTCTTCACCAAGATAAACCACAGCACCTACAAAAACATTATCAAAATCAGCCATTATCATCGCCATTATTTATCTCCTCTTTTTCTTTATACTTAATTATACCATATTATTCTTTTTTTGTCAATATTTTCAAATGTAAAGATACATATATATAACACAGGAGAAAAATTACAATGAAATATTTTAATGAATTAAATGAAAGCGATAAAATGATAGCTTCAGCTATCCTTGAAAACTCTTTAAATGAAGCTGGAACAGTTTCATCAAACAGTAGTTTTCATCCAGAACTAATAGAGCCGCTTATTTTCTTTACTCAAGAAAATATAGCTAGTAAAGACTTGGTAGATACTCAGCCAGTCAGTTTTAAGGAAGGAAGAGTATATGGCCTTGATGTTGAAGACGGAGCTGGAAATGTTTTGTCTGGCCTGAAAGTAGGCGCTGCGTTTGATGAAGCATTTTCTGCTACTGCTGAAAATGCTGACATTCCAAACATCGTTCTAAAATTAAGAGAGAGCATTGTCGTTGCTAAGTCAAGAAAAGCTTTACTTAATTACACAAAAGAACTCGCTCAAGATTTAAAAATTTTGAAGTTCAATTTAGATAAAGAAAGAGCTGCTGCCGTTGGTGTTGCAATAGCTTCTGGTATTGATTATGATGTACTGAAAGCAATAAAAGAACACTCAGATTTTCATACAGCAATAGAGTATCCTTGGTCTTATGATAAAGCAACACAAACATTCTTAAGCAAACTCTATGAATTAAAAACCGCAATAATGGCAGCTTCAGGAAACATAGCAACAGCAACCAAAAAAGGTCTTGCTAATTATGTTATCGTTCCAACTACTTTAGCTCAGGTTGTTGTTTCAATGCCTGGCTTCGTAGCTGGCCCAGAACCAAAATTTGGTGTATTAAGCAAAATAGGTAAATTAGATTACCTTGATGTTTATGTTAATACATTTGACTCTACAACATACGACATGTATGTTGGTAAAAAATGTCAAGGAAATATCAGCAGCGGAATTATTTATTCACCATATCAAGTTATGACTGGTTTATTAGAAACAGATGCTGATAACTTTTCAAGTAAATTAGCTATCTTTAATAGATACGGAATAACAAAAGTTACTGATGGTAATTCAATGTACCATAAAGTAAGTGTAACTGGATTAACTAACTTCCCATACTAAAAATAAAGGAGCCAAATTGGCTCCTTTATTTATCGGTAGATCAATTTAACATTTTCTGCTGATGATCCAAAACTTCCATATACTTGATTGAAATGCTTTATCTCACAGATCTTATCAATAAACTCATAAATCTTCTTTGTTTCATAAAGCTCACCTTTTTCAATATATCTATAACTGCCGTTAGTTATATGGTCAAGACAAGTAATAACAAGATTTATATTTTCACGACTTCTCAAATACTTATCTGATTCAATAGCATATTTCAAAAGATCAAGATCAAGAATCCTTGTTTTGAAATCACCCTGAAATTCTCCAGTAACATTTGTTTCTGGCCTATCACCATAATTAGGATAGAAAACTTCATCCTGACAGTATCCATTTCCATGTCTTGTTTGATAAGCTCTTGTAACTAAAAAAACTTCATCACAAGAATCATTAAAGTCAAGTTCTTGCATACCAACTCTTGATCTTGTAACATTAGGAAAAAATCCATAATCCATATCAAGTAAAAGCCCCTGTGAACTTTCAAACAACTCTATTGGTTTATGATCAATATTAGGTTCAGCACTGAAAAGTTTATAAATTTTTTCGCTATCCGTAAAAAAAAGGTCAAATGCTTTCTGGCTTATAGGAGCTTCAATCGAACGATCGATCTTTCTTTCGTAATAGTCTTTTACAAGAGAAACTTTCTTTGCGTAAACTTCGGGAAAAGCAATATCCTTAAAGTGAAGATGAACGTTGTTTTCTTCTCTCTGTATTGTTTCTCCAAAACCAACCCCTACAGACCCATCTTTAATATTCCTCTTATTGAAAGAATTTGCTACTATATCATATGGAGTTGTCACAGGAGTATCAGGATCTATCGTCATTGATATTTTTTCTTTCGGCATTTTATCAATTAAAAGTTCATATTCATTCATGATACTAAATGGATAACAAGTTTTTGCTTTCCATTTAGTATGAACACCTCTATATGTTCCTGATCCAAAGTTGGAAAATATATGTTTGAAATCTCCTTCTTCAACACAATGTGCTGCCTGATGTCCTCCAGAGTATCTAGTTACAGATTCTACTTTTCTACTATTACAAATATAGTCTGTAACTAAACCTTTGCCTTCGTCTCCAAAACCCATTCCAATTACAGCTATTTTCATATATTTCTCCTAATATGGTATAATAATATTATACCATATTATTCTTTTTTTGTCAAAGAAATTGTATTTCACTTACTACTGGCTCATCTACTGGCTCAGTTTTCTCAAACTGATTAACTTTTTCAGCTATCAGGTTTGCGATTTCCTTGTATGAATCTACAAATAGAACGTTCTCTCCAAGATTCTGTTTCCAGCTATCCTGAATTTTTGTTTTTGAACCATTTCTTGTTTCCTTTGTATGGATGTGAAAAACGTTATACTTTTCACTTGCTTCCTGAAGTAACGTAGAAGCTGGTGTAAGACCAGACAAATTCTCAATTCCGGAAGTAGTTCCAAGAAGAGTTGCCAGTTCACCATTGCTAACTGAAGGAAGATCGTTTTCATCACCTATTGTAAATAGATAACCTTTTTTTCCTCTCTTTTCAAAGGAATCGATTTTAGTTCCTCTTGCAGCAAATGCCCAAGCAAGGGAATAACTCTCTCCGTCATTTCCACCTCCACATCCTTCGAGATAAATCTCTTTAAGCCACTTATCCATAAGCTCATCGTCAGCTTCAAACTGACCAACTTGTAGAGGCGCTCTATCAGTTTCAATATCACCAATTCCCATAAAGAGAACTTGTGAATCTCCAAGACCTGCACTATAAAGTCCGGACATCATTTTTGACATCTCATCTCTTACAAATGCTTCAGGGATATGCCCCATCGATCCAGTCTCGTCCAGAGCTATAATTATTGGGATTGTATTTGGGTGTTCTTGAGAATCAACACATTCTCTTACTGCGTCAAAAGGTCTCATTAAATTGGATTGAGATCTTTTGACGAAGATCTCGTCTCTATCCTTGTTTGAATACATCATAGCTCTTGTTGCTGATCTGTCTGCTGAATAAGTTCCGCTTCCCATTATTTATTCCCTTCTGTATAACCGAACAGAAAATCATATCTACCTTTTGCAATTTCAAGTGAGATTGTAAGATTTCGAAGCTCACTTGAAAGGCGAATATCTTCGGCTACAAATTCATCTTCCTTAAAATCTTTTGCAAGTATAAGACTGTCTGTTGATTCCGGTGAAAGATCAAGCATGTTATCTCTTCTTCTTTTAACTTTTTTAATTTTACTTTCAAGATCCTCTACTTTTCTGCGATAAGCAATTTCGGTATCTTCACCAATTGCTGCAGCTCTTGCTGCTTTTATTTGTCCGTTATTTCTCTTTAATGAGTCTAAGAAAGCACCTTTCAATTCAATTTCTGCCATGTTTATCCCTTATTTTCTTTATACTTAATTATACCATATTATTCTTTTTTTGTCAAGCAATTCCTAGTATGACATCTGAAAGCTTATCTTTTAAATCTCTTAAATTTCTTTTAATGTTTTCTGCTTCTTGCCTCCCATCGCTAAAACCATCATAATAGCCGTTTTCATAGCTCGTATCATAAGAATTCTCTAGTTCTGTGCTTTCAGCTTTTTTATAATTAATTTTTTTATCATCTAATTTTTTTGTTATTGAATCATAAATTGTTAAAAGCTGAAGTTCTGTCATAAAGAAGAGAGCGTCGTCTATATATTCTCTCAAATCATTTAAGTAAAGCTCTGACATATAAGTAGCAGCTGATGTTCTTTCTATCGAATCCTGTATTCTAATAGCTTCTTTTTCCGCACTAGCTAAAGCAGTTGAAAACTCTGCGGCTAAGTCTTCAAGCTCCTCTACTGACATTCCCTTTAATTGAATAATCTCTGTTATCTTCTTCATATGTAATTATAACATATTATTCTTTTTTTGTCAAGTTTATTTCCTACTTAGTAGAAATCTCCGATTTCTACTATATTATTAATGAGAACTACAGTTCTCTATGTCAGAAATTAATTTCTCTCAGAATAAAAAAAGTAGCAGAAATGCTACTTAATTATTATTTCAAACCAATAAAGTTTCCCAGAGTGAGAAGTTTTTTCTTTATCCAGTGACCAGTTGAACCCTCTAGTTGATGATCTGCGACAGCTTCATCCCAAACTGATTCAGCTATAGTCTTATTATTTATAGCAGCAGTTCCAGTTAATTTTGTGTCTATTCCATTATCTGTGATAATCATATTACCACGTGCTGATACAACAAGATTATCACAAGAAGAATCTATAATTAATTGTCCGTCACTCTCATAACTAACAGTGTCATTTAGACTACCGTTATTAAGTTGTAATCCTCCAGAATAATGTCTTACAGAAATATTTGTTGAGTCTTCTTCAGCTAGTGTGAGAGCAGGTGTGCCGTTTCCGGCAATAGCTGATTTACATTTATCATAAATATGGCTTCCAGCTCTTAGTGAATTATCTCCAGTTAACCAACAACCGTCAGCGAACGCTAGGAAATCAGTTAAATTAGTAAGCCAACAGTCATAAGCTAAAATTAAGCCACTGCCACCTTGTTGACCTGTAAGTATTAAAGTATTAAAACTAGAGTTTCTAACATTTTGTCCATTTAAGTTTATAGCATTACTTGCTCCAACCCCAACAAAAGTCCAGCCTACATATGACTGCTCAAGTAAAACTGTCATTCCATTTAATAAATAAAGAGTTTGTACTCCTATTGTGTCAGCTAGAGTAGTTGCTGCAGCGATTGTAGAAACAGGGTTCTTTTGAGTTCCATCAGTTCCTAGAACTGTACCGATATTAAAAGCACTATCATCAACCCAAATGCCAGGTCCTTTCTCTCCAGAGTAAAGCAATAATCCCTGTACTCCATTGATTATATCTATTTTATCTTGTGATGTTACTCCAGATCCAGTAATAACTTTTATAATTTCCACTTGTGGTGGAGTATAATTTATATCTACAATAGTAGTAGAAGTTAAAGGAGATCTGTCAAAACAAGATATTCCTTCTTGACCATCATCTGTTATTATTATTCCTGTTATTGTTAAAGTATGAGAAGTATCATAAGGAATAATTCTAGTTCCATGGTTTTCACGTACATATCGTTCTGTAAACTTTCCTCCACCTTTTTCTACGTTACCAAAGGCGGATAAAAAAACATCATATTTCCTTAGCTCTTCATTGTTTTTTCTCAGAGTACGCATTTCTTTATATATATCTATTGGGTGAATTGATGCCCCTACTGTATCTGCTGATAAGTAAATGTCTCTATTAGGTCCATCAATGTAACTTATTATAGCCAAACTTCCAATCCTTCTCTAGTACCATTAAATTCTTCAGCAGTCCAACCTAGAACTGCTTCTGCTATTGCCATGTGAACTCCTGCCCCGGAGACTGTTATATCTTTTTGTTGAACAGGGTCATAAAAAGTATACATGTCAGCTGCCATTTTTGACGCTGTTCTATGTATTTGTTCATTTCGAGGACTTACGTTTACAGTATTGCCATCTTCATCTTTATCAATTTTTTGTAAAGTAATGTGCATCCATATATCTTGTCCTTCTTTAGGCATATCTATAACAATTTGCTGTGTTCTTAATTTTGTTCGCATAATAGTTTCCTCTTTTCAAAACCCTATAGCGCCAATAAGCGCTATAGGGTTTTGTATATTTATGCGTTCGCTTCAGATCCTGGTGCGCATGAAAAGGATATTGTAGTTGCTTTTGTAATAGTGTAAAGAGTTTTTGCCTGAGTTGCTCCTGTGAGTCCACCAGCGGCATCACCTTCACATACAAATACACAGTTCTTATTTGTATCTGCTGAGCCACCAACTGTATCTCCAGTATAATCAAAAGCAAATACGATTTTATTACTTCCATTAGCTGAACTAGCATTCCCTTTTACTTCTACTGCTCCTGAGTCTTCTACTGTAACAGCTCCGGCTGAATTATAGGCTGCTGCAAAGAATGAATGATACCAAGCATTTGAATCACCTTTTGCTGTTGCTCCTACTGTTGCTTCTATAGACACTGTAAATGAATAAGACTTAATATTTCCAGAATCATCTGTAAATACTACTAGCTGTTGATCTGCTACAGGAACATTATATAAATAAAGTCCTAAAGTATCTGCTCCTGATTTTGTAACAATCTGTCCAGTCGCATTATAAGAATACCAAGTCCCTACTCTTTTTCCATAAGTAGTTGTTTCAGTACCATTATCAATATCTTCATCCTGCATAGCAATAGCATCTAAATAAGCAACTATTTCATAAATTGAGCCATTAGCAGTATTGTTTAAAACCCAAGTAAAGTTTCCTGCTGCTTCTGCAAACTCATCTTTGTTGGCTGCAGAAGCCAACTTCTCAAGAGTCATTCCAGTCCAAGGAGAAATCTGGGATCCGCCATAAACATCTGCTAAAGAGTAATCTCCTGACGTTAAATGTGAGGATTCATTTAAAGCAAAACCAGTAGAATAACCACCCAATTCTGCAATACCTAAATCTGCTACAGTTTCTTTTCTATCAAAGTTATATCCAAAGGTTCTTATCGAAACACCTTCGTAAGCTCTTTTATCAGAGACTCCATCTTCATATACTAAAACTGCTTCGTCGATTTGTCCAGCTTTTGCAAAGTCTACTGGAACAATATCATTCAATGTTGGAACTGCGTTTGAGTCAATCATATAATAAGGTTGTGAGCTTAATTCAATGTTTGATAGTCCTTTGTTACCAAAATATATCTTTTGTGTTGTTCCGCCAGCATCAATTTCATTCCATCCAGAACCTCGAATTATCGAAGTATCCGCAGGTAAAGAAGGTACTCTACCATTGATAAAATTGTATGCTCCACCAAACTTAAATGTACCTGATGTCCATCTGTCATACTTTCTTAAATCTTCATCTATACGTCTTTCCTGATTCTCGAAAGCATATATTGCTTCAAATTTAATTCCTTCTAAAGAGTAAAGCTGATTTTCAGCATCTGCTGCTCCACCTTTAGATGTTAAATCTATTGTTGCTAATTCACTGTTTAAAATAAACTCTATTTTACCATTTGACTTATCAAAAAAAACATTACCTGTAGGGGTCCCTGCTCTCCCCTGAGTACTCTGTACAAGCAAACTATCATAATTACTTAAATCTATTAATATACCACTCATTCTATTTTATCTCCTGTTTAATTTCTATATTATTATCTTTACTCTTCTTCACCAATAAACTTACCAAGTTTTTCAGCAAGTCTTGTATTTGAGTCTGTTAATCCCTCTATTACTTTCAATAAATTATTCTTTTCAATAGTAAATGCATCTACTGACATTCTATTGCCATATCTTATTCCTGCGTTTAAAGCTGTTAACTCAAACTCTCTTGCAAAATCCAAAGCTGTAAACACATCTTCTTCTTTCCAATGACCTGGTAACTTATAGAGATCATCATTTGTCTCATTTTGTCTTACAAGCCAAGGGCTTTTAACCCCTTCTGAATCTGTGAGCTGAGTAACATGGGCATTTTGTAAATCTATTAGTAATTCTCTTTTTTCCATTAGTTATTATCATCCTTTTTCATTAGTATATTTGTTGACTGATCACTGTCAATTAAAGTATAGTAAGTTGTATTTTCTACATAGTCGCTGTTTGGTTGAGATATAACTTGAACAGCTATTGGCATATCAGAAGTATAAACATATTCATAGCTTTGACTACTAGAACTTGTTGTTTCGGTGCCTTGTAGCTCAACTGCACCTGCCAAACTCCCTAACTCATCTACTTGCGTTGGAACAGGTGATAACGAAAATGAAAAAGTTCTTAACGTCTGATCAATCGGATAGAAGTTATTCTTTTGAGCAGTTAAAGAAGTGGTAGTATCTATCAATAACATGCTCATGTCATTCTGATTACCTGTTGCTGTAAATCTATGTTTTAATTTTACTCCAACGCTCGGATCTACTGTTATACTCGTCCAATTAGCGGGTGTTCTTGTATCTAACCAAGTTCCGTTCCAACCACTTCCAATATCATATTGAAAATCTAAGGTTATTTTACCCCATTCGTTCACAAACCATCCACTTGTACCAATCGCAGCAGAATATTTGCCTGAAAATCCGGTATGTCCCAATGCGAAATAATCTTGTGTAAACTCGATTATGTCACCATTAGCCATATTCAAGTCACCATCTTTAAAGAATAATGGATTACCTGCTATTATTACTGTCTGATCTGCAATAGATGAAGGAGTTATCATTAAACATGCTATAGTCCCCTCTGTATCACTCTGAAAACCATCATGGAATTGATTTCCGTAAGAACCAACATAAGCATCTTCCCAGCCCGTACTACCTCCC